AGAAGGTTTCCACTGAGTTCGACGGTGTTTCTTCCAGTTTTTGCAGTTGAAGTCGGAACGAACGTAATCATCCCAAGCGTTGGGTAGGCTGTGTGACTTACGACGACCACGAATATTCACACCGTAGTAAATTTCATCTTCGGTGAGGTAAGAGGCTCGGCGTTCTTGTGTGGTGCGTGGATTTCGTAGAATGGAACCGTAACCACCGCCACGCCAACAGTGGGTATGTGGAACGGGATCGTAACGATATTCAAAGGGTAGCCAGCGAAGACCGCCCTTCCAGGTACGAGTGTAATGTTTCATTGATCATCTCCTTTAGGTGATTAACCTAAAAGAAATGATCGATGTCCTCTCTGTAGTGATTCATGTCTTGTGTTCATCAAATGAAACCCAAATCCCACCGTCACACATATCTCGCTCGTATGTTGCGAAGGGACGCATTGCTTCAAACTCAGTTTCAGTAATTTCCTCATAAATTGCTAGTGGATGAGGAAATGGCCGTTCGCTTTTCATCATAGCCCACATATGTCCGTGAACATCTCGAAGGCGATGATATTTAACTCGTGTATTCATCAATGTTGAACTGCTTTGCCCGTTCCGGCAAAATCGGCAGCATGTCACGCTTGTACCATTTAACCAGTTCAGGCATATTGGGTATCAACTTGCGTTTCTGATGTTCCGTTCTTGGCTTTTTGAGTCTCGGCAACTGAGTATCATCCGTACCCCTACTTAGTCCCGTGGCTTGCATAATTTCACCACGAGTCTTTAATTTGGACAAATCTTCATAGTAGAGAACCTTTCGAATGGCTCGCACTGGACCTCGGTCTACGAATTCATAATAGATGCGGTATGATTCCCGCATGTAATTACCCATAGCAATAGTGAAAGGAATAGCTTTGTCAACAGGCTCAATGTTATCTTCTTGACGAACAGTCCATACTTCAGTTTCATATGCAATCACCGCCGAAATCACTGCATCGATTGGCCGTTTTCTTTCCACTGCGATGAATTCATAACCCTCTCTCATCAACCATTCGAAAATAGGACGATGAGCAACGTCATGAGGGAAAACCTTAGTGAAATAATCGTGATGCTGATATTTCATCATCAGCAATAGACGCTCATCACGGCTTTGCTCTAGGCTTTTAAGAGCTTTGTCACTGGTATAATGATTGACTAACTGACCACCCTCCTCAACCAAAATGTTTTCAGACTTCGGTGGGAAGGGCTCGTTGATAGAGTATCGAAAGTGGGGTCGAATGGTAGTATACAGAAGTGATGTTCCGTTTCTTGGTACACCGAAGATCGCTAGTCTCATTCAACTATCCTGTATGGTGGGTCCGGTAGGAATCGAACCTACGACTTCTACCATGTCACGGTAGCACTCTGCCTCTGAGTTACGGACCCTGCTGTACGTTTTGATCTGGTTCCTGTTGTGGACAGCCTTCGTGGCGAAGTCTCTAGGTCTGGTAGATATCGCCTATCAGTATGTATCTAATTGCAGTCAGGACTGGCCGATTTTGATACGAACCACCGGCCATCCCAATTTGTCCCGGATGATCATCGACGCTGGCTGAATCCGAATCTAAAGCCATGGTGACCATGACCACCCACCGAGAAACCGAACTGCACGCTGGAACCACGGTGATGTCCATACTTACGGTGCTTGTAATGTCCATACTTACGGTGCTTGTAATGTCCATACCCATGACCGTAGCGGGGCTGATGGAAGCACTCTCGGTAGCACGTATTCGGGCCGTAGTGACCACCGTGATGGTAATGGCGGCTGCCATGTCGCCCACTATGACGAGTCACACCGTACGGGTAGTGATGCTCCACGATAACACGACCGACGTGGTGTGCGCTGGCATCTTTCATAACAACGGCGTAGAGAGAGATGGCGATGAAAATGCCCATCAGCACTCGGAAAGCTGTCTTGAAATAGGTGGTATTCATGTTCATGCCCTCTAATGTGATTATTTACTTGATGATAGCGGTTTTCTTGAGAGAAGTCAAGAAGTCAAGAAGTCAATCGAAGAGTTAGACCAAGGGTCGCTTCTTGGTAAAATTTGGGGGGACACGACTGCTTTTTAAGGAAGCAAGAAACCTTTTGTGGACCGGGACGGGATCGAACCGACGACCTCTACAATGCCATTGTAGCGCTCTCCCAACTGAGCTACCAGCCCAAATTTGGTGGAGAGTGCGGGATTTGAACCCGCATGACTGCCGTGCAAAGGCAGCATAATCCCAGGTTATATGAACTCCCCAATTACCGAAACCGACCCGCCTCCACACACGCTGCACTAAGGTACTATTCTATGTTGGGGCTACGGAGCGTCTCTATAATGTATTTATAGTTCTTTTATCTTTTGTTGTCAAGGTTTCCACGGAATTCTTTCCAGAACCTCTTAGCTACCTGCCACGGGGTTTTCCAGTTCCGGAACCAAAACCAAGGCAATGCCGAATGACCACATCAAAATTAGAATGGTTGCTTCCATCAGAAAATGACCTTGATTTCCACGACTTCCAGGTTCATAGGATTGACTCCCTCAAAGTCGATTGCCACCAAAACCTCATTGGATGAAGCCACTGGCATATTCTCTCCCCGTGGATTTTGCTGTAGTAACTTCAAGAATTCTACGATGTGCTGTTGATTGCCACTGGTCATTGGTGAAAAGCTCATCTCACTTCCACCATCACGAAGAACGAAGGTTCCATCGTCTTGCTTGCTGACGCCGAGAGAAACAAGGTTCCCCGTGGTTGTATTCTTGACACCCCACAGTTTGTGCATCGTCACCCGACTCCAATTGATTGGAGCGAACAAGTGGTTTACAGTCCATGTGAAGACCTCCGAGTCTTCCTGGTGCACCATGGAGAGGAAAGAATCTTTACTCAGCATCGCATCGGAGATATGCTTCTCGTATGCGACCTCAATGGCTTGATGGATATCATCCTTGATCTTATCGTCTGCGGTCTCGTCAAAAAGATTGAGCTTCGGACGAACTGCATCAATGAACTTCTGTACTTCCGGATAGATCATACCATAATTTCCTTAATTCCGTCTTCGATTTTGTGCCGTCATGATACCCTCCTTACGGGAGCAGGTTCAACTGGCCTAGAAGGATCTTCAGATCGTCCTTGTCACCGAAAACGTAACCACAGGTATCCAGCGGAATCAGGTGAGTGACCAGACCATCGGTGATGGGGTAGCTCGGATCATGTGTCACACCAGCCGGGAAGCCCATCTTCTTGGCAGCCTTGTACACCAGCGGAAGCTTGTTGCCGTCGATGTCCAGGGTGATGGTCACACCGAAACCTTGTGGAGTGGAAGTCTGCCACTGCTCAAACATCATGATCATGCGATTGGGATAGTTTGGTTTTTCGGTATCCCGCATGAACTCGAACACGAACTGGTTGGCAGCATGTGCGCCCTGAGCAACCTTCTTGCCAGGGTTCATGCTGTCCAGGTCCGACCGCATCAGGATGTACAGATACGGGTTTGGCTCTTTCATCAAATCCATGGCCGGTCTCCGATGATTTCCTTCATGCGCTCGTACGTGCGAGGAGCTTTGTTGCCCGTTGCCATCTCCTCACGCAGAAGTGTCTCCAGTTCCTGCCAGTTGTCGATGAGGTCGTTCCACACGGGACCGAGTTTTCGCACCTTGTTGAGATGCCGACGAGCCTGGGGTACAGCCTCCAAAAACCAAACACAACGGCGAAGGTCAGCGGGATCCAGCGGAAACAACGGACGCTTAGGGGTGATACCTGCCACTGCGGCAGCCATAGCCGAAGATGATAGACCGGTCTCGCCGTTTGCGAACCAATCGATGATGTCTTTACGCACGGGGAACTCCCTCGTTGAATTACAGAAGCAATGTATAAGGATGGATTACAATTGTCAAGAAGAAAAGTCAGAGATGAACATAAATTCTTCATCCTTCTCTCGAAACAAATTCTTCGATAATGGGAAAAAGCCCCCTTTGCAGTGATCAGAGATCCACTTGGTGGCTTTTTCCTTTATCTTCGGTCTGTTCAAAGCAGAATCAGAAAACACGAATTCCATGTCGTAGGTTTCGGTTCTCTTCCATTTTCCATCTTCCCAAGTCTCGGAGAATTTCTTGAAGATGATAGCAGTGACGAAATCTTTCAAATCTTCGTCTTGTATACTAAGCATGAGTCGATTGGCTTCCAAAGAGGGGTTCTGGTCGTCACGAGAGATGACACCGTTTTCGTACCACATCTTCACCGACATGTTGAAATTGTCCAAAGATACAGCAGGCATGATGCGACTGTATTTCACGTGAGACTGAATCTCACCATCAACGTTCAGAGAAATGTAGGATGGCGCACCCGACATAATAGAAGGAAACCAAATTTCTTCACGACCGGTTTCTAATTCGACCATTCGGATTGGATTTCCTTCGTTCTTGGCCCAGGCTTCTTTGTCATGGTGACTAAGATTATGAATTCCACCAACCGTACGGACGATGAAATTCTCTCTTCCTTCAATCCATTTTATTGGATTATCGAAGAGTTGTGTAACGCTGTCGTCTACATAGACGTTTTTCAGGACTTCTATGGTGCTCATGTCAGCAATAGTAATCACACAACGCTTGATTTACAAGCTCCTAGTATTTACATTGGTCATGGTCATTGTTCTTGTCTCCTGACAAGATTCGGCGGATTTCGCCATAAGCCCCGCTGGGTTCATCCCTTCGGGGCTTAATTTTGTAAATACGTTGTGTAATGACCACAGGAAAACATTACATGGGCGCAACCAAGAAGTTTGAATCAGCGAAGTTTCTGAATCACAAGGTTCAGGTGCGGTGTGACGTTGATCGTCATATCGTTCGTATCATTTGTTCAAAACAAGAGATCGCATCCAGATACTTGGCTAGATTGATTGTCGAAAAGAAGATTGGTTCAGTGGATACTGTCATCTACAGCGCAGCAAAAAATTCCAGGGTTGTGGCTCTTCTTCGTGGGGAAAGCCTCAACCGCTTCCTACGTGCTGGACAAAAGCACCCTCTTCCGAAGCCAAAGAAAAAGTTTTCAGAACTGGCAGACGGTTCTGCTTAAACCATCTTATCCAAATCTATAACTTCTCGCTCGTTAGGATCTCTCTTTTCAGGAGGTTTGGGCCATGGAAGCTCATATACTTCTGGATGCTCTCGTCCTTCCAAAGAATTTTGAAACGGGAATTTCAACATCATACCCTGTATATCACCCAGCGCAGTAGCACGTTGACCACGTTGCAACTTCTCAGCCATCTCTTGATTCCAAGGAAACTGATAGTACCTCGGTACAATGATGCCTTCATACATCAACAGAAGATAGATAGCTTTACCTTCTTGTAGAAATTGTGCCAAGATTGTAGCGTCCTCAACGTCGGGACGCTCCCAGGTTAGAATGTCCACCGGTTTTGGTCTACTTAATAGTTCTCCCATGGCGACATACCCGACACCTAGTGCCACCATGAAGAAAACCGAAATGATTGAACGTCGGAGTGGAAACTTATCGAATATTCCAAGTATCGACACCAAGAACACTGCAATGCCTAATGATGCAAACAGTGTGTATAGCGTCATATCGGTTCGTTCGCTGAATAACGTTAATGTTTCAATTTCCATATTTATCACCAGTTCTGATAGACTTGAATACGGTTGAGAAACTATCCTTCACAAGATTTCTGTTATCATCAATCTTGAACCGTATTGCTGTAACTTCTTCGGTTACATGATTTAGTGTAACGATCTTACTTAACACCTTGATCGAAGAAGATGTAGATGATTCGGTGTCATCCTTCCTCATAGTGATCAAAACCTTCACAGGCACCGATGTTGCGCCATGAGCGTTACTAAACCAATGGAGATTGATAATGTATTCTCCCGGCGGAATGCCACGGGAGAATGAAACCTCGTAGTTCATTTCAGATAGGTCGGCGTAATTACCCAGGTCATCACGAACTAGGTTGAACACTACACCCGTGAGGTTTGAATATCCTACTGGAGTATCACCAGGAGCTTTGGACCATAGATCAATGTCTACGTTTAGGTCTTGTGGCCAAATGATCTCAACTCGAATATTACCACGAGACCGCTCTTTCTCAGCGTCGTTCTCTTTTGGTGGGTTGATGTGGAAGATCAGAATGAGCAATGCCACCATGACACCACCCAAAGCGCCCAAAATCAAATCTCGAAATAGGGTATTGGTGGTGCGTTCGTCACCAAAAGATCCGCTGAACCAGGAATTGTCCAGCATGATGTTATCCTCCGAGTACCTTGGAGTACAAGTATGCGTTGCCTTGCATTAAAATGTAATGATTGGTTCGAAGCCACAAGTTCACTACGCCACCAACCAGAGTAGTATGGAATGCTACGGATAGTCCTTTCAGGAGACCACCCACTACCGCACCAGCATTCGCTGCGTTGGAGATGTCTTCCGGATTGACATGCGAAAATCCGAAAATCAGTCCTACAACCGTGCCCATGACACCTACTGCCAAAGCAGCGGTTGCGAAGAAGTCGATGAAAGATGCGTTGCTTATGAGTTCGGTCTTGAGAGCATCACGAGATTCTGAACGGTCGGAACCTTCTCGGTTTGACGCTTTGAGATATGCTTCTCGGATACTATCCGAAATCCTGAAGAAATTACGAAGCTGAACTGCTCGGTAAGCGCTTACAGCTAGAACAAGAAGAAAACTAACTGCAATACCATGGGAGATATAGGTGATGTCCTTCTCGAAAATATACGAAATCCACCCTTGGTGCCAAGCCGCTGCCACCAGCGAAGTCCAAAGTGTGTTAACGATAACCCATTTTGAGAGAATGGCGTCATTACCACGAGTTGATAACATGTTGAGTTACCTCTTTTAGTGTTTCGTATCCTAATATATAGGTAGTGGCAACACAAACGTCAACAGGCAATTTCCTCAATTCATGCCACTGAACCATTTTTTCCACAGTGGGTATTCGTATCCGTACCCCCATCTCCATCCGAACGGGTAGAATGGGCTCCCACCAAATCGAACACCGTGATACATCAAGTACGCCCAAATTGGATAACCATTGTCCTTCACGCACTTATAGAGATCTAGATCTGCTTGAACCCGATCTGCCCAAGTTCCTCCTCTCCAGTATTTACGGTCGTGCTCAACACAACAACCATGCCAGGGAAGATCGGTCTTTGTAAAAGGCTTGACGAATGTCTGCCAGAACCAAGACATACCACCTGAGCATCCATCCGTAGTGAACGAAATCGGTGGGGTTCTGTTGTCTCGGGGCTTGTAATACTCTCTCATGAAGGTATTCACTGAAATAGATTGGAGCGGGATGCGGGACTCGAACCCGCCTCTTCAGCTTGGAAGGCTGAGGCACAACCTCTATACCAATCCCGCATTTGGGGGCAACTGATGCCCCCGACTCGCTTAGTTGAGCGATCCTGGTGCCTCGCCACCAAGGCTATCTGGTCCCGGTAGGAATCCAGAAAAACCTAGTACGGCTAGAAGCACAACAACGGCTAGTGCGCCGTATAGAATCCACTTTTTGTCAAAACCCATGATTTTTTCCTCCATTATTGGGAACGATTTCCCCTATATTTATAGGGGATAAAACATGAGTCAAGACAATGTAACAAATTTGGTGCTACCGGTGAGATTCGAACTCACGACCTCTTCATTACCAATGAAGTACTCTGCCAACTGAGCTACGGCAGCATTTTGCGCCCTTGACAGGAGTCGAACCTGTAACCTTTCGGGTAGGAGCCGAGTGCTCTGTCCAGTTGAGCTACAAGGGCATAAAACCTTATTTATAGAACCATCACTTGGATTTGTCAAGTATTACCAAACGTCTCTTATGCATCGGGTCAGGGCAAACATAACTCAGTTCTACTAATGCTTTGAACCCCTGGGCAGTGAGATCGTTTTCCAATCTTCTGTTGCTCTCTATGGATTTCCCCTTGCGATACTCGAAAACAACTCTAGTGCTTTGCAACGCCATATCAAGTAAGACATCGTATCCGGTACGAATGGAGCATCCCAGGATGACTAACCCGATTGTTTCGCCTTGTCCCTTGCAACGTGCCAGTTCTTCTAGACCGACATCATCATGCCTACCACAAATCGCTCGTTGTTCATCACCCATTTTAGGGAAAGGTATTAACGTGTATTCTCCTTTCATTCCGGGTAGCTTAGAATCATCACGGTATCGTAAGTCTACCGTAACATAGCTCATGGGTCTTTTAGAAAACTCTAAAAGATAAGGGGCAATTGGCAAATCACCACCACCAATCTCTATTACATGATCACAATCATGTACGTACCTGGATGCTAACACTTGACGAAGAAGTAGGGTGGAGCTTTTCAGGTGACTAGTTGAAATATAACTGCTAAGAGCTTGGGGATTCTGATTCATGGATTGCCATCAAGGTTGCGTTAACTTGATCTATGAGACTGGCTGTGCAACGAGCAATGTCATCGCCCTCCTCCAGTTCCACGGTGATTTCGGCGTGCGGACGGTCACTCTCGTAGTTGCCGAGATTGATCGTCATCGTTCGTCCTACTGTTAGAGTCTTCGGTTTCATCTTCCAAATATAGGTAGTTTCGAAATTTCAGTCAAGGTATTGCACTCGAAGACATTCTTTTCATGCCATTCCGACCGTTTCTCAAACCATTCCTTTGCCTTTTCACAAGACTGAAGCTCAGTGAATAGATGAACTCCACATCGGGTCTCCTGCGTCTCCTCATAGTAAACACAGATACGCCAAATATGTGGGTTTGGATCTCTTGCGACTGCCGGAAATGACAGACTAGCGGTCACTATAAACCCAACGATGGAACGCTTGAACGATTTCAACTTGATTTACCGCATCGTCAACTGGATGGTGAACTGTACCCTTAAATGTTTTCTTCTTAGCTTCCGGCATCAAATTCTTGATTGTTCTCACATCCATTTCAACCCATGGAGAAAAAGGCCATTTGGAGCCAACTTCCTTACAGGCGTTTCTCAGTATGATGACATCAAATGATGGACTGTTTGCCCACACCCTCTTTGCCTTCATCTGCTTGCACCACTTATAGAAGTCGTCAAGAGCAGCCTTCAATTCTACTGGCTCTGGATCAAACAACGATGCTTTAGCATCATCCCCTTGCTTCTCCCACCACGATACTGTGGACTCTGAGAAGGTGCCATAGGTCAAGGCAGACTCGAATGTAATGTTCTGATGGAAGGGAGCGTCAATCGTTCCCTCTCTATCAATATTGAATAACACCGCACCGATACTAAGCACCGCTGAAGTGGGCTCAGTATCGAGCGTTTCGATGTCTACCATGCAATCCATCAGTCCGAATCCGGATGCCCGAATGAATGACGCCATCCTTCAGTGCCGAAGATATCCTCCATCTCGTATTCGTCCAGTTTCATTTCCAAAGCATCCAGGTGTCCAAAAACACTCATGATTTCATCGGTAGTGGCATGACCCACTGATGCCTTGCCACGGATGATGTTGAGTTCCTTGTCGCTTAGAAGTTTCATATGATGTTGTCTTATAGTAGTTAAAGGTGCTTTACGATATCTATAGCCGGGATTCTGTCAAGAGCTATCATTCATCTTGGGGTATGCTTTTCAGCACCCCTCTTCGCCCCCTACCCGCCCCTCGTCGTGCCGAGTCATCAGAGCTGTCTGGAGTTGCACCGACCAGAGTTTGCTTCCGCAACATGTCGCCATGCTACGTGTGGTCTCTTACACCACCGTTCCACCTATTGCCTGTGCTCAACCTACCCGAAGGGTGAGCCATCGGCTGTCTGTCTCTATGGCACTTGTCCTCAGCATTACGCCGGGTGGGATTTCCCCACTGGTCTGCACTATGGTGTCCCGAACTTCCTCTCTCCCAATAAAATGGGCCGAGCGATAGCTTGAATACCTGCACATACTTAATATAGCTTACTTCGGCATGTAAGGCAAGATGCTTAGAAACATTATGCCAGCCAACATACCAATCATTACGATCAACGCAATAATTGGCGGTAGGATCTTCATGAAAATCACGTCCTTGATTTGTGCAATACTAGTCATTTCTATTACCTCGATTGTTTAGATTACCGCAATATATATTGCACTGCACCATTCGTCAAGGATACCTGTATTACAGTGATTTTACCGTGAGATTTCCTCAAGTTCATATGAGAAAATTTCATCAGCGATACGATCCTTATGGGTAGGAATCCCGAGTAGTTTTTCGCCATGGCATATATAGCAGCGGGGCTTACCACAGCCTCCACGTTTTTGACCCTTACGAAACCGATTAGGCTGCTGTTCGCAGACGCAACCAGTATCCTCGTTTCCATGTATGATATGATTATGTTCACGCCATGTGCGGAGCGCACGGGCACGTTCGAGAGATGCTCGACGCATGATACTTCTCCTTTGTTGGCGGCTACCGCCCCGAAGAGTGGTAGCCTAACTAGTCTTTCGTATCATGGTTCTGGATGTCCTCTGTTGTAGGTTGGATTACGTTGCCCAGCACGTCCAAGGTCTACCTCTGGATCGTATCTTGGGCTCTCTTCGCCACCCGGCATGAATTCCGGATGATCTACTTCTTTCAAGTCGTCATCATCCTCCAAATCGGATAGCGATAACTCGTCATCATCAATTGTATCAGACAAATCGTCCATATTTAACATCGTTGGATCTTCACCAACGTGGTCAACCTCAGATGGGGAACCGTTATTGTCAAGTTCCATGCGATGTAGAAGCTCACCGAATTCCTCTGGCTTGAACTCTTTATCCTCTTCCTCTTGCGGAACTCCCTCGTGACCACCTACAGTTAGGTAGTCTGGCATGGTGTCTGCCTGTTGGGCGTTCGGATCGCCAACAGGGCGACCACCCCAATCCTCCAATACGTCATCCAGGCTTTCCCAAGAGTCTCTGTACGGGTTGGGGTCAATGGATGGACCGGTATCCTCAATCATCTCTCTGAAGCTTCTACGGTTCTTCTGAGTACGTACACGGGCTTGTGCCTTGTCAGCGGAGTTCAGCACTTCCATAGGAATACCGGGCTCACCGGTATACGGAAAATAGTGTTGAGCCTTGGGGTCTTTCTCCGATGCAGAAACTACATCACCAAACCCTTCTTCACCAAAGGCATCCTGCCACGGGTCCACGATGGTCATATCTGGCATCACTAGCCAGATATGACCATCCTCAATTCGACCGTTACGTGTTACAAAGAACCCGGAAGTTACTGTCGAATCCTGAAAATCAGGAAGTCGAGACAGAGTTTGCACAAGATCCTTGCATGTGCCATCTTCTGCACGAACGCAGTCACGGAGCAATTCAATTAAGCGACGGGTCTTGGATGCTAATTTCATGCATGTATTTAGATACCCATGACTGGCACAGTCTCCTTAAAGGACACCATCCTTTCGATTGGTGTCCTCGCACGTTCTGCTTGCTCATCGGTAATGTAGTCAATTGGAACACCAGACTTTCCGTTGATGGCATCCTGAACCTTCTGCATCGTGTTGAGCTTCATGTACGGACACTTTACACAACGACATCCCAAGAACTCTGGTACCTGGGAAATCTTCAGGTCTGGACGCTCTTCCTTCATGATTTCCAGAAGCTCGTATTCCGTTGCCACAAAGATCGTTGCATCGGATGGACCATCATACATTTTGACCCATTCAAGCATGCCCTTGGTGGATGCGATGAAGTCCGACTCGTCCAAGATAGCCATTGGACTTTCTGGGTGAGCAATCAAGAATCGATTTGGATGTTGCTCGAATCGTTCTTGTAACATCTCGATATCAAATCGGTCATGGACCTCACAGACAGCAAACCAGATAGGCATATCGATATCAAGTTTACGTCTGTAGTATGCTCCCATGTTTCGGTCAGGTGAAAACATCACCTTTTTACCCTCGTTGAGTAAGCTTGTAATAATTGGTTCCACGTTACGTGAGGTCACGATCCAGTCCGCCATAGCCTTCTGAGCTACGCTGGAATTGATGTACATCACATGGGTGTGGTCCGAATGTTCATCCCTCCATCTCTGGAGATCGTTGGTATCGGTCTGTTCGACCAAGGAACAGGTAGATCCCCAATCTGGTAGGATGACTTCGGATTCCGGGTTGAGCACCTTAGCTGTTTCAGCCATGAAGCGAACACCAGCAAACACAATGCGGTCTGCTTTCTCTTCTTGTGCTACTCGGGCTAGTTCCAGGCTATCGCCCGTGTGGTCAGCGATACGCTGTACTTCGATGGGAGCGTAATAATGGGCTAAGATTAATGTAGCCATTGGAAATCCTCCAATGTTGTGATTGCCAAAGGTCTATCCCTTGGTCTTACACTATATTTAGGGATCTCGGGGTAAATGTCAAGAAGTGGCGGAAGGGGTGGGATTCGAACCCACAAAGCCATTGCTGGCTCAAACTGCTTTCGAGGCAGCGCCGGTCGCCAATCCGGTAGCCTTTCCTTATAGACTACTTACAGTGTGGTAACCCCTGCCCATAGAAGAATGCACACGACTAGTAGGGCGAGTTCTGCTACCAATCTAGGATGAATGTTCATGTTTCGATTCCTTCGTAGTCTGCATGTTGATCGTCATAGTCGATGATAACCTGGATCTTGGCTTTTCTGTACTTAGCAACGACTGTACCATCGACCGATGGCTCATTATTCGTGATGATAAACATGTAAGCGTCGTCATCGCCACGGAATCGATAGGATACTCTACCATTACACAAGATCTCGTGCAAGGTTCCTTCGGAGGTAATTTCGAATGAGGATTTCATTCAACCAATGTAGGTCTTACATTGGTATAGGTCCAGGGTAGTAATCGTCATCCTCCCTAACTTCACGCCAGAACTTCTTGTGATAAATGGGATTGGATTCTGTTCTTCGAGGACGATTGGACAGAGTCGTTAGAACAACGACAAATATGAAAAAGGCGAGGACTAGTACTAATTCCATTTTGAGGCCGGAGTCGGATTTGAACCGACGTTGACATGGCTTTGCAGGCCACCGCATAACCAGACTCTGCCACCCGGCCCAAGAGTCTTCCTATGTATATATAGCAACTGGACATTAAGAAGTCAAGGACGGAAACCAAATGAGGGCTTCACCCCTGATGACAACATCACCATCGCTGTTCTTGCATACAGTAAAGAAATCCACGGTGGCTTTCTTCTTTCCATATCCCTGAACGATTGCGGTTGCCGTGATAATATCACCAATGTATACCGGCTTCATGAACTCCAGAGATTGCTTGAGATACACGGCACCCTCGATGTTACCGAAAATTGCAGAGATGAAAGAAGCTGACAGCATCCCATGAGCAATGCGTTTGCCAAACATGGTTTTAGCTGCGAAAGACTCAACGAAGTGGAGAGGATTCTGGTCAGTGCTAATGTACCCGAAGGCATCTACCCTGTCTGGGGTCACGGCAACTGTGACTGGTGGTAGTTTCTTTTCCAGCGGAAAAACATCAGATATCGATTCCTGCACGACGCTTAATGTCGGTGATTTCTGATTCGAAGTCATTATCTACCTCTGGCTGTACAGCCTTTCTTGGTGTTACTCTATTCGCTTTTGGTGCTGCATGCTTTTTAGTTTTTGATGCAGACTTGCGTGGTGCAGGCTTTGCCTTCGGTCGTTTTGGCTCTCCGTCACCAGCTAACTTAGACCCTGATGCAGCGATTGTCCAGTAAATGCCTCCCTTTCTACCCATGATCACTTCAACACTATTGAAGTAACGTTTGGCTTCACGTATTAGAGCTTCAGCAGTGTATGACTTTTGAAAAGTTTTAGAAGAAGTGATCACGCCATCCTTGTACTTCTTACCACGGATGCTCTTGTCTCCAGTGCTGCGGACTGTGATGTAGGCGGTACCACCCGTGGCACGAGCGATATCTTCCCAGGCATTCTTGCGAATGTCAGGTGGAAGGACGTTAAGGACATAGTTGCTGATTACCACATCATAGCGATCATCGAAGACTGTACGGTCAGGGGCGTAATTTGGATCGTATTCGGCGTATGCTGCGGCAGCAGAAGCTAGAGCTTGTGCATCATCATCTGCACGACCACGACCGTGATGTAGGACTGTAGCATTCGGAGGAATACGACCACCAGAGATGAGTTCTCTGGTAGGAACAGACACTGCTCGGCGTGACATCGCTGTCTTGGCAGCAATGGTGCCATAATCTGGCTTCTCTTTAGGCATCTACAAACTCTCGTGGTATTGAAATATTTACTCAGTTACAGGAGGTAGATGACCCTGCTTGTAATCCTCCTCGGAAATAATTCGATAGTGTGCGTAATCCTCTACTGCAATGTATTCTTCCGCACCATCATCAAATCTAACAACGAAGCATGCACGACCGCTAATGTTCAAAGGAGTTGCATACATTACATTGATGATTTTCGCTGCTTCTCCACCAGCACGAAAGGAATACTGGAGGATGCCCACGATGTAGGCATCCTCCAGTTGAAGTCCGCTTGCCGTTTGGTATTTCATCGAAGGTGAAACTTCATCCACGGATCGGCATCCTTGGATACCATATCGGAGGGCTGAAGAGTTTTCATCCGGCGGTTGTTCCTGGCCTCGGAATGATGACGTAACAACCAGACAGCTTCCTCCTCCGTCATTTCCAGGTCGGAAACATGAATGCTGCTCAGCGTATCCGCCAGAAAGTCATGTTTCGGATTTGGGGGAAGACACTCCCGGTGCATGAGGATGCGGTCACCCATCAGGCGTGCATCACCCGCTTCCACGAGATGGGTCGCCCCGGCCTCGGCAATGACTCGCTGCTTCTCCTCCCAGTTTCTCGTGGCTTTGAGTAGAATACGATCTCGCTCCAGTTGCTCCTGAAGGTCATTGTATCGCTTGCGAGCCTTGGGGCTGAGGGCCAGACGAACTCGAAGAATCATTTTCTGTACAACTTTCATGGTGATGATCTTCCTTGTGCTCAGGTGTTGACGTTACGCTCACGAAGCACGTAGTTCGTGGCGATGTGATGATTGATTGCCTGTTCGTGAGTGCCGACGATTTCGTAGAAACTCGGGCAGCTCAGATCCCAGATTTTGGTGGTGGGCACGATGAGCTTCTCGTCGGTCTCCCGCAACATCCGAGGATGGGAGAGTTTACGATTCCGAAGCGACTCACGGTATGCCATCAAATCCAGAGTGCTGCGATGGCGCAGAGCACTTACGATTCTTGCGACACCGGACTCATAATCCTGTTGATTGGTCATCTTGCCCCCCATCAAGTCTGATTAACGTTAGAACTAGCCTACCAGACCTATAGTTTTAGTCAAGAACACAAAATGATGCATGGTTCATAGTTTGTAAGTATTATCATGATTTGAATGAGAATAGAAAGATCAACTCACAGATTAAGAAGATTCAGAGAGTGCTTTCCACTGATCTTTGAAGATGCTCATAGTTGTTCTTGAACATCTCAGACGACCTCGAACATGGGGGCGTTGGCCTCGGCCACGACCTGATTGGTGAACTGATTCACGATGAGAACTCGGTTGACGTGGACGATCACATCTCCGGGATAGCGTGGTCCGTTGACGCCACCCGGCTGGAAGCTTGCGTTGAGACGCTGCCGATACTTCTCGGCGTTCTCAGCCGTGGGGCGACCCATGGTGCGGCAGTTCCAACACGCTGGGGTCAAGTAGGTCTTGGCGTTGGTGCGGAACTCGGCACGGTACTTCGGGGTGGTGACTCGGCCCATCGTGGTATCTCCTCAATTGATGAAGATATTATATATTAGTTCGTACAGAAAGTCTGTGATCTACGTATCAGTTTCCGTCAGAATAGTAAACCCACAGTCTTCGATCTTCCCGGCGACAGGACTGGAGCGCCGCCAGTCTATTGTATTCCTCCAGAGCTTGATAGAAAGCCAGGGCCGACTGGAACTCACCCATTTTTTCGTGGACGGTTCCAGTCGGTACATGGAGAGCCTTGAACTTGTAGACGGTCATGCGTCCTTCCACTCCTCATTCACAGTCTTGGGCGGGCAGTACAACTCACGCTCGATAACTGGCCTGCCGAATTTCCGGATGCTCTTAAGATCGCTAAGCATCGTGTAACCCCACTCGTAGCCGTGGCCGATATCGGCAGCACCATAGAGGAGCCAGTCGCCGTCCTCTTGCTTCTCGGCCTCCACGATCAACCACTTGCTGACGCCGTAGAGATCGAAGAACTTGACGATGACCGGTGCATCCTTGCCCATCCCATCGGTCGTTCCGATAGGGGTCTTCTCCAGCTTCTTCTCGATTTCCTTGGTGATGAGCTTCATGATGTTTTTCTCAGCGCAGATAAGCCACACCGTACTTGCCCATGCAGCCGAGCCCGTTGTCGTTGTTGAAGATGTTGCCACGAGCATGCTTGGCGGGAGCCTTGTAGCTGGCGGGCTTGAGCACGTCGCCGTTGGTAGTGTCGATGAAAGCCCAGGCGCTGCCGTGCTCCTGACCGTGCTGCCTCTTGACGATGCGGATGTAGCGGCGACCGGGCTGGGGCACCAGCTTGCCGTCGTTCGCCTCCACGATCTCCCGGCAGCGGGTCAGGAAGGTTTCCAAGGCGGTGTCGAACTCGGGGGTGGTCTTGGCCATGTGTCTCTCCGGGGTGGTTGCCTCAACTGATGGAAGTAGTATACGCTACTCCAACTTATTCGTCAAGAACTTTCTCGTGGAATGTGGCCTAAATCACGGGGTTTGTTTGAATTCGATGATTGTCACCTTTCTCCCACCGTACTGCCTCGTGAGACGGGATTTCAAATCCTTGCGGGTGGTCCCTATCCAGTCCATGAAGGTTTGGGTGATGGGATCACCGGGGACACCTTCGACCGTGAAAGTGACCATGAACCGTTTTGTGCTGTTTCGCATTACGCTATCCGATTTACCCTCTCTGCGAACCACTTCGTGAATGCGGTCATGTGAATTTCCTGGGATTGCCTCAACTGATGGAAGTAGTATACAGAGGTACCCTAATCTCGTCAAGAGATTCCGATCAGTTTTGTGACACAAAACACACCGAGTCCCGTGACGGCTCCGATGATGGAAATGATCCCTACCCACATCCACCCACACTGAAACCAGTAGAAATCCCCTCGATGATGTTGCATCATTCCGAAAATCCCGAACCCCAGGCTCACTAAGGTCGGGATAAGGATGCTCACTTCGCATCCGGGAGAGGACGAGGCTCCCAGGTAGCGACCATCTTGAGGTTAACGATAGCAGCGGTGTGTAGGTCGATCATGCGGTGTCTCCAGCATTGCCTCAACTGATGGGGTGTTCGCAGAACACCCCCATCATGTACGTGACCACATCACATTTCAGTTGAATTCCGTGGCATTGCCCTTCCGCAGCAGGTAGTCCGGGCTGATCATCTTGAGAGTCACCCGACCCAGCACGAAATCGTTTCGTTCTTTAACCGGAGTAATCACGATACCCTCCCGAATGTTGGCTCCGGTGATGGTATCCTTTCCGTCACGAAAGCTCTTGGCAGTATCCATGCTGAACGGACCATGGTACAGGACCGGTACCGTGGAAACCTCTAGCCAGGAGCACGTCTGCTTGAACTCCACGTGATCGAGGTATTGACCCTGACCCGGCTTGCCGACGTAGATGCCGAACACCAGAAAACTCTTCTCCTTCAGACCGTAGTGCAGATCTTGTACACCAGGACCGAAGGTCTCACCCAGGATGAACACGGGCTCGCCACGACGAACGGCCATGTCCATCACCTTGTTCCATCTACCAGTATCCAGCATGTACTGCTTGAACATCCGAACGTACAGGTTCTTGTCATTGGCGTCGTTCCACTTGAATGCCAAACCCTGCTCGCTCAGACCCTTAGAGTTGATGATGGTGCCACCGTGAAGAAGTTCCTCGTGATCCAGGTCCGGATCGAAGCCAAAGCACGTCCAGGTGCCGTGAAGCTTCTCGGTGATCACGACCTCCTCGCCCGAAACCAGAACCTCGTTGTGCTTCTGGATGTTCTCGATGTCGAACTTCAGAGTGTGGCCGAAGATGTTGCAGACCTCACCAGCCATGTGCGTCGGAATGGGAGGCTCCCACTTGGTGATGCCAAGCACGTCTCCCACGTCCACGTCGATGCAACGAGACTTGATGGTCTCGATGTCCACGTCGTTCCAGTCATACAGCAGGTAGCTTTCGCCGTCGCTCAGATCGACACGAGGCAGACCGACAGTCTCTCCCTGAGACAGATCTGGGTCATCCCAAGACACCGGGTACAACAGACCCTGACTCACGACGCCACGCAGCTTGACAGCCTTGACACGATTGCCTTCTTTGCCTGCCAGCTTGCCTTTGCCTTTCTCCTCATCCCACAGACCCATGCGCTTCAGCAGCCACTCGGGCATGACCGCAGCCTCGGGGATGTACACAGCGATATCACCAGCCTTGTACTCACCGATGCGGGTGATGCAATCGAAGTCACGCACCTTGGCGATCTCCAAGGCGTCGGCATTGGGATGGTCCTCGATGGCGTCGATACGGACGACTGGAACTGAAAATGTGGCCATGACTCTAGCTCTCCAAAAATATCAGGGAGTATATAGTATCACACAGAACGGTCGTTTGTCCAGTGTCAATTTCGGATGTTTCCATCCTTTTGGTGGGATCAATGGCGTGGAGCCCCAGACAGGATTCGAACCCGCATGTGTCCAATTACCCTTTCATCGGGGTAGAAACCCGAGGGGATACAGGGGCAGAGAATTTGGTACACCGTGCCGGATTCGAACCGGCGTCTTCCTGCTTGAAAGGCAGGCATCCTAGGCCACTAGACGAACGGTGCATTGGCACTCCGTGTGGGATTCGAACCCACGACCTTCACCTTGAGAGGGTGACGACCTAAACCAGACTAGTCCAACGGAGCGTTGCGTACAGTATATTTATATCGACTCGACTCGAAAGTCAAGAGAAACCGGTTGGTCAACACTCGATGCGACGGTCAGCCACAACCCGGTGGAGCCTACCCATGACTGGTGAGGTTAATACCCACCAGATCCCGGTCTTCACATCCAATTAAGGATGAGCGTGCTATTAGTTCCAGGCGAAAGGAACAGGCTTCTACCAACCTTTGGTGTGGGCATCCGCAAGGGAGTCGCCTCCCACAACACAAGTATCTTATCAAATTCACGATCCAATGTCAAGCTTTTTCTTGAGGAATTTGATGTTTGACAGCCGGATCGGGTAGCCATATATTTCAGACACCACATAGGAGGCATTTCGATGGCTAAATTTGACAATACCGATAAGGTGAAATTGAATAAGGCGGAAGATCCGGTTTATCGCATGCAAGAATATCATCTGGATATTCAAAACAACCACATCTATCTGTTCGGTGATCACAATCTGGCCGGAACTGATGCTTATGGAGATGCTGAACCCGGTGTCAATTTCACGATGGCCAATCGCTTTGTTTTGAATATGCATCTGTGTATGAAGACCTCTCAAAGTCCAGTCGTGATCCACATGAAGACCAACGGTGGAGATTGGATCGAAGGCATGGCCATGTTCGATATGCTCATCTCCTATCCTCATGATACCACGATCCTGAACTATTCTCACGCCCGGTCGATGTCTTCCATCATTTTCCAGGCTGTGACTAAGAGAGTCATGATGCCCAATTCGCACTTCATGTTTCATGAGGGAACCTATGGGGATGAAGGAAACATGCGTACTGTCATGTCCGGGATGGAGTTCTACAAAGATACTAACCGCCTGATGTTGGAAATCTATGTCCGTCGCATGAAGCAAGGTGGAAAGTTCTCCAAGAAAAAATCAGAATGGATTGCTGACATGCTCATGGAACAGATGCGCCGAAAAGACGATGTATTTCTGACTGCCAAGGAAACAGTGGATTGGGGATTGGCTGATGAGATCTTTGATGGCGACTGGACCGGACTTACCAAATACACCAAGGCCCAGAGTGAAAACGCAGTGGAGTTCTCCAGCAACTTCTTAGACTAAATACCTGTGTGGCCATAGAGCCACGGCAAATAACAAGAAAAAGGCCCATGCAGGTAGACATGCATTATTACGGTACGTATTGTTTATCACGTATCGCTGGGATCAATGCTGAAACTTCACACATCATAGCGTACTCGACCCAGTACGTTGATGATAATACCGCTCGTGAAATCGGTGATCACGAGGATGGCGGAAAAATAGTCGCTATCCCGACCGCTCATCACCCTGGCAATCTAAGAAATAGAGATGAGGATGACCAACGTTTCATCTGGGTTCCATTTCATTTCATTCCAGGTAATCAGGGCGAAGCGTGGACCGAACGTCTCCTCTGTAGAAAGAATTCTCTTATCGCACAAGAGATGATACAAAACAGTATCAACTGCCAAGCTGACTACCATGCAGAATTGATGGGCATCAGTCTTCATACATTCCAGGATACCTTCGCTCATTATAGATTCTCTGGAGTGTCTTCCCGTCGAAATCGTGTTCGTGGAGATTCCTTCAAGCTAAGACAATCAGAAGAAGTAGTACGTATGGCTTTGGGTCGTACTATTTCAGAATGGTTCAACGAATACGGCTACCAAGGTGGTCTGCTGTCTAATATTCGTTCCGTGATTAGTGGTGTCAGTGAAATCTATAGTGGAGCACTAGGCCACGGTGGAGTATCTACGTATCCCGATATCCCATTCTTGGAGTGGAGCTATATTCCAGAATATCCAAAGAATGCAGAACGCATTTGGAGAAATAATCCACAGACATACATGCAAGCGTGTGAGACAGTTTATGACAAGCTAGTTGAATATGTAGATGTTCATCCCGAGGTTTATGATCGCAAGAGCAAGATGCGGTTCTTGGGACACAAGCAGCGCATCGAGAGGATCTTGGCTACCGTGGGTAACAAAAAAACCAGAGCCGAAGCCTGGAAGAAAGCAGCACGTAGGTTCGAATTTGGGTTTCAGGATGGAATGCCAGAGTATAATTCAGTTCACTGGCATAAGCAGTGGAACAACTTCAAGAATATGAAGACCAGTTCCGATATTCTAAACTTACCGGTCTACCGATTCATGAAAGCAGCCAGCTACTATCGTCATTACGTCCTGCGAGAGCTACTGCCCTCGCACGGACTGGTTGTGGTTTAATCCTTTCTGAGAATAGAAGCGATGTCACGATTTGCCGGTTGACGAGCCGCAGCACCGATTAGGAGATCCAGATAATCCCCACGAGTGGCATTGTTCTGAAGCATGCGCCTCCAGGCAGCCGTGGCGGCGCACAGATCGTAGCCGAATCGACGGTAGACCATAAGCGCCATGTCCTGGCTGTCCTCAAGGGTGAATGTCTCCTCAGCGGTCGTTGTCACGTTCATAACGGGTTCTCCTTGAGGAACTTGTGTGCCTCATCCTCGGTCATGCCTGCGATGAATTCACCACCCCAAGCGATCCACTTGATCAAACCATTCCCAACACCAAACTTGTTGCAATCGTCCAAACCACAAATGGCGTAGATCGCTGAGTACCGCTTCAGTAAAAATGAAATATCCAGCGCAAGACCGAAATTGTAGTTGTTCGGTACATTGACGGGCTGCTTCTGACCCTCACGGTTGAAGACGAAAGTATCACCAAACGCATAGAAATTCGTCACACCAGTGATAATGCGAGTCCGTCCGTTGGCGATGGTGAATACTAGAATCATACTGACATCCTATCAAGATATCTTCTTTTTATCAAGAATTTTCTTTCAGAAAAGCAGCGAACTTTGCGTAAGCTGCATCCAGACTCTCTTGGCTGCCATCTACTTCCTCAGCGAATGGGCTCGACCAGAAGTCATGGTTGACGGGCTTATCCGTGAAGCACTTCCGCTGCTTCTCGACCATGCCCTCGTACTTCGGCTGGACGATGGTCACGTTGGGACCGTTGGAGTGCATGATGTGGTTTCGAACATAGCGTTCGGTGTAAACCTCACCGGGCTTCACGCCGAGATGATTGGTGACCGAGAGCACCTTGTAGTTGCCTTTGCTATCGGGTCCAGCCAGTTTGGTTGTCTTTGTTGCCATTAGGTCTTATCTCCGAATTTGGCGTTGATTGGAGCAGAGTTGAGGGATCGAGCCTCCAGCGGCCACCTGTTCCCAGGTGCGGCACCCTGCAATTCAAGTCGTCGGGCTGCCCGGACTCACACCGGCTGTCAGGTTGGCCGCTCTTGGCCCGACTTGTCTCAAACCGCTGTCTTTCCAGCCTGTCACCGACACTGTATGGCTAGTCGGACTCCATTACATTCGATGTCTCTTCCCAAGGCTCGCTAACACCCGGTTATGATTTCCCGGTCATCCCATGGGCGAATCCAGAAACAAAAGACCGTGTTCAAAGGGCAGTTTTTTCGTCAGGCGACTTGCCGAGGTCGCCCGGAAACGATGTACGTCTCCGATTGTAAGTCGGTGGCAGAGGTTCGACTACGTTGGCGTACAGTTATTCTCCACTTTCCCCGTGCTGTATCACGGTACCGTCTCAGTCGAAGATGCCACCGAATTCAAAAATTCGGGGAGCCTTTTATTCGTCAGGCGACGTGCTCAGGTCGCCGGGTAGGTCCGTAGAGCCACCCAAATGTCAAGGGGGTCTTTGAATGGCGACGTTACCCCAGGTCGCCGGGTGCGTGTATTATTCGAACGCAACCCTATTAATCCCTGTGAATCCGTGGTTCTTTGTATAGTATTCTCTGCTATGGTGTGTACTATACTCTCCTCTATCCCGTTTGTCAAGTGTTTTCAGGCGGTGATCTGGTCATTCGGGAAGAGCACTTTGTAGTAGCGTCGCTTCGGCTCCTTGTTGCCCTCGATCTCGTTGCCCTCGTCGTCGTAGCGGACCAGTTTGCCGTCGTTCGTGTAGTCCAGGAAGTCCTTGCAGGCGAGCGGCTCGTAACGGCACTGCATGAAGTTCTCGCACGTGTCGCACGGCGACTCCTCCTCCAGAATTGCGTAAGCGTCCTTGTACATCTCTATCTCCTCATGGTTGTTGGGTCGATAGATGTATCCTACACTATTCTTCAGGAAATGTCTGTGAACTGTGTCACAAATGAAAAAGGCTCCCGAAGGAGCCTTTTTATTTGGTGGGTGTTCAAGGAATCGAACCTCCCGTCTACCACCCCACGGTTTTTTGACGCTGGTTTTACAGACCAGAGTGGGGAAAAACACCCATGTGTTTTGTATATTTATCACTCCTTGAATTGGAAGTCAATAGATTTAGTCCATATTCTGCCGAATATCTTTGCGAGGATAGAGTCAGTTATCTCGCTCGTTCGGCTCCAGAAGGATGGTCTTGTCGCTCATCGCCGGAACTCTCGATTACGAGTGCGCTGGGTTATGGCTTCACCCACGGTGCGTGGAGGGCCATCCAGGAACACATCGATGCCCTGCTGGGTGATGCGGAGGCGCTCTGCCTCTTGGTCGCTACCGATGACACCAGCCTCCTTCAAAATGTCTACGAGACCCTGATAGCTGATGGTCGTGACAATACCGGACTGCCCCTTCTTGGACAGTCTGGGCTCGAACCAGCCATTCTTGGCACCGGGCTCGATGTAAAGCTCTTTGGACTTGTTCATTTCATCTTCCTCTTGTTTTCTCTAACTCAACGGTACACATTATACAGCGTAAAAAGCAAATGTCAAGCAATTTCTACTAGGGAACCGTCCACGACCTCGAAGGTCTTGCTGTGCGTCCTGAGAACCTTCACGTTCTCGCAGGGGATGGAGCGGTAGGCACCGGTCTCGGCGGTCATCTCGGTACGGTCATCGACCTTGATGCCCTCCTTGAACACGAACACCGTGACGATGTTCTTGTCGCCATCATCGAACTTCTTGCCGACGCCTGTAACGTACTTCTTGACGCCCGTGCGACACGTAGGATAGACCCGGTACTCACCCTCGGTCGGCTGGACCTCGCCTCGGGCAAGGGCACGCTTGCCAAGGGGCTTCGGACGCTTGGTGAACTCGACACTGAAGAAGGTGCCGTCACCAATCAGGTCAAGGACATCGTTGCGAGTAAGGGTGTTGCTCATTACGAATTCCTCTTGCTTTCTCTAACTCAACGGTACACATTATACAGCGTAAAAAGCAAATGTCAAGCAATTTCTACTAGGAATTCTTGTTGTTTAATGAGGAATCATCATGGCAAAGATTGTGGAAGAAAGAGTGACGGTGAAGTTTAGTCGTCTGGTGAGAAATAATGAGGATGTAGAAGGAACTTTGAGTGCTGAACACCTTCAGCTAATAGACGCTACTCTACAGGAAGTTTTGGATCTTCCGGCAGGCGTCGTGGTGGAAGTAGAAGCTGACGAATAAATACTTGTATGAGCAAGAAAGTCATCTACGAAACCAGCTATCCCGAGAAGCGCAAGCTGAAAGAGCAAGGCGAGACGTTTGATACGGCTACGCACGATCAAATGATGAAGTTGGTAAATGGAGATATCGATTTCAACAATCGCATGATGCAAGTTCTAAGTCAAATTCTTCCTGTAGATCGTCGTGCTCAGATGATTGGTGTGCTTCGTCAGCGTAATCAGCAGTTAACACAGATGGGTCGTCAACAGCAACAACGTGCTCAGAAAGTAAACGCAGAGCAGCAACGTGCTGCTGATGCATACGCCGACACCGATGCTGCTTCATCTGAAACTAGATCAACACTATCAACAAGGGCATAACCATTCTCATCTTCGAAGAAACTAGGGAAGACTTACGGTAAAGATGACAGACAACATGCGACTGGGAGCACCGGATAGAATTGCTCAGGAGATACGAGAAGTCTATTGCTATTCTGAAACAGGCTCTTGAATTTAGAAGTTAATGATGCTACTATGATAAATACTAAACCATGCGGATGTGGTGAAATGGTAGACACGCTAGCTTGAGGGGCTAGTGGGGGAAACCCCGTGAAGGTTCGAGTCCTTTCATCCGCACCAATCGATTGCTACGTCCATAGGAGAGATCCGATGGGTAGCGTAGCTTTAGCCGATAGATGGTATGGATACCTGAAAAGGTCCGAGGTTGTAAAGGACGATTGTGTAGGACAATCTAATTGAATGCCCTTGTGGTGGAATTGGCAGACACAGCGGTCTCAAAAGCCGCCGCCGAAAGGCATGGGGGTTCGACTCCCTCCAGGGGCACCAAAACGAGCAGCGGTCTAAACGTCAACGTGACCAGTATGAGTCTGTCGTCCTATCCGTAGAGATTTGACAGACAAGCAACAGTATTAAATTAGCGGGCGTGACAATCTGGAGAGACAGATCCTCATGAGCACCAAATATTCAAACGATACTTTAATAGACACCGTTGATCACATTCGTGAACTCAACGGACAAAAACCTGTGACTTTTCGTGGTATTCGAAAGAAAACCGTGTTGGCCTTCCGTACCCAAGACAAAACCGAAGTTTTCTACAGCGCTGGAGAACTCATAAACTTCTTGGATAAAGTCAAAGAAATAGATCCTGAGTTGTACGAGCGCCTAACAAATCCGTCGTGATCTACCCCGCCCTTAAAGGGCGGAGCTTCCTAATTCAACGAGGATGCCTCCGAAATTATTAGATTTCTTTGGTCTTATGTCCTCTCCAAAGGCGTTATTTCCTGCCGATCCGGCAGTACCAAACTTTAAAATGTTTATGGAGAAAATTTCAATCCTTATTATGGTAAGGGTCCAGTAGCTTCTCGTTGATACAACCACGGCTCAGCGGGCCACGGTCTTTATCTGATTCGACTTCGATGTAGTTATCCTGGCGACTGATTACCAAAACCACTTCTCCTTTGTGCCACTGAGAGTGCGCCTTGTTCTTCTGACAAGTTCCTCTCTTGAATGGCCACACCAAAGTGTTGTTGGCATTGACCACCATCCATTCTAGTTGTGGTTCTACCGGTACAACCTCAGCTACAGGCTCTTCTTTCGGAAAAAGCGGTCCAATAGTTAGACCGCCACCGTAAGCGATCTTCCAGAACAAAGAGACTATACCAATAAAGAAAAGCACCACCAAGAGTTTCGGTAGTGCTCTCCTTACATCTCTTGCGAACCTCGGTGTCATAGGTTTTAACCTTCAATCACTTTAACCCTGTTCTAGTTCAGAACTCCAGTAAAGATAATCTTCCCAGGAATCATGCAGGTATTGCGGTGGGTACTTGCGCCCCTTGTTTTGAAGCTCATGGTACGATGGTTCGTATGGCTTACGAATCAGATGGTATCCATGTCGCTTTGCAAACTCCGCAGCCGACATGTGGTCCTTTAGCTCGTTGATATCACGTCGAGCCGCAACGATGTTGTTCCAGGTTGACTGTCCACCCTTGGCACGGGGTACCACGTGATCGAACGTCAGGTCGCTCGGACGGCAACGCTCGCCAGTATATTGGCACGTAAAGTCGTCACGAAGGAAGATGTTGAACTTCGTGTACGGAACTCTAGTCGGCGGCGGAACGTAGTCCAAGTGAGCTACGACGGACGGCAGCCGAAACTTATTGTGGGCACCACGGACGTAGACATCATCGTACTCCTCCACGACCTTGATGCGAGGAGTACCAGTGTTCATGCCCTTGACGAGCAAAAACATTACCTGCTGCCAGTTCCAAGTGGACAGCGGATAATAAGACATCGGACGGAAGTCAGCGTTCAAACGGAGCACACGGAACCTGTCCAAATGCGATCCGGTCTCCTTGCTTCCCAATCCGTTTACATATTGAAGCTCTGCATTATCCATTGGTTATACCCTCGGCTTTCTTTATTGTAACCCCGTGCCGACGATATGTCAACGGATTCTACCTGAGTGTCGGCTGATCTTCCCTCTCTAGTCTATCAATTTCTTCAAGAATGTCTTTCTTCCTTATCCATCATAAACCATCCTAGTAATAGAGAAAGAAAATCAAATGAGGGTAAACCATTTCTAAGTTCCAATCTGGCAGCATACTTGTTTATATCGATATTTAGAGAGGGGGTAGCTCGATATCCAGATTATCACACATCATTCGAATGGCCAAATGGGCCTGTTGTCTTGCGTCATCAAGCGCTACGTGTGTGTGAGGCAACTTCGAGGCAAACCAACGCTTGGGCATGTTCCGCTTGGTGGAATGGCGTAGGGGGCGTTTGAGCGCTGCTGAGGCGTATGTTTTCACTCCAAACTGCCCCGAGTGTCCGAAGGGATCTTCACCCAGGAAGTTCAGAAAATACCAATGACACCAGAAGTAATCGATTGCTCCAGGATACTCCAGAAAAACTCCCTCCCGTGGCTTGGCATACTGGTTATAGAAATTCCTGAATTGCTGCATTGCAACTTTTGGGGACTGCTGATCGACCAGTGTGGATGCCAAAGCTTCCGGATGCTTATCCCAGAACTCCCGCTTGACTACGGGGTCCATGGTAGCTCCAGAAAGTGGTTTGATATTTACGCTGAACTCACCGATGACGCCATCAGACAACGTGAACGCTACAGAGCCAATTGACAACATGGAATGGTTCGGTGGAAATGGTCCATCGAATTCTCCATCCACGGAGAAAAAGACTTCACTTAATAATCGGTCATTCATTTCTTCATACTACGCTCATTTCTGGAACCTTTCGTGTAATGATCTCCTTGCTACATGATTACAGTATGGTTTCCGAAGGTTGCTTCGCACATCAAGAACTTCCTTTCTTGTTCTTACGACCGGTATAGGGCTTTACCGAGTGCCGCCCGGAAAGCCTCGTCCTTCAGTCATTGTACTGCGGAATCTTCCCGTAGAGACTCTTCAGCTTATTTTCAAGCGTATTGATAGGAATGCCTCGCTCACGACTGGGATTGAATATACCCATCACATTGCCTGTAATGTCATTAACAACCGGAAGAAGTTGTCCCTTTGGCTTGTCAACGATCACCTTTCCATTTGCAACCATGTACTCTACGGCGGGTACACCATGGTCCTCGCATTGCTCAGCATCCAAAAGCTGGCAACGAAGCTTGAGGGTAGGGAATACTGATGCAATTTTAGCCCACTCATTCGCCACGGTATCGGCCTCTGGCCACTTGCCGATATTGTACGTGTTGCAAAAGATGTTTCCGCTCCAATCGCACCAACCATGCGGGCCACCGATGTAGGAAGATCCGATGCGGCTATTCTTTAGATAGTCCAATCCGAGTATACCTAGCTTTTTACGAATAGCATCGACCTTGTCGTAATGAGCCATGAAATCATCACGCTTGGCACCACGGAAACGTGAAGGCATACCAAACAGAGACATGATTTGGTTGGCGTAGTCGGTGTCATTTAGAACGTACTCGTAATCAGGAAGATTTGAGTCTGTGCGAATCAAGATCTCCGAAGCCAAATCCTCGCTGACTTTTTCTCCAGCAACAATCAACGCTGGCCATTTTGGTAGACCAACATTCAGCGCATCGTTTTTCACTTGGATCTTTTTCATGATTGAAATGTACTACTCGACAGGAGTGAAGTCAACCCCCCGAAGTAATCGTAGACCTCCTTTTCCCCCGTGGCAACACCGTGCTCATCATTGACTGGCTTCCCATGTGCTAGATTCTACATCAGAAGTGTTGACAGTTCTTCTGAAGCACAAAAATCCCAAACCTCTCACATCCTTTCAACGTGGTTTAATAGAGTTTACGTAATGAAATAGTATTAGTCAACGATTTTGGGTTCCAGTGCTTATGTATGAAGCTAACGACTAAATAAAAGGGCAAGTATTGTGGCTTCAAATAGATCCTACAGAGCCATAAAAATAAAAAATAACCGAGGAAAATTACAATGCGTATAGGTTTGATTGACGCCCGAGGACAAGCGATATTTGATGATGCACTGAATACGGCTGCTACACCATCAATTTCGTTTAACGGTGATACGGATACTGGTTTGTATCGTAGCGCTGCTGATACCATCGGAATCTCTACTGGTGGTACAGAGCGAGTCTCTATTAGCACGACTGCTGTAACTTCCACCCTCCCAATAGTACATCCGACGGGTACTGCTGTTGCTCCATCGGTCACTTTCACGGGTGACCTTGATAGTGGTGTATATTCTGGTGGCGCAGATCAAATCTGTGTTTCTGCTGGCGGTGCTGAAGTAATTTGCTTTGACACTACTGGAATCACGGCTGCTTCCGGAGTAGACATTACTCTGTCTGGTGGTGGTGAACTTCTGGGTCTTCCAGCAATTCCATCTGGAGCAACGGCTGCTGTTTCGAAGTCCTACGTTGACAGTCTGGCTGCTGGTCTTGATCCGAAGGAATCGGTTCGTGTAGCTACCACTGCTGCTCTACCTGCTAATACGCAGAATGGTTCTGGCGTTGGCGCTACGCTGACAATGGACGCTGTTGGTGTTGTCACCATTGACGGTGAGGATATCACAGCCGCAAACGGTTTTGCTGTTGGAGATCGTATCCTTGTCAAGAACGAGGCTGATGCGACTCACAATGGTATCTATACTGTTTCAGTTCTATCTGATGGTACTACTGCACTTGAGCTTACTCGTGCTGCTGACCAGGACGGTTCTCCATCCAACGAGGTATCCGGTGGTAACTTCACGTTCGTTGAAGAAGGTACTACCAACGCTGATAGCGGATGGGTGGTCATTGGAGATGGTCAACTAACGGTTGAGACCGATAACATCAATTGGGTTCAGTTCGCTGGTGCTGGTTCCTTTACTGCTGGTGCTGGTCTTGCACAGTCTGGTTCCACAATCTTCCTCGATACCGGTGACCTAACAGATACTGCTATTACCACAACTGACGAAATTACGTTCCATGATGTATCGGTTGTCGATAGTGGTGTTGACAATGGTTCCCGTAAGCGTTTGGTCTCCGACTTCCTGAGTGACCTGGATATCGTTAACTCTCTTGGTGGTAACGGTATTGCGGTTCAGACTGCTGCTGGAACTTATGTCAATCGTTCCATTGCCGTTTCTGGTCCTGGTAACGAAGATGGTCTGACTGTCACCAATGGTGACGGTGTTGCTGGTAACCCAACAATTGGTTTGGATATTGTTGGAAACGCATTGGCTGGTGAAGATGTTGCTACGGGTGACCTCTTCCTGTTGTACAACGTTTCGGCTACAGCTAACCAAACCTTCACTCTGGCCGAAGTTGCTGCTGGTGTTTCTACCGAACTGTCAATTGACAATACATTGTTGGTTGATGCTGATGGTGACACGAGGGTTGAGGTCGAAGAAAATGCTGATGAAGACATCATCCGCTTCGACGTTGGTGACACAGGCGGAGTGGCTCGTCAGGACATCGTAACGATTTCCAACACTGCCATTCAGATTGGTCACACTACTATGCTCGGCACTCCGTTAGCCGGGCACTCTACTACTGTCCAAGGTGGTGTTGGTGGTTTACTTGGTGGTGATGGTGGTCTTGTTACTATGCGTTGTGGTAATTCTAGCGCTGCAAATGGTGGTGATGTTTCTGTTATTGGTGGTGATGGTAATACTAGTAGTGGTTCAGTAACGATCTCTACTGGTAGCAATACTGCTACTAGCGGTACCGCTGGAACAATCACTATCAGTACCCCAAGCAATGGTCTTGCTGGCGTTGATACCGGTGCGATCAGTATTTCTACTGGTAATAAGACGGCTGAGGGTAATGCTGGTTCTATTGACATTACTGCTGGTGATGGTAATGGTACTGGTGTTGGTGGTGCTATCAACCTGACTGCTGGTGCTGGTGGTGGTAACGATGGTGGTGCTGTTGGTGGTGATGTTGTAATCACTGCTGGAACTGGTATCACCGGTGCTGACGCTGGTGATCTTGTCCTGGCTGGTGGTTTTTCTTCCAGCACCGGTGCTGGTGGTAATGTAGACATCTCTGGTGGTAATTCCTCTGGAGTAGGTGGCTCCATTAATCTTACTGCTGGTTCTTCAGGTGCGGCTGACGGTGGTGACATTAACCTGACTCCTGGTAATGCTAGTAGTAATAAAGGTTCCGTAAACCTTCTTCCTATCGGAACGGATTCTGGTGATACTACTGAACTCCGATTCTTCGAACTAGTAGCCAGCGGAAACAACTATGTTGGTTTCAAGGCTCCTGATGCAATCACTTCGAACGTAATCTGGACGCTTCCTGATTCCGACTCTACCGGAACTCAGGCTCTTGTCTCCAACGGTGCTGGAGTTCTCTCCTGGTCTAGCCTAGACTCTGCTGTGCTGCTATCGGATGCTGATAGTGACACTCAGATTCAGGTCGAAGAAAATGCTGATGAAGACATCATCCGCTTCGATGTTGGTGATTCTCCTGCCGGATACGGTGCTGTAGCAGACATCATGACTCTAGCCTCTTCTGGCTGGACGGCTTCGATGGGTACTGCCGATACGGCTGCTACTGCTGGTGCTCCAATCAGCTTCACTGCTGGAACTGGTAACACAACTGGTGCTGGTGGTGCTATCAATCTGAGTGCCGGTACTGGTGGTACTGATGGTGATGGTGGTGCAGTTGTAATCACTGCTGGTGATGCTGGTGGTGGTGACGAAAGTGGTGGCGATATCGAGCTTCGTCCTGGTGCTGGTGACGGTACTGGTGAAAACGGTGTTGTCCGAATCATTGGACCAACTACTGGTTCTTCTGGTGCCATTCGTCTTGAGGATAATACTGGTGGTGAATTCGTCGGACTACAGGCTCCTGCTACAATCACCACAAGCTTTACTCTGACGCTACCTGCCGATGACGGTGATGTTGGTCAATTCCTACGGACTGATGGTTCTGGTGTGCTAACGTGGGAGACTGCTAGTAGCCTAGCGTTCACCACTATCACTCCAGACAGTGGTGGTGACATTGTTGCCGACACCAATTCTGATACTCTAACCCTCGTTGGTGGAACGGGTATCGACACTGTTGGTACCCCGGGTAGTGATACTATCACCTTCAACGTTAACATCAACAGTCTAACCGCTCTTGGTGTTGCTCCAGCAACTGGTGATGAAATTGCAATCGCTGACGTTGACGACTCTAACAACGTTAAGAAGGTTACAGTTGCTCAGCTTGCTAGCGCAATTCAAGGTGCCACAACTCTTGGTGACCTCAACGATGTTGACACGACGGCTGAGGCTGCTGGATTTGCTCTGGTATTCGATGCAACCGCATCGACGTGGGAAGCCAAGAAGATCTTCCATACGGAAGCCTTCACTTCTTCCACGCAGTGGGTTGTTACACACAACCTGAATCAGCAGTATCCGGTTATCACGGTTTACGATGACAACGATGAAGTTGTTATCCCGGCCACAATTATTGCCAACAGCGCAACTCAGGTAACCATCAACTTCGCAGTAGCAACTGCTGGTCAAGTTTCCATCATGGGTGTGAACCAAGATTAAGCTTGACGCTTAATCCAAACAGAAAAAGGGGGCCATTTGGCCCCCTTTTTCATTTCAGTCCGGTGATGGTTCGTTCCTTTCTTCGCAAGGCGTCGATCATTCTGTCCACCGCAGCGGACCTTTTGATGATCTGACTCCATTGTGTGAGAGGAACCATGTCCAGGGCGCTCTTGGCGTTGAATCGCTTCTTGGTGACTCGATTTACCCCAGCGGCGTTGATAAGGATGTATTCACTGTTGCTCATTTACTTTCCTCCGAATGCTGCGAACGTGACGTTGCCACGATTGATGTGACCGGTGTACTCGGAAGCCGACTCGTCCAGGTAACCCTGGAGCTTACGGCATTGTGCCTCGATGGTGGTATGCCCTTGACCAGCGGTCAAAAGCTCGACGTTGTAGACGAGATCCTGAAGAACCTGGGCGGAAACGGTTACTGTGTCGTAGCGCATGAGTGATTTCCTTGATTGATGAAATATCTTACACGAATTTCATGAAGAATCAAGTATTGAAGCGCTCACCTGTAATGACGTTCACTACTTCCTTTCCGGGTCCAAAGGCTGCAAGTCGCTCGAAGGCTTCCTCGGCACGCTGATCGGAGGTCATGTTGGCACGACCCTGCTTGTAGGCAGCAATGGTAGCAGCCATCTGAGCATCACGAGCCTCATTCATCTCTGCACGGAAGGGCCAGTTCTCTTCAAAGAGACCGGTGGCGACCTCCATGATGTCAGCGGGCACGACGGCATCGTTGGACTGCCAGCGCAGAATCTTGTTGTGTTCGTCCTCTCGGGTGTAAGCGACACCCTCGTTCAGCGACTCGCTTTCGTGCCACTTGGTGCCGATGAGCCACAAGGTGACGTTCTCGCCGTTGTGCTGACCCCGACCGATGCAGGAGTATTCTGCGTAGTGGTATCCCATGATAGTTCTCCTTACTGGCGGGTGTAGTGGTTGTTCGGGATGCTGGTGATGTCCTTGGCGGCACTGAAGTTACCACGCTCAAGTTCCAATAGAGCCGCCTGACGAAGAAGTTCACGAGGATTGTTGTTGGTGTTTGTGGTCTCGACGCTGTACTTGCCCTTGATGATAATGTCTTCGATCTGCATAGCGTTCGTGATTGGTCTCCGAAGTTTATGAAAGAAGTATACAGGAGACAGGATTATTCGTCAATAACTATTTGGGAATAGTGTGGGATCGGTCACCAGTAAATAATAGTATGAAAGGTGAATTTGTGATTCTTAGAAATGGGGAATTAGAGACGTATTCGGAATACGACGACATTCCTCACGATTTTGAGCATGTAATCAAGTTTGCTCCGGAGTATCCGTCTGAACCTCACACGGAGGAAGAACATGCACAGATGGCTACCTTCAATGATAAGCTACAACAACTGATGGAAATTGAGCGTGCCAGCAGCAACTAGAATTGGTGACGATGACGTTCCGCACTGCTCGCCTATGGTTAGGGCAGAAGGATCACCCGATGTGTTTGTCAATGGAATTCCGTGGAGCCGTGAAAGCGATGTCAACACTCCACATTTGCTCCCACCAGTCCCATGTCCTACCCACACCGCTCCAATTGCTATTGGCAGCACGACAGTATTTGTGAACAATCTGGGTGCTGGTCGTGTGGGTGATGCTATCACTGCATGCACATCGGTAGCTGAAGGTTCACCAGACGTATTCGCTGGACCTTAACCAATCTTTTTCATCGACCATGAATACGTTGGATAGACTACGAGATCCGAATCAAACCCCTCGATTCGATATTCACCGGTCTTGGCTAAGTTGTAGATGAGTTCTTGAGGATTCAAATTGTTGTCGTTGGAGAATTCTTCCACTGTGCTTTCTTCCTCGTAGTCCATCTCCTTGCCCATGTCGATAATCACGCCCTTGATTTCAATACTCCAATCTAATGGGTCACCGGGATCTCCCGTTGCTGACACTCGAATGATTGCGTTGTCATCAAATGGAACAATGATGATACCCATTGCTAAGAGGTCTTCTTCTCCCATGCCATCACCAGCCGTGATGGTGGTCTCACTCTTCAAGTGTTTGAGTAATTCTTCAACCTGCGGCCAATACTTCTTCACAGGGGGCTCGTTTTCTTTACCCTTGATTTGTTCGATTGCAATACCCTGTGCATCCTTCATCTCAAACGGACGAAGTTCCACAGTAACATGTGGATTGTTTTTAGAGTCACGAAGTGACAGAATGATTGCTTCATCGCTTTCTACATCATCGATGTAATCTGCAACACAGTGACCCATCAAGTTACCTTCACGGTCAAGGCATGATGGTCCCGTTAGCTTCCACCATTGACCATTCTGTCCGAGGTCCAGGTACAGTTCTTTGTCTCCCTCTTCCTCAATGTCTGCTTCTTTTCTACGTTTGAGTTCTTCGTGATATTTCTCGGTACCTTGAAGAGCTTGAGCCCAAGACATTCTGTTGAGTCGATGTGGCTCAAGCAACTGTGGATTAGTACGTGACAAATTTCTGAACCAGTCTGCAACCATCCGTGTTTGATAATCCAGTCCTCCCCTTCCAAAAATGGCTTTGCTGTCCAGGAAGTATATCTCTTCGCCCCGTTGGAGAGCATTTGCAGCCCAGATTGGCAATGACAGAGTTTGCTCTTGAGTGCGTCCACTCAGGATACCGAATGTTTCAGGGTCGTTTGGATATTGAATGACAGCAGCACCCTGAACAATCTTCTGTTTGTCTGCGTCAGGAGGGATGATATCCATCAACTCGTACTGTATGATTTTCTTAGCAGGGAAATTGTTGATGACATACTTTCGCATGGATCTCTTTGCCCATTCAGCGACATGCACACCGAACTGAGCAAAAGAGTCAGAGAAACGATCAGCAGCATCTATCGCCATTTCAGGATTCAGCAGGTTGCGCTCGAATAGAATATCTTCGTTAGTACGTTCTTTACGACGACGCTCGGAACTCTCATTGAATTTGTGTTCCCAAGGCTGCTCGTATTCTCGGTCGATATACAGCGGGAAGGTAGGAAGAAGGAGGCTCTCCAGGTTATTCAGTTCTTTGGGATCGACACTAACAGTAATGTGTGGCTGATAGTGGTCATGGTCATAATGGATACCATGTTCTTTACGTGCCTTGTTATGACGTTTCTCTAGCTCAGGGCAGGAAAACGTCAGAACGACGCACTCATTCTCACCCCCGAAGCGTTGAAGCTTATACGTAGAAGCATCGACTTCTAGGGGTGGATCAAATACAGCGGGAGTCCAATCGAAATTCCTAGTCTTATCGCCAATGACGGTGATGTGGAGACGAGCACGTGGGACACGCTTACGCAAGCCCGTCTCACGCATCCAGTGCATGAGATTGCGTTCAGATTCTCGGGTAAGGCGGGCTCCAACAAACTTTCCGGGTTCGCTGGTGTCATCCTCCCGAATGATGTCCAGGAACTCCAGGAGTTTCATTTTATCACTTACCTGTTGCGATGTCTTTAGCGAGCTTTCATTGTACCAGACATATGCTTGTTAAACCGCTTCTTATCGGATTTGTCCACGTACTGATTCAGTTTCATCTCGAAGTGTAACTTACGACCCAGCAGACTTTCAAGACTTTGTACAGTCTCGTGCATCTTTTTCATGGATTTATGCTCGTTTTCACCCCCTTTGAAGTCTTTAACGGTAGTCGGGTTCGGGTCCATGTGCCCACCCTGCGAGGCACGTTTCTCTCCCTTCTTGGGCGTGCCTGGATTGCCCTTGTTAACGGGCTCATCATTTTGGTTCGTACGTGTCTTGGCGGTACGAGCCGGGTCATTCTTTGCAGTGCTGTATGCACCTTTGTCCATTTCGCCATCAGCGGTTTTGTGTGCGCTCTCACCCACTCTGTTGCGTAGATCCATGGTAGTTCTGCCAACGTTACCGCCGCCAAATTGTGACTTTATTCCAGCACCTACATTACTACGCACATTCGTGCTTCCTTGTGGACCCATAGTCTGGCGTCCCATCTGTGCCTGCTGACGATCCTTGTGGAAAGGATATGGATCTTGGTCTGGAGCCTCACCCATCTTTGTAGATGACTTCCAGTTGCGATTGCGTGCGACACGAGCGCCGTCACCAAAAGCCATGTTGTACTCGCTAACCATAGCTTCGGCTTCATCCTTATCATCAAACGAATCGATAACCTCTCCTTTCCAAACAATCAGGAACTTACCATCGTCTGGCTCACCAAGAGCTTCAGCCATTTTACCCCTATTTTCACCAATAGCAGTGTTCCTTGGATCGTATCCAGCACCACTCTCTGCGTAATCTAAAAGCATATCAAACACCGTGCTGACATCCTGATGGCGTGCCATGGTGCGAACTACAAACTGATGAGACTCAGGACCATACTCAATGGTATAAATCTTATCTGGATTGCCTGGGTGATGGAACTGAAGTAGTCCATTGCTAATGTTGATACCAAGAGCCTTCATAGCAGGATGTCTACCAACACTCTGCTCGGTTACCTTCTTAGGCTTGGTCTTGGTGCCCTCCATGTCACGTCCCTTCTCCTTATGGGCGGAACCGACATTGGCGGTAGGCTTCTTGTCCTTGCGATCTCCTAAACCAGCGGCAGGATTTGATACTGGCTTGGTTCCAGGCTTGCCCTTGACGTGATTATCAGGAGTGTCAAAATTATCATACTTCGGTACGCCCATTTCGTCCTGAGCAGTTTTCTTCTTTTCTTCAAGAACTCTCTTTATTAGCTGTGTTGCTAGTGACATTGTTCCAACAGCCTCCCATTTAGGCATTCGGTATAATCATATTTACCGAGAATGCCTATATGGGCGAACCGTTGTGTTATATCAATTCTCGAAGTGCCACTGAACCGAATGTGCGAGGTCTGTAGCGCTTTGAATAAGCCTCTTCTGTGCTTCTTCCAAGTCACTCTGGTACTCCTCCTTGGTCTTTTTTGGAGTGATCCAGGACTTGGGGTCATCGAACGCATCGAGATATCTTTTCGCTTTCTCTATCTGCTTCTCGTAGTGCGATACATTTTGAGCTTGGATGACCAAACTATTCTGCCGGTTTGCACGGTCATGAATCTCACCAGTCTCTTCCGATGAAAGGCGACGAATGCTGTTAAACAGTGAAAGAATGGTTCGAGCTTCATCCTTACCAAAGAGATCGTACAGGAACATCTCAGAGAAAAACGGGCACTCATGAGGATACTTGTATCCGATGCGCTCTTCCTCATGCTTCTGCTTATCTTCCTCGACGTAGCTATAATACTGACGATACTCGCTTACAGACTCGTACTCGGCACCAGCATTCACGGCGATCATGACGTAGGTTTCTTCTTGAATGGGCAAAACCCATTCCTCACTATGTCTGATTGCTCGATTGATGTCAACCAGCAAACCCTCGATGAACGCATTACGCTCCAGCGCTCGGGCGAGCGCAAGACGAAGAGCAGCATCGCTTATCTGGTTCAGATCTAAATCATTCTGGTTGATTGCTACCACTAATATCCCTCGACGGTGAGTACATTTTCATACAAGTCAATAAACTAACACAGTACACTCGATACCACAAGGAAGGCTTGGTCTCAATATGCCATATTGCTCCGTGTCGGGTCGCAGTGACATCACCAAACAGATACGGTCCTGTCTTGAATTCAAATCTTGGATTAGACATAACCGTACTTACTTCTTGACGACGTATGCCTCGTTGAACTCGGCCACCAGTTCCTCACCACCGATTCTGATCTGGTCATCATCGGTGATGAGGAAGGAAGCATGGAGATCGACCACGTGTTGTTTCCCCTTGTTATAGAGGAGAATCAGGACGCATTTGTTTCCCTTGCGGTCCCGTGCGCTCATGGTTACTTCGAAATCATCCCACCCCTTAAAGGTGTCGGGATGCAGCGAGCGTAGCTCATCGAGTACTGATGCGGGTTCCATTAATCTGACTCGACCGGAGGAACATAGATCATGGCTTTCTTCATGGCCTTGACGGCGGCGACCATGACGATACCGATGATGAACACTCCAGCCAGCACCAGGATCCCCAGGATATGAACTGGAGCCATCGTGGCGTTGAGAACCAGATACACCACGATGGCAGCGATGCTACCCAGGAGAACGTCAGCGGACGCAGCCGCAATGGCCAACTTGGGATTGGCACGAATCATTCGAATCAAGGTCTTCATGTGTTTAGTCCTCTGCTTTCATTGGACCGAGGCACTTCTTGCAAAGCTTCTCGGTAGTGATGGATGAAATGTCAACAATCTCGTACGATTCCTCTCTCTTTCCGTTGATGCGAAAACCATGCTCGTCAGGTTGGAACCTGTCCTCGCCCCAGACAATCGCATTGCACACCGTAAAACCTTCACCGTTCGGATCATTACCATGCTTCAAAAGATGGTACTTGCCGGTCTTGGGCATCTTCCGCTTACCCGGCTTGCCCTTCTTGAAGCCGATAGCACGAGTTGGGACGGTAAGCTTAGCCACGGGTTTACTTCACCTGCACGATGGTAATCATGAACACGGAACCATCTCCCATGCGAACCACCAGACCTCTGTCCCTCGTCAAGACTCCAGCGTCATCGTAGGTCACGACCGACTCGATGCTTTTGCCTCTACCGAACAGGCAGTCGTAGTCGTCTCCCTGAAGCACGGACTGAAGGTCTTCCTGAAAATCGTAATCGTTCATGCTGCTTCTCCATCGGCCAGTAGGTTGATATTCTCCTGTATCCAATCCGTTATGATTTTTATGCTGCGTTCTTTAATTGCTTGGTCCCGTTGCACTCGGGGTATCCAGTGCATCCCAGGAAGTCTCCATTCTTACCCTTGCGAATTGCCATCACCTTACCACACTTCGGGCAGGAATTCAACATGACGTGGCGGAAGTAGTCACGGCAACGATCACGCAAATTGGTGAGAGCGGACTTGGTGCGATAAATACGACGACCGGCCTTGCCCTTCTTGCCTTCACCCATGATCTTCATGGGGCGGTCGGTCTCCATGTCCACCAGGACGACCCGAATGGCATCCTCTCCGCAACCACGAGAGGCACCACCGAAGATGCTGGAATAAACACGGACCTTATAGGGGAAGGTCTTGCCGCCCTTGGTCTCCACCTGACGCTCGAAGACAAGCTCATAGGTTCCGTCGATGCGAACCTGGGTGAAGCCCATCTCGGACTCCAAAAGATCACGCATCTCGGTCTCGTCAATCTCGACGTATCGGGAGCCGCTAACGGTCATGTAGTCTCTCCAGTTCGTGTCCACGGTAGTATCGCATTTTCCTCACGAAAAGTCAATCACTCATTACTTCCTCAATGAAGATCATGGCTTGATCGGAACCTCGAATGCAGCCTCGTACTCGTGCTTCACGAAGGCAAGCTCGATGAACTTAAGCGCATCTTCCACGCTAGAGAACACCCGATTGCCGTACTGAGGCATCGCACGGTAGGCAGTCTTCCACTGCACGCAGACGAATTTGTCGTCGTAGTATCGAACCTGACCGTCCAAGGTGTGGGCAGTGCCGAAGTCGGCGTAGTGGTATCCATGGTTCGTACCGGTCATGATGCCGTGGACCTCGCTCAGACCAAGGACCAGAAGGGACTCGGCAATGTCGTTCACGATTGTGGCACGTCTGCTCATAGGATGCTCTCCATCTTTAACCGATGAGAGCATTATCCCATATTCGCAAGGAAAAATCAAGCCTCGACTTCACCGAATGCGGACTGGATCTCAACTTCCTCGGTGTCCACCTGGAGGATACCTCCGAACCCACCAGACATCTTATTCTCACCCCTGTAACCACGTGGGTTACACACGAAGTGGATTCCCTCCTCGAAGAAGTCACGGCGATCATGTGTGTGACCGAAGCACCACGTCTTGATCTTGCCCTTCTTATCAGCAGCCCACACGTAGCGCATGAAAGCATTACCGTATGCACCGTTCAATGGAAAGAACGGGTGCGCCGGGTTGTTGAACTGACCGAAGGCAGTACCAATCGGAAGGGTATGGGTCACCACCACGATCTCCTGCACGGTGTCGTCGTCCTGAGCCTCCTGGACCAGTTCAGTTAGCTGTCTTGACTGGCGCTCTGCAAGCTTTTCAGGACGGTTTTTCTTACCGAACCTGATGCATGCTGAGTCATTAGATCTTTGTCGCCAGTTTTGCATTTGCTGCTTCTCGGGGATTCCATAAGCGAAACTGAAGTCGTACCAACCGTTGGCACCAATGAACAGCGTACCGTCCTTCTGCCACGTCTGCTCGCCGTTCAGGTACGTGATATTATCAGCAATCTTGTTGCGGTGATTGCACATGGTGTTGAAGTATTCCATGTCATGCATCACGTTCCAACCGTTCATGTAGTTGCTGTAGTGCTCGTGGTTGCCATCGGTCCACACGACGTGCTTGTAATGCTTCGCAGCCTCGAAGACTACAGCCAGAGCGTCCTCGTGGTGGTTGGCAGAGTCACCAGCGATTACCAGTACGTCGGATTTGCTGTCCTTGTTCCAGGCGTAAAGCTCTGGCTCGCCCTCGGTCCAGAACCGGGACTCATCGTATCGAGTATTCATCTCGACATGGAAATCACTGATAAGATCAAATTTCATGGAATTTCTCCTAGCCAGTCATAGTATGTATCATACCATGTTTGCCAGGAAAAACAAGGGGGCTCAAAGCCGAAGCCAAGAGCCCCCCAAAGATAGTCGCCGGAAGGCAACTAGAGTCGTCGTGGATTAGTTAAGGTCGGCTGAATTCCGACGAACCACTGGAGCCTCTTCGACCTCGGCCACCTGGGTGGTCTCGACCCTGGTATTGGCGACGAAGGTGCTGCGCTCGCCACCGATGCGACTGGTGTTCTCGGTCTCGACGTAACGATTGGTGTCGATCTTACCAGCGGTCTTCTCCTGCGTGTCAGCCGTGGACTGGCACAGCAGATCAGCGTTACCAGTCATCTTGGCAGTACGCTCGAAAGCCGCACGAACGTCGTCGTTGTCGCACATTAGTTCCTTGGCAGCCAGAGCGAAGCCCATCGAACGGACTTCACGAGCGTTCAGGCGACGTACGCACTCGTCATCGGTCCAGGTGGAGCCGAAGCTCAGACCGAAGCCCGAACCCGACGCTCCAGCGCTGGTGGAGCCCATGCACGTCTCGGAGAGAGTCGTGGTCAGGGCGGGAGCGACGGCGGTAGGAACCGCATCGCCCAGATCAGCAGCCTCGTTGTTGGTGGTGATGTTGACACCCTGGCTGTTGCCCTGAGTGGAGTGCGAGGTTGCGCCAACACCACCGACCACTGCGGTCGCACCGCCATTGGCCATCACGGGACCGGTCAGAGCCAGACCCAGGACGAGAGCGGCGGTTGTCTTGAAAGTTGCGTTCATTGGTTTGTTACTCCTTTTGAGTGTGTTAGTTAGAGAGAGTCGGGGAGGGAAATCCCTCCCCGCCGATCCTCATCGGCTTAGGCTGTGGCGGTACCTGTTACCGACTTTCGCAGTCGCCTTGGCACCAGCAGCTCCGTATGTATCCGCACCACCCGAACGGGTGGAGTAGCCGTGGCGGTAACTACCACCGTTCTCGTAGGAATCGGAAGTAGCCTGCGCCTCGGTTGCGACGGTATCGACGTGTGGGTGACGGTACGTTCCGTGCCCGTCACGGTTACCCGATGCAGACGCACGGAACGTGCTGGTCGTACCCGACTCGTTCCACTTGCCAGCCTTGCCGTAATACACAGAGGCCGACCCTGCCTCGTTACGGTTGAACGCCTTGGCGAAGCCATCAGCCTTACCCTCGGGGTTCTTACCGTGGGTATCGAAGTAGCCGTTACCACCGGTCACGGCGAAGCTCTTGCCATTGGTGCCGGAACCGGCAACACCGGAACCAGTCGTCTTGGTGTGCGAGTAGGCATTGCCATGAGCACCAGCGACACCACCCAGATTGACCTCACCTTCCCGGCGGATGAAAGAGGCCCCAGATGAGCCGCTGAAGCCATGAATGGCAGTCTGCGAGCCACCGGTCACGGTGGAAGCCGAGCCGTTGCCGGAAGAAGAGGCATATGCACCGCTGGAAACCTGGGCACCGCCCACGGCACCACCGATCACGCCGTCGTTTGCTGCCAGAGCGGGACCGGACAGCGCCAAGGTGGCGATTGTTGCGATAATTGTCTTACGCATTGTTGGAATTACTCCTGTTAACAGTTACTAAATTGTAGCCTTCTTGGCTACCCTCGGAAACCCGATATTGGGTTGAGTGCTCAATGTAGACGACTAGCATACCTTGGTCAAGGGTTTCTGAAAACAAATTGCAGTATACTTTTTCTCCAAGAAAAAGCCGTGCATCAGAGCGCATAATGAAATTTCATTGGGTGTATACCCAGACTTTAGTTCCGCAGTCCCATATTCTGTCGTAGCCAAAGTTGAGCATATTTTGGTATTCTGTGAGCGCAGGGTTCCCGCCTAACTTTTCGACCACGATTTGCTTTCTGAAATTGAAACGATGAAACCGTTCATGGTCGTGTTGTTTGACATAGAAGTAACTAGGTGGTGATTCATGTGAGTAAATGAATCCCAATTTTTGATATAGATTTCCGTCGCTCCACCTGTTGTCGGAATAACTGACTATCGATGTTACTTCATGTTCTGTGATGAATCGGAATAATAACCGGGATGCTATACCAGGGTACACAATCCCATTGCTAGCAAAGCGCAATAACTCATAAGAACCCGTCGTATCCTTGGAGACTCCCAATGCTAATCGTCTTTTTCCGAAGGTCATGACGGATACTAGTTGACCATCCAAATAAGAACCATAATTGATGCCGCCGCTGGTCCCTTTACTTTGTAAATGATACGCCTCCAGGAATTTGCTAGCTTCTTTCCATTCTATTCTCTTGATATCATGTTTCCTCGCACCAGCACCACGAACCGACAATCCTAATAGGTTTAATAATCTGCTTTTGCATATCTCCTTCTTGAACACCCATTCGTCTTCAAATATATGAATCAACCTGATGCCTTTTTTTCTGCATAACTCAGTTTTGTTCAAATGGTAAGTGCGGGATTTTTTACCAAAAGTCTCGGTATGCCACCACAGTCCATTAAACTCTATGGCTATTTTCTTTTTCGGTATATAAATGTCCAATTCATATGGAGGTACAATCTTTCTACTATTCCTTTTGAACTGTATGCCGTATTCCATTAAAAACAGAGATATCTCCTTTTCTGCGCCTTTGCGCATACAGGTTGGGCAACCAGCTTTATTATAAAGGTGTTGTCCCGGAGTTCTCCAGAATTCTCCATGGTTCTTACAAATGATTTTTACCCTTTCTGTAGATTTAGTGTATGACGCAAGAGAATAATCATACTTTGTTCCATGAACCTGTTTTGATTTTTCAATAAAATCATTCGTGGTCATGTACTTGCCAGCACACCTAGGACACCCTTGACCTTGTAAATGATATTTCACGGTTTGTTGAAATGTTCCGTGTGTTTTACAAACGATATCGATTACATCCTTGGATAATACATCATCAAAATATCCATACTCATATTTGCCATCATGAATGGTATTAAACCGTTCAATTAGCTCTTCGTATGATTTCTTATGTGCGCTTGATTTTTTGATTTTGGCGCATTCCGGACATCCTGCTCCGTTCAGATGATCTCCTTTGTTTTGCTGAAATTTACCGTGCTTCTTGCAAACCAAAAGCAATTTTCCAGTAGTTCTATCGTAAGACAGGTAATCAAATATTGTTCCATGCACAAGTCTGGCTTTCTTAATGATATCTAAATAAGAATCCTTCAACTTCTCAGATACCTTAGCTCTACTGCATTTGAAACAACCGTGCCCCTTTAAGTGAGAATGTACCGTTTGCTCGAATTCTCCGTGTTTCTTGCATCTAATCAATAAACGCTTCTGCGATGACCTGATAATGGAAAGATATTCATACTTGTCACCGTGAACTAATCTGGCAGACTCTTTTATCTCATCCAAACACCAGTCTTTCTTGTCTTCCTTTAATCTATTTTTGCCACACTCTGGGCATCCAGTTGCTTTAGTAGAATGAACGTGCATTGCAGGAGTTTGTTCAAAAATTCCATGAATAGGACACTTAATGCATACCTTTTCTAATCTGGAAGAAAAATTAACCAAACCGTAATCATATGTTAGTCCATGTATTTTTCTAGCTCTCTCCAAAAAAACTTCCAATGTAAACGCCTTGCCACCCATCCTATAAATACTCCTACGTAGATAGTTCATCATATTTACTGATATAGGGGCGGTTACATGAAAAATCCAATAGACATCATATTAGAACATGAAGGGGGCTTTGTTAATAATTCGGTCGATAGGGGCGGTCCAACGAACTTCGGTATCACCCAGGACACTCTTTCTCAGTGGCGTGGATACGCAGTTTCGGTTAACGAAGTGCGTGACATGACTGAGGAAGAGGCTCGTTCCATTTACAGTCAGAAGTACCTGACCGGTCCTAAGATTGATAAGCTACCTTGGCCTAACCCTGGTATCAAGGTATTTGATATTGGTGTAAACAGTGGGCCACGTCGTGCTATCAAAATGTTACAGAAGATCTTGAACCAAGCGGGTTTCCCATCCGGTCATCCAGACGGCGTAATTGGTCCCAAAACTATCAGTGCATGCGAAAAAGCACAGGCTGAAATGGGTAACTACCTACAGAATGCTTTAGTCGAAGAACGTATCAAGTTCTATCTTGCCATTGTGAGTGGCAACCCATCCCAGAAAGTGTTCTTGAAGGGGTGGCTACGTAGAGCGGAATCTTTCAGACTGCCGGTATAAAGTATGAACCTTGGTGAACTGAGGAAAGAGCCAACATACCAATGGGGATTCCAAGATCATGAACATGGCCTGGGATCCCTTAATTGGAATAGTGAGCGTGATGTATGTGAGCATTTCTCTCCATACGTCCAGGTGTCTATGCCTGAAGTTGCTCAGATCAACGAAGCAACGTACAAGCAGTTGGCTCAGCAAATCGATGGTGGATTCTTAAATCAGAAAATTCGGTCTGATGAACTTCAGGGAGCATTCTTTATTGGTTTCAAGCCAAGAAACACGATGAACTTTCGGGTACCATCATCCGAGTTCGAGAAGAACCGTATCAACTACATTAACAGCTTCATGTTTGAAGAATGGGATAATATCGGCTCTGACCCCGATTTTGATTACAATGAAAGAGCACGTTTATTGCTGTGGGTCGGGAATATTAGACTTCACTGCACATGTCCATCATTTTTGTATTGGGGATATCAGTACATTTGTACTGTACTAGATGCTGCGATCTATCCGGAAGAGAGATATCCACGCATTAGAAATCCAGGCGAGCGTGGTATCGTGTGCAAGCATTTGAATCGAACCCTGCGTGTGTTGCCGTTCAATAACGCAGCGATTGCCAGAGAACTGAAAAGTCAGTTTGGATGACCACCCACGAAATCAGCCAGGAAACAAACTTCAGCTTCATCCGTAGTGAAAGCTCTACGGTCATGACATGGATGGTTGTTAATTCGAAACCCATTACGTTTCACCCAATCGTTTATTCTGAGAAACGGTATGAATTTTCCGTTAATAAACCACTCGGTTCTCCAGGCGGAGAATTGCCATGGCATGGATTTATCGTTCTTAGATACTTCCTTGACATTAGTGAACTTGATCACAGCAGGACCGTTCAACCGATTTAGTTCACCATTGGAATTGTACCAACGAAGTTCACGAGAGCCAACTATTGAAGTCTTAATAATATCAAGATCCGGTGTTACTTGGATGCTTTCAGCAACATTGTGATCGCTTTGTTGGCTCCAATGATCATCGCTGTCCACGAACTGTCCATTCTGTTTCCATTCGAAAGTCTGATCACGAAGGATATCAATCTTGGTGATCGGCGGCATGTACATTATGAATTCCGGATCATGACCTACATGTTTCAGATACTCACCAAATTCGGTGTTCGCCTTTTCGTACCGAATATTGGTATAGCACGAACCACCAACTCTATGTAATTTGCCATGCTTGTTTGCCCATTCTTCTCGATATGAAACACCATACTGATGTTCGATTATACAGGGGCCGTTGTCCCTCCCATATGTCCCATTTGGCTGAGTGTAATACTCATTCAAATTCGTTAGTGATTGGACGTATACAGATGGACCGCCAAAGGGATTGTGGCACTTGCCTCTTGTCCACCATTCTATTCTGTATGATGTTGGGGAATTCTTGATGGTTACAAACTTCACTGGCTTGGGAAAACCAGTACTGACGCCTATCCCCATAACGTCACCAATTAACTCACGATCACGGAACAGTACTTCCATGTACAGTCCGTGATCAGTGATGCGGGCTTTGCCTAGCTCATGCGTAATAGCAGATGCGCCTTTGGCAAACATTAGGCATCCTCGTAGTGCATAGTGATTGCACCCTTCGGACCCTCGGCTCGGGGATTCCCGATAATCATGTACATAGTCGGGCAGTAGCTCACGTCACCCCAGCTACCGAACGGCATGCCGTCCGTGAGCATTAGAGCCAGCCGAGGCTTGATGCGGTTCTCCTTCATATAATCCCAATTGACTTCGAAGTTAGTACCGCCGCCACCACCAATGCGCTCTGCGAACTTCTTCACGTCGTCCCAGGCACCATGGCTGCCTTTGACCAATTCGACCTTGCTGTCCTCGATGACAGCGCCGTCAAAGCACCATGCGTGAATCTTGTATCGCTTCCATGAATTCATGATACCCTGAAGTTCGGACACGAATGCTGTCAATTCTTCCTGACCGATGGACCCACTGGTATCCACCATGACCACGATATCAAGCTCATGCACTCGATCACGGAACCCAGGTAGAGTCCAGCCGTTACTAAACAGAGACTTGTTCGGACGGCTGAAGCTGTAGCGATGATGCGTCACCGCCATCACGTAGCGGCGCAGCGCACGCTTCCAGTCCACTTTCGGCTTGGAAAGCTGATCGATGAGCCTCTGTACTCCGGTCGGGATGCAACCGGCGGAACGAGTGCGCTGCTCGTGCTCCCTCTGAGCCGCCGCAGCCGAAACCATGTTGTCTTGCCAGTCTTTCTGCATCTTCTCGAAATCGGACTGCTTGATTCGCACCTTCATGGGACCATTGCCATCACCCGGCTGCGGCTGTTCACCGTCACCTTCGCCCATCTCATCATCAGGCACGACCTCAACTTCGATATGTGTGTCCATCGTCTGAGCGTTCTTCGGTACCTCATTCGGGTTCTGCTGAAGGTGTTCATAGACCTCCTCCACTGCCCATCCACGAAACTTCTCATCGTGAAGGATTCCGATGGATTTGATGAACTCACCGACACGTGCCTCCACCAGACCATCATTCACGATGAAGTCCGCAGCGTAGTTCCACAGTGCCAGTTTATCTCGAATGTCAGCGACTTTTGCCGGGTCACGCTCACTGGGATTGAAGCCAATGTATGACATGGCACGAGTGTTCTTGCCTGCATGTTCGTACAGACAGTGATAGATCTCGTGGGCCATGGCGAACACACGCTCGCCACGGGTGAGCTTCTTCACGAACTCGGCATTGTAGTAAACGTGAATGCCGTCCGTTGCCAGTGTTGGGATCTCATCCACTTCCACCAGCTTGACCGTCAAGGCCAGGATGCCCCAGAAAGGCAGATCCTTGAGCATCCTGGCCTTTGCCACGATCATCTCGTTGTAGGCATCCTCATCCTTGAAGTCGTCCTTGCGATACGCCTTACCCATTCGGTTGGCGAGCTTCGCCTGGAACTTGTGGACATCATCGGGAGTGCCGGGGCTACCCGCTCCGAAGAACGGGTTGCCCCGAGAGTCCACGATACTGCCAGACATTGCCATTGGGTATACCATGAGATGATCTCTCGTTAAACGGTCTTGCGGAGGATGGTGCGGTACTTCTTGGCGAAGCCCTGGAACTCCGTGCCACGGAACGTGGTGAAGGAGATACCCAGGTGCTTCGACACGATGTGCACGCAGAGCACCGTCATCTCCCGACCCAGGTGCTGGTCGATGAAGTTACAGAACGCCTTGGTCGCCGTGCGCCACTCATCAGGCTGCTTTTCTACGTCACTGATGCTCTCGTCGTAGTATTTGTCAAAGTATTCCTTGATGGCGTAGCACAGTGCCGTCGCCAGACCGTACTTCGCACCCACGTCGAGAGCATCCGAGATTTCCACGTTCTTACCCTGAAGAATATCGTCAGTGCTCGGCAGTAGCTCGCAGACCTCACGATACTGGATGAACTCGTGACCGACAGCCTTTCCGACGAAGCCGGTGATGATGGAATCCTGCACTGCCTTGGGCAACCTGTGGATGCCGTGCATCTGCTCGGAGAGCTTCGACCACGAACGGGGCGTCGGGAATCCGCAGTCACCCTCGGTCATCGAGTCGGCGTTGAACTGAAAGAGGCGACCGCTCTTCTTCCACTGAAGGTAGCCCAGGATTTCGTGGTGGACCCGGTTGAGCATCGCCCACTCCAACCAGTCGTCCAGGCTCGGCACGAGGCGAAGGTGGACGAAGCGGTTGCACAGCGGAGCCGACATCGGGCTTACGAACGCAGCGTCCGACTCCCGGTTACCGGCGGCGACGATGGGCGTGAAGGGCGGCACGTCGTACTCGCCCACCCGGCGGTCCAGCACAAGCTGGAGGGCAGCGTTCTGGACCTCGGGCACCGCAGCGCTCAACTCGTCCAGGAAGATAATGGCCTTGTCCACGACCTCGATCTCCAGACCCTGAAGATCCTTACCGCTGACCGTGACTTCACCCTCGTTGATCTCGACATTGAGTTCGAGCTTGTTCAGGTCGCCGTTCATCTGGTCGTTGAAGCGACCCACGGTCTTGCCGTCCTTGCGAACGTGCACCATGACTCCATCGGCGGCGGGCCAGTGGAAATCGATGGTCTCAGCGGTCTTCGACTCGGTGATGCGCCGGGTGACGAACTGCGGGAGGTAGCTCGACGGAACCCAAACCACCTTGTCGTCCTCCATCTTGACGGGGATGCCCTTGATGTCGGTGGGATCGAACTGCGGAAGGTGGAGAGCCACGATTCGCATGCCCCACAGCTTGCCGACGCTGCGAACCACGTCGGTCTTGCCGATGCCCATGGCACCCCAAACCATCACGGCTGCCTGCTCTTTGGATCCGCCGTCAGTGGTTCGGCTACTCAGAAGGTGCTCCAGACAAGTCAGTAGCCCGGAAGGGGTGACGGCATGGTCCATCGCAGCCTTTAGACCGTCGGTCCCGACCTCCGGTGTATTGTCATCATTCATTGGTTCTGCCCTCGTGTGCTGTTACGGGAAACATTTTGTCAGCGTGAGGCATACTATAACACAGCGTTGGGCGATTGTCTAGGTTTTCCCCAGGAAACTGTAGAATTTAGTCTTTTTATTCTCAGAATACTCCAACCTACGGCTAACGTCGCCAATGCTACTGTCGAATCCAAACTCTTTGATACCCTATCCAGTTGCTCCCGATGGTATTTAATCGGTTTTCTCAAATCCTCATCTGGATGATGTGGAGTTTTCTGGGACTTTAGTAGAACGATGTCAGATATACTTCTCTCGGTTGTTGATGTATTCATCCCACCGAACCCAGTTTCCATTACGGTCCTGAAAGCCCCAATCCTTCTTCCGTGGACCCATCAGGAACAGAGACCAACATTCAGCACCTTCATGCGGAAGCTCTAATCGGTGATAATCAGTAGATTTGCACGAACGCCAACCATTACCCGGACCACGCCAAATCCTTCGAACCTTCTGGGGTTTAATATCTTCAGTCATCGAGTCATTGTTGACTATCGGAAGGGTCTCCCAATATCCACCCTCCAGGATCATAGATTTCCAATCCCACGGATGATCATGCAGTCCATCAATATCAGACTTCACACAGTTGTGAAGAACTAGTCGATAGGACAGCTTGGGAAAAATTGGATCAAGCCAACGGGTATTCAACAAGTAGTATCTGTGAAGATATGGCTCATTATTCTCCCTATCCAGAATAAGATGGTAGAGACCTAGAGACTTACAAATTTTTGCTACAACATGAAACCAACGCATGATAGTGGTCCTCGTTATTGACCACTATGAATGTATACACCGAATATTCAGAAATCAATCTTTGAGCGATTCGTGCTTCTTGATTTCAATGGTGTTCTTTTTCTTGTACCAACCGCTACCTTTCAGGTGGAAGGTACTCAGTGAGATCTGCTTTTCCAACTTTGGCTTGTTGCACTTGGGGCACTTCACAAGTGGATCATCACTGAATTTCTGTATCTCCTCTAGCTCATGGCCACAGACAGTACACCGGTATTCATAAATTGGACACATAACCCTATCTTTCCAAATGACCTAGTTTGCTTAGTTCTTTAGCTGTTTCGCTATCCATATCATGCAGTAATGTAACCAGTGGAATGCAACACCCATCCGTTTCCTGTTCCACTTCTTGGTTTGATTTTTGTCATGAAACACTTTTTACAGCGCCGTGACCGCTTATCTTTCTCATTACCACAAAGGGGACAAGCATCTTTCAAACGGGCATTACCCGTCTCCAAATACTCTGTTGTGAGTTCGGTTGACTCGTACGAATGTGGTACGCTTACTTAGCTCCTTCAGTGACTCCGCACCAACATACGTGCAGGTAGACTTGAGACCGCCCAAGATTTCCTCGACAGTGTTGTTCACAGGACCACGGGACTCCATCTCTACAGCCTTACCTTCGGCTGTACGATATCCATCCTTTCGAGCACCATGACGACCCATTGCATCGTTGCTGCTCATTCCGTAGAACTTCACCGTACCATCAGACTCATCAACTTCTTCAGACTCGTCATGGAAAGCGAGCATACCACCAAGCATCACGAAATCAGCACCGCCACCAAAAGCCTTGGCAACGTCACCAGGAACAGTGCATCCACCATCAGCGATGACCATGCCTTTGTGTTGGTGAGCAATGTCAGCGCACTCGATTACCGCAGATAGCTGCGGATAGCCAACGCCAGTCACGATGCGAGTCGTACAGACCGAATTATGAACAATCATATTGTTAGCAATGAAACTATGTGATGGGTCATCGATTTCCAAATCAAAAACCTCAACCTCAATGTTATGTTCGGTACGGTTTAGAATTTTTACAACACCGTAATCATCTAACAGTCGGGCCTCATGGGAAACATTCAATCGACTAACGAAGGCTTCTTTCGTAGTATTCGGTATAAGGGCAGAATGACAGATTCCTTTAGACGAAGATGTCGGGAAGCTACCATGCACCAGATAGCAAACCACATCGAACAACTCAATCAATGATTCTGATGTGTTAGTAAATCCGATGCGACCATCATTACTGGTGAATCCATCAGAATCAACCAATCCATCCAGAAGACCGGTATTGTATTCTTTGTTCAGACACATGAATTCTTCTCGGATGTGCTTTTTCTCTTGCTTCCCAAATGTGGCAAAGAATTCAGTCCACTGTTTGGAATACAGAACGACATGTGTAACCGAACCACTCGTTTCCAATACTGGTTCCTTTCCGGTTACATTGCCGATTGCTTGCACTAGCTTCTGAATCATCACCGTGTCGTTGGCATTCAGATACCAACGCAGTTGTCCGGATGTGGAATCACCATCCACAGTATGATTTGTGCGAACATTGGCATTTCCGTCACCAAGAAAGAAACCAAGTACATATCCGAAGTCATAATTAGACTCGACACAAGTTTTATACTCATGGTTTCGAGTAAAGTGTTCAGAAATGTCTACATCGAAAGAATCAGGCAATTCGAATTCGATTGTTTTAGGCATCAATGCTACAGTATGTTCCGCATCTTCGATGGGCATCCATCGCAGTTTGGATTCTCCGGTTCTGGTGGGCTTTTCTAAGATCTTTCGATAGCCACGAGACTGAACAGTAGATTTCGAAGTGGATGATAGGTCTCCTAAGAAACATCGATGATCTGGCGTCAGAATCAAAGGTCGATGAAAAGAACCATTTGTCACTGAAGTGACCTGTCGATATCCGGTAGAGAATTGCCGGTTAACTGTAGCGGCATTACCACTTTGTACTATTACCCGATCACCCGCTTGTACATCCTCAATGTTTTTGTACAACCCATTCGACATGAGGATTCTACTGCCAGCAGCAAGACATCCTGGACCAATACCCACCTTCACAATGTCGGCACCGCTCAGGATCAACTGCTCGGTGATTTCGGGCGTGCAGACATTTCCAGCAATCAGAGTATGTTCAGGGAAGTCGTTGCGAACTTGCTCAACGAATTCGACAAAGTTCTCCTGGTAACCGTTCGCAACATCGATGCATATATGCCGTACTGGCCAACGCTCGCATACTTGATGAAGGAGTTTATAGTCGGTTGCATCGTTATCAAAGATCGCATTGCTGCCCGTGCATGCCACAATGTAGTTCCAATCCAAATCATTAGCATTCTTCTGCCAATCGTTCAACGTGTAGTGCTTTCGAATGACTGTCATCATGCCATGCTTCTGAAGCACCTTGGCCATGGAGAAAGTACCGACGCCATCCATGTTGGCTGCCATAATAGGCACGCCACTCCAATATTTCTTGCCGTGACGGAATTTGTAGGTTCGGATTAGTTCTACGGCAGAACGACTACCAAGAGTTGACCTTTTGGGACAAATAAGAACGTCCGAGTAGTCCAACTTGATATCTTCTTTGATGTGCATGCTTTCATTCCGTGTAGTGAAGATCGAGTGTAATCAAAGAGTAGGAATCACACACATCATCACGTGATAGGCTACCTAACGCTCTTGGAATAACTGAAAACTTCACGCCCGCTTTAGCCAGCTCGGCGTATTTTCCTACCAACATGATCTTGGCTACAACCTTGTTACCATCCATCCAAATATATTTCACGACATGGCTCACGTTACCTAGGTTGATATTCATTATCGCCCCCGGGTTCATTTCATCAACATTAACCATCTGGCATTCACCAGGGATCGCATCGTTATTTTCTTTGAGACGAGTCTGAAACTGTTCTATAGCCGCCATGATAACTTTACGGGGGTAGACCACGTTGTTGTACGTGGGCTTATCCACTTCAAATACTGTCACCAGTTGTTCCATAACTCGAATGTAGGTATCAGTGTGCTAAAGTTCAACAATCTGCCTTTGCTACACAAGAGACACGATCATTCCAACGAAAGACTGATTCTTCTCTATACGGAGAAGCGAACTCCTCCCATCGCTTTCTACCTTGTTTTTCCATCGGCACCCGCACTCGTGGGCCGTGGGCCTTACACTTGTGGTTGATACATTCCACCACAAATGAGAACATCAGGTCTTGACAAAATTCTGGGTACGCTTTTGAACCGCAAAAGGGGCAAAGCTCAATGTCGTACATGGTTGATTCCTATGTTAACCAATGGCAAACTGCGATGCCATCTCGTTCACTTTGGCATTGCGCATCATAACAAACCTATCATATTCCTCTTCGATCAGCTTTTCAACAAGCTCGGCCATCTTTGTATCATGGAAATCCACCATCTCATCCAGCTTGCACTTTATATCCGGGTCGATCTTGCAGAACAAGTTCTTACGACTGTCTCCGGTAATCATATTATACACAGCATCAATAGACTTCCCCGGATGAAGATTTCGCCAATCCTCTCCAATGTTTTCTTCAATAATTCTGAGCTTTCGACCAGTCGCATAGCTCATCTTGCTATTTGTATCCATTATTAGAGTCTCCTCGTTAATTTTTTCATAAAGTATATATCCCTGAAACTCACTATGCATAAAAGTTTCTTGGTGAAATGATTGACGAGTAATATTACGGAAAGCAAAAGGGGAGCACACAGGCTCCCCTTTCTAGGATTTTGGTAACAAGGCTCGTTAGACCCCGGACGTTGCGGGTTGTTAAGCCGCAGTAGGAATTCTTGGCTCCCGCTTATGCAGCGAGAGGAAGAACCTCCTCGTCATATACAGCATCGTTTGCAGATACTTTGGGTGAACCTTTACGGGGGTAGTCTAACCCGACAGTCTCACTACTAGCCATCCATCACCACGTCAAAACCAGGGCATCCCCAGAGATGTGGCAGTTGTGCGTTATCTGCCGCTAATGAAAATAGAGTACCGGTGTACACTCACTGCTACTCTATGTCCATCGTTTAGTGGAGATGGGCGGAATCGAACCGCCGTCCGTAGAGCTTCAAGTGTTCGCTCAAGCAACTGTACTTTTATTTATATCCCATATAAGTGAATAAGTCAAGGATTGATAAATACTTAAGTTCATCACGTTCGAGGATTTAACCAATGGATGTAAACGGTTCACTTACCTTGCTTGGCACACCGAGTGACGTTACCACGCAAGATGGTAGTAGCGCAGCCGGTGGAAATCTTACCATCACAACTGGTGATGGTGGCACCGGATTTGCTGGAGGTACCATCAATATTCAACCCGGCATATCCGATGGTGCGTCTCCCGGTGCCGACGTTAATATCACCGCTGGAGATGGAGGAGATGGCGGTTCCGGAGTAGGTGTTGGTGGGTCTATCAACATCACTTCTGGTAGTTCGGGGATTGGTGCTGCGGCTCTTGGTGGCAACATAACAATTACTACTGGTGATGGTGACGGTAATGGAACTGGTGGTAACTTTGTTGTTAATGCTGGTACTGGTGGAACAACTGGTACCGGTGGTGCAATAACCCTCATTGGAGGTATTGGTGGATCGACTTCTGGTGATGGTGCTGATGTAACAATAGCTGGTGGTGATGTTACTTCTGGTGATGAGGGTGTCGTTAATATAGAGGGTGCTTTTGGATTTGAAACTAATGACAGCGGAACAGTAACCGGCAACATTACGCTTGATCCAGCAGATGGCATGGCTCATTTTTTTACGTTTGGTGCTGCTGCTACCGCACAAATTTCCCTCGGTTCTATGAAGACCGGATTCGGTTCAGAAATGACCGTTGAAATAACCAATGGTGGTCAGGGAACATTAACTTGGGGATCCGAAGTTCAATGGGCTGGTGGAACTCCACCTACTCTAACGGCAGCAGGTACTGACATCTTGAAGTTCTGGACTCGTGACGGTGGAACTACATGGCATGGTTGGCCAGTGGTCCTTGACTCACAGTAAGAGTAGCAACACATGGCACAAGAAGAGTTTTGGAAAGAAGTGTTATGGCCCCAATTTAACGGCGGGACTATTGTCAGTCTACCAGGGGTTAACGCTATGGTTGTTCCTGCTGGAACAACGGTGTTACACTTCCCAGTTGTTCGCCCGACCACAATGACACCATAATGAGAATACAACAACTGATGGAGGCACACTTTATTCTGAATGAAACCAAGTGCGCCATCTACAACACACTCAAGAAATTTCGTCCTGATCTAAACGACGAGATAGAACGCATCCCTGGTCGTGATGTCGGTGCCTCGGTTTCTTTTCTACAGGATAATAACCTATGGGACGACGAAGCAGAAAGGCTTATGAAGATGTTCCTGTATCGCCTCGGTGTATTCCAGAAAGGACCAGACGAATGGTCTAAGGGCGAACTGAGAAAAGCTCAGGATGCTCTCATGTGCCACGTAGCTAAGCTTATTCGACAGTCCGCTCCCGATTGAGATATCGCAAAATCGATAACAGTATGGGTGGGGTGATGATTCCACCACCCAAAACCATGAATCCAATCGATGCAGAACTTAGGTAGTTACCGATTGACACTGCGAGGATAATCAATCCAATGCAGTATCCAATGCAGTAAATAAGACCTTCATCACTGTTCACCGTCTACGCCTCCTATTTCTGTCTTTCGTGTCTCGATGTACGTCGGTGTATTCCGGGTTCTTCTGAAACTTTTTCTTGACCCATCGAATATATTTATGAATTTCCGGATGCTGCTTTAACCGACTCCAGGTATGCCAATGATGATCAAGCTCGGCCTCAGATAAGGTCGAGTGGATCTTCCTGTGGCACACGACGTGACACAACTCTGCCTCAGTTCCCTTTTTACATTTTGGAATTAGATGATGGCGGTCTATTGATTGACCTTTAATCATCTCCATTCCGCACAGCGGGCATGGACCCAATTCTTCTTTTAGCATTGTTCTCGGATGTTGTTACCCCAGGCCCAAGCTGATAGCTTCTCGCTGAGCTTCCTCGTATACGTCACCGATGTGTTCCTCGATGTAGGTCCACTCGCCTTGATGACGAATGCATTCACCATTCTCGGTAACCATTACGCACGGGTTGTGTAGGTTGTAGGGATGCGCCTTTGGCATGATCGTGACCTCCAAGCTTAGACCTTGCGCCCACTGTCCGGAAGATATGGTGACCTTCTCGTCCTCGTACTTACGACCCATGTTGCTGGGCGTACCTAGAACGTCCAGAATCTTCTGGCACTTCTCACGGAAGATCACATGGTCGTTGTTGTCCATGATGTGGCTCATCGGAAAAAATCCTCGTAGATGCACTCAAAACCCAGCCGCTTGTTCCACGCCTCGACCACTTCTCGGACGACTGGAACCTGCTCGGCATGATAACGACCCTCGATGATCTCGACGGCACTGAAGATGCGAGCATCACGAAGCTTGTCAAGCTCCTTCCTCGTTGCGACGTTCAGCATGATGTACTGGCTCACACCAGCAACCGTCAAATGGCCACATTCAACCTTCTCTCTGAATTCAGAATGATCCATTTCAGTAATCCTCCCACTTCTTTTCCGGAAGCATGAAAGCGTCACGAAGCTCATCCACTACAGCCTGCGAGCCATTGGCCTTAGAGTTATCTACATCCAACGAGAACCGCTTGCGCAGGTAATCGATGAACAGGTTCCGAGTCTTATCCTTCTTGTCCCACGTAGCGAACAAAAGACCCTTCCACGGAGCCAGAACCCCCTTGTACTGCGACACGTCCTGACGTGCGAACCAACCCTTCGCCTCGTTCTCTTCCATGCCAGTGGCATCAGTGAACGAACGACAGATCGAAACCTTGGTGTCCAGGGTTTTCTCCACATGGTCCACGGTACGCCAGAAGTCATTGCGGTACCGGTCCAGACGGTCGTAGTCCTGCGGCAACAGGTGCGGCATCACATCATCCAGACTGTCGTTCAAGATCAAAGCTATGATGCGCTTCTCGTGCATGATGGAATCCTTGGCACGATGGATCGCCACGTACCACTCACCCTTCATCTTGATCATGTTGCCGTCATCCCAGCGAATGACGTAGCCCTCGGCGTTTTCGATGTCACGAACGTGTTTGCTAAACTTCTCAATGCCGTCCCATGAGCCGTCGTACAGATCCACCATCGGAACCCCGTACGGAACAGCCAAAGCCTGCATCTTGCCACGGGTCAGGTACTCACCCGTGCGATTCACACGAATGGCAGTCAAGATTAACGAGTCCTGCGGATAGTCCAGCACGATGCGTTGCTTGCGAGAGCACCACTCGAAGATTGGGGTCAGTCCACGCTGGCACATATCATAGGAAAAGCGCTCGTACATCCCGTTGTTTCCAGCGAACTCGTATGCCTGATTCGCAACATCGGTGATACCCATACGGGTGCAAAAGTACATGGTGTCATTCCAAGTGATCGGATGGATCATTGAACCATCCAGCTTCGGCATGATCACGAAGTTCTTATGGAACGCACCCAAAGACGAAAGCTCGTCGTCGGTGGTCTCCGGACGCTCGCCCAGATTGAAAAACTTATGATACGGACGAGCGATCAGCTTGCCGTTCAGGCCGAACTTCAGGCCACGGCACTCACGGCGCACCATGTAATTGTATTGCTGCTTGGCGGTATGCGCCTCCCGAACCGGACACGGGAACGAATCCGGCAGGGTGATCTGGTAGTCGATCACCGTTCCCCAATCTCGCTCGGCCACGACAAATTCATCCCGGTCCTTAATGGCCGGAAGCACATCATCGATGGTTTCGATCTCCGGGAACTTGTAGTAACGCACTGAATTCTCCAGACGGAAGCTATGTCGGAAGGGTAGTATAAACCCGCAGACATTTTTAGTCAAGAGTGTCCATCACGCATAAACATGTAACCATAGCTTCCGTTTCTATCGACGCAGGACATTGCATTACGCACTCAGGGAGGGTTTCCTGGTGTCCCGAAGGAGGGAACCTGCAAGACCTCTCTTGGTCGGGGGCATCCCCTCAAGCCAGCTTCCCTGCACAACGATCCGGTAACTACCACAGGCTTTTGAGCCTCGACGGACTCCAACGCCTGAAGAACACCACGGTCAGGTGATATGGAAACTACTGCTTTGTTATTTGCCAGATGAGCAACAAAATGGTATCCCATGCGCAGTTGGTGATCCACTGCCGGGTTCATGGAATTCAAAATCAAGGTAGTGTTTACTACACGCTGCATATCCGTTTGACCAGGAGTGATTGTCTGTTTCACTTCTACGTTTGGCTTGATGCCTACTCCATCGATTTCGATGGTACCACCGGCCAGATATATGGCGGTCGTTATCTTCACCGCCGACGTGCCACCATTCACTGGAAACACAGTTTGCACAGATCCCTTTCCATATGATTTCTCGCCTAGCACAGCAAAAAGCGTTCTATACTTCTTCAACGCACCAACAAGAATTTCAGATGCTGATGCTGAACGTCCATTTATCAAAGCAACCATTGGAATTGATTTTGGGAACACAGCTTCATGTTCGGCTTTATAGGTCATATTGTTCTCTGCTGCACGACCTATGGTCTTAACAACCACATCATCCGGATCAAGAAACATGTCAACTAACTTGATGGCTCCGAGCAACGATCCACCAGGATTATTTCTGACATCAAGAACGATACCACGAACACCACCATCACATTCCTTTAGAATGGGTTCAACCGCATCAAATACCTGTTGTTCTGGGCTATTAATAAACAAACTAATACGCAAATGCATGTAGCAATTTTCATGATGAGCAAATATGGTTTGTAGCTTCGAACGAACTCGCTGAAAAGTTAGTTCTCCCAATTTCACCCTACTATCACGTTTCACAGTGATACGGACATCTGAACCAATTGGGCCACGAACACTCTTGACCATATCCTCCCAATTGTCCGGTGTTACCATAATCCCATTTACATGACTAATAGTATCTCCAGGGCGCACTCCGAATGTACCTACCGGAGAACCATCAAATATTTCAAGGATCAATATCTCAGCTTTATCATTACCACTTAGGTGCTTTGCAACTCGGATGTTTAATCCACCATAATGTGTCGGTGTCATCCGATCCTTTAACCGACCATATTCATCGTTAGTAAGAAATTTACCGTGTTGGTCTCCTATCTTTTTCAAAATTGCATCTACTGCAATTTGATGCATCTCTTCTCGTTTCAGGGGAGTCTCGTTAACGAATTCTTTCTCCAGATGTTGTATGACTTCATCCAGAGCAGAAGCAATATCTGTTTCCAGGTTTACAGAAGAAGGAATAATGGGAATAGTAGGAGTAGAATACTTTTCATGTATGAAAAGTAAAGCAGATAGCATGAGCAAAAAGATTCCTGTGCATGCTGTTATAATAGGCAACCGAGATATCACAGACATATTAGATTTCCTCATGAACTTATTTAGGTTCCATGAACCGTTATATGAATATGACGGTAAGGAAAGAGGAAATCAACCGCCGGGTGGGAGCACCCACCCGGCATTGCATCACTGCTGACGACCGAAGCCCTGGAAAACCAGTTGGTTGTGGTTGATGCTGAAATCCATCCAGGACAGATGGCCAGGGGCACCATCGAGATCCTTGGAAGAACCCGTGTCGAGGAATACAGCCTCGCCACCCAACGTTCCAGTCTTGATAACCGGGTCATCGACCGAGAGGATTGCGTGACCCACCACAGCATGGTGCTGTGCCGGGATCAGGTCAACCCAATCGTACTTCCGCACCGGAAAGCCATTCACGACCTCACCAGTCGTCTCACCAAACATGGCGAAGGACTCCAGCTTGGAGTTCTTGTGCGCCCGGAACATGGAGTTGTCCCACATATCCGGGTGCACCGCACCGTGCGTAAACAGCCACTCACCAAGCTGGATCCAGTCCGGAGACATCTCCACCAGAGCCAGGAAATCAGCTTCCCATTTGGCACGCTGGCTCGGGGACATCGCCTTGACAACATTCGTGGTGGCATCGTTGCCATGCGAGATGCGACCACGGAACCCGTCGCCACGCTCACCGATTACCCAATTGGTGATCTTCTTCTCGTGGTTACCTCGAATGTTGATGGCGTGACCCTGACGCATCATGGACACAACCTCACACACTACATGAATGCCCCTCGGATCGTAGTCCAGAAGGTCACCCAGGAACAGGAAGAACGTGTCCGAAGAAGCGTCGGTCGCCTGATCAAAACCCTCCACGTTTCCGTGAACGTCACCGATCACCCGCACGTTCTTGAAGCCACGGGAAGCCAGAGCCGTGACCGCCCCGTCACGAGCCATCGGCTGTGCAACTTCGAAGTTGTCGATACGGGTATCCACGACCTGTACTCCCTTGATGTTGTCGCCAGCGAGAATCTTGTTCTCATTGGCCTTGAAGGTCTCGCTGTGAGCCTCAATGAGACCGATTCCTCCCTTCATCCGGACATCCAGTCGCCACCCGCCCGTGTGGAGCTTCTGTTCCACAGGACGGTCGATCACAACGTAAGTCACCGGAACATTGAGTACCAGCCCAACCTCGGCAGTCGCACGGCGGTCCTTGTCCCGCAGATGCGTGGCATCCGCCACCACCCGCTGACCCGCCTGAATCTTAACAGCGATTCGACGATGGAATTCGGCGAACACTACGTCGTTCTTGTCCTGACGGCGCTTATCCCCGGTAAATTCCTCCCGGATGGCATCGGACGACACGACCTCACGAGCGTTAAAATGACGCTCGCAAAACGTGCTCTTGCCCGACCCAGACGGGCCGACCAGCACAACCAACGATGGTCCGATGGGAATGATCTTCATGGGGTTCTCCAATTTCGTGAGGCAAGTATAGCATTTGACGAGTGGTTTGTCCAGCCCTATCTTCGGCTTATGACTAGGAAACCAAACAAAAGGTATGAATTGACATGTTCGAAATTCAGGAAAGTATTCGGACAAAATTAGGCAATGGCGACTCGAAAACTATTACGGATTAACCATGAAACAATATGATGAATTACTAGAAAAGCAGGGTCACAAATGTGCTATTTGTGGTACAACGGAAAATAGAGGACATCCGCTTTGTGTAGATCACAATCATTCTACTGGAATAGTTCGTGGGCTTCTATGTCATAAATGCAGTCAAGGTATAGGTTTGCTTGATGACAGCACAATACATGCCACACGTTATCTAATGGCGAGTGCCAATTTATCATGGCATCAATATTTCATGAATATGGCGATACTAGCTTCTAGCAGATCTAAGGATCGTTCAACAAAAGTTGGTGCTCTGATTGTCCGTGATCGAGTTATCGTTTCGACCGGTTATAATGGGTTCCCTCGTGGTATCAATGACGATATAGAAGAAAGACATGTTAGACCACTGAAGTACGAATATACTAGTCATGCAGAAGAGAACGCCATACTTAACGCAGCAAAAATAGGTGCTAAAGTTACTGGTAGCGATATCTATACCACCTTACACCCGTGTACAAGATGTACGAGGGCAATTATTCAATCTCAAATTGAAACAGTCTATATTCTAGAAACTGCAATCCCTGATAGATGGAAAGAAGACTTCAAAATTTCTAAAGAAATGCTAGACGAGGTTGGTGTGAAAATCGAATACGTAACTTAATACGTCCCGGTGACCCTTGCTAGCTCCTCAAGCTCGTCATCCGAATAATTACCACATTCCTTAGCGAACTCATCATCGCCTTCATAGTTCATAGCAGCCTCAAGCTCCTCATCCGGAATGAAGGTTACTCCGATATACGGAGTTCCAGTTCCCATCCCATCACCAGTTCCTGGGCCACCCCAATCTCCACCCTGATCTTCATCTACATCACGGGTTGGCTCACCAGCCAGATTGGTGATATTGTGTGGTGACCATCCGGCTTCTGGGTCTTCGTCATCCAGGTGTTCTTCATTACCTACGTCCTCATCCATATATGGCTCAGCATCAAGGTTGGTAATATTATGAATCACATCCTGTGCAGCCATTGGATCTTCATCATCCAGGTGCTCATCGTTACCCATCTTCTCTTCCATGCTATCATGTTCACGATCTGCAAGTGGATTGGTCTCAGTAGCCTTGTGTGGACAACCACACCAGTCACCACGTAGCACAGACGAACAGCCACCCATGTCCATTGGAGTGTTATCATAGCTGTATCCGCCATCAGGATAGATACGGAAACACTCGCCACCCTCACACTTCAAGATGAGGATATTCTGGTCAGTACGAAGTAGGGAAGCGTCAGTGATCGGATTATCGTAAGCTCGTGCCGCAATAGCCAAAGATTCAGCGGCATCTACCTGCTTGCTAGGGCGATCCCACAGCCATGCGATTGCTCCTGGTGGCAGATGCATCAGATTTAATCTACCTTCAAGCATCAAAGTGTATTGTAGGTCAATATCGGACATGGGAAACCTCCTAATCAGGAGTATTTATCGTTCCCATCTCCTTCATCTGCTCTGGTGTATATTCCATCAATTCTGTGTTGCGGCCAAGGCTCGTTCGAAGCGGAAGCATCACCCCCTTATTCAACGGAATTTGTTCCATCAGCGACTTAAAACGCATGGCTTTGTCCCAATGGTCAGGGTGTGCCATGATTTTCACTTCTATTAGACAAGAAGTCTCCATGATGGCATTGATGGTTTGCATCAATCTTTTTTCTGTCATAAACTCCAAATGCACTGATATCGAGATGTGATTGACAACTTCAGCCAGTTTCTTCCAGTAGCTTGCAACCTGAGCACCATTCGTCTGAACATTGATTGTGTGCCCTAGCTTCTTGATGAACTCGCACCACTCGATAAAGTCCGGATGAGTGGTTGGTTCACCACCAGCGAAGTTGAATGTGATTGGCTCACGAAAAGAATCATGAAGTCGAACCACTACGTCCTTTAGGATATCAAGATTCTGATGTTCCTCGTGATCGTTGTGGACAAAGGAAGGACAGTAGCTGCAATCAAAATTGCACCGACGACCTACATCCCACTGAACATAGACAGGGAAGTCTTGCATGGGGATAATGCTGTTTCTTTCTGGGTCTTGTAAATCCTTTGCCTTCGGTAGCTGAACTTCAGTCACGCAGTTGCAGGTTTTCTTATCACAAGTGACCCAACCATCGGGCATCGGAAAGTCTTCCTCGTATACATTCCCAACCTTGCCACCTACTCGACACGTACCACGAAAAATGTTACCATCCCAATCGATATACAGGTTCCTTTGACCCACAGAACACTTCCAACCCTCAAACCGGTTTCTGCCCGTAGCCTTCAAATTGATTGGATCTTCGACATTCCAATCACCATCCTCGTCATACACCCTGATGTAAATCATCGCCTTACCTTCGTAGTCAACATGTCAGTCAAACACCAACACTCATCTTTCGTACAGATTACATTTTTGTCAGGAAAATTCACTCCGGTATTGAGGTTGCCGATTGATCCACCGACACGACATCTGCCAATGAACACATCACCTTCTACGGTTACGACTACCTGTTCAACTCCAGCAGCACATTCCCAGCCCTTCCATCGGTTCTGCTTCTGAATGACCATCTCGTTAACTCGGCAGTTTTCTTTGGTGCCGTCCTCGTAGACTACCTTCATGCCGAAGCGAGGCCAATTTACGTGCACAGGAGCCTTTCCCCTGGCTCGTGCCATGACTTCTAGTTGCTCAGGTGTGTAGGGGTAGAGTTCGCCCTTGAACTCCTCACGAAGCGGCTTGAGAAGAACTGACACGTTATCTATCTCCCACAGTCTCTCAGCCATCTTGAGGTTGTTGTCGAACTCCTTTGGAATCATCGTAATATTGCAGTGCACAGGAGTTGTCTCTGATACACAGCGGACTACATTGATATAGTGTTCTGGGTCTGCAAACTCACGATGGAATGTCAGGCTTATTTTTGTAAAGAACTCTCTAATACTCTTCCAGAACCTAATGGTTCGAGATCCGTTGGAAATCATTCCTTGCAAATAGCCTTTTTCGTGTGCATGCTTGACCATATCACGGAACTGGGGATAGACTGTTGGTTCTCCTCCAGTGTATTGAACCATGAGACTCTTGCCCAGCTTATCGTAATAATGGGAGTGGGCAGTATCTAGGAAGCCAATTAGATTCTCATAGGGGTGCCAACCGATGGACCCATCGTGGAGATGAGCAGGACAATACGAGCAAGCGTAATTACATTTGTTACCAAGACTCCACTCGATGAGTACGTGCTTAGCGCCGTCCTCATGCCGGTGTTCAAGTCGTATTACTTTGCTCATATCCACCATTGAAATCTAACCCCAAAGTATCTAAATATCAACATGAATGATAAATGCGCTTTACAAGATCCAGAACGAATCAAAGCCCGTGTTCGTGGAGAGAATGGCCCTGATCGTCAAAAACTTCCGCTGTTCTATAAACTCGGAACTGTGGATCCAACTGTGGTTCGTACTATTCATGAGGAAATCATGTTCCTTGTGAACGGATTGCCGAAGGACTACAACGACATTCAGAATTCCGACCGCTACGAGATTGCGCAAGCCTGCAAGTTGAAGACGTACTTTCCTACTGAATACAAGCAATATCTACTGCAAGTTACCGGCAACTCGTCAATTGATGTCCCTGATGAGTGGGAGTACGATACTTACACTAAAGAGGGTCTGAAGTTTCGTTCCTTTATCACCCCGTATGTCAATCCACACTTCCGTGCAAGGATTGCTATTCTGCCACCCGGAGCAGAATTGGACTGGCACATAGATACTAATACAAGCTATGCATGTCGGGTGCAAATCATGATTAGTGGAAACCAAATCTTTGAAATCAAGAAGAAGAGTGATATCGAACAACGCATTATGCTTCCTGGTCATGTATGGTTTTGTAACACAGGTTATCGACATCGTGTTCGAGTCATCGGGGATGAATCCCGAGTATCAATTCTTGTCGGTTGTCATTTCGACGCTATCAAACAAATAATGTCATGAACTTTTCGAATAAACTACGACTCATTCACGGATTCAACCACCTGATGTTGATTCCGGCATTCATCTATGGCCCCTGGTGGGCATGGATTGTATCCTATTTTGTTTGGCTATTCATTGGCACGATTGGGATTAGCCTGGGATTTCATCGCTACCTGTCGCACAAGAGTTTCGAGACATATAAGTGGTTTGAGACAGTTATGATCTATGTCGGCTGTCTCGCTTGTGGTGGCACACCACTAGGATGGGCAGGATCCCATCGTCTACATCATGCTCACGTAGACACGGACAAAGATCCTCACTCACCAATAGTTCTAGGGTTCTGGAGAACATACTTTCACCTGTGGAAGCCATTCCATATTCCGCCTAGACTCATTCGTGATTTGCTGAGGAACAAGAACGTGATGATCGCACACAAGCACTACTTCCACATCTTGATTGGGTGGGCAGCATTGCTATGGCTGATTGATCCCCTGGTTATGATTTTCGGATTCTGCATCCCTGGTGCCATAGCCTTCCATGCGTATGGACTTATTAACGCAGTGAGCCATACATACGGGTATCGTAGCTACGAAACCAAGGACAAGACTAGTCGTAACAACTGGTTTGCTAACCTTTTCACTGGAGGAGAGGGATGGCACAATAATCATCACAAGTTCCCAAGCAAATATCGTATCGGAATAGAGAAGTGGGAATTCGATCCGGGTGCATGGGTGTTAGAAACGTTTGGGTTAATGAAGAGTCATAGATGAAAGTCCAAGTCGTCTGCTTGAACCGTTTGGTGTTCTTGCCTCTGATACATGGATTGCTTAGGGGCTACATCGAGGAGTGCGAACCCGCTTTAGCAAATCAACTAGAGTGGGGCGATCCCATATTTCTGGATGATACAGCAGAGAACATCGTTGCTAAGATTGATTGCGATGTTCTCGCTTTGAGTTGCTACGTTTGGAACTTCAAGAAGCAAATGAAGATCGCCCGACTGTTGCGAGAAAAGAATACACAGGTTTACGTAGTTGCAGGTGGTCCACATGTTCCCAACACACCAGGAAACTTCTTCAAGGAACATCCTTACGTTGATATAATCGTTCACGGCGAGGGGGAGGTAACGTTCGCTAATGTTCTGAAGATTCATATTTCAGAGGCTGATGCGTATCCACTACATGGAACAAGCACAAGCGATTTCCATGTACCAAGTAGATCTCTGTTTGGAGAAAAGCTGCCAAAGGATATAGAAATAGATAGCCCTTATCAGTTCCTGGATTCAGCCGTAACCGAAGTAAAAGAGACCGGTCAAGAATTCTGGGTTCCTTGGGAAACCAACCGTGGATGTCCATATCAATGTTCGTTTTGTTTAGACAATAATGCATGGGTCTATACGAATGATGGGGTAATGACCATAGAAAAAGCTGTATCGTCTGATTCGGTTTCTCATGTTTGGTCCTCTTACGGAATGCAACCAATAGCCAGAAAAATGAAAAGACGATATCGTGGTGATATGATTGTTATTAAGGTACAAGGTAGACAAGAAATACATTGTACACCAGATCATGAGTGGTTCACTGAGAACGGATTGAAGTATGCTTCTAAAATAAGAGTGGGTGATAGACTTGTCCTATCTTCTCCATCCCCCATTCCGAAGGATCATCTTTCTGTAGGAGATATTCTTCCGGATGTTCAAGAGAACATAGGATGGGTTAGGTATTCAGGGGGTAAAAATCCAATACCAAAGGTCATACCTCTTACCAAAGAGTTCATGAGGCTTTGTGGTCTATTCATAGCAGATGGCTCGGTCTGTTTTCACAAAAACAGACCTAATTCGTGTACTGTAAATTGGACATTTCACAAAGACCAAATAGACCTTCAAAATGAGATATTATCCACTCTGTATTCGATATTTGGTTTAAAGGCTTACTTATCAGATACCAACACAGCTACACAAGTATCTATAAGCAACAGTGTTCTTGGAAACTTATTCAAATCTATGTTCGGTGACAAGGCCACAACAAAGAGAATTCCCCATTTTTGGATGAATTTAGACGCTTCTTTACTAAAGCCACTCATAGAAGGATATCTTTTAGGCGATGGCTCCTTTCACATTAACGAGGAAAATTCAAATGGGCGTTGGGCTTCCAGCACCGTGTCTAAAACTTTAGCGTTCCAACTTCAAGTAATCTTGAATAGGTTTGGTAAGAACGCTGGTGTATATCAAAGAAAATCACTAGATGAACACATCCAAGGAAAGAAAGTATGCGTTAACACATCATATCGGGTGGAATTTTCAGGCCAGTTTGTTGTTGATAACCCAAATCAAACAGTATTAGTGAAATCTGTGAAAATGAAATACTATGACGGGTATGTGTTTAATCTGGAAACTGAAGAGCAACCAGTTTATTCGGTACATGGAGTAGAATCACATAATTGCGATTGGGGATCATCATTGATGAATAAGGTCAGGAAGTTCTCCCTAAAGAGACTCGGGCATGACTTCGACTTTTTCACTGAACACCAGATCGATAACGTATACATCTGTGATGCCAACTTTGGTATGCTGAAAGTTGATGAGGGAATCACGAACGCTTTGATCAGGAGCAAAAGTGAGTATGGATACCCCAAGCAAATCCGAGGGAGCTTCGCAAAAAACTCAAACAACCGGGTATTCAACATCACCAAATCTCTCATGGAAGCGGGGATGATCTATGGAACTACGCTGTCTATGCAAAGCATGGATGAAGGTGTACTGGAAGCTGTTGATAGGGAAAACATCGGTGTGAACAAATACCGAGAACTGCAAGAAAGATATCGTGCAGAAGGATACCACACCTACAGTGAACTCATCCTGCCTCTTCCAGAGGAAACTAAAGATAGCTTCCTCGATGGGATTTGTTCATTGATAGCAGCAGGCAACCATGAGGATATCCGAGTATGGGAGCTTTCCATATTGCCCAATGCCCCAATGGCCCAGCATGTCAGCCGGTATGGATTGAAGACAGTAACCAAGAACGTGTTCCTGGAACTACCAAGAACAGATACAGAAGAAATTGAAACCAACCAAGTAGTGATAGCAACCGATACCATGTCGAAAGACGATTGGGTTGATTGCTATCTATTCGCATGGGCTATTCAAGCTCTTCATTGTGGCTACTACACCAGATACATTGCCGAATACCTGAACCGGGAGCAAGGTGTATCCTATCGCAAGTTCTACGAAAACCTGATCACAGGATGTATGGAGATAGAAGACTGTGTTATTGGTCGTAGACTACACAAGCTCAAAAAGCTATTACATTCATATCCAAACCATCCATCAAATCATCTCATGCAAAAGGCAATCGGGTTCGGACCAACAAGAAGGAACCCCGCTGATTGGCTATGGCTCAGCCTTTGTGGACATAAGGACGTGTTCTATTCAAGACTGATCCAGTATATGTCCAAGCATGTAAATTGGTCTTGGAAACTTGATGACCTAATTAATTTCCAGCAGGGAATCATGCTTGACCCATCATACGATCCGCAATCGGGTAATCACATCAAGGTCAGTCACAACTGGAAGGAATACTTCACCAACGGCGAAAAGCTCAGACATCAAGCCCGCATGTATGAGATCAGGCAGACTCATACAGGAGTGGATGATAAATACTCCTTGATTAATACTAACAACGTTTCGTTCGCTGATGCCGCAGTGGGCACTGGATTTTTGGTGAGCAGACACCGACATTATGCTCACCCACTGTCGGAAATACGGTGAATGCATGAAGCGATACTGCGTCCTTTCTGGATCTAGAACCGGGAGCACCATGCTTCAGGTTGTCCTATGGCGGTACGTAAATCGTAAGCTCGGCTATCACACGGCCCTCGGAGACTTCATGCTACGCAATTGGGTGTATGACACCGGTTGGTCCGTAGCAACGACTAGGCTCAGCCATCTGTCTCCTCACGAGGCATGGCACATGGAAATCGACCGGAAGTTCGAATACAATCGACGGGTGGATTTACTAAAGAAGTATCACGACCAAACTTACTTCATCAAGTTCCCAGCCTATTTCTGGCTGCATTGTGATGACGACCGGTTGCAGTACCTCTACGATAACTATCACTTCGTGATCACTGACCGTAAAGATAAACGTGAACGGGCACTGTCCTATGCAATTGCCATTATATCCAACTGGTTCACGGTTCGCAGGGAAGGACAGGAGAAGCTATTCACTCCCGGTGAATTTACTGAAGAAATTGGTGACATCATACTGTACGACTTTCGTGCCCTCGAAGAAGCCAAACGTTGTGTAATGAATATACCTGGAGTAGACTATAATCTGCTATGGTATGAGGATATGGTTCAGTACAAGGACCGATACGAGATGCTTGGTGCGGAGCTAGGCTTTGATGATTGGCAGAACTATGTGAACGAAAGAGACCGTGATCGTTTACCCAAAAAGGTGGGAAATCTGATTGATAAGAATTTGTATATCACTAATCTAGGAGAGTTTGATGCGTGGGTTCAAGATAACCTCACCGACAACGCTACCTGATCTATCCGAATACACTAACTACGAGTCGAAGTGGTTCAGGGGAGACAGTGAGGAGAAGTATCAGTTTAATATTGAAACCGGAGAGGAAGTTCCGTACGGCCCCGATGACATCAGATATCGGTTCAATCACCACGGCTTTCGTGCTCCTCCATTCGTGGTAGCCAAGCACAAAATCACTGAGGCATACTATGGATGCTCCGTGATGCAGGGGTACGGTCTACCAGTTGAGCATACCATACCCTATCTCGCACATGACGAACGTCATGTCCCATTCAACATGGGAATTGCTGGTGCCAGCAACGATCTGATTGCACGCACAGTCATGAGTACAGTGCCTCTTTTCAAACCAACGTTTGTATTCATCTACTGGACATACCACACTCGTCGGGAAATCTATGACGAAGAAGGTAACCCAATCCAATGGTTGAGAAACTGGAAAGATCAGACCGTGAAAGTATCAGACAAGTACGTTCCACATATGGATGCTCAGGGGCAACTGTCTCACTTCACCAGCAATGTAAACAATCTACTGAAGAATATCACAATGGTTGATCTGTTCTTAAAATCAAACTCAACTGACTACGCATGGGCTCTGGTCGATGCACACTGCCTGACATACGATGAAGTGTATCGAGAGTTTTTTCCGTTTAGCGATAACTACTTGAGAGCTAGTCTAGCGGACATTCAGGTGGATGTATCCAGAGATCTACAACACCCTGGGCCAGAGACTTCCAAGAAGATCGCAAACGGGATTAAGTCAATCCGCTGATATACTTGTCCCAAGTCTCAATTGGCATCTGCCAATGAATGTGAATTCGATCAGTTTCTCCATAATTCCAAGCGGTATGCTTTTCTGAACCGGTTTTGACCATCCACAAATGTCCGTCCGCTGGCATGTGCACGACCTCATCGCTTAGCTTGAACATGGCATTTGGATTAGTATAAAGAACCACATGGAAGCGATATGTTTGCTCTTGTGGATAGTCAATGTGCTCAACAAACTTAAACCCAGGATGCATCGCCCATACAGCGCCACGGTATGCCTCTGGGAAAATAGTTAGAACGTCGGCCATATAACCATTGCAAACTTCTCTACGTTTGGTGAAGTGCTCATTGCCAATGAATGCCTTGCTACCATCTTTGAAAAACAACCGACCCTTAGAGCGAATCATCGGATCATCTTTTCTATCTGGATTACGCCACCAAATTCGTTCTACGTTATCCGGCTTCTCGAACTCGTGCAACGCCCATCCGTATCCCTTGCTTCCGGGCTCGAAGTAGTCTTTGGCGTAGTCGATTGTGTCATCCTTCCTAGTTGGATACTCATAGTATTGTAACGCCTCGTACCAGTTCCGAAGACGATCCAAATCAATGTGCCCATTAGTCTTAATCAAACCACTCATAGCTGCATACTCTTCTCGTGGTACTTCCAAAATGTATCTAATGGCATCTGCCAATAGATGTGGAGACGACGAGTAGTTCCGTGGTTCCATGCTCGATGCAAAACTCCGGTATTCATAAACCACAAATGACCGTCTGCCTCGAAGTGACGCTCCTCCCCCAATACTTCTTGTTTGCAACCCTCATTCGTGTACAACGGAATATGAATTCGATAGTGATTACCACGGGGAGGGTCCACGTGCTCCTTATACCCAAAGCCAGGACACATGTCCTTCATACCGCAGCGGTATGCTTCCGGGAAGTGATCAAGTATCTCAGCCAAATAGCCAGTAAGACCAGCAGAACGAATTGTATAATCCTGATTACGTACCTTTCTAGTCTCACCATCCGCAAACCGATATGTGGCACGCTTGGACATGATGGGACTATCAACAGAAGTACCCTCCTCGTTGATCGGAATCGCTCCAGTCAAGTTTGGTTCGTGCAACTGCCAACCATATGCACCTTCTCCAAACGTCTCGTGGGTCTGGTACTCGTCCTCTTCTCTGTTCCATCTATGGGGAGGATTAGCAAAGGCATACTTCAGATACCAATCCTGCAATCTTTCCAGATCGACAGTAATGGCACTTCGATGGAACCTAAATGGAATATAATGAATGGTTGGCATATCGATTCCAAGATTGTAGAGGCATTTTCATCATGATGTGTGTTCTAGAAGACTCACCCATGTTCCATGCGGTATGCTTGATGTCAGTTCTAGACAAGTATATATGCCCATCTGCTGGGATGTGATGACACTCGCCATCATCATATGCCATGTGACAGAATGGATTGGTGGTTAGCGCAATATGGCATCTCATGGAGTCGTATGGCGAATCACTATGTGGCTTGTAACAAAACCCAGGATCAAGAGTCCACCAGCTTCCTCTCCAGGCATCAGAGAGAAAGTCCAATACATCATTTAGGTACCCAACACACTTCTCATTTCGTCTAGTAAAAAGATGATCAATCTTAGCCCCCTCTTCGCTGTTGCTGGATACTGCTCTTTCTTCTTCCTGGGTCAGTTCTCTAGTGCTGTGAAACCTTGTACCATGAGCCCAGCTTCCACGAAAGCAATACTTTTCCTTAGAGATGGTATCATCGATGTCAACACCAGAAGGAACCTCAGTGTCAATACCAAGGTATCTCTCGGTGTGGGATTCCAACATGATCTGATACTCCCGATAAAGGGTATCAATGTCCACTTTGATGTTTGTCCGTACAATATTCATTCTGGATCTGGATACTTGCCTGAGAAGTTGATCACCGCATTCTCCATGCTTTTGTACTTGTCATAGCAAGCACGAGGTAGATTGATACGTAGGTGTGTGCGTAGCTCGCTACCATGATTCCACGCAGTGTGGCGGATGTGGGTGTTAACCCAATAACAATGACCATCCGCTGGTAGATGATACACCTGTTGGGTTTCATAGCCCATGTAGCAAAACGCATTGGTGTACAACGGGATATGGATGGCTGCACTGTCCGATGGGTTGTCGGTATGTGGAATGTATCCGTATACAGGAGTCTCAGTCCAAAACGTAGTTCTCCAGCACTCTGGAAAGAAATCAATCACATCATTCACGTATCCAAGGCAAATATTGGTCCTTGTTGTGTACTGATCTGGATAATCTTTAATCGCTTCTAGACTGGACTCGGTTCTAATTCTCAGCTTCTCATCTTCTTCGGATAGAGTCATGGTGGATCCTTGATACCCACCGCCCTGCATACGAGATGAGATCAGCATTCCGCTGCGAATACCATACAGATGGATTCGAGATTCCTGTGTGCTCTCAAAATGAAACGTTGGTATGTACTTGTAGTTCACAAGGTGGACCTTCTTAGCAAGGTCGTACAGCTTTCCGATATCAGCCTTGATATCCAGTCTCTCTACCAAAGGAGGAAGATCCTGCGTTGTTTCTAGCACGTTTCTCATGATGTTATGTCCTCTTGTCCGTCAAGCGAGACCACTAAATGAACTCGCTGTTTTCTACTGTTGTTCTTAGCCCAATGCTTAATACCCGTGTTCACCACATAAGCATGTCCTGGAACCAAATGTATGTCGCCATGTCCTTCAAACCCAAGCACTGCATCTGGATGTGTGTATACGGGTATGTGTGCCTTCAATGCGTACTTCGGACTATAATCGATATGCTCACCTACTTCTTGGTCTGGCATAAGCTTGACAAACCTAGCCCTAACCGGAGTAGCTTTGAACTGTCCTAGCAACTCACCTATGTAGGTCTCATTCAATCGGTCAGGTAACTTAGTGTAGTTACGCTCATCGATGATTGGATCATAGTCCTTGTTCAAATCAATGAGTGACTTGATTCTCTTCTTGGTAGATAGTCCTTTCTGATGTTCATACCATGACACCCCACGTTCTTCATCCAGTTGCCTCTGAAGCTCTACCGCTAGGTCTGTGGGGTGATGAATAACAAGTGGCCAGTAATCATCTGGTGAGCAATACCTTCCACCAAAGGCATACTCAATGACCTCATCCTCGAATACCGAATGATCACGTCCCTTCCACTTCTCATAGAAATCCTGCAAACGAGCGGTGTCCACCGTAATCCAAGGTAGCACACGAACAGGGGCATCAAACTCCTTGGAACCAAATCGTTCTTTCCACTCTCTCTTCAAGTCTCTTCCAGGGAAAAGTTGCGTCAAGTCTGTCATTTTTCACCCATCAAACGCTCGATGCCTTTAGTTACGCATGGTCTATTGATGACACCTTCACGTGAGTACTCATCCCAGACTGAATCGTGGCTCAATCCGAAGATTACTGTCTTGCTTGGTATCAATTTTAAATCGTTGCAAATAGCATGTTGTGCTACACTATATCTACTCGTGACATACATGGGTGAGAAACGTGTCATCAACTTATAACCTAGATACGCTCCCAGCCTGTTGTAGTAGTGACCGAGGCTGAATACATCCATTGGATGTGGCACGTCCTCTCTCATGAACTCGATGCCAACCCTAACCGCTGACATCGGGAACAACTTACTGAAGCTGAATGCTACATGCCTGATGCACTCGTGCTCAAGGATAATAGGTACATCCCTACAAGCAGGCCAAAAGGCACAATCCAAGAATACTGGTACTCTCAGTTTACAGCATTCATTCAACAGTTCGAATGTTCTGAAGTGTCTATCTCCGGTGGCTGAAAACGGATACGATAGAACCACCGCATCACAACTACGAACTTCTTGATCATCCAAGTACACCAGGGGCTTATCATGGAACGTCATAAGCCTTTTCACGTACGGATATTCACCACGGAAGACCCGAATATTTAGACCTTGACCGAGACACTTGGCTACGAAGCAATCCAGGGAATGGGTTATCGCATTCGTGATGGCCACTTTAGGAAAATCATCAAGACCGATTATCGGACTTGTGCTATGTCCAGTTGCCCAATTTCTGAACCGGTCAATGTACATGTCACGAAAGTTATCCTGGATGTACATGGCTCTAGCTTCAGCCAATGAAACGTTATTAACGCTGTTGTACCATGCCAAGAATTCCCTGTCAGCAATAGCACGAGCGGTCTTAGTTACTAAAGTATAGTCTCCACTCATCTCTAGTTTTCCTCTGTAACGGGAACTCGAAATCCCTTTGAAACTTCAACACGGATACATTTTGCCAACAGGTCGGATCCTTGATGCAATCTTCATACTCTGGGCATGTGAAATACATGTCCGAAAGAACTTCCCATGTCTCCTCATATGTTCGGTCGTACTCATTGATCCAGGACGTGACATTCTGAATGGTGCGTCTGCGACGATTGAACTCGATTGAGAAGAACGCAGCCGATCTGTTTCGTCGGCAGACTTCCACTTGCATTGGAAGAACGTACTTAGATAGGAGTCCTCCTTTTCTTCGTCCGTCCTTGTTTGTTGGTAGTCCTGATTGTCTTACTGATCTAGCATAGTATGCACGGTTCAGCACACGGGCTATTGTGTTCGGATAGATACCAGCGTTGTATACACCAGCAAAAGCAATCGCCCTATCATCAATCAATACATGGAACGCATCGTGCTCCAAAATTTTCAAGTTCACATAGTTCCTGGCATTACGATCTGAGCCTGTTTTTGCTTCAATCCATAACTCATGAAACATATTCCATGCTGTCGGATCATCAGTTTGACACAGGTCGATGGCTATCATTTGAAACCGATTCTCATGAATCTCCTATACATTTTGTCCGGATACTCATACACCCGATCTCCGTTGTATAGAACATCACGCATGGGAAACCTGGACTCCATATCTTTCAAGGTATCCACTCGATTAGTATGTGAGTCATTGTCTTGATTGTTAGCTTGAACTGCAATACATGTCTGAGGTAACAGACTGTAATACCAATCGTCCTCCTCAAAGTGTTCAGCCGAAGTGTTGATAACCAGATCTGGAATCCAATCATACTCCGTGTACCAGTTAAACTGGTTCACATCAGCGGTGAATGCTTTGAATTTCCACTTCTCATATACCCATGCGGTGTTGATTTTATCCGCTATGATTTCACACGACGGATCAATATCATATGACCGGATGTTCTGAATCGGTAGCTTGTCTCTACTCAGAATTAGAAAAGCTGTTATGCCGTACCATCCTCCGTAGATGGCAATTTTGAGAGGTTCTTTAGTTTGATACAGACGCTCCAGATTTCGGACGAGCCAAAGCTTGGCCATTATTTGGCCATGGGACCATGCTGTAAGATCAACGTCTGCTCTCATCGACTGGTCTAGCCAAGGACGCCACAAGGTGGATTCTTTCCATATTCCCGTGGCCATTCATGGCGCAATGCCTCTTGTACCCATCAAGTTTGTATACATATCCGTCATCAGGAATATGGTAACTTTCTAGCTGAGGTTCAAGGCGACCATCGTCATCGATATTGTAGTCCTGTCCTCCCTCCAGGATGAAAGCGTACGGATTGGTAAGAATTGCGACGTGGAAGCGGTCCTCGAAATCACGGTGAAAGCTGATTGTGGACATTGGAGGAAGCATCATCAATCGCATCCTACAGATACCGTATCCGTAGGTCATTTGACTCCAAGTAAACATTCCTTCCCATACGTCAAAAAAGTAAGTGTTGCGGAACTCACTATTGAACTCGGAAATCTCTCGGTCTTCCAAAACTTTCTTACCATCTTTGAAACCGGCTCGAATGCACTCCCCATGTACTCGTTCTGATGAATAGACTTCGGAGCTACCAGGACGATGGGAAAGACCGATTTGATTGTTATGGCTCCAGCCAAACATCTGAATGGCAGTATGTGTCGCTGTCTGTAACTGTTCGGAATCAAATTGAAGGTTTTGATTCTTCATCAAATCTACTCCGCAGCCAATTCCAATCGTTTATTTTGGATAGATCCTCTCCATCCAATGCATGATTTCGTCCAGAGCGAGCCCCGAGAGCACAATAGTTTCCATACCTCCCGAGCTTAGCGGCGCACCACGCAGACAAACGCTCTTCATTCTCCTTATTGTTCCCACGGGCTATCGTATGTGATGCCAGTTTGGCTGCTTCTCGAAAGCCAGCCCTCCAGGCATCGAATGGAGAGGTATCAATGTTTGTAACAGAAGCTACTTCCTCCATGACATGGAAATGCTCACTGATACTCGTGGTGAAATCCACCACATTATCCGGTACAGCAAGGACAGATAGTCGGGGAAGAAGCTTTATTCCTCCATACCCATACGACAAACCAATAATGGGATTGTATGCTCTCCAGACAGCCACTCGATCACGAACATTATCATCCTTCGGCCATTGAAAGCTGAAGTCGAAACCAGAGCAAATTTCGTTGTCAGCATCAACCACCCAGAAATACCGAGTTCGACACTTCCGGGCAGCAGCCTTATGAGCAGCGACTATGGGGCTTACCCCATCGACACGCATTGCTCTTGGGAACCTCTTCTTCAATTGCAGCCAGTTGTTTTCAGCCAATGGCTCCTGATGAGAAAGAAAGATGATGTCATACATTCCACACGTGATCCTTCAGGTCGGTCACAAACTGATCAAAGTATTCACGGTTATCGAACGACTCGATATCAATTCCTTCTCCAGTGAAGCCGATGCCCTTCGAGCCCTTGGCTTGGCGTTCCAAATCATCTTGTCTGTATTCACGCTTCTTCTGGCTGCGAAGGCGATCTACCGTATCCTCCAGGCTCTTGCCGTAGCACTTAACTGACAATATAAGTTCTTTCAGGTGAGCGATGGAGAAACCCTCCGAGGCCATTGTCCATTCGTACAACTCATCCCTGGACAGGCTTGGCTCCTTCTTGTACAGGTACGCTGCACGAGCCTTGGCAGTTGGCATTGGCACCGGAACAATCAGGTCGAAGCGGGACGGACGGTCAACGAATCGCTTATCAAGCTGATCGATATAGTTAGTGGTAGCCAAGAATACGACGTTCTCGATCTGGGCCTCGCCATCCAGCACTGACAGCCACGTGTTTTCACGACGATCACGGTCGGTCAAGGTGTCGAAGTCCTCCAGTACCACGATCATCGGACGCTTTGGTTCGATACGGCGAATCATCTGAAGGCATGCAGACAACAGGGATGGATCTTCTGCGTAGATGGCGATGCCTCCGTTCTTGATGAGCATCTGAACGAGAACCTGGATGGTGCACGTCTTACCGGAACCCGGCTCTCCATACATCAGAATTCCACGCTTGTGGAGAAATCCACGTAATACCATGGCATCCCGGACGGATTTGGACCAAAACGTTTTGATTTGGTCAATGACTTCATTGCACACCATGTCTGGCAGAACAATGAGATCGTCAGTCTCGATGATCAGCTTGGAAAGGCACGCACCGATGTCATCACGATGGGCGCACTTGTAAAGGCCAGGAGGAAGATCATCCACAATGTTGGACGTTCCCCAGAACACTGCTCCATCTGGTGTAGAAGACCAGTGGCGCTGTGCTTTCTGAATACTCTCGGTCACTGTATCCTCATCATGAGCATCACGACCTATGGTCATAGACTCTACCTCCGAATCATCTATTGGACGTACTTCGTTAGAAAGTGAGCTTGCGTATGATCTACCGTGTGGCATGTGCCTCTCCTGTTAGTAGATGGGAATATCGTGAACCCATCTGAAATTATTCGCATCTTCCCAAGTGTTTACCAGCGGCATTCCTCTGATATTCAGGCTGGTGTTTAATAGCATCGGGCATTCAGTTTTTTCGTACCATCGTTTTAGCAAAGCGTAAAAAACCGAATTCTGTTGTTTGTTGACTGTTTGAATCCTGGATGTACTATTCACGTGACATATAGCTGGTACATATCTCGGGTATTTCACTCTCCAAGTGTATTGCATGTACGGAGACTTTTCAACATGCTGAGGCATCACGAAGTGATCAGCAGCCTTCTCCTCCAATACACTAGCAGCAAATGGCCTAAACTGTTGCCTCTTCTTGATATCGTTCACTCGGCTCTTAGTGTTGCGATACCTTGGATCTGCGAGAATGGAACGGTTACCGAGAGCACGAGGCCCGTACTCAGCACGCCCATTAGCCACGGCGATGACATACTCTCGTTCGAGAGAACGAATCGCTTCGTCAATATCCACTTCCCGCTCGATGTCTGTTCCCAAATACGGACCAGTCCACTGGACTTGTTCCCGCTTATAAGCGAGTGCTGCACCCAAGGCAGAACCCGCATCACCCGGATTGGGCATGATCCAGATATCTTCGAAAATGCGTCTTGCGGCAAGTTTGGCATTGGCTACACAGTTAAGGGCTACTCCACCCATGAACACAATATATCTTTTTCCAGTCTCTCTTGCAACCCATTCGAACAAATCAACCAAATATTCCTCAAGAACTCTCTGTATACTTGCTGCTAGATCTTCGATTGAAGCTCTAGGCATCCAATCGTCGATTCCCATGTGGACATTTTTCTTTAGCAAAAATTCATGAGCATCCCCGATCTCTATGAATTCATCACGTATCTCTTCAGTTAAGCTCGGCCTGCCAAACGCCGAGGCACCCATAAGGATGTACTCCTCCTCATTTGGTTTGAATCCACAGCGCTGCGTGAAAGCGCTGTAAAGCAGTCCGAGACTGTCAGGGTAGCGGGTGGACCATATCTTTTCCAGGGACGCTCCTGAGCCAACCCAGACGCTCAGGGTATCCCATTCACCAATTGCGTCAGCCACGATGATGGCTGCCTCGTTAAACCCGCTGGTATAGAACCCAGCAGCAGCATGCGACTCATGATGGCTAACTGTCTCAATTGGGACATTTCCGAAGAATTGTCTCAAATGCGACTTGTAATCGAAGTCGTTTTTCTGGCCAGCGTACCATTTTCTTAATTTCTTCCAGAATGGCTTCTCGTAGTACACTAAAGTATCGACATCGCCCCATTCTAGTGCTTCACGAATCAAACCATCGCATAAATGTTTGTCGTTCTTGTTTTTGCTGTATCTCTCTGAATGCCCAGCAAACAAAATCTTCTTGCCACTTACTACCGAAACAGCAGCATCATGAAAGCCACAGCTAACACCGAAGATTGCCATCAGTGCATTTCCCACAGATCTTTCTGTGTAATGTAGTGCTTCAAATTCTTAAACCAAATCTGGTGCGCCTGCTCGTCCGGATGCCCTAACTCCGTTCTGTCCTTGGCCCCAGCATTCCAGGTCCACTTATGAAACGTCTGTTCCGGATTCTGGAAACCATAATAACGCCTGATGTTAACCATATTAGTTAATGCACTATCAGCACCAGGGATGATCCATGCAGAATTGAAGAATAGGTATGGGATCTCCATCGTTTCAAGAAACGACTGTAGAGCGATGATGCGTGTCAGTGCCCTGGTACCAGCCGCATTCCGATTGGTGAAACCTTCATGATACTGGAGGATAAAATCCCTGCAAGTTTCATCAGGGTAACGGTGTTTTGTTCGCTCATCTATCGGATCAGAAGAATACCGGATGTACTTTAGTTCATCTTCCTCTGCATCCACATTCGGGTCATAATAGAATTCCATACGTCGAGCAAATCCCCAACCGATGATTACAAAAATATTACGATTGAGAGTATTGCCTACGAACTTCATCGTCGTTCTTAGGATACGGTCGTGTGATGATCCGGGATAAGCATCGTTGAAAAGAGCACAATTACGTTCCGTCGCCATGAGTTGTGTGTACGAACGTGAGTGGTCCTTAAGGCCGACGCCATGCGTGAAGGAGTCGCCGTTGGTGTAGATGATATCAGTCATAAATGAATGGGTCTTCACCCCGCTCTATGGCTTTCCTCATCTTACGCATTTTCCACCAATGTGTGATGGGTCGGAATAGCTTCTTGAAAAACTTCTTCATGGTGCTTCTCTTAGATTGTGTTCTTCTATGTAAGACTTCAAACGCCTCGCCCAAGCTGCATGAGCTTTCTCATCGGGATGCCCCATCGGCATCCTTCCTTGAAATCCGCTCTTCCATGTCCATCCGCTGAAGGTCTCCATACGGTCATACATACCAATGAACCGCTTCTCGTCTACCATGGACGCCAATGCTTGGCTCTGTGTTTTCTCTATCTCCAGAATCCATCCAGCGTTAGTAAACACGTACGGTATTCTAAATGACTTCAATATTCCCTGTAGACCGACGATGTGGCTGAGGGTTCTGGTCATTGATGCTGGCAAGGAAGAAAACCAACGATTATAAGCGACAGCAAAGTCCTTCAAGACATCATCTTCGTGTAAGTTCCACAGCTTGCTCTTGTGAATACCAACATAGATAGGATAGTACCTTCTCTCCTCTTCTGGATACTTGCTCATTTCAGTCTTGTTGAACTCGTCACCTTCTTCAAGCCGAGGTTCATAGTAGAACTCGGTTCTACTGGCGTTGGACCAACCAATGACAACAAACAAATCTTCTGGGCTTCTCCCACTAGCAATCCATTCGGATACAAACTTCAAAGTACGTCGGTAGATGCGGTCGTTCGATCCACCACCCACACTATCGTTGAAGTATTCATCCAGATTGTACAACTTTGCTAGCTGACCAACATAGCAGTGCGTGTTACGGTATTCTTTGTCGTATGTGCCATTTTCATCAATGACTCCTAGCTCATCACCGTGTGTGCTTGAGTCTCCATTAGCATACAGGTGCTTCATTCATACTTCTCCCCTAGCTCATCATACCAAGCAATCAATGGATCTGGGAAAGTGTCACGAAAGCTCTTGCCTCGTCGTTGATCATACTGTTTATAAAAGTGATAGAAAGAATACTCATCTGACTCCTGGTTTTGGCTTTCGGCTTGCCCCTTTCTCAAATATGCAATCAGCTTACGAATGCCGTATCGGTCGAAGTCGGTTACTCCAGAAGCACGCTCATTCCTGTCCAACCAAGACTCGATGTGATCAGCCCGCTCTTCTCTCAGGTAAGCAGGAAGCACCAGCGGAGACATGAACGTAGGATATCGCAGCATGTTGGAAGAAATCAGCGGATGATTGTTGTCATACTCTGCTTTCATCTCAAGCAAATCGTCATACAGGTCGGTGATTGACCATAAGCAGAGGGCATTCACCGTCATCATCAACGTGACGAACTCGGACTTACCGTTTCGGATAAAGTACCAAACGTTGTCCTTCCAATAGTTATAGTCCAGTCCATCACGTAGATATTCGGCTTGCTTACCGTGTGCTTCGCACGATGTGTACAACGAGAACTTGGGAATCTTGGTGCTGAACTCGGTGATCCGCTGAATGAGATCAAACTTACCACCAAAGTTTGAATTCACAGCAAATTGCATGTTCGGATTAACACCCTCCCTTTCGATCAGGTCTGTCAGCTTCCAGAAATGCGGGCTCATCAATGGCTCTCCACCGGTTACCCGAAGGATCTCAAGATGCTCACGAAGCTCTGGCCACCAATCCCAAAACGCTTGCACAAACGGATTGCCATCATTGTACTTTCCGTATGGTTCATGATCCGAACCATCTCTAGAGAAGTAGTTCGATGCTGGATTGTCCGGATGAATTCGATACGGACCTGCCGTCTTGATATCCTTTGCCCAGGTTGTAGAGTAGTTCGAACTACAGTACGAACAAGCGAAGTTGCAAATGCGGTCGAATGAGATTTCCAGGTTTTTAGGTATGACGTTTTCATTCCAGGACATACGTGTCGCTTTCATCACATCACGGTCTTGGAACGAACAGGTGTAGAATACTCTATCAGCTACAGTTCCCTTTTCCTCCATATCCTCGATACGCCAGCAATAACTGCACTCAATCGGTCGTTCACCTTGTAGCATTAGCCTTCGCTGACGCTTCTTAAATTCCGTGTTATGAATAGCGGATGGAGAGAGCTGAACCTCTTCAACGGGGATAGAATGCTCGGATGGGTGATGACAGGAACGGCTCTTTCCTGCTCCCAGGTTGATCGTGGCCATCAGCCATTTGGCCGCACAGAACGACGAGGAGATTGGATCAATCATCCTCTCCTTGTATTGTTCCGGCTTTTCTCCACGTTTCCTCGGCATTAAGAATATCCTGTTCTACTTGGTGCTACGTATACGTGTTTGAAGAACCGGGATGCGTCGGCATCCAGTTCGGCTATCTGCAAACCCATAGTAACTCGAAGGCGATCACCAAGTTTCTTTGTTTCTTCCTGGAGGCTTTCGCCCTTTGGTTCAATCTCTATTTCCCAGAACATCTGAAACCAATCGTAGTCTGCAATCAGATTATGGTCCCAATCACGTAAATTGGTCCAGTATACTCCAGCCCTGGTTCCATAGATGCTCCACAATCCATTCTCAACATCGGCTCCAACCGAGCACCAGATTTCCAGCCTCTTGATATTACCATGCCAAAGCCTGCCTAGCTCTATCTCATCCAGGTTCACTCGGCTTCCACGGTCCAAAGTCATCTTGACGCCTTCCCTGAACCCAGCACGAAACGCCTGGAATGGACTACCATTCGGATAGGTCTGAGAATACGACTCTTCCATCTGAACGTACCGCTCATCCCAGCAAAAGTCAACCGAACCCTCGCCATCGTCAGCATTCTCATGGCTTCTCATATTCTTGACGAATGCTGTGGGCCAACATTTCAGACCGCCGTTTCCATACATCAACCCGTTGATCATGTTCAAGCCAGCCCAGGAAAACACACAATCTTGCTGGGAGTCCGGAACCTCGAACTCCTTGGAAAAGAAGTCCTCATTCACAATGTTGTCTCCATCTACGGTGATGAACCGGTCTGTCTCAGATGCCAGAGCGCATTCCTTGTGCGCCTTGTCGAATCCTTTGACTCCGTGAACACGCTTGGCCCATGGGCACTTTCTTCTCAAATCAGCAAAGAACTCATCTGCTTTCGGCTCGTCGTAGGACAAGAACACTACATCGGTGTCTTCAATCTTAATCTTCATCTTTCAATCACCAACTGATATCGTTCGTACAACCATCGTGTGTATACGCTGAATTCATCTGGAACATTAATGCCCGCTACTGTCACATTTCCATCTATCGCATCTATCAACTGACATCCAAAGTGCTGATGTAGAATATAAGGCTCATCTTCATCGGTGACAAAAAAGTCTAGATTCACACCGTCAAGAGCATACTCAACTTTGGGAGCAGTCACCTTGAAGTTTGTCCCATCCCAGCTTACAATGATTTCCGCATCTTCCTGATCTTGTGGTATGCTGTTTACCGGACATGCTTTTGGAAGAGCCTGTTTGGTTTCCACCAGCACCATCTTCAGTGTTCGCTCATTGAAAACTACCGACCAATTGAATAGTGATTCCTTGCCACTCACGAGGTTTGCACCCAACGTGGCGGGGATTTTCAAAAACGACATATTCTCCCAATCATTTAGCTTATGCGGACTGATAGCCCTGATTGCTCCAGTGCGAGAATTCTCTGGTACCTCGTAGTAGAGGTAGTAGTCCTCAAGCTTCTTCGAGCTTTCGGATAATGATTCCGTCATTCAAGAAATCCTTCAAGTGGTAATGAACCGGATACCGCTGTACGTAATTGTCTATCACAAGAGTCAAATCCCTCTTCATTGTCAATGACAAAACAGCCTTCCAATCGTCGTCAGAGTTGACCTTTTGGTCCCCAGCCTTCATATGTGTGAAGGTAGGCAGACTAACCGATGGTGCCCATTCTTCTCTTCCCAATGCTTTCATTGCATACGCAAACATGAGATCACCACTGACCTTATGGGGAATAGTCTTGTAGTGATGATTCCAATGATATCGAAACCGAGGGTTTTTAGAATAGGCAATAATGTCTTCATCCGATAGCTGCCTATACTGATAGTAATCCCTCATCTCTGACCAAAAGTATACCTGACGCCTTGCGTAATCGAATACCTCGTGAACTTCCTCATCTTGCTTAAAGTACATGAATGCAGAATACACGTTTGGTAGTTGATTCTTCTCAAACACCGCCCGATACTTGGAGTTCAAGATCGGGTTACCACGGAAATCTCTTGGGGTTGTAGTAGTCCACATCTTTCTATGCGCCATCACGTTCCACCAGTGACTCACATCCATAGGAAACAACATGTCGCAATCTAACAAGACAGTCTCTTCATATGGAGTGATGTGATAGACTTTCCACTTGTTTTGTATCTTCCACTTCTCACGAGCGGCATCATCTCCCCAGGGAATCTCTACAACCTCATCGAATACATTTGCGTACTTCTTTGGTACCTTTGTTCCGGGCAGTACCGCCACGGCAAGGTGAGACACCGAAGATTGTGTGGCACGCAAACTAAGAGCCAAGGCATAAGCCATCCTGAGATAGTCGATGCCTTCACTTTGTTGAACGATAGTGATGTATCCACGCTGTCTCTTGAATTTACGCATACGCTTCGATGATCCTTTCAGCAAACTCTTCATAGCTGTACTTGTTCATGAAGTGCACGTTGCTCTCAATAGATGTTACCGGAACAGTAGACCCATCCACCTTAAACACGGCCCTACCACGCTCGATGTGAATCATCTTGTCCCTGTCCCATGCGAATGTCAAATACGGGATAGGTAAGGGCTTAACAAATCCTCCCTCCGTGCGCCCGCCCATGAAGTGCGCTGCCACTGAGAAGGCATAGTCATTTCTATACATTGCAGTATTATACCCGTGGAGCAATCCAAAGTAGTTGTAATTGATTTTCACGTAGTTGACTACTTGAAAGAAATCCTGAACAGCGGGAGTCTTTCGAAAGTAAAACACGGTAGCCCAATACAAAGGTACTCCAGTCTCTTTGAATCGCCTTTCTATCATTTCAGTAGAATGCGGAAAAACCATTCTACCGATCTGAGTGTTCATCATGAAATCGTTATTAGATCCCCAAACCAAGTTCAATCTGTCATCCAATATCAGCATATCAGCATCAATGACTAAGGTCTCATCGAATGGAGACAAAGAGTACGAAGCAGAGCGAGTAGAGTTATGATAGACACCAGCCATTGTGAATGGTCTGCGATTACCATCGTTGGGGCGTTCGATCAGAACCGGTCGCATCAATTGTTTCGAGCGGGGATACGCTTCGAGTAGACGTTCCCAGGTTTCCGGGTCTGTAACCAAAGCGATGTTGTAATCTCCCATGTGCTCTCGTATCATGAGCGAACAGGAATACGCCATACGCCCATACCAGAACACATCGCTATCATGAGCACACAGAAGGATTCCCCTGTTCATCAAAACACACCTACTATTTCCTCCAGGCTCTTAGCATTCCTGAGCTTGGTATACTTTTCATAGTAAGAGTTCATGGCCTCATAGTAGGTGCCTTGAACTTCGTCAAGAAAGTTGTCAATGTCATCGTCCAGAATCATCACGGGGTCTTGGTTTTGATCAAGAGCTATGAGTTGTCCGGACTCAATCGAACGTTCAGCTAGCCAGACAAGAGGGAGATCAGCAACGAACTGGTGTCCATTGAAACTAAAGATAGAGCGCTGACGGAATTCTTCCTTGAGAAATTCCAACTGATTGTGATAAGCCATTCGCTTATCAGTAGCCCGAAGCAATTCTCTGAGTTCGTCCATGGCTATTCCGGAGGTATAAAGCATCCAGAATATATTCCAAAACTAGTGGAGTTTCAACCTTATCCGCCAGAGGTCAGAGGAACAACAGTTGCTAATGATGGAGCAGCAATTGTCAACGGGAAAGTTGCTCGCTGTAGGTCTACGTTTGACGTAATAGTTCCAGACACGCTATCAAAGAATGAGTTGGTATGTGCATCAGTGTAAGTCACACGGAACTCCAAACGACGACCGTTGTCATTATTGGCTCCAACCGGAGTTGGGTCCATAGTGCGAGCCTCGATGGTCACCATGTTGGCAGCATATGCGCCAGTGCTGGCAAGACTGAAGATGGTCTGAAAGCCAGTCGTCAACTCAAAGTATCCGACACCGGATGCAATGAAGTCTGCGGAACCGGTGCTGGTCGTACCATGTACGCCCATGATGACTGTTCCCATGCTGGATAGCAGTGTGGTCCAACTTGTATTCTGCGGGGTGGCTGCACCACCGCTACGAGAACCACGAATACGAACCTGACCACCAGAATTAAAGTAATAACGGGCTTGATCAGCGTTTGCGAAAGTGACAGTGAAACGATGTTGAATGGAACTTGACCATGCAGCAGCACGAATGCTAACAAGTTGATCTGTGAATACCGTTACCGATCCAGTATCAAAGTTCAAGCGATTGGTCTGAATGAGAGCAATTGTGCTATCCAAATCAACAGGGTCACTAGTTGGAGGATCAGACTCGTGGGCTTCAACAACCTCACCCGCAGCAACTTCCGGAAGTAGACCAGTAAATGGATTGGGTGTGGTGATAGTGCCCTGGTGAACGGCGCAGGTAGAGATAGCATTGACCAAATCTTCCCATTCCTGGGCTTCAACCAACTTGCCTACAGGAACGTTGATTAATGGAAAATCGGTCTGTCCGTAACCAGAATCTCCGTTACCAACACCATAGGTGAAATCAGTATCGTCACTGAATGTGTTATAGTCAATCGCCTCGATGAGACCGTCTAATACGTACGCCATCTTGAACCTCTTATCGTACGGTTACGAATGCTACTTCTACCAGACGCTCTTCTTCACGGTCGTCATCTTCCAATGAACGACCGAAGATTGGTACGTTGCATCCCTTCTCTGAACCCTTGGCTGCCCGTGCTACACCAGGAACATTCGAAGCAATCATGCGTGAACCCTTTGTTACTGGTCCGACTACTCGAACTGGAATACGACCAACCAGCACCACTGACAAATATAGCCCCTCTTCGCCAGAATTCAAGACGTACGCTGGTTGAGTGGAAATAACACCAAACACATCCGGATCTGCCGAACGGGTCGTGGCGGTGATTTCTTTTTCTCCACCAATTTTCACTACAGTTCCAGGAGCGTACTCCTTGTCCGCAAGGTATCTCTCAGCGATGTCAGAGTATGTAGCTTGCCATGAACCAATTAGAGTAGCACCAGTCCCGTCAATGGTGCCAGTGACTACTAAGTTTGTAGCAGTCAAATTAACGAATGTTCCGTCACACGGGACCGTATCACCAATGGTTACACCATCGATGGTAAAGTTCGCACCGCAGTCTCCGTCAACATCAATACCAAGTGTGATAGGACGGTTGACTCCACCCGGTCCTCCCAAGTCCATGACATCTCTTGTTGTCCTGGTTACCATGTTCTATATCTCCAATTATGTCTCTGCCACGATGTGCCAGTTCGATCCATCAAACACGATGGTCTTGGAACCATGGTTCGTGTTGATGATAAGCGGCGATGCTCCTCCGCTGAACGTGGCACCTACGTGTGAGATCAGAATGTTGTTTATTCCTGCACCGCCCGATTCATCGGTAATCACTACACGACGACCAGAACCAGCAGTTCCTGCTGGCACAGTTGACACATCAATAGTTACAATAAAAGACGTATTTCTTACGCCAATGTAGCTCTCTGTGTCTGCAAGCAAATGCAAGTTTGTGTTGATGCCGTTACGACCCTCGAAGGTCGCACCAACAGAAGTCGAGATCTGAAGCTCATTTCCAAGATCAACGATGTTGATGTTTGGTCCAGCCTCAAGAGTTTTGAACCTCAGATCCACGCCACTCTTGGCCGAGAATATACCTTCACCAGTACCGATATTAGATGCCGTGTTGTCTTCTCCGTCTGATGGTGCTGTCACAAGGCTTTTGAACACCCGGATGTCTACAAGCTCTCCACCAGAAAGCGGAGAAGTGAAGATGATCTCATCATTGATAAATGGAGGAGTGTAGAAGATAACCGGATTTCCGGTAGCCGATAGTGGGGCAGTGACTGGAATTGTGAACTGGAAACTAGAGCCAGTCGGAATAGCAGTAATCGTGAATGTACCATTATAATCGGATTCGGTAGCACCAGAGATTTCTACATCTGAGCCAATGCTAGCTCCATGAGGGTTCAACGTGGTTGCCGTAGCAGTGGTTCCGGAACGAGTAATACTAGTGATCGTGGTGTCAGAAGTGCTAACCAAATAGTCAACTCCACCACCGCACTGGACCAGACCATTAACGAATACAAATACTCCACTAGGTTCTACCGCCGGAATTCCAATATCAAAATCTGTTTGACCCACGACAGCAGTGTGCTTTACATTGGTAACCTGGGTGTTAGGAAGAATCGCTGGACCCTCCAAAACAGTTGAAATGAATGTGCGGGTGAATACCTCAACATCAACCGGAATTGGTGCAGAAAAGATAACATTAGCACCAACTACATTGTAGTCACCACCAGGGTTTCTTACTTGACGTACACCATCCAAGAAGACCTCTACAAACTCTCCTGCGACTGGTGTTCCACCAAGAGCGAAGGTGTCTCCGTTTGGTCCAGCAACACCAGTTGAAATGTTCTTTTGCTCAATCCAACGACCAGCAAATCGACCACCAATTGGCTGCCAAACTCCACCATCCCATACAAACGTTACATCGGTGTCCGTGCAATAAAACATGGTACCGGTGACTTCGCTACCAGTAACTGGAGGTCTAGGCTGGCCATTTGGTGCAGGGGAACCACTACACACACCAACCACAACTGGAATACCCTCCAACGGAAACCATTCTGGACCGCCAGCTTTGAATACATACAAGATCTGAGTATCAATGGCAAACACCATTCGACCATCAAAGTTATCTGCATCACCGATCAACGGCAAAGTAGCTTGAACTTCGATAGCACTGGCAATCGGCTGACCACTAACGTCATCAACTGCGATGCCTAGTCTACCACTTTGTAGTTGTCCATATGGAATGAGTACGATTGCCATTATCCTTTGCCCTTACACCTGCTTGTTCCAACCGAATAGAAATACATCGAATCTCAAATCAAGAGATCCGCCACCCATTGCGGCTTGTTGAACATTAAGCTGGATTGTTTCTGCATCGCTTACAAAGCGAGTTCTACCCATAATCTGATATGAAAAGTGAGTTTCAGTCGTGGGGTTGTTAACGATTGCATTTTCCATGACATCCTCGTCCGAAGCAATTCGTAGGTTGAATTGCGCTGGATCGGTGACATCAACTACCGCACGTGGATACAGAATGACCATCGTTGGATGCCACGTGGTTCCATCTGATGGCGCAGTGAAGATATCTGTTAGCCCGGTGGTGGTGAAATCTACATTTTCAGCAGTAGGAAGCATATTGAATAGACCAGTAGCTCCTGTCGCTCCTGTGATGTACGGGACGAACTTGGTTCCATTATAGAAATGTGGAATCTGAATGTCTTCCTTATACCAATCCATACCTTCGACCGGGTTAGTTGGCTCAGTATCCCGTGCGAAGTTCTCCAGTAGATGGTAGATCGTATCGCCGTAGATGGGTCCGTACGGGCTAATTCCTTGCCCTTGAATCTCTACAGGGAAAGCAGTACCAGACGTGGTACCCACGTTGATGGTTGCTACAACTACTCCTCGGCTATTCGTGATGTTAATGGCTGGCATATTGTTTTCGACCTCTGTTATTCATATTTACTCGGATAATAGGTTTCTTGTAGTGAACACATATCTAACTTTTCCGCAATCCCAAATCCTGCTGTATCCCTGGGATTCCATTAACTCCTTTTCTGTAAAACCATCAATAGGAATACCAAACTTTTTGGCTATGTTTGCCTTTCTGAATGCCGATTTGTGGTAACGTCTGTCATGCTTGACATAGTGATAATCCACAGGTACTAATCCATCCAGAACGAACCCCATTCGTTCATAAACTCCACCATCGAACCATCGTCGGTCAGCAAAAGTGACTACGGATACCGGGGCATATAGTTTTTGAAATTGAGAAAACATCTTCGTGGCCAACCCCGCATGAATATCACCGTCAGTCACGTATCGACTAAGTTCCCATTGATATCTAGATTGTCGTTGTGGTTTAGAGAATGTCATAGCAGCAACCATTCCACCACTTCCATCAACCGCTGCAAGATGAACAGAACCTCTAGATGCACCTTGAATATGATAACGATCAAAAAACCAAGATACATCTGAATACGATACTTCTTCTACTATTGTTTTCCGCCCGGGCACTCCACGTCTGGATACACCAAGAGCATTTCTTATAATAGATTCCACCGCATCACGTTTCGTAAGCCACTCATCTTCAAATATGGTTATTAATCTACCATCGAATATTCTTTTCTTGTCAGAATGGTATGTTTTTCCTTTTGCATCCTCACGGTGCCAGTGCAGTCCGCAAAACTCTATCCCTAGATCTCTCTCAGGAATATAAATGTCTATCTCATACGGAGGAATCAATGAACGAGAATTACGGACCACATCAAAGCCTAAATCTTCTATAAAATTCCCGATTTTAGTTTCATGCTGAGATATTCGACCTGAACATTTAGGGCAATTGTACCCCTTCAAGTGACAATCTGGCGTCTGATAAAAGACTCCATGTTCCGAACATAAGATCGCTACGTTGTCAAAAATTCCCGTATATTCAACATCATCATAATAATAACGATCACCATGAATACTCCGACTACGACGAATGAACTCGTCTTTCCCTAACTTGAACTTGTTGGATACCAATTCATTAGCACAATCATTGCAACCATTTCCATACAGATGTGAACTAGCACGTTGTTCGAATTCACCATGTTTAGGACATCCAATTCTAACTTTTGTTTTGCTGTTTCGATATACTACGTTGCTATAATCATATCGTTTACCGTGAACCTCCATAGACCTCTCAATAAATGACGCAGTGTCAAGTTTCCCTTTACTGCATTGAACACATCCCTGTCCTATTTTGTGCTTTTGTGGCGTTTGCTCAAAAGGACCATGCTGCGAACAAATGATCGTCACTGGTGTCTTATTATCGACATACCGAACGAGAGAATAATCGTACTTACCGCCGTGAACATCAGTAGACCGTGTAATGAATTCCCATTCCTTGCGTTGTAATGTTCCTTTCTTCATATTACCCACAGGTATTCCGAACCTTTCAGCCAACACTTATTCACAAATTCTCACACGTAAGGAATAAACTACTTCGATTATGCGATTTGCTGACTTCTGAATTGGTGAAAACGTAATGTGTGTAATCAGTAATCCGTCCTCACTCTTCAGTCCAATCTCGTCAAACACGAATTGTGAGTCATCATTAATGTTGAATCCCACATTATCGAATGCCTGTTGTCCAAATGGCTCATCCTTGTCAATAACACAGCGAATCTCTACATCAGAGAATAGTGTGCCATTGATGTGCCTGACAGCCATCTGATTACCATCGGGGGCATCCAGAGTGTCGTCTACTACTTCGAAGTACACTGGTACATTCAGGTCAGCCGCACCAACAGTATTCGGAGTTGCAAAGCTGATATTTCCAAGGGGATCGATGGTTGCACCGCCAGTTCCAAAGTGCATGGTGTACACCGAGCCGTTTTCACGGTTTGCAAGACCACGAGCAATGACAATCGATGCATTTTCATTGTGGATAGCGTTGCGCTTGTTCAGCAGTACCTTTCCCTTATCCTCAGCACCGATGTCGTCTCGTGACAAATACTCCACGATCTTGACGTGACCTTCGATTCGGATTTTGATTTCTTCTGACAGCTTAGCCATATTCAATCCCCAAGTTACTCATATTTACGGTGGGCAATCCCCAGAATGCTGAATGACTTGGTAAGCATCCGGATATTCCACATTTGCATTAACAGATTGACCAAAAGCATAGGTTCCGAAGGTGATTCCACGGCCAAATAGTGGATAATCTAGAACCGGTGGTTTGGTGAAGGTGTCACCAACATCAAACACCTTAAAGAAGGCAACACCATTGAACTGCCAAATCTCTTGAGTTCTCGTCACGAAAACTTGTGTACCAATTGCCAATGCAGCATCCAGGTTCCACATGGTGCCATTCCATATGTAAATCTCATTCGTTGTACTGTTGATGATACGGGTTCCGACTGGACGGAACTGATTGAACCCATTCGGTTCATCATACGATTCATGGTTATCCAAAATATCGGCAACGATCTCTGGCATACGGACCAAAATAGACTCCGGTAGACCATTCAATCTAGGTTCGGTAAACTGAATGGTAAAGAACTCGTTTGCCGGTGGTAGAGAATCGAACGTGAATTGTCCACGAAATATGTCGTACGGCAAACCGGTCAATCCACCAACCAACGTTCCAACAGTGAATCGTCCTTCTGGACCAAGTGGCCAACCATTGAATCGATATCTGATTACGTCTCCTGCCTCGATGTACGGTAGGAATGCAGCCTTAACCAAACGATTTGGCGTTGGTACAACGGTGAATGTAATCTCCATTCGTTGCACATCAAGGGTATAATCTACGCCTTCCACCTGTAAGAAACCATCCAGGTACACGGCGGCAATTTCAGTGTCCATTGTAGTCTGGAACTGCTGCGTTGCACCATCGGTTACGAATTCTTGATCTGATGGAATCTTAGTTCGGATACCATTCATGAAGATACCCAAAGACTCGTACTCGACTCCCTCGGTAAGAACATTAAATGGTCCTATGCCACCCTTCTGCTGTTCGACCTGAGCGAGATTAAAGGACTGAGGTTCAGTTCCAATGATAGCGAACGGATCGACTACCGTGATGTCTTCGCTGGTTGCGAACATCTCAGTACCAGCAGGAACTTCAATCTGCTTACCAACACTGACAATAAACACCCTTCTACCAACGTCACCAGGAGCGATATCCCATGGAATAACATCCCATGGAGTAGCATCCCATCCAGCCAAAGCATCAGATGGATCATTGATGACGCAAATGTTTACACTGTCACACACATCGGTGACGATACGCTCCTCCGGGCGACCTCCTAGTGGGTCATTCGGGTCTGTGCACCCAATCATCTGAGAGCGTGGGTCGAATGGACCGCCGGGGCTGTTTAGAGTACGCAGGCTACGGGCCACAGCGTGCTTGTAATCGCTTGGAGCGGGCTGAAACAGGGTATCCTCTATGGTCGTGCCAATGAAGGTTGGATCGTTGTCCCCGTAGAAGCCCTGAGCCTGTAGTACGTCCACAGTAAAGGTTGGACCCAACGCAAACTGCGTGTCGATGATGATCTTATCGTGCCTTTTGTCTATAGTAATTTGGTTCGCCAGATTTGGCTGCAAAACACCATTTTGTCGTACCTCAACCTTGACCTCGTACAATGTAGGATCAAACAGAGCATCAATTTCGAATACGGTCTGAACATTACTACCAACGATTTGCTCGACCAAGTAGAACTCTTCTCGACCAAGGTTCTGCAAGTCCCAGGTAGCAAGATCCCAACGGTCGCAAGGCAGGTCTCTGGTATCCCAGGCAAATGTATCCCATCCACAGTCGTCCAGCAGATTGCAGGACAAGCGGTCAGCGACCAACGTAATCTTCTGGTCTGGGAACTCCAGGATTTCAACCGGAGTGTCGTCGTTGATTCCACCAATGGTGTTGATATCACCACGTATCTTAGTTCGGAATGGCTTAGTAGACAGTAGCGCATCACGAATAGCCGCCACTTCATCTGGTCGGACGAATGGTGATGTGTCAATCGATGTGAAGGTTTGAGTCGTCACATACGAAGTCTTGAAGAACCAATCGCATGTTGGATCTGGGTTCTGAATAAGCATCTCATTCAATAGTGAGAAGATCAACTCGTTTTGCTCTATGCGCTCCAGCAACAAATCATAGATCTGACCAAACAGACTACGGAAGCGAGTAACGTTGTTGTCCACGTTGTCATTCAATGCGGCAGTCTTGTTATCGATGGAGACCTGGAAGAATTCAGTATCACGAAGCTGGAAAGTAGCAGCCACGCTGGAGCCATCCCAGGCATCAATAAATCCAGAGTCCACAACTCGCACCAAATCACCCTCTACGTAGAACCCAAAACTCAGCCTACGATCACGCTCAGCAATCGTCGCTACCGTTTCAAGCGGTGTCAAATCATCAATTGATGGATCTTCAAACGGAGCACGTTGCCAGAAACCTGTTGGGTTGGTAGTCTCATCGTATTCTTCATCCAATTGGAAGATACTCAGCAATCCATCTGTTCCAGTCAAATCTCTCCTGCTCAGAATTCGGTTGATGGCAGTAACATACACATCCACAGCGGCTTCCCTGCCCGGGAAAACCGTTTGTATAGGGAAGAAGCAGGAACCAAAGCGCTCGGTAACTTCGAGCAACGGGGAAGGCACAGTATTACCTTTGGCATCCTGCCCACTCAAAGAATCAATCATCTTCTCTACGATCTGTTCTGGAATTGGGAAGAACTGGTTGTTTTCCGATACTAAAACAAATTCATGGTGAGTCTGCATGCAACGAGAGTCAATGTTAATCTGAATACCATAGTCATCCAACACCTTTTCTCCATCGGTATGAATGTACATGTGACTTTCATTAATTGGAGCGAACCATGCAAGACCACGAGCCGTTGGGTTAGTTAAGCGCTGAGAAATCTCAAACGATGTGAACTCCTTACCAGGATCACCTTCTACTGGTAGTGCATTTTTGGTGTTATCACCAGTGCTATTCAGCACCCAAAAGTAATACAAATTCCTGGTTCGACCATCAGCCAGTTCTTCTTCGATCTCCACGAACGATGGTTCATCTACATTCAATGGTGTACCATTAGGGTGCGTGGGATCATCCAAATCGCTAACAAAATCAACCCACTCTTGTGGAGGAACCATGGACTCCACCCACTCGTAAATGTCCATGTGTCCAAACACAACTTCAATGTCTCCAGTACCAGGACTGACTGGATTAGTTGCGATTTCAAACTGTAATAGACCTGTTGTAGCGCTGGCCACTGTGGCAGTAACGTTCGTTAGGTTGTATTCGGGCTGATCTGCACCACGAATACTAATCACGAATTCATCACCATCTTTAAGCCCAAGCTCTGCATTCAAATCTGCTGGTATTCCGTTTCTATCATGGTCATCAAACTGGAATAGCTCAACTTCTGCAACATCATTGGTCCTAGTAATGGTAGACTTGTAGAACAGTGGCTTACCCCATACAGCAGACATGCTTTCATAGTCTGGAGAAATCCTCCGATAATCGATGAACAACTTCCTCGCTGGTCTCCACCACAAACATCCGATCTGTTCCGCTCCCCAAGGATTAGCGCTTGGGGTGGCATCATTCCCAGATCGTACTGTGATGATCGGAGGCGTAAGGAACAATCCAACGTTCGCATTCATGACTCTACCGGCAGTTACCAACGTCACACGAACAATCGGAGACACTCCCTCGGTGTTCGACGAGTCAGCAAAGTCCGTGTCTGCACTCTGGAGTGCTGTAACCAACTTGGTTGCAACATTAACATTGGTATCCGACGAAATCACAGCTACTTCTACCAGAGTGTTTCCACCCGATGGTGGTGCTGTGTTTAGGGAACCAGAACCATTTTGAGTAATACTGATCATAACACCAGCATCAATGTCTACAGCATCAGTTACGTTTCCAGACTCGGAGTTCACTACTGTAACTGTTGAGTTAACCGAAAGGGTTTCAGCAAATGCATCAACAGCCGCTAGCACCGCAGCCGTCTTGGTAGCAATATCGATCCCGCTGTCAGTAGCATTAATAGCCACCTTGTGACCATTGGCAGTAGTGGCCGGATCAGCGTTAGGTCCGTTTCCTTGCGTGATCGTGGCAAACGTTACACCCGCTGGTGTAGTTGCTGCCACATCAGTAGCAATGTCACTAGATGCTCCAACCTCCAAGTTAGTAATCTCTACTACTTCAAATCCAGGCTGTGGTATGTTTGTTGAAAACACATTTCCATCCTGGAAGTTATTAATGACATCCGCCACAATCGTAGCAATCTCAAGATCGTCTTCACTCCCATTCAGAGCCACACGTGCGCTCGCAAGCGAGCCCGAAGGAAGCGGATCGATGTTTGAATCCAAGATGTCGAACCATACGTGGTAGAAACCACCAGGTACGCCCACTGTGAAGAAATCACCAACGATTAGGATGTTGTTTCCACGTGGCGTAAGAGTGAATCCTGTGCCTGAACCGGAGGTAGAAGTCTGAGTCAACTGAGAACCAGACAATGGAATAGAAATGCTTCCAGTGGTGGTTACAGTGAACCCATCAATCACACCAGCAGTCTCGGAGTCCACAGTTAAAACAGAACCATCGGATAGAGTGATGGTGTCTGCTACTGCGTATCCGCTTCCGCCTTCGAATATTCCATTCTGACCCACGCCATTGTAGTCAGCTTCAGTCTGGGTCTCGATCAAATGAGGTACTGTGAAGTCACTACCGCTCACGCCCGTGAAAGTAACAGATGATACTTCGCTATCTTCGACACTGTACCACACATGGTGTGGATCATCGGTTGGTGCTTCATTCAGTGTCCATACCTGTCCAGCAACCGTTCCACCACCAGGAGTAGTATCAACGGCAAACGTAGAACCAGCCGGGGTGATCACATTTGTGGTTTCTACGTTTGACACACTGAACCAGAATCGATATCTCGCAGTTGTGGAACTAATATCGAAGTAATCACCATCCTGGTTGATAGTTAGTGTAGAGCCATTGACCATTGTCATGTCAATAAACGTAGTCTCTGGACGAGCAGGGATGGTATTGTATCGTGCTGGATCAAGAGGCGTCTCGTAATCAATCAACGAGCGTGCCGAAGGTTCAAATCGATCAATCTCAGGATCATAATGGAAGTGGTCAATGATGGAGATGTCACTTTCCGTATCATACAGCGTTGCGTAGTACGCATAGTGATTAACATCAATTAAACCTGTATTTCTGTCTATTGGGAACTTTAGATTACAAGGGCTTCCAAATTCACACGCTTCTGGTGGTAGAATCCAACGGTCACCATCAGCTTCCAAATCATTACGATTGAAGTCGGGAACCTCGATTGTGTTGTTTGTCACAACCACAGGTCCACCAAACTGAATGGTTTGCACTTCGTCACGGAAGTCGGACTTGTCTACCTTAATTTGAACTGTCTGTCGTCTGGTGTCACCGTACTCCTGTAGCTTCCATGCCCAATCCTCTGAGATGAAAAAGTTGTCACGACCAATAGTGGACCCACGTGCGAACGCAAAGATAGGACGAACTGTGCCATTAGCCTGAATCATACCACGAGAGAAATCGAAACGAGATCGATCAGCAGCACCAATAGGAATCATATACTGTGAACTATCAGAAGTTACACGTTCTCTCAAGCTTTTAGTTGGATCGTTGAAACGGGACTGATTAGCCGGAACGAAACCATACAAGTTTCTAGCTTGCTCTCTCTTCGTCACATTATCAACCGTTCTGAATCGATCATACAGACGAGTGATATCAAATGCTTGCTTCTCGAAATTAGGCAACAAAGTACCACCATCAATGATGTAACCATTAGCCTCGGCACGACCTTCCCAATTCAACGTGCGATAGCTATCAACAATCAATGTACTCTGTGCAAGCCCACTCACTGGATCATAAACTATATCGTTGAAACGGGTGATGTTGGAAAATAGCACGACATGCTCAACCTCGTTCAAGTTGACACGCAGTCCATAAATTTCTGAATCGGTATTCGATGTGTCCACTCGGGCTACGGTGACTTCATCATCAATTCTGGATACGAAGGTCTGATCGGTCTCAATTGGCTCCGAACGTCTGTTAACGATACCAAACGCTCCGTTCATTATGCTTTCAATGTTTTGCCCTTGTCCAAACTCGGAAACGAACTTGGCGTTGTTCTGAATTGGGCTGTAGAAGAAAAGATCTTCGTCAAGCACATCAAGCTGTGGGTTCGGATTCCACGGAGTCTGTACTTCTAGTACCCAACGAGCAAATCGCTGTGCGCCCAACAGCCAGTCACGAGTGGAACCCGCTTCTGAGATGTCGTCAAATACCCACCCCTCGCTCACTAAGAAACGGCCATATCCAATCATGAAGTTAATGACTTCGGTTGCCGTCTCGAAGAAACGTCCATATTCAATACGCTCAAACTCTCCAGTTCCGGTAACAAAGTATGGAAAAGCAACGTCATTCACGATGAATTGACGGGTTTGTGTGCTTGGATTAGACTGCGTAGTGACTACCTGCACGGATACTTCATCGCCTTCTTGCAATTCTATTATCTCATCAACAGTAACCGTGTTCGCATCCGGATCTACTTCAAGGAACTGAGGCTTGATGCGCAGTCCGTTTATGATCACCGATAGTCGAGCGGTATCTAATGCGGTGCCACTTCTTGGAAGACTGAATTCCGTAACTTCAAAAGTTCTCTGAAGAGTCTGATTAGGGTATACAGATCCTCCAGTAATTGTTGGGTCACTGTTATCGATGAAGTCTACTGTGAATTCCTCGGTCAGAATTACCTGCCCACCCACAATGGGTACCGCTGGTCTTTCTACCGTGAAGAATGGATCGAACTGATCAAATCCAAACACACGGAATCCGTTTGGTGATTCCCTGGTAATCAGCACACCAGAACAGAATGTACTCTTGATTGGTTGTGACTTGTGAAGCAATACATGCACGTCAGTGAATGGGATCTCGTTACGTGAAAGAGTAGAGATCACAGTTCGATTTTTATTGATGAAACCAGAGGTCTTCCAACTCAATGCCGGGGAAGTATTACGAACCACCCTACTGAAGTCAGTGTTAGGACTTCCACCGTTGATGTTCACAAATTCTGAAATCCAGGCATTCACACCAATGCTCTGAACTCGATTTCCATCACTGTCTGTCTCCAAGTGGACCGGAAGGATAGAAATGGCTGGTCTGGTAAGCGTTGTTTGGTTGATAACATGTGGAGCACGAAACACCTGTCCTTCTCCTATACCAATGTAGATTTCGGACCAAAGCGTATCCATCCAAATACCGTTCTTCATCAGGTATCCAGCTAGCGACACTGAAAATGAGTTAAATGGAGAATCTAAAAACTTCTGTTCTTCTGGAGCACCATCACCATACACCCAGATATCATCAATGCGTTCTTTGTCTACCTTGGACTCATCTACTACGCCAGCAGCTATAGGATCAAGAAGATTGCCACTTGCATCCACGGGTACAGGAGCAGTAATAACAAACTTATCACGCTGAATAGGACCACTTGGATGATCGACCACACCAGCAGCAAAATCTGCCCACATAGAATGAGCACTACCGTACCGAGGAGTTCCATCAGCCGCCGTCGAGTCTGGTACATACTGTGTCCTCCACCAATCTGGCTCGATGAAGTATCCCATGACCTCCCATGGGTGCGAGTGTGGACGCACCGTATTGTAGATGCGTCGATAAATGCCGAGATAGTGACCTTCTACTCCAGCCGAACGATAGTTCCATGTGAATCGATCTGGCTCGTCAAATGTAATGTTCTCAGAGAAATCTTGCTCACGGAATAGAATGAATCGTTCGAAGTCCCGTCGAACGATCTCTCTGAACTCGTTCGTTGTGTAGTCAAAATCAAACGGATTATTCCAACGGTCAATCAAATTGACACTTTGACCGTTGAAGATGTAGTATTCGTTATCATTCAGATTAAGAAACACTTCATCTGTCAGTGCCTCTCTGAGAAGCCACTGACCACCGCTGAATACTGCGATCACAGCCTGAATGGCTGAGAATACTCGTAGACCATCAGCCGGTCCCACAATAGCATTGTAATCAGTCACTACGTCATCAACCGGATCGGTACTAGTGTTTGGAACAAAGTTTCCATAGAAGTCCTGTAGGAAGAAGTTGGATCGTGAGAACCTAGAAGAGAAAGAACTAGTCTCGGAACACTTCCGGGTAGGAACAGAAGCAAAGAATCGATTTTGTAGCTCCAGCCATACCAAATCTCTTTCGTCGCCAAATGATGGAACAATCATTCCCTCGTGACCACGAAGTCTGGTTACGCCATCTCGATCCTCGAAGGTATCTGGTACGAAACACGGGGATGCTCCTACACGTGCCGCAGACGGTGCGATGAAGATTGGTCTTGGGTCTGGGTTGATAACAGTAGGAACACCAGCCTCAATCGTTGTCTCCAGGTATGTTCCCATATCAGACAGATAGAATGGGAAGTCCTCGTTTCTACCAATGAACATGGATGTAAGAATCCCGTCAACTGCTTCTGCGGCAGTAACTGTTAGTGTTCCGGAACCTGTGTTAAAACGCAGTTCATTCCAATACTGATTCAGTCGATTAGTGAAGCGAAACAGAACCTTGTTGTATTCCTTTGCCATAGTTCGAATGGAATTGGGGACATCCAGAGAAGTTCGCTGGAGAGTAGCAAGAGTTCTCAAGTGAGTCTGCTCAGCATCAATGATAGTAGAACCAATCGTAGGATTTCTATTGGTCCAACGATATGAATTCAGTCCGAACTCGCTTCCACTGAAAGTTGACTGAGCCTTCATAATGCTGGTCATGTGACCAAGCATTCTGCTTCTCGATGGAGCAGTCAAAATGTCATGATCTGGATTCGATGAAATACCAACAGGTATTTCGTAGATGCCATTGACATCCTGTTCTTGGTTGGTCAACACATCCGACTTGAACCAAATGCCGTGTGTTACATTGGTATTGGTATCCAAGAAATACTTGTATCCAATAAATGAAGACGTATCGGTTTCCAGAGTAAGCTCGAATATGAACTCTCCGGTGTCATTGAACACCAACGGAAAACCAAGAACGAAATCATCTCGTCCAGAACCACGTTGGTACTCGAAGATGGTTGTCCCCTCTCCAGTATCAATGATAGTATCGATTCCCACATCATAAGCGAACTTCTTGAAAACAGGAGAGTCATTCCTCCCATCACGAACATCACCAACAACCTGTTCTAGTCCGTTCCAGAACTCGATGATTGGTCGTGTGGCTTGATCTTCTCCTGCTCGTGCGGCATCTTCTGGAGACAAGTCCTCGTGGTGCCTCCACCAGTTGTTTGCTTCCCAACTGTTTGGGTCTAGATCGGAGAAATTTCGGGTGTCATAAATGTACTCACCATCTGTACCAGGGGCTCCTGGGGGGCCATCAGAAGCCGTGTATATCAAATCGGAGAATGCTCCATTAGCCGCAACCTTCAGAACTCTCTCAGATCCTACTCGAACATCTTCCCAAACCATACCATCACGAATGGTTTCTGGTTCTTCACTAGAAACAATGACTGGCTGCGGAATCCAACGACCGGCATCACCGCTGTACTTCCATACCAATGGTCGGTTAAATTCAGGACCAGTTCGAGTCACATAGAAGTATGAGGGGATATCTAGTGTTGCAGTCTGAGTCGGAATAACGGGTACCATGTCCAGATTCAATAGAACCCAAATAACGCCGTTAGAACGATAGATAAACCTCTCAGCCACGCTAGCATCTTCAACGAATGTTCCGTCGGGTTCAATTGGTGGAAGTCCGTTAACAATGCTAACGTTCCTCTGCTGCATATTGGAGCCATCCCATTCGTAGATAACTGTCTTCGAATGAGACGGTTCAATGGTTATGAACTCACCTTGCACATCTGCGGAACCAACACCAACCCAACGATATCGACTGAAATTAATATGCTTGTCGTAGTCAATCGGTGGGGTCCAAGCATAAAAATTGGTGGCAAAAACTCGATTCGGATCATCAACGAATCCACCATTGGCCTCAATTTGGTTTATCATGTCCGTGTAGAAAGCCGCAGAGACTCGCTCTTGACTATCAGGATCGATGAAGTTAGCGCCCACAGAAAGCTGATACTTCTGACGCTCGGGAGTCATTTCTAGAACAACGGGCTTGCGTGCCAAATCCTCGTCCGTCAGGACGCTGACATCACCGATAAATCCATTCAGGAAATTAGCTTGCTCTGGCTCGAACAGGGGATCGTCCGCAATGAACGTCTCACGATTGTTCTGCCTAGTGCGAAGGCTTTCTGGATAATTGTTAAAAACTCTGCGTTGTTTGGCCATATATGTCCGGACCCCGATGCGTCGTGTTATTTACCCTTACGAGAGCTAACAAAACGACAAGAGCAATGTAGGTCTTCACCAGGAAAAAATCCACGCTTACATGCGAATGATAGGCAGACCCAACATTGCCTGAGACATATCGAATTCCATCTCCTCTATGGTCTCGATGTGATACCCAGAAGCATCAGGAATATGACCGAACAATCTACGGAAGAACGGTTTGGGGATGGTTGCTATTCTAGGGCGATTGTGAATAATCCCCAGGAGTACGAATTGACCACGCATAGAGAAACCAACACCGAACTTGCCGATGAGAGGCTTGTGCAAACGAACTAGGGCGATTGTGTGGTTATCGCTGTTTCGACGTATGATTGCGTGGTTCACGAAAGCGTGCCGCTGGATGCCTTACTGCTGTATGTTTATCGTAAAAGGCTCTGACACGCTCAAGAAACAATTCTTCGCCTGCCCCATCGATGCACATGCGGATGGAATCCAGGCACACGTACACCGTCTTCATAAGCTCAAGTTCACGATGTTCGTAATGCGGACCACCAGCAACCCGAAACTCAAGCAAACCCTTTTTTATCCACTTCTCCAGGTTCACCGTGGAGCGCTTGTTAAAGATTAGTTCCTTCTCACCGTGCTCCAGAAAACGATTGAAGTCCGTGTACAACAGATTGGTCCGAAGAACCGACTCCAGTACCTCAAGATGAGGCACAGCATAAGAATTATTGCCACGACCCCACACATCCACCAGAGCCTCTTCATCCATCAGGAACAAGAGCTTCAAAGGATCAATCTTATCAAGACCCAAGCACGATACAGTGAAATGGAAACCACAGGATTCATCGGTAATGCCATAGTCTCGTATGTGTTTACAGATTTGAGGAATTCGAAGCCTCAACTCGTCTGGGTGCATGGGCGGCGATACAATTTCAACTCCTGCACCGAACTCCTCGTTGATACTGGAGTCATGGCATAGATACCATGCGTCTTTCTCGAAGTCCGGATGGTCGAACATCGTTAAGGATTCAACCCAGCAATTGGGGATAGAACACTCAAGCAAGGTTTGCGGTGCTGTTAAGTCATCCGTGTTGAGACCGACATGAATATATTCGGCCTCAAATCCAATTTTAGGAGTAATAGTCATCCGAAGATGATACCACAATTGTTAACATAAGTCAAGACTTTCGGTTCCTCCTGGCCTTCACAAACTGATGAAGCTCTTTCTTCCTAGCCACCCGACGCTCTTCCGTAGCCTCGATGATCTTGGACTGCTGTTCTTCAGTTAAGGTTTCCCACTCTGCGATTTCTTCTAGAGTTCGATAACAGCCCATGCATTGCTTACGCTCCGGGTGTATTTGACACACCCGAATACAAGGAGATTCTATCACGCTACTACCCCGATTCTCAGTTCTTCATCGGTTAGAGAATTCACGATTTCGATATCCGTGGCACTGGCAGAAGAGATAAATAGCTCATCTGGCTCAGCACGGATCTGGAACAATCGACCAAAGGTCTCCGTAGAGTCCTTTGGTACAGCCACGATTGTTTGAATGTTAGGTGCCAACTCCTGGTGAATGAACGAAAGCAATTCGGTCAAGTAGAAAGTTTCACCGAAGTCCCAATTGTCTACCTCGAAGAAAATGTTGATAGTCTCAAGGATACGAAGACGCAAATCGTTGTCGCTCAGTAGAGATCCATCGGCCTGAACAACCTTGAAAGTCGCCTGTAACTCAATGATAGCTTGCTCACCGAATAAAACCTTATATCGTGATGGATGATAGATAATGGCATCAGACATGGCCTTAAAGTCATCAAAGCCAGCAAACTGCAAACGTAGTTCTTCTGGAGTTGGAGCCAAAGGTAGATCTTCTGCTGGAGTGTTGTTATTCAATGCCGTTCGGAACGTATCATCAAACGCAGTGGTCAATAAATATGCATCCATGATGTTCGATACCGATGGGTCAATACGGAAAGCATCTGGAGCAAAATGCAACCACATGAACTTTAGATTGTCACGTCCTACCTCGTATCGGAACAAAGTTTGATCTGGTGCTGCATCCCAAGTTTCGGTCGTATTGACATTGGCAACCAACCATGTGTCCGTAGCGATATCATAGTGGATATCTCCATCTAAAACAGGTCCAAGATTCTTGGCACGCTTTGGCTTGGCTGCATCACTGTCGTCGGCAACCGTACCAACACTAACGTCACCCTGATCAGAACGGCCATATGTTCCACGTGGGGATGTCTGAACATTGATGGGATCGAAAACGGTGAATCCGAACTGTTCGATCTTTCTCCATAACACTAAGTCTGTAAAACCATCCTGAATTACCAGATCCTTAAAGATGAACGGATTGTCGGCAAAACCGGAGTTATCCTGATCAGCAGGACGAATCTCCAGTCCGTTTGGGTTAACGTAACCATCAGGATGCTTCAACGTGTCCGTCACGAAGAACGGAATGTCACGACCCAGGTAAGAAACCAGAATCGAGCTAGTCGATACGTTTCCAATATTGCCTGGATCATCCGGATTAGCAATATCAAAACAGGCATCACCAGGAACATCGTTAAGACCCAGCCCCGATAATGTCTGTGATACGTTTGAATCGTTGCCTGCTGCACCCTGAATAGAGAACACCACTAGGTTTGTGCCAGCCGGTGGTGGCACAGAGAAGGACAGGGTTGTTGGTCCACTTAAGTTCCATACTGCTGGTCCACTAGTGAACTGCGGGGTGGGACCACTCTGACACACACCATCAAGAAATACGATTAGTCCTGCTGCTCGTGCAGAAGTTTGGTTGGACAAATCAAATGACCTAACAATGCCATCCATAATACCAAAGTCATACGTGTTTGTCTTAACAAACTCTGCTGGATTACCGGCAACAACATGAATGAAAGTGTCGGCTGCTGGTGGCGTAATGAAAGTGATCGTTGTAGTAGAAGTATCAAGAGGACTCAAGGAATATGTGCTTGGGGCTTGAGTTACACCGTCAATGCTAATCAGTACGCTATCAGTTGTCTGATCTCCAACCGGGATATTGTACTCAGTCCTAACACCATCACCCAGGTAATTAAACGAGTCCAATGCGTTGTTTCCAATTTCAGGCAAGAAATAAGCAGTGATAGTGCTTCCGGCCAATGGAGTGTTCAGAATTACAGAGGCGTTACCGGTAATCGGATGTGGACCAACTGTATAGTCGGAACCCAAACGCTGCATGACACCATCCTGCCATAGCAAAACGTTTCTGTCACGAACCGTGTCATATCCAAGATCGAATGTGTCGGTCAATGTACTAGACTGAATGACTTGCGTTGCCGTGCTCTTCAAAGCTTCATTCCTTGAAATACAAACCAAGATTTTGGCTCCATCCGCTGGTGGATTAGTGAACACAATAGAGTCACCAGATACTTTGAATGAAATCATGTAGTCTGCTCCCAAGATCTGAAGAGCACCATCCACGATCACAATCGAACTTGGGCTTAGCGGGGTCTCAGAAGTGGTAAACATTCTTGTTGTTCCATCACCGGCAAACTCATAACAGAACACATCGCATTCCAAAAGACGAGATAAATCAACGTTGAAGATACAACGTCGGCGCAAGCTGTCACGAGACTCGTTACACTCCATCAATACAATTCGGTCGTTCTCTACACGGCCGGTTTCCGGGTCAACAACAGGCTCAGTGTTGGCAAAGTAGAAATCATTTTCACGAGCAGACTCAAAGAATAGACCCAAACCACGGTCCACAATCAACCACTGGTCTTCTTCATCCCCACCAGGAACGAATTCGAATTGTACCATCCACGAGGCGTCCTTGTTTGTACCGCTCGTGTCACCCTGGAAATCAAGACAAAACATCGCCCCGTCTTCCTGCTTGTCTAGATTGTCAAACGTGATGACTTCCCAGGTCTGAGTATCCTGGTGCCAGGACAAACCGAAGTCCAGGTTAAGATCAAGCTGTTGCTCGATCTCTACTATTTCGCTTTCCGTGAGTCTGGTTCGGAATGGTGGAAATACCGATACTACCTTGACACCATCCGGGATCACCCTCTCAAGGATTATGCCATCGGTGATGTCACCATCATCGATGATTCGTTCTACACGCACTACTGAACCACGAGGGCTGTTCATTCTCAAGACCGAATCCTGAAGAACAAAATCGAATGGAACAGTTCCAGCTTCGCCTACCTTCACCGGTATACTAGCTACATCCAAGTTACCACGGGATTGCTCCAATATAATAGAAGTTTCATTCCAGAATACATTTTGAGTGAAGAAGGTCTCTGGGTAATCGTTGAAATACAATTGCTCTTTGTCAGCACCATTCAAAATCGGCTGAAGTGTATTCTGAATGAGCAAAGAGTTACGAAGGATATCCGTGTCAGCAGAAACTAACCGTTCTCCCCTAGTTCTCTCCTGGTACAGACGACCGTCTTCGGCTGTCACCTTCAGGTTTTCATAAAGGCCGGTCGGATCATGTAGTTTGGCGTATCGTGATTGACCGGAGAATGTTCGATTGACTGTCTTGACCTTACGAATAGCGTTGTCACGGAGGAAGAAACCGTTGTAGTCTCTACCCGTGATCATACGGTTTTGTGCAAAGTAGACCTGATTAGCACGAGTTCGAATGCTGAAGTTCGTTTCGGATGATGCGGCGTTTGTGATTGTTTCCCTCAACTGAACTGTCATGGTCAGGAAGAAGACCACTCCATTCACCACATACGGGAGCGTAAAGCTTTGACGGCCTACATCACTTGGAGTGACAACCTGGGGCTCTGGATTCGAGGTACGGAACCAGAAGCGTAAGCGGCCTAGTGGAATTTCACCGAATGTACCATCACCAAATCGCACACGCACTCTGTCATTTTCCAGCGTGTCTAGCTCATAGACCTTCCTAGCGTCACCTTCAGACTGGTTTCCGCTTCGACCAATCAGGTCTGTTCTGTCAGTGGGAAGGAATGACACGCTCTCACCGAACACAGTGTCTACCTTCTGCCACGTATCTTCGATATTGCCCTGAGCGTCAAGCTCTTGGACAAAGAAATCATCGTTGTTAGTATTAGGAACCTCAAGATCTACAATACGCACAGCCTCCGAGTCTACAAACTCTCTTTCCTGGAACTGAAGCGAACCTTCCCTCAACTGGAAGAAGAAGCCGGTTCCTGTTGAACTTAGACCTCGGCCATCGGTCTGATAGAACACGTTGAATGCATTATCGGCGGATGGGCTAAGCTCTTCGAACTCCCCGGTGGTTTTGTTCACCCGAGAGTTGATGATATCAAACGGAAGCTCAATGCCATTGACGGCAGTGCTGAATGAAAATACGCCACTTGATGGAGCCTGTCCGTTGAATACGTACTGCTCGGTTCGACTGTTGCCATCCTGAACCCTGATCAGAGGACGACCAAACTGAGTCCTGGTCGAGAAAGCTGCATTCATCACTGTAATAAACTGCTCAAACCAATCTTCATTTCGAGGGTCATTCCAGTTTATCTCACGATCCTGAAGAGCAATGTTGTTACTGTCGAATAAAATCTGGTTGGTGCGAACGCTTTCCAGGCGAACACGTCCTGCGGCCCCACGTACACGGGAGACTTTATAGGAAACGTTCTGGGCTAGGCGGATAAGAGAATCACGGCGCTCGGCTGTTGCCAAGAAGTTCTCACGTGTGTTAAGGTCAATTCTAAAGCTGATGTTCTGGCTTAACCAAGCTAGAACCTCAACTTTCATAATGAATTCTGAGGACGCAATCCAGTCGTTGAATTCTTCAGGAAAAACATCCCGAAGATGGTTGAGAATAGCATCAGTGAGGTTATCGAAATCGTAGGCTCGGAATTCTACGTTTTGAATAGCCTCGTAGATACGGATCCAGTCTTCAGAGACGAATAGTGTATTTTGTCGTTGTAGATTTGCCATTAGTTGCGGGCCTCAAAGACTGCTTCAAGATTGGTGGTCATATCGAATTCGATTACTCTCAAGGTAGCCATTAGGGTAATTTTGTGCTGGTCGGGTTCAATGTCAACTGAAACATCCAGTGGGACAACACGTGGATCTTCAGAGAAGATGCGATTTGCGTCAGCAATAACCAGACCCTCTGTACGTTCATCCATGAGATCAAAAAGGAGGTCATGAATAATCGAACCAAATGTGGGCCTAGCCACTCTTTCTCCCAAGCGGGTCGAGAAGTGGTTCAATAGGTCTTGCTTCACTAGTTCTATATCAAAGAGGCGAGTGTTAATAACATCTTCCGTGCTAGTGAATTCTCCATCAATTAACTGGGCGGCTGTGCCATTAGCTACGGTCGAGAATCCTCTATAAAGTGGTTGAACCATCTTGATTTCCTGTTACTGTGGACTTATATATACCAGCCAGTCTCTGTGCCCTCACGGCATAGAGACTATTTACCATCCATTTATCCGCCAAAAGACAAACGAGTCTGGGGGTTAGTATGAAAGAAGTAATATCAAACGATGCAAAGATTTTTGTCAAGCAATATCGAACCCTCTTGTCCGCTGACGAAGAGCGAGAGCTATTCGAAAAGTGGCGAGAGACCGGAGACAACGAAACTTACCTGACGAAAATCGTCATCCACTACGGGCCAATCATTTGGCGAGCTATCAAGGAGCTTTCGGGCTACCAGATGCCAACCGATGAAATGCTGTCCGAGGGTATGGTTGCGCTCATTGAGGCCGCTGAAAGGTTCGACCTGGGAGCGGGGGTTCGTTTCGCAACCTATGCCAAGGTGTGCGTCAAAGGTATGATGCAGGGGTACATCACCAAAAACTATTTCCTGATGCATGTTTGTACCAACCACACCAAGAAGCGACTATTCTACGCATTACGAAAGAGGATTGCCATCGAGATGATGCGTACTGGTCAGTTCAAGCTGACCACGAAGGTAGCTCAGGAACTCGCTGAGGAGCACAAGGTGTCCATCACGGAAGTACAGCAAATGTACGATATGTTCCAGCGTCCCCACGAGTCCCTGAACGATCCTATCACAAACCCTGATGATGACAGCTTAACCCGTGAGGACACCATCGCTGAGTTGAATACTGATAGTGGTTCTATGGCAGTGGTAATCGATGACGACGTTGTAACGTTCCAGAAAACGATTGTCAACGAGGCAATGAAGAACGTGCTCACAGATCGTGAACGCCGTATCTTTATCTCGCAGGTTCTAACCGAGAAAGAAGATGGTCAGCAAACCCTTGAAACTCTGGGTAATGAACTGGAGATCTCGAAGGAACGTGTTCGTCAGCTACGCAACAAGGCAAGCGACAAAGTGTACAAAGAGGTACACCGCATTGCCGATGAAATGGGTATCGATCCTACGGATCTCTTCGTTTCTTAAACGAGTGCATCCACAATGGACTTCTGTCCAGTCCTCGGTTCAACGGGGTCGCCGCTGTAAGCGAAGAACTGTTCAAGCTCTCGCTGGCGGCGACCTCGTAGAACCCCCTCTATAATCGCACGCCTGTTTGGTGGGCATCTGGTACAAAGATGATATCTCATCCACGCCTGTGGAACATTAGTGAAATCACCACTGTTTAAATTACTTGTTTTGACAAGCCTGGATAGGTTTCCTGGTCCTGTGTTGTAAGTAAAAGACACCAGGGCATCAAATTGAGACTGAGTAATCTCGGTTGTAACGATTCGGCAAACAGCCTCTTCGAACTCGGCCAAATCTTCCCTAAGAAGTCGTTCCTTCTCTTCCTCACTAATAGTCAAAGAACCGTTGGTTCTGTTCAATCGAGCGATGTCTTCCTGTGTTACTCTACCATTGATAGTGTCACCAAAGATTGTATCTCCTACATTGATCTGATGACCAAATCCAATAGCCCACTTACCAGCATCTCGGTATGCCTTGCTCCTTGAACCCTCTTCCTTCTTCAAGAAGTCGATCATTCGTTGTGATGTGGTATACGACGAACATACGTTAAATGTACCAGGGTCCGGATCGAATATCTTCTCGTATACTGGAGCCTCTTCCTGGTTGTTGGAGTTGTACTGCTGAGCATTAAACACGCCATCCTTCTGCACCTTTGGTAGCGGATGGCTAGCCTCTGGTCTTGCGGCACCGGAACGTGATACCACTTCTCCCTCGTCGCCAGAGGCATTAAACCCGAGTATGGTGGTACATGCTTCTGGCCATGGCTGGTGCTGAGGAACAATGGCTTCATCCAATGTGTTGTGAGTGTCACTGGTTCGACGACAAAACTTAATCTCTTCTTCGGTTGGAGCAATTGGAACTTGAATCAACTGGCGAATGGTTGGCTTCGTCGCTTCATCAGCAGGAGTAGCAGTGTCTGCCGAAACTGCTTGATTTCCAGGGCTGTTAAGATGAATTTGGCTAGCAGCAGTCTGATGAATGTTACCGCCCTCTGTACGAAGATTCATCTGGCTTGCAGACGTGTGGTGCATCGTGCTACCAGATCGCACATCAAGGCGACCGCTGGTAGTTTCCAGCGTCATCGTGTTTCCAGCCAATACATCCACATCAGTTTCGGCTTGAACATCAAGGTCACCTTTCTTTACCAACACATCCATACCGCCAGTCAAACCGGCGACATTACCAATAGTCATATCCAAGTGATCATCGACTGTCCAGTCCACATTCCCATAGTTGTGAATGAACAAATCCTTTCTAGCACCCGTTCCAATGTCACCACGAGACTCAAAGTTTAATCCATCTTGTGTTCTGTTATTACGACCTGTCTCAATGTCAACACGGCCCTTCAGTGCCATTTCAGTGTCACCACGAACCATCAGCTTGAAGTCTTGCTGAACGTCAATGTTCAAATCTCGATCAGCAGTCAGATTGATATCCTTTCGGGAGTGAACAGACACCGAGTTCTCAGCGAAAATGTTGACCTTGCCACTGTCTCCTAGCTCAATCCACACCTTACCCTGCGATGTGGAAATGTAGATGAAGGGATCATCACAGCTATCATTCAGATATATCTGATGTCCTTTAGACGTACGCATACGGACGCCCTGAAAATCGGGATGATCATCCATGACAAACTGATGTCCAGCAGTAGCCACAGCCTGATACCGAGATACCGAAGCTTCGTCTTGAAATCGAGTGGTAGATCCATTACCAGTGTTGAGGTTCTTCTTCTCGCTATCGAAATTCCAGCCTGGGGATTTGAAGCCCACAATATATGACGGGCTTTCTCTGCGAGCGGAGGAGTTTCCAGCACCACGAAGCGGGTCACACAAAAGTCCTGCACTTTGGGTGTTAAATGCAAACTCCGTTGATGCAAGAACATTGGTAAGCTCTACTTCAACTGGTGGCGCTCTAGTGTCGTCCTGTGTCTGAGTAACAGGAGAACCTGCTGGACGTGGCACACTGACATTGATGCGCCGTGCCTTGTCCAAAGATGGTACTAAAGCATCTCCCTCTACTTGTAAAGCTTCTTCCTTGATTTGTCGGGTAAGTTTGTGAACGGCACCACCATCGGTGTCGGTCTTGCCATCAAGTTCTTCTGGTAACCTTCCCGGATTTCCTGGAACCATGAAATTACGATTGTATTTGGGTGGCATACCAATCCAATATCCGCTCTGCGGATCACCATTGGCAAATAGCACACCAACATAGTCTCCGATACGTGGTTGTGCCCAGAAACCATAGCTTTGCACGTCACCCTTTGTGGCATTTCGAATGTCACCATCTGAACTTCTCTGGACACGAAAATCGTCACCACCAAAGAACGGAAACATTGGAGCGCATCGAAGCCATCCTAGTCTTAGCTTTTGGTCCCACCGAAGAACAGCACCTTCCCGGTCTCTGTCTGGAACCGTTCCACCGTATAGCGGCAAACTACGATCATCCTCGGAGAATCGACGTGCAGAGATACCAGGGAGATACACCCATACCTGCCCCAATCGTTGTTCATCAAAATCATCCATTACAAGGCCGATATGAAACAGTCCAAGCTGATGCTGGATGTTGGGTACGCCCCGTCCAGATGCCTGCTCAGCATTAGCCGCATTCACTATTCCGTTAATATATGGTCTAGCTGTCATGTTAATTCCCGCCAACAAAGAATTGCTGTGTTGAAAGTGTATTTTGTTGGTTAGTAGTTAGTTCGTTTCCAGTCAAATCAACCGGCTTCGGTGGCTGAGCATTAGGAGGATTCTGTGTTACCCTTTCGTTAGAAACTGGGGGGACTCGACCGTTTCCGTTTCTAACCTCATCACGTGCTACTGAAATGAAATTTTCGATAAAGTTCAAGTGGTTGATTTTGGCACCAGTAATCGTTTGCGTGAACTTACCACCCTCAAACGTACTAGTTACTCGGAAAACTTCGTAGAAACCACCAATAACGTTACATGAAGACGAGGCAAACTCTCGGTCGGGGTTCATGTAATCCACTTGATCAGGAGCAAACAAACGCAGGTAGATCAGCCTGCTTGCTTGAGTCTGGACAATACCGATTCGATTCGTTCCATCCTTTGCTGCTTTCTGTGTGGCCAATGTGTTTCCACTCTCAACTCCATACGGAGTCAATAGCCAGATAGGATCTCCACGAACCTGTAGATTGTCGATTCGAAGCAAGTCGTTTCTAAGATGATCATTCAATTGCAAATGGTACTTGTTCTTCTTCTGATTGGCAGATGAAGCAATAGCACCATAGTAATCGTCCTGTGGAAATTCGTTAAAACCACCCGCTAGAATATCGTATGGATTGGAATTCTGATTAATAAAGCAACTGGCTGGAGCATTGTCAATTCCAGAACCAAACAGTCTTTGTAACGCAGACTCGGTATTGATTTCCTGTCGTCGGTTAGTTACAGAAATGGTGTCCTCGATACCTGTTCTATCTCCAGTGAAAGCCTCTTGCTTTCTTTTACCACCTGTACTACTAGCATCAGTAGTAGTTTGACTACCAGCACGAGTCGGGTTATCCGGGTAAGTGAATAGCGAATGGTAGTAGAAGTTCTTCAACGTAACATCAAAATCAATCACTTCGGTATTTTCCGAAGTGTGAATATAGTCATACACACGGTTAACCATTCCCAAGCGTAGCATTTCTTCTAGTCTGCGTAGCTGTGCAGCCGGATCTACTAGAGCACGAGCATCGATAATGTTTTCTATGCTTGCTTTCTTGTATGTTGCATATGGCTCGATAATGTATTCCAACACAATCGTGTCTACATCGTAAATTCTGGAGTTAGCACTATTCACATAACGTGTGTTGAATCGAATGCCCCAATGAATGCGTGGCTTTTCAAACGATGGATCTTGGTCTGCCAAGAACCTATCCCACACCAATTCCAAATCATTCAATGCAGTCTCCACCAAATTGATTACGTTGATATCACGACCACCGCTAATAACCTGACCCTTATCAGGATTGTTGCCAATGAAACCGTGCCTACTAGCGAAGTTGTCCTCGAAAAACTTAGCCTCTAGCAATGCCGTAGGAGCGAAAAACTTGTATTCACGTTTGATCTGCTTATGCGTTCTTTGATCCTTAGCCTCCTTCATAGCAGTCTCAAGCTTCTTTAGAAAACCGCCGAACGTTCCAACCTTGGCGACATTACTACCTTCTGCTCCAGCGAAAATAGACTTGGCTTTTAGGGTCATTTCCTCTGGTCGATATGCAATGTGCCCTGAAGGAACCATATCAATATCGTATGTTGTCCCAGTGTGGTCAACCTTAGCTTGCATCTTGGAAATGTTCTGGTAATACGTTAGCGTTTGTGTTTGCCTTGGTGAACGAGTATCAAGGTCAATTCTTTCTACCCACTCTCCGGTATCTTGGTTGTAGCCAGAAAAACCGATGTCCACCCGCCACACTACTCGTGCTGCTGTCATTCCACGATATCCAAGCTCATCAGCCAAACGACGAATATCTTCATACAACTTAAAGCCATGAGGCTCAATCAAAATCATTTTGATACCCAACATCTGATTCATGTATGGGTTCTCTTTGCTTGGTGACATCACCGTGTCGAACTTAACGCTTTTAATGTTGTAGTAATTCTTACCGGTCGTATCAACCAAACGGTCCCCGATTTCTTCTTCATCCCCAAAAGACGATGTTTCGATTTCTGCTAATTCCTCACGACTGAATTGCTCTTCGGCAGTAAGGATGACCGCAGCAGTTTGGCTAATTTCACCAGTAGAAGCAAATACTACAGATCCATCGTTTTCAATCAAACGACGAAGAGTATCTGCCCCAGGCTGTCCTCGTTCGCTAGGAGCAATAGGTATCTCAGTTTGGATACCGGATAGCTTTCCATATGGAACTAAAGACAATGTGATATGATACTGAAGATTAATATAGTCGTTCAATACGTTTTCTGAAATACCCGTATTCTCAAGAGGTTCTACATCCAATGGTGCATTATCCCGAATGGGAATGTTGTCAGCAGATGAACGATTGGCAGTTCCTGACTGCTGTTCACGCTGCGGCTGAGAAGTAGTCAATCGGTTGTCTTCCTTACCCAGAATCCGAGTGGCAAGATCGTTCGGTGACGCTAGGTTAAAATTCCCGAGATTGGTCTTCTGCCGAATGGCATTCAGTGCCGATACAGTAGTATTAGACAACAATGTGTTTGCTTGCCTAGCTAGTACGCCTCGTATCTCCGAGGACACATTCGACAACGGTCCATTTAGTACCGATAGTGCCCCCTGAGTTCCGCTGTTGAACTGACGAACGACATCCGGACCAAGTTGAGCTAGCAACGCTCTGGCTTCGGCTACAGATCCTTGCTTTACAAGTGTATCAAGCTGTCGATCTATATCCTGAACGGAGTTAAGTCGAGATTCCAACTTAAATTGAATGTTTACCATTAAACCAGTGTCCTAGCAAATGAAGGGTGTGGAATGGTGTATCTCTCACCAGCCTTGAAATCAAACACAGGGTCTTGCAATCCATTGCGGACTGCAATGATCCAGAACATGTCTGGGTCTCCGTACAAATCGTTAGCCAGCAAATCTGGACGATTCTCATATCGATGATCGAGGGTGATCGTTTGATCAAGTTGGTGAACCGGAACCGCACGATGCACGTAGTAAACCATGAACCGTCCAATAATCGGTGTGAACCCATAGGGGGAATCCGATGTGTACCTTGGTCTGAATGGCATCTTACTTTCTCCTGTTCGTGTTGCCTGGGAGAACGTGAAAACTCTTTCGATCTCGTAGCATCTTCCCTGAACGAAAGTCATCCAGGCTATAGTTGATCCAGTACCTTGGGGAGTGTTGAACAATCAACTGGATGGAAGGAATCTTGAACACCATTGGCAACCATGTGTAGTTTCCATCAGGAGTTCTTTCAAATCGTAGCTGTCCACTCGCATGCTCAGGTGTTCCAAACTCTGGTATGCCCACGTAGTCCACATCGCTAGGAAAGCTCCAATCAGCCGACTCCAATAAGACCGGAACTCGATGGAATGCGTAATTTCCAAAAGCAGAAAACCACATAGGAGAAGGTGGACGACCGGTTCGATTTCGACCGAAATCCATCTGACTATAGGTTCTCAAAAAGTGAATAACGGATAGTGCATAGACAGCATTTGCAAATGTGTCGCATGTCCATACTGCTTCTGAAATGCTGATGCGAACGTTATCCGTAGAACGATATACGTGGTACGACTCGTTTGAGTGCGTTAATTCAACAGCATCATACTTAACAGACATCTTTTCTGACACAGTGGGATTATAAGGAAAGACTAGTCCACCCGTGGCGAAGATTGGTGCCAAGGCATGCTCATCACTGGAGCGTCCTCGTGGAGTGCGAATTCCATCCAACTGCGAGCGAACAGATTGGACAGCCGCAACATCAGCGCCAGCACCGCCGAGAGGTCCGCTAAGAGCCAACTGAAGCTTCTCGCTTGTTTGCTGCCTTGTATCTTCAGAACCAGTCACAAACGCTAGACGCATGAGATCAAATGGTTCTAGCTTTGCAGCCACATGTTCAAAGGCGAAAGTAGGTCGATTATCTAGTTGGGCCATAGGTAGTTTCCTCTTCGGATATTTACAAGGAAAATCTATTGACTTTTATGAGGAAAGTGTTCATGTTCCTAACATATTAATTTCTTGAGAAACACTCAAGAGGGGAAAAGAGGAATGCTTTAATGGTTACCAGAAAGAAAAGAACCACCAATTACCTAAACAATGCAAGCCTTATGGAGCAAATTCGACTATCCAAGACTATGCTAGCTGAGAAGCAAAAGAAAAATCCCGATGTGACCCCCGCCCAATGTATGACCCAAGAATTAGTCAAGATGCTAATGATGTTGGTGGACCGCTACTCCAAGAAAGCCAACTGGCGTGGATATTGCGTTGATGAACACACAGAGTGTATGACACAACGTGGGTGGCTAGGGATCGATGATGTAACTACCGATGACCAAATCCTATCTTATGACGATAGTAAACTTGTGTGGTCAAGAATTCGTTCCATATTCAAAGACGACTATGATGGTCATATGTTCCGCATGACTGTCCAAGGAATGGACTCCTTGGTTACTCCAGGACATAAGTTCATGACAACAAATGGACTGCGCCGAGTAGATTACCTTCGTGAACAGGACAATCTTGTAATGATTGGGACAGCCTTGGAATCTCCAGGTGGTGTATATTCCGATGCGTTCGTGGAATTGGTCGGTTGGGTTATTACCGAAGGAAATTACTACCTATCCGAAAACCGCAACTACACCCGCATCACGATTTATCAGAATGAGGGCGAGTTTTCCGATAGAATTCGGGCATGTGTTGCTGACCTCGGTTATCAAATTGCAGAGTATAAGCGTACTCGTGTTGTGGGCGAGAATGTACCAGAACAAGTATCATTCTACTTGACCAAAGAACTCTGCCAGTTGATAGAATCGGTTGCACCAAATAAAGTTCCAACCTATAAATTTTTGATGAACCTATCTACTAATCAGCGCCGTTTACTGATTGATACTATGGTTGATGGCGACGGTTGGAAAACCAATGGGTATACCAATTACACACAAACATCGGAAGAGCAAATTGACTTTTTTGTGGCGTTATGTACGCTCAGTGGTAAAAGAACAACAGTTCGTATCAGACCTCCTATTGGACACGGCAAAAAGGATACGTATACCGTTAGGGTATTCGCCAAGGGTGAATATTCCAAGGTTGAAAATATCGACTTCCATGGAGGAAAAAGCGGACGTTCGGGGAAGTCCAAAGTATTTAATCCAAACATTCCTACGGAATATTACAAGGGACGGGTTTGGTGTCCGGAAACCGAATACGGCTGTTTTATGGCTCGTCGTAATGGTACTGTATTCCTTACCGGAAATACCTACATCGAAGACATGCGAAGCGAAGCTCTGGTGTCTCTACTGAACGGAGCACTAAAGTTCGATCCAGAAGTAGGTCAAAATCCATTCGGCTACTACACCCAGATCGTTCATCATAGTTTCTTGACGACTTTGGAGAAGGAGAAAAAGGCCCGTAAAATTCGTGACGACTTATTGGAGCAAAACGGTTTCAATCCATCAAACACTAGACAGCTAGAGAATGACTCTGTTAGGATGGATCGTATCGAGCGTGAATTCTACGAGGCTCAAGAAGATGAAGAAGATTAAGGCTATTGAGAATGCCCATTTTGCGGCGATTGGACTGCGTGAGTCTATTCTTACCTATTTGGTGAGTACACCAAATCCACGTGATCTGCATCAACTCATTACCGAGGACTGGTTGGATGGTTTGTGCATCGAGGACAACTCGGATTTTATGGATGGTTTTCCTAATGAGCCAGGATTCTATGCTGCAACTCTTGAATTCTGGCACGAGCAGGGATACTTTGAGGGATATCCCGCCAATGGCGAAAACAACATATACGTTCAACTGAAGAACCTACGAAAGCTAGAAGTCAACGATCCCAAGCAATAATGACACTGTTCGAAAAAGCCGCAGTATTCACTGATATCCATTTCGGTAAAAAATCTGACTCCGAGCAGCACAATCAAGACTGCCTGGATTTCGTGGATTGGTTCATCAGTCAGGTGAATGAACACGATTGCGATACCATCATATTCATGGGTGATTGGTATGACAATCGCTCACGTCTGCGTGTGGATACCGTCAACTACTCTTGGCAAGCCATCGAAAGATTGGTTGCTACTGGACTTCCAATCTACTGGCTGATGGGCAACCACGACCTGTTTTTCAAAACCAACCGGAATGTCCACTCTCTTCCCTACCTAACTCAAGACAGTATCACGGTCATCAACTCCATCACCGAAATCGATGATGTTCTGTTCTGCCCGTGGTTGGTAGGAAATGAATTCACCGATCCACCTTCATACGAAGTAAAGTATGTATTCGGACACTTTGAATTACCTTTGTTCCTATTAAATGAAATGGTCGAAATGCCCGACCGTGGTGGTTTGCACGGTGACCATTTTTACCAGTGCGATGCCGTGTTCAGTGGTCACTTCCACAAGAGACAGTTGAAGGTCAACGAGAACGGAGTACCAATCTGGTACATTGGTAACTGCTTTCCTCATGACTTCAACGATGTTGGTGACAACAAACGTGGATGCATGATTCTAGAATGGGGTAAAGACCCAGAGTTCGTTAATTGGGAGGAAGCACCCAATTTCCATCGTATCAAGCTCTCCAAGTTACTTGGTGAAATCGAGAATGGGGCATACGAAAACACCTACAACGACAGAAGTGTTGTCGAGTGCCAGGACGACATGGGTATCGAAATTGAGGAAGCAACCGAAATCTCTAACATCCTGTCCGAGCACGTAAGAGATATCAGGCTTCGACCAAAGCGAGACGCTTTGGGTGTGGATGAGGGAACAGACATTCCAGAGGATGGATTAAGTGTCGATCAACTCGTGATTCAGCATCTACGAGAAATCGACACCGAGGGATCGAAATACGACTCTGAATTACTGGTACAACTATATCAGAGTGTAGGAAATTAGTAACTTTGCATGATTTTCTTGAGAAACTATAAACATAACACAAGAACTCAAACTTCCATCCAGGAAAAACTTCAATGCATGACCTATTTCACGAAGCGTGGGAAGAGCTTGCTGCGTGCTGCGGCGAGCCACTAGCATGGGCGTGGAATGATGAGGAACTATACTTTGAGGCGACGTGCTCATGTTCCAACAAACATTACTTAGAACCTACAGATGCAATTTACTCTCACGAGGAATCCGACGAGGAATATAATGAATACTGAGCTACAACATGAGATTTTGGAATACATCCTAGAAAACGGTTCTATTTCATCACAAGGGATTAGTGAATTCATGGATCTAGACAAAGCCGAAGTCTACGCATTCTTGACTGAGTGTGAAAAAAACCATATCGTTTTTAGGACAAGCGGAAAAGACGGCGAAACGCTAGTCTTTAAGTGGTCCATTCACCCGGATGTGTTATCTAAGCAGGATTACGATGGCGAATCAAGCTTTAGAGTTTAATGAGTTACGACTGAGAAACTTCCTCTCCTTTGGAGCGAAGGAAGTGGTTGTTCCCCTTGGGGGCGATCATATCACTGTTGTGCTGGGTGAGAACCGAGATACCGGGGGAGAAGATTCCAGAAATGGTTGTGGAAAAGCTCAACCTTTAGATTCTAAAATCCTAACTCCTTATGGTTGGTCAACTATGGGAGAGATGGAAATTGGCTCCTGCATCATCTCTGGGACCGGAAAACCTACAATTGTAACAGGAGTGCATCCCCGTGGAATTCGAGATGTATTTGCAGTTACCTTTTCAGACGGACGGGTGGTTAAATGCTGTGGAGATCATCTGTGGAAGATTTGGAATCGGAATGGTTCTAATTGGGGATGGTCCGTTCAATCTACGTTCGATATAATTAAGCATCGAGAAAAGTTCCCAGGTGCATCTGGGCGCACTTACGTCCCCCTATTCCCAGGCGAAATGAAACGCACAGATACAAATGTACCAATAGATCCATATCTATTAGGTATACTCATCGGTGACGGTAATTTCACTTCTGGTGTTCGATTCACCACCAAAGATGAGGCAATTGTAGAGACTGTTCGCTCAATACTTCCCGATGGGGTAGAGGTCCGAGGACCAAACAAGCTTACTTACACTATTACTGATGGATCTAAAGGGTTCAATCCCGTTTCTATTCATCTACGTTCCTTGGGCATGTGGGATAGTCGGGCTTGGGAAAAGACAATTCCTGATGCATACATGGAAATGTCTATTACCCAAACCAAACACCTTCTTCAAGGACTACTCGATTCAGATGGTACCGTGGATGCTAATGGTTCCGTTTCATTCACTACTACTAGCCCCGTACTTGCTTCACAAGTTCAAAACTTGGTATGGAAAATCGGTGGCATCGCCAAAATAACAGAACTAAACAAGTTATACACTCATAACGGGAAGAAAAGACAGGGACAGCCATCATATCGTGTTGGTATACGTCACCCTCAGAGAGAAACCCTATTTCGACTTCAACGAAAGATTGAGAAACTTCCGATACCTTATCAGTACCAAAATTCTCTACGTTTAGAGATTATTGACATCAAACCAATATGTTCGGAAGAGGTACAATGTATAACGGTTTCTGACCCTGACCATCTATACGTAACTGATAATTATGTCGTTACACATAATTCCGCAATCATCGACGCCTTATGTTACGCCTTGTTTGGCAAGGTGGTTCGAGGCATCTCAAATCAGAAACTCATCAATAAACTATCGCCCAAGGGCTCAATGATAGTCAGCGTCGAATTTACCAAGGATGAGTACCGCTATCTCGTTGAACGAACAGAACGACCATCCAAGCTCTTCTTGTTCCGAAAAAAGCTAGATGATGACTCTGACTTCAAGGCCAAGGATGGTCGAAAACTCAAGCACGATATAGCTCGTGGTAAGAACGAAACCACTGACCAGATCGTTGGCATCCTCGGTTTCGATATCACCCTATTCGAGTATCTTGTCGCCAATACTTCCGAGTCCCTGGAGTTCTTCCGTTTACCAGAAGACAAACGCCGTGATGTGATCGAGCATCTGTTCGGTTTCACCATCATGACCGAAAAGGCAAAGCTTCTCAAGGATGAACGAAAGGAGAAGAACAAAGATCTGTTGACCGCAGAATCCTCTATCGAAGCAACCAAACAAGCCAATTCTCGTATCGAAGCCCAGGTTAAGGAGCTTGAAGCCAAATCCAAGGCGTGGGAAAAGAAAAAAGCTGATACTATAGCAGAACTCCAGGAGACAATCAAGACCCTGGAGGCAGTTGATGTCAAGAAAGAAATCGAAATGCTCAATCTGGCAACCGACGCCTACGCCCAGGTGAAAGAACTGGAAGCGGGCCTGCGTGAGATCAAATCTGAGGTTCGTCGCTGCCAGAACGAATTGAAAGAACATGAACGTCAACAGAAACGTGATGACCAGTATGTAACCGAAACCCAAGCGTCACTAGCTAAACTAGAAGAAGAGACCTGTCCTACCTGCAATCAACATTGGGTAGCTGATCCGGAGTACAAAAAGACCTTGGCCGAAAGTCTAGAAGAAGCTGTCTTGCGGTACGCCGAAAGCAAGGACAAAGAACTTCACGTTACTACTGAAATGAAAACCCTGGAGAAAAGAGAACTCGAACTCAAGACAGAGATTTCCAACCTCAATGAAGCTCTGCGTGACATCGACCGCCTAAACCTCACTTACGGATCGGTAGAGGAAGCAGCTAGTGCCGGTGCCACGCTCAAGGCTCTACGTGAGCAACTAGAAAAAGTAGAAGTAGACGAAAATCCGCACGTTGAAAGTGTAACGAAATTTCGTGAAGAAGCAATAAAGAAAGTCGATGAGAGTGAAATCAAGGACTTACGTTTGCTGATCGCACATTATAACTACCTCATAGATTTGTTGACAAAAAAAGATTCGTTCTTGAGGAAGCTAATCATCGACCGATGGATGCCAATCTTGAACAAGAGAATTGCGTATTGGCTGGAGATCCTGGAGCTACCACACATCGTAGCTTTCCAGCCAGACCTGACAGTGAGCATTACTGATTATCACGAAGAGTTTGACTTTGGTAATCTCTCCAAAGGTGAGCGTAACCGGGTTCGTATCGCTTTGAACTTCGCATTCCAGGACGTATTCGAGTTCATGAACTACAGCATCAATCTGTTGGCGGTCGATGAGCTTATCGATTCTGGCATCTGTCCTCGTGGTGCCGAAAACGCTGTACGTGCTCTCAAAGAGACATGCACCAAGAAAGGCAAGCGTGCCTTCCTGATTACTCACCGTGATGACATTGCCGCTCGTGTTGAAGATGTGATGAAAATCATCAAAGAGAACAGAATGTCCAAAATCGAGTATGGAGCATAAACTAGAATTTTGATGGTATGGATACGAATCGGAAACGAAGACATTTCCCTGGGTGCGTTTCGCCCTACTGACAACAAGCTCGCTGAATTGGGCTGTGTCAGATTCAGAAGAAATGAAATTCCCATACTCCTGAATAACGTTTGGGGAAAACAAATCAGCCGTTCAGAATACTAATCCTACATAGAAATGAGTATTTTTGAGGAAGTAAAATATGGATGCGATTTCTTACTGGACTGCGGCATCCGAGTTATTATCCCGCCTAAAAAAATTCTTGACGAAGAAATACCACCGTGGTATAATAAGCTCATCTAGTCAAGGAACCCAGGAGCCAGTAATGAGCTACCGAGGTCATCACGAGCGGGATTATATCGAACTGGACACCGGATGGGATCTGGACCGGCTCGATAGTTACTACATTGAGCACGAAGAGAAGAACCCCAACGGTAAGGGTAATTTCTTCGTGGTCAGCCTGCGCTACTTTAGTGGTAAGCATGTGGTCGGATGGCGTCCGTCCAGGAACGCTCTGGCCAGCTACCACACCTTCGCCATGACGGTTACCGACCCCGAGAACCCCAAACGAAAGGTGGTCGAGTCCTACTCCTCGATGGAGGATGCCATCGCATCCATTCCGTTCTGGGCCGAGTCGTTCGAAGTTCCTGAGCACTACACTCGTAAAAATAGCAACAAATCTCGTGACTCCCAGAAGTCCAAGGTCTATAAGTGGGAGCACAAGATGGCTTTCGATATCGGTCCCAAGATCGATGCCGATGCCGGTGTGTGGCCCAATACCGTCGTTTCTCGGGACAAGCTGCATCAGCGATGCACGCCGCAGTTCCTTCGGAACATGCTGGAGCATATCTGCATCAACCTCGGTGAGAAGGTTCCGGCCCTGAAGTTCCGCAAGAGTGGTAGCCATTCTTTTGGCGGTACTGACATTCGTCTGCTTCCCGTTCATTGTAACCGGTTGATCTTGTTGCATGAATTGGCTCACGTTTTGCATCGTCGTTGGGGCAATACAGATGACAATGGCAAGCTCCACGCTGGTCATGGCAAGGAATTCGTAGGGATCTACGTCTACTTGTTGACTCGCTTCGGAGAAGTGGATCTCAATCGCCTAACTGGACATCTTCGGGAATATGGTATAAAGTACGAGTTGCCCATCCAGTTCAGCGAGTGGTTGATGCAACAGAAAAAGGCTGCATAAACACAATGATGAACCCGTCGTCCGAGGCATAACCATGAGTGGCATCTACGATTACATCCTGTACTACGCTCTCGCCGGTCTTTTGATTGCGAGATTTGCCGAGTTCGCAATCAGGTATTACGCCAAATACTATGATTTGCCACACCAGGAGATGACCATCTTCCAGCATATCTTCCTGGCGGTAATTTGGCCTATCTTCTTGTACCAGATATTTTTTGGAAAAGAGGAAGATGAACGCTAAATTCGTAACTTCGTTCGTAACTTCGCTTGATCATGTAGCAGTCTCCACCGGCAACTGGTGGTTCGAGGAGATAGGTGACTTCACTCTTCCAGTGCGTGAAGCACAAAAAACGGACCGTATCGTCTGGACAGTAAATGGTAAGAAGGTTGCTACTATTCACATTCCAACTCCGGATGATGTTGGTTTATCTTGTTCGAGACATAACATTGAAAACCCAAATCCAAGTGGGCTATGGGCATTGTGGTTGTATAACAAGCATCCAAATTGGGTAAAGATTGCCCTTCAGCTTTACACGGACAAGTGGACATTCCAGGATAACAATCCTGTGTACAAAAGGTACATCGAGGAATTAGAGGTCATTACAAACATGTGGTCAGAACGATGAAAATAGTAGCAACCCTTTTGCTGGCAGTAGTTCTGACTGGATGCAACAAAAACAATGTTCAACCGTCTCCGATAAATCTAGACCGTCCTGCTTCCTATAAGGGAAAAAAAGAAGTCTACCAAGAATACAGTGGATCCGCCAATCGTGGAGAAATGTCCCTCCAGCCAGACGTGAAGAACTATACCCGTATCGAAACCAGAGAATGGGGAAATAATATCGTGTATGACACCGATATAGGCACAATGGTGATGACTATGGTCCGTGGAGGTAAACACCAGGATAACACTCGTCAGATTCCGTATGGGATGTGCCTAGACTTCATCAACGAGAATCTGGGCAAAACCAGCGGAGGATGGAGGCTGGTAGCAATCAAATGCACTCAGGATTAACATGGACATCCACTACAAGTACGCTGCAAAACTAGTGGGTTCCGTTCTGTGGATCGGGGAGAATGACGAAGGTAATCCATGCCTCGTCAGTGATGAGAAAAAAGCATCCACTCGATGGAATGGATATCTTGCCATCAGGATGATTGAACACTACATGAATCATGGCTGGAACCCAATGTTAGGTGGAGACAGACCAACATTCGAGGTAGTAAAGGTTCATCGACCTCAAAAAATAGCTGATTTGGCAGACCTACCGAGATGAATGCCTACGGGGATAAGTATACTCGGAGGAAAACATGTATACAGTTGGAATCGACCCAGGAATAAAAGGCGGAATAGCCTTCTACTCACCCACTAAGCTGTTGGCGTATCGAACGCCAACGGTCAAAGTTCCATTCGTCAAACGAGGTAAGAAGACCACCCGAGATGACATGGATCTTGGCGAGTGCCGGGACATTCTTCTTCGACATCCCGTGAGTCAGATTTTTCTTGAGCAAGTATCAGCTATGCCGGGACAGGGCGTCACTGGTATGTTTCGATTCGGTCAAAACCTGGGTCAATGGCAAGGATTGCTTATCGGACTAGACCTGGAGTATATTCTAGTTCGATCACAAGTCTGGAAGAAACAAGTTGGTCTCATTGGTGCAGCTAAAGTTGATTCTGTTGAACTAGCCAAACAGAACTTCCCTAATAACGCATCGGACTTCAAATATAAGACCGCTGATGAGGGCAAAGCAGAAGCGGCATTGATTGCAAAATATGGCTGGAGTATTATTAGCTATGAAACTTCTGCTTGATGAAACTGTATACGAGCTAACCGCCGATCTCATCACATCTTGGCTGAAAATGACTCCGGAGTTGAACAATCGTATGATTGATCTCTGGAAGGGATACCTCAAGGAAAAAGGTATTCGTGGATCACTACACTTCGAGGAGTTACTAGTTCTTGGTGACTCATTCATCGTTGATCGACATGATGATTACTACCAGTTGATCATTGACGTTGCAACGGACATGAAAAAGACCATGGGTAATGACGAATTTCAGTCCTATGCAATCGATATGACCCCTGAAGAACTTGAGGAATATTCCAAACAACAAGCACCGGAACAGGTATACTCGGTGTCCCATCCGGTAAAGATCGACGTAGAGTCAGCTTGATATATATTTTCGGTCTTCCTATCTTTGGATAAAGAACATCCGAGAGTGATATATGAAAATCATTGGTTTCTCCGGCAAAGCCGGATCTGGAAAAGACACCGCTGCCAAACTCGTGACCGAAGCCCTGGAGGAATATGGCAACCGTGTTATCAAACTGTCGTTTGCAGATCCCCTAAAGGCTGTATGTGCTCTCATGTTCGGGTGGGACTATGATCGTCTTTTGAACGATTATGATTACAAAGAAGGTGACACCCTAGATGATGGTAGTCCTGATCCAGCATGTGAGATGCTAGGGATGACTCGTCGTGTCGTGATGCAAAAAGTTGGAACCGAATGCTTCCGTGAAGGACTTCATCAGGAAGCCTGGATCATAGCTCTCAAGCTCGCCATTCAGCGTGGAGAGTATGACGAATTTGACTATGGGTTGCTCACCGATTGTCGATTCATTAACGAACTCCAGTTCGTTAAAGATTTGAATGGTAAGCTAATCCTGATACAGCGAACTGGTGAGCGATCCACCCTTACAGCCTCCACTGAACACAAGTCCGAGACTGAATGGGAAACCTGGAATGAGTGGGACTCTATCGTAGAAAACGAAATTAACGAGGAGTACAGCGAAGAACACAACCTAAGCAAGTTCCGTTATCGACTATTGAAGGCAATCGGGTATAAACCAAAGATGACTCCCCAGATTATGACTGCGCTCGAAGAACAATGGAATGAGCATATGAGCGACACCTATTGGGATGGAGAGACTATAGAATTGACTCCATGGGAGCACCAATAATGTTTACAGTACACGATTATAAAGTACTGAGCGATCTCGTCTTTAGGGATGACTACCCAGGATATCGTCCCGAAATGATTGAATCTCCAAACGGTAACGGCAATTGGGACACAGAGAAACGATATGCTCATGTGGCAACCAAATATCTCAATGAAATGCGTAAGAACAGCATCCACGTCGGATCGTCAAAGAAAGGTGACACGTTTGTTCGAGCCACTATTTTAAGTGAATATCTGGACAAAGCACACGACCGTGCTGTAGATATAGCAATCGAGCTTGGTATCCCTAAAGAATTTTGGCCAGTTCGTAGCCTGAGTGCGATGCGTATCCTGGAGTATCCACCCGGTGCCATCGCACACCCACATGTGGACTTCGATCTGTTCACTCTGATGTGCTATAGAAATATCCCTGAAAATTTCAGGTACACTCAAAACGATGATTTAGATGAGTGTATTCCCCTGATGGATGCACAAAAACTGAATAAGCAGATCCACTTCGGAGAAATCCTGGAGCTAGTCAACCCAAAATTCCAGGCCACTGAGCATGAAGTGGTAGCCGATCCTGAAGGGCGTACTCAGTATTCGATTGTGTATTTCACTATTCCAGATCGAGAAGCGGTGTTGACTACCGGAGAAACCGTGGGCCAATGGCTGGATGAGCGGTACTCAAGGTCTAGAAAAGAAGCCTAGCTGAACCTATATTCATGAGGTAATTCCATCCTGGAGGAAACCCCATGACTCGATTTGTGAAAGTAGAAGTCCCGGACGACTTCGATGATGAATTCGTTATTCGTAGCGCAGAACACGATGAGACGTTTCGTGTCTGGCAGCCACAGTACAGGAAGGTTCTAGATACCGGCTTTGTCGGTCTGGTGGACTTCATGGGCGATGACTCGTCCATTGTGAACGCAGCCCGTGTCTCATATGGCAAGGGTACAAAGAAGGTTAACTCCGATAAGGGGTTGATCCGATACCTCATGCGTCACCTACATTGCTATCATCCAGATATGGAAGTTTTAACGATTGAAGGATGGAAGAAATGGTGTGAATGTAATTCCGTCGAAACTTTTCTTGTTCCTAACCCCGATACCCGTTCTTACACAGTCGAGGAGTTAGAAGTTAAATCCTTTGATTACGATGGAATCATGTATGAATTCTCCAATGAAAGAATGTCATACTCTGTAACCGACGAACACAAAATGTTGTTTAAGGAAAAGTATCAGAACGATTTCAAGGTATATCGGGCAAAGGACATGCCAAAGTGGGGGTGGTTTGAATCCATGTTAGGATACTCAACCCATCCGTATAACGGTGTGATTGATGATTTCTATACGTTCGTCGGTATGTTCCTTGGTGATGGTCACGTGGCAAGTCCAAATAGGATTAGTTTTGGATTCAAAAAGGAACGTAAGATTTCGTTTTTAACCTCTTTACTTCACAGATTGGGTTGGGAATACACCAGTTCGGTGGATAGTAAAGATACAACAAGGTTCTACATTACTACTCCAGATGAATTACGAGTTTGTTTAGAAATAGATACACAAACAAACAACAAACATTTCCAACTAGAAAATCTTCGTAATCTAACTGGAGAAGAACTACGAGGACTACTAACTGGTTTGGTTGAAAGCGATGGAAATCACAAAAGTGATAGACATCAAATATCATTTAGTTCTACATCCAAAAATCTCACAGACATAGTGTCTGCTATCTCACCACGTTTAGGTTTAGATAGTCATTATTGTCGTGAACGCCAAAGCGGTTACACCGTCAATATATATTTTCCAAACGGGCGTACCAGTCTTGAAAGTAGGAAGCAATACCATTCAACATCTCAATATACCGGTAGTGTATATTGTGCCACTACGTCTAGTGGTTTTTTAATGGTACGTGGAGCAAATACTAAATATGGTTTTGTGTCATCTAATTCGACTCCATTCGAGATGTGCAACTTCAAGTTTCACGTCAAGGCTCCGATCTTCGTATTTCGTCAGTGGCACCGCCACCGTACGTTCTGTTTGTCTGGCGATTCTGTTATCACATTCGAGTTGCCAGATCATATTAAGCTCGGTGTTCGTACAGCAAAATACATGAAGCTTTCAGATCTTCATAGAAAATGGAATGAAAATCCACCGATAAAGAGAAAGGACAAGCAGAAAAGATCTTTGAGAGATTTCAATAGAACTAGAATTCGTTCGATGTTACTTCGAGTGTATGACGAATCCGCTGAACAATTCACAACTGGTACAATCAATGATGTAATATACAGTGGACCAAAACAGGTCTTCGAAATAACATTAGAAAACGGTAAGACTCTCAAATGTTCCAAGGACCATCAGATTTATACGCTTGATGGTTGGCAGAGGTTGGAAGATGCGGTTGGTTTAACAGTAACAAACAATCGTGCGTGTATAACCAAAGATGCCTATGTTATGTGTAATGGGATACCGGCACACCAGGATTTCAATTGGATGAATAACCAACGAAATCTTGGTTATTCAGTTCAAGAAATAGCATCAAACGCTGGCTGTAGCTACCATACAATCAGAAAATGGCTTCGTATTCATGGTCTACAGTTTTCTAACGGTGAGAATCGTTTCAAAAAAGGTCATAAACCATGGAACAAAGATGTATATGGGTATAGTACAAATTTGGTTCATTCTGATGATCACATATCGGCAATTAAGCGTGCTCGCTCTGGTGAAAATAGCAATTTCTGGAAAGGAGGGATCACCCCAGAACGCCAACTCATAGGTGCATGGACCACTGCACAAGCACCAAAAGTGCATGAAAAATTCGACTACAGATGTAACGAGTGTTCAAGCAAGAATCAACTCCAAGTGCATCATGTATTGCCGGTTGTTGATTACCCTGAACACGCATACGATTTCGATAACCTAGTAACATTGTGTGTCTCCTGTCACCGAAGGGCTCACGGTCAAGAGCATGGAGATGGGTTGTTGCATCGAGCAGGTAAGGGGAAAGGCAACTTGATGGTAGCCCGACCATCTAAAATCATCAAAATAGAGTTGATTGGAATAGAAGATACGTATGACATCTGCGTCGAGGGACCAAACCACAATTTCGTAGCAAACGGAATGATTGTTCATAACTCGATCAACGAGTACAGCGCACGTTACTCAGTTCTCGATGGAGAGATGTACCACCCAGACTTGGGGCATCTAGCTCCACAAAGCACCAGCAACCGCCAGGGTCGTTCTGGTGACGTTCTGACTGAACAAGAATATAATGCGGTCATGGCGGCTGTTGACGAGGTATTCGATACTAGCTATCAGACTTACCTTCATCTTCTAGGTCCAAATGAAAATGGAGATCTGACTCCTCCACCCGATGGTGTTCGCCGCCGTATCGAGTGGTGCAAGGAAGCAGCCGTAGTAGCCGTCAGGGAGGCCAGGAAGCGTGCTGCGGACGCTGGCAATGTAGACCCCTATCCCACCGAGGAAAGCGTCTCTGAGGCGATTACAGCGTATCTAGAGCAGAACGGTGTGTCAGAATTGGCTGGTGACTTCCCAGGTATTGCCAGGGAGCTAGCTCGTATGGTACTGCCTGTTGCCACGTACAGCCAAATGTATTGGTCGGGTAACCTACATAACCTGTTCCACTTCCTGAAGCTACGCTGCGATCCACATGCTCAGTACGAAATCCGAGTATTTGCTGATGCTATTCTGGAACTGATCGAGCCCCATGTGCCATGGGCAACAGAAGCTTTTCGTGACTACTTGCTTGAGGGATCTCAATTGAGTAGAATGGAATATGAGGTAGTCCGTGATTTGCTTCGTGGACTCGATAAGGATCCGATTTCAAAAGAACTGAAGGATAAAGGTTGCTCACAGCGAGAGATCACGGAGTTCTTGAATAAGTTCATGCTATGAAACTAGTGGAGACGAAGCTATCGAACGGGAGCACGCTCTCGTTCGTATGCTTTACAGCCGATGAAGAATATGCCATGGCCAAATGGTACATGGACGTGCTTTGTTTGCCTTGGCTGGATACTCGTGAAGAGTTTCAAAAGTTCATTGAGCAGACATTTTGGAGAAAATGCCGTGGTAAGGACTTCACGTTAGAACAAGCAGCGAAGCTCTGTGACTACAACGAACGCTATACTGATATCCTACCGTCTTTCCCAAAGCTCAAGAACAACGGTAAACACATTACTGCACCCAATATTCACAACGATGGTATTGAGTATAGCGTAGCAGAGAAGGTTGAGTACATCGAATGGATCATCAAGAATGCTTGGAAAGAAACCTGGGATAACCATCCAGACATTAAATCCAAAACTCGATTCAAGGTATTTCCTGGTGAGCAACCAACTGATGAATTCGTTGGTAAACAGAAACAACTAGAAGATGAATTCTGGGACGAGGTTGATTCCAAGCAGACTGAATATGGTTGTGATCGTGAGCAAGCTATCATAGCAGTCTCAGATTACAAGCCTCGCCCTGAAAGCCAATACCGTATCCCTGATCCCCTATCTATCTAAACCTCCCCCCCCGTTTCGGTCTAGACCGAAACGGAATAACGGGAGCTACCGTTTGTCGCCAGACAAACGTGCTACCGCATAACCTTGTGTCTTTTTCCCTTCATGTATAACATTCTGAGCGTTAGCGAAGAATGTTATACATGAAGTGAATAGATATAAGTTGTACGATCATAAGCAAGAAGTATTTTACATATGGGTACTCCGAAATAGAAAGTCAAGGGGTGAATCAAAGAAATTACAAAATCGTAATGTTCGTGCTTGAAACTCTTAACGGATAGCCATAGCTTTATCTTGAGAAACGAGGTTCGAGGAGCACTAAATATCCCCACCTTGACTAATAACGGAGATAAGGAATGAGCAACAATCCGCTTCTTGAAGACCTCAACTCTGGTGATATCACATCGGTCAGTATCGCATTGCCAACCATGGGGTATTTCTATCCCAAGGGTTCCGGTATCATTGCAGAGGATGCTGATCCTGCCGATCTAGAAGTAAAGCCTTTGGGTATCATGGCGGAACTGGTTGCCAAAGATCCATTCGTTCTGGCATCTGGTCGTGGGGTGCCCAAGATTCTACGTAATATCTGTCCTTCTATTCTCAAACCCGAAGAGATGTGTGAAGTTGATATTCAGGCAATAATGATTGCTTGTCGTCTTGCATCCTATGGTAGTCACATGGAATTGACTCACGTGTGTGAGAACCCAAATACCGAGGAAGTCGATGGTGATGACGGGAAGAAGGTGAAGGTTGCCGTATGCAATCACAAGAACAAGCTGGATATAGACTTGAACCATCACATCCAGCGTTATGCTCCACTGGAAGACATGGAATCGTTGTTATTGATCCTTCCGGAAATTCGTGGCCAACAGGTTCATATGAAGCCTCTGTGCTACAAGTCCGCATTAACCATACTCAAGAACTCGGTCTCAATGAATCGTGTATATGAGAGCATCGAGAAAGAAAGCATTACCAAGCTCATCGAAGATGAGAGCATGATGGATGCCTATGAGCGAATGATCGAGAACACTTCAGAAACTCGATTCGTGCTGACGCTAGGTAGTATCTTCTATGTTGCCAATGCTAAGGGTGAAAAGGTATTCGATGAGTCCTTCATAGCCGAGTGGCTGGAGATGGTACCACCCACTATCGTAGACCACATGCAGAGGAAAGCCAAGGCATACAACGAAAAGCTGAATGACCTAACCAAGATCAAGTACACATGTATCAATTGCGGTCATGAAAACACGGCTTCGTTCGAGGTAGACCCACAGAAGATTTTTTTTTACTCTCCAGAAGCTTCAACTCCGGAGATGATTTCATCAGATACATCGAAGATGAAAGAGAAAACCGGGAGAAGACCATCAAGAACCTCGCCAAGATCTGTAAAGCGTATGAAGGAGCGGTCCAATATGACGACATCAAGCAAGCATCCCCAAGGGAAGTAGAGTTGTTATACGAGGCATTGGAGGAGTATAACAAAGAGCAGGAAGCTGCAATAAAGAGAGCCCATAAAGACGCTAAGAAGGGCTCGGGGCGTGATCTAATTGGGGGTTGACAATGCCGATTTTTATTGATAAAATATCAGCATGAATGAGTCAACTATAATCTATTTGATTTTTGGTTCCGGCGCTGTTGCGGTGGTTCTCATCGTATTGGGTGTTGCGTTACCAATGCTGGGCATCAAATCTTCACGTGCTCATCTTCTGTTTACGATACATGGTGTCTATAATAGAATAACTATACGTAAACTTGTCGAGCGTTGTGAGCTTGTAAAAGAAGAGGTAAAGGACCAAGAGGCTCTACAAAAATTTATTGACATGTGCAGACATTATGATCTGAGATCGGACTATGGTATGAATATAGAGAATGCAATAAAACGGTTGTCCAATAGCGAGTGTGATCGCATGTGGTTCGCTGTTAAGGAGGCTTTGGACCTAAATCACGACCGAGATATAGCCAATTTGCCCCGTCTTTAATACAGATGTAGCCACTTGGTAGTTGTAAATACTCCAATTCTCTTGGAGTATCGTAGATGGCTGATGACAATCCACCAGTGAGCGAAGGCACGACGCAAAGTCGTCGCCCCTTAAACATGGACGAGGCTAATGTCTCGAACGTCAAGGTTACTCGCATGGATGTCAATACCGGCGAGATTAAAGAACTCCAAACCGACCTCCTACGTGAAATATGTGATTGCATTGAGGCATCATCCGGTGATATGGCAAAGACACTGCGTGATGAAATTCGTGCTAGCAAGGCTGTTCTCAAGAAGACTCTTCAAGAAAATAGGGCTGCTATTACCAAGGCTATAGAGCGCACCGGTGGATCTGGTAGCGGCGGTAGAACTGGTGGTAGTGGAACTAATGATGTCATCCAGGAAATGAAAACCGTAGAGGAGGAGCTTAAGGGCATAATAGAAACCTTCAATAATGGTCTGCAACAAATAACAGATGCCATGATCGTCGCTGCTGAACAACAACGAATTAGCTCAGCACAAGGTGAAAACCAAATTGATGCCCAAGGACGTAGTATATCAGAAGTATTGGAAACAACTGATAATCTGAGGGATTTCAATAGTATCATAAATAATGAAAGCATTCCAGCTTTTGAAAAAGCATCACAATTAATTTCATCTGGTTTTTCCGCACAAAGAGAACAGATAATGAACTCGGTGTGGTTGTCTGTTCAATCGTTCGGTGCAGAACTTACCGACGTTAGAGACATCATGAGAAACTTTGGGCGGATCAGTAGAAGTGTGGCTGACACATTTGACATCGCCCAAACTGGAATTGCCGATACCTCTGATATCATTATAGACTCCTTCAAGCAACTTGGTCGTGTTGTAGGTGCGTTTGCAACCGATGACATGGAAAGCTTACGTGACAGTATCCGACGTACAGGTCAATTCATTGTGGGTCAGGCTGCCGAGGGACGTGGTACTCAGTTTCTTTTGGAAGGTAGTAAGAATATCGAAGATGCTGCGAAATTCCTGCGTGACACACGTAACCAGATCAATGAGGAGTTCAACTTCCGTCGTTTCATGAGCGACGAAGAAGCCAACGTTGCTATTTTGGAACTCCTGGAAGTCCAGAAGCGTGCCGGTATTCAAGGGGAGATTTCAACGTCAGAGCTTACTAAGAGATTCATAGATCAGAACACGTTCTTATCCAAAATTGCCAGAGACAGTGGATTGTCTTTAGAACAGTTACGCAAGATGACAGAAGAAGATAGAAAACAACTTGCGAACTTGGAAGCTATAAGCGTTCTTAATAATGAACAAAAAAGAGCATTTGAAAACTTGCAGACCAGGGCAGAAGCAGCAGGAAGCCCAGAGCTAAAGCTTTTGATTAACCAGTTAGCACAATCTGGCAATGACATGAGTGCATTTGCTATCAACTTTCCAAATGAATTTGAAGATATCTTAAAGTTAGGTTTGCAACCTCAACTTCGGGAGCTATCAAATCTAATAAATCAGCGTGACGAACTTGGTCCACAAGAGTTTAACCGTAGATTTGAAAATCTGACTCAGACTATGCAAGAAGTTGCAAAACAGAGAACGGATGAATTGGGACCAATTGTAAAAATACGAGATTTTTTCAAAACCGATGTTTCTAGACTTATCGGGGGTTTGTCAAGAATCACAAGATTAGATGATACTCCAACTCCCCCACCAGATGATGATACAGCGAAGTCATTATTTGAGACCGCTAAAGACCTATTCAATCAGTTCTTTCCTGGAGATGAAGTTGGGTTGGTTAGGGCTCTGACAGCCAACACCGCTGCGATCATAGCCAACACCATAGCTTTGGTTGGTGGCGGCGGAATTTCTAGAATCCTTAGTGGTATCAGTGGATTGGCTAGGCGTGGCACTGGTGCTGTGAGTAGCATTTTCCGTGGTTCTGGATCTGCTGCAACACGTGGAGCCGCTGGCATCGCTGGACGTGGAGCACTGGGTGCCGCTGGTAGTGTAGCTGGTGCTGGTCTACTTGGATTTGAATTGACAAGAATAACAGGAGCAGATAAAGCCATTAATGATATGGTAGTACCAGGAGAAGGTACAATCGGAACTGCATTGGCTAATCTGTTTGGTGCTGATACTACTGACCCGGAAACACAAAGAAGGATTGATGCCGAGGTAGCCCAAATCAAAGCCCGAGCAGAGGAAAGAAAGCGAGCGGGTGATGCTACCGCTAGGAGAACTCCGACACCAGCAAATGATCCTGCCATGGCACATTTGAGTACCCAAGTAGAAAAGCTAACGGCAATTGAAGCAATTCTAACGACCGCTAATGATATCAGCACGCAGATTCGTGACATCATCGGACAGGCTGGTGCTCTGTCTCGTGTGGGAGATGTCACTGGTCCGTCCCCGGTCCAACGTAAGGTTCCATCTCTCGATAGCGAAGTTCAGGCGTTTGAGACCGCTGTGGACGTTTCGCCTTAATTCTTGTTCCATACCCAAACAGCATTACCACAATCCCAGATGCGGTCATAACCACGCTCTTGCATGATTTGCCATTCGGATTTGCCAGGATCAAATCCTTCCTTGATGAGTTTGTGCTTTTGGTATTTCATACGGGATTCTCTTATGGTAGAGCCTGGGGCAACATACCAATAGTTTGGATTTGAATCATGGGAATGCTTAAACCCCAGATGTTTATAAAAGTACCCCCGCCCATACCGCAAATCTGCGTATGTTACTACACTGCTTGGGTTATGTTCTCGTAAGAAATTAGAAAACAGTTTTCCTGCTGCTCCTGTTATCGAAATACCGTTTTTAGAGCAAAACCTGGACATCTCCCATTGGTAGGTTTTAGAAAATCTAGGTTTAACGAATGTCATGATTGATACTAATTCACCATGATACCTAAGACCAAATCTAACACTAGAAATGTCTGCTCCTTGAATATGATTAGCATTCATGAATAAACTACATTCTGATGAAGATACGATCTCTATCTCACATTTTCGTGCTGCAATGCGCTGTGGTGTAGCCCCAAACAATTGAGTTAGACGAGATTGAACTTTATCGGTGTTGTGAATCCATTCATCTTCGAAAATAGTTATAAGATTTATTCCCTTCTTCAAACAGCCATCCAGCTTTTCGATATGGTATGTTTTGTTCTTACCACGATTTTCTGTGTGCCAATACAATCCGCAATATTCGATTCCTATTTGGTGTTGTTCACTGTACATGTCAATTTCTTTCGGCGGAACTATTGTTCTAACGCTAGTTTGTAAGTCTGGAGCCATATTTCTAACAAAATTGGCTATCTCTTCCTCTCCGGATGATACATGATGCACACATTTTGGACAACCATTACCAGATAGGTGGCTATTTGGAATTTGAGAAAATACACCGTGTGTACGACATTCAATATCAACGTGAGTAAAAGCATTCTTATAAACTTGATGCGGATATCGATATAGATCAGCATGCAATCGCTGTCCTTTGTCCACAAATTCCTCAAAAGAATCTGCTTTATCTTGTCCACGCTTTTCATACGAACACTTTGGACAGATTGACCCAGATTCAAAGACATCCGCTCGTATCTCAAATCTACCATGCCTTCCACAAATGACCACTACTGGTTCTTTTGCCGATGAATATCGAACTAGAGATAGATCGTAGAGTTCGCCATGAACTTTCTTAACCCTGTCAATATATTCAGAGGCTATTTTCATGCTTCTTTTGACAGCCATCTTTTTGGCAGAACACTTAGCACATCCACGACCCCTCATGTGCGTGTGAGCGATTTGCTCAAACTCGCCATGAACCGGACAGATGATGACCACGGGATCACGAGCCGTGGTGTATGTCACCTTACTGTAATCGAATACCTCACCATGAACCGTACGGCTTTGCTCGATGAAATCTTTCGTGGTGAATTTTCTAGCCATTAGACCTATGGTTTCTTGAAGTAAATAGACATATGTTATCACTAATTCCCACCGGATATCAAGAGAATGGCCTGGACCACTATAGCAAAGCCTGACCTCGGTCGTAACCGCCGTAAGCGTAAACTAACACTCCACTCCTATGGAGGCGACAACTCGTGGTCCGGTGGTAGCTCTGATAATTTCAATATGCTCCAACAAGTATATAGGGGCAGATATGATAGGCTAGAACGATATAAATTATATGACTGGATGGATCAAGATTCTGATGTATCCCGAGCCCTTGATTTGATTTCTGAGCATTGCTCTCCCATAAATGACGAAGGACACTTCTGGTACTTTGATTGGGCTCTTGATCCAACCGAGGAAGAGTCTGGTCTGGTCATAGAGAACATGACACAGTGGACTCGTATTAACGAGTGGGATAATCGTCTATGGCGAACCATCCGAAACGTAGTCAAATATGGAGATTGGTTTTTCTTCAGGAATCCTGATACATTTGAGTTATTCTCTGTTCACCCACGTTTCGTTTTGGGTGCCTTGGTTGATCGAGAGAGCACTCAGGTAATTGCCTGGATCGTTCGAAACTTCAAGTTCAACATCGAGAACATCGAACTAACCGTGGATAACCGTGGTCTCAGTGATTCTATCAAGAGCTTGAGCTTATCTTCTGGTATGCGTAATACTAGGGTTATACCCTCAATTCACATGATGCAGGTAACGGTTTCCGAGGGTAAGTTTGCTGGTGCTTCTGGTGATGATGATCCATCAGATCGCTATAATAATCGTTGGCCGTTTGGGGAGTCTTTCTTGGAGAATGCCTCGAAGACATTCAAGCAACGTGAACTTCTTGAGGACGCTGCAATTATTCATCGCACACAGCGTGCTCCGTCACGTACCGTGTGGTACATCGACACCGGTAAGATGCGTCCTGACCGTGCTAGTTGGGTCGTCAACAATTTCAAGAACGAGCTAAACCAGAAGCGTGTGCCCCAAATTCTAAGCGATGGCCAGAGAAGCGTAGACTCTGTGTACAACCCAATTTCTCAGTTGGAAGACATCTACATTCCGGTGTCCTTCGATCAACGTGGTTCCAAGGTAGAGACTCTTGAGGGGCAGCCATGGAATGAGCTACCAGACCTTCAGTATTTTACCAAGAAGATGATGCGTTCATTGCGTGTACCGCACTCTTGGTTGCTAGGACCAGAAGAGGGTGGTTCCGTATTCAACGATGGTCGTGTTGGTGTGGCGTATCAGGAGGAAATTGAGTTCTCCAAATTCTGCGAGCGTATCCAGAAGAACATGGACGACACGTTCGATTTCGAATTCAAACTGTACTGTAAGGTTCGTGATGTTAATGTAAATGCTGCTGACTACGATATGCATTTCAACGAGCCAACCAACTACGATGAGTTCAAGCAGAACGCTCGTGATCAGGATAACATTAGTGTATGGCAGTCCATCAAGGATGAGCCTTACATCTCCCGTCGCTTCGGACTGAAGAAGTACATGGGTTGGACTGAGGATGAAATTGTAGAGAACGAAAAGATGGTAATGGAGGAGCGATTCGATCCGAAGGATGCTACTGACTTCGCTGAGCTTGGTGCTGGTGGAGGATTTGGTGGTGGCTTCGGTGGCGGCCTGGGTGGCGGCCTGGGTGGTGGTCAGATGGGTCTTGGTCCCGGAGTAGGTGATCTAGGCGGTGGTGTTGGAGCAGATGGCTTTGGAGACCTTGGTGCTGATATGGCGGGTGGTGTTATGACTGGTGCTACTGGTGGTGCCCCTGGTGGCGCTGGTATTGGAGGATTTGGAGAAACTGAGATGATTATCGGAAAGAGAACACTAACCGAGGCTCCAGTTACGGCTGGTGACCTAAAACCTGCCCCACAGTCTGTGGATGACCTTGGTCATTCACAGACTCCTAATGATAACTTATTCCCTGTAGGTGCTGATGTTGAAGATCATCCAGATGCAATCGGTGGTGGTTTCAAGATTACGTTGAGCTTACTTCAAAAGGTCCGCAAATCACAGTTGACCCGACGAGTTGAAAACTCCAAGAGAATGAAAATGATTCAGAAGGTCTATAAGACTCCATCTGAGGAAGGTGGTCTTGGAGGATTGGGCGGTGGTCTGGGTGGTGGACTATAAATCAATGAAATTTATCTATAATGAGGGGTTTTGGTCAGAAAAGAATCACTCCTTGTTAAATATCTACACGGATTTTTCCGAAACAAGGCAATCTGACGAGAGGTAAGAGAAATGTCCAGATATCAGAATCTCATGACAGAGATTTTAGATTCGATTTTTGAGGGCTACACTGTTGACGAGAAGGGTAAGCTTCGAGTTGTCAACGAAGGCGCTGCAAAGGTCGCATCTGAAAAGCTTCACACACTCGTGCTAGAAAAGTCACGAGACCTATGGGACCAGCTAGAGGCTGCTGAGGACTCGCTGTCCGGAGTGGCAGAAGAGATTAGCTTTGAGGAGCTAAACACTGATCCTTCCAGCATGGCAAACACAGTAACCCACAAGCCGTCCGATAACAGGGATGCTCCAGAGAGTGAACAACAGATGGAGTCGGCAAAGAACATCTCGGACCTTCTAGGTTCTGATGAGTTCGATTTGTCCGACGTATTTGAAAACATGGATCATCTAGACTCGGTATACAACAAGAAGGGTGATGGCCGCAATCCATACAACGAGATGGGCGGTGACATGTCTTACGAGGATGAAGGAACGGACGTTGAGGATGGCGACGAGGACTATGATGACCTCATGATCGGCATGGATGACAACGGTATGGGTTCTCCTGATGCTTCGGACGGCATGGACGATGCAGACTATGAAAACAACATGGATATGGACATGGATGGCGATAGTGATTCAGAGATGGATTACGAAAACGACATGAACGATGATGACATGGGCTTTGATTTCGACCTTGATTTAGAGGGCGATGACGACCTTGATAGTGTTGAACATGAAGAGGACGAGATGGAAGGCATGGGTCATGGTGACAAGTCTTATCGTATGGAAACCGAGAACGAATACGACGATGACTACAAGTCCAAGGGTTACAAGTCCAAGGGTTACGAGTCCAAGGGCGAATACGATGATGAAGACAAGAAGTCCAAGGACTACAAGTCTAATGACTACAAGTCCAAGGACGATGAAGACAAGAAGTCCAAGGACTACGACAAAGAATACGATGACGATGATGAGCCTGCCTATTCGAAGGACGAGGATTAATTCATTACGTAATCTGGAGCAAATAGTCAAATGACTGAGAAACGTTTACTGACTGAGGTCATTTTACCCGAAGCCAAACCTCTTGTCGGAGAAAGCAACGGTAAAGACGGGTTCTATTACCTGAAGGGTTTATTCCTTGAGGGTGAGACGCAGAACCATAATGGTCGTGTGTACCCACGGAATGAAATTGAAAAAGCCGTGGGTCATATAAACGAGCGTATTCAGTCAAAAGGTCCGATCCCTGGCGAGCTAGACCATCCAGAGGGACTGAACATTAACATGGACAGGATCTCTCATGTCATCACTGAGATGAATATGAATGGAAATAACGGCATGGGTGCGATGAGAATCGTGAATGCTGGAATGGGTTTGATCGTCAAGGGTTGTATTGAAGCCGGTATGCAGATGGGCGTAAGTTCACGTGGTTCCGGAAATATTGACGGTCAGGGAAGGGTAAGTGATTTTGACATCGTTACGGTGGACATTGTTGCAAACCCAAGCGCTCCAAGTGCTTATCCTCATGCTTCTCTTGCAGAGAGTTTGATGGGGAGCAAGCATGGTCAAGAGGCTATGAAGCTAACAGAATACGTACGTCATGATGAAGACGCACAACGTTTTCTAGAACAAGAAATCACTCGATTCCTGACGGAAGTCCGGGATCAATACAAGTGGAGAAAGTAAGATGCTTGAGGATACTCTACAGAAGATCCTAGAGAGCATGGACGTTCTTAACGAAGACACTCGAAAGAAGATTGCGAAGGTATTCAGCGACACATTGGCGGAAGCCAAGGTGGAGCAGGAGAAGGCAATTCGTGGTGAACTTGCTGAGCGTTACGCTAAGGATAAGAAGGCTATCCATGCTGCTCTTGAACAGTTTCTAGAGCAGGAACTGAATGGTGCAGTCAGTGACCTCCGAACTGGTTTGGAGGAAGTTGATACATTGAAGAAGAAGCTCGTTGACGAGCGTGCTACTGTAAAGGAGCATGCCCGTGAATACGTAGCAAAGCGTCTTGGTGCAGTTGAGAAGGTCATTGAAGGCGTGCTTGCACGTGAACTTTCTGAGCTTCATGAAAGTGAGAAGGTCAATCGCAAGGCATATTTGAATGCACTAACGGAAAAGAAGGCTCAGCTAGAGTCCGACCGTGATGCGTTCCGTCAGAAGGCTGCGGCTGTTCTTGAGCACATCGTGAATGTTCAGGTTCAGGGTACCCTAGATGAGCTTCGTGAAGACATCAAGGCTGCCCGTCAGTCTGACTTCGGTCGTGAGATTTACGAGTCGTTCATGACCACCTTCCGTCGTCAGTTCTTTGACAGCAATAAGGAATTCCGTGCTATAACCGGAAAGCTGAAGGAGTCGCAGAAGCGAGCCCGAATGCTTGAGGCTAAGGCAAATAAGAAAATCAAGGAAGCAAGGGAAGCGGCACGTAACGCAGAACTCAGCAAGAAGAAGTTACAAGAGTCTGTGGTCCGTGCACGTGCTATCAATAAGATGCTAAGTCCGCTAACAGGTCGAACTCGTGAGAAGATGAAGGATCTGTTGGAAGCATCTCGTACCGATAAGCTACAGGCAACATACAAGAAGTGGCTCCCAGAGCTATTGAACGAAGCCAAGGCACCAGCAAAGCAGCACAAGCGCCGTAAGCTGGAAGAGTCGGTAGTAGAACTGAAGACCGGTGGACAGCGTACTCTCAAGGAGTCTCGCAACACCGATGCGGCAGATGATGATGAGATTCTAGAGATTTCACGCCTAGCCGGAATCGAAAAATAACCGTTTTTGAGGGATATGGGACGTATTTTGGTAACAAATTTCTAAATAACCAAGAATACATTCTCCCACCCCCTATAAGGAGAGGAAAGAACAATGCCTAACGTGATCACTGAAAAGGGTAACTCGAAGTGGCTGCGCATCAAGGAAGCCTTGATGGATGGTCTTCCGCCAAAGAAGGCTAAGATCATGGACAAGTGCCTAGAGAACACCCGTAAGGATTTCGTGGGACGCCAGAAGTATCTGATGGAAAATGCCTCAGCTTCTGCCGTATCCACGGGTAACATTGCAACGCTGAACAAGGTAATTCTGCCTATCATTCGTCGTGTGCTACCAAACGTAATCGTAAACGAACTGGTTGGCGTACAGCCAATGCCGGGTCCGGTCGCACAGATCATGACCCTTCGTTACGTCTACGGAACAACTTCTGCTGGTGCTGGCACCATTGCTGGAGAGGAAATGCTAGCTCCTCTACACGTACGTGACCTAGCTGCTTCATACTCTGGTAACGAGGTTGCCGCCACCCCTGCTGGTGCATTGACTGCTCAGCTTGAAGGTGTTCCAGGTAACGCTGTTAAGCTGGAGATGTTGAAGCAGGTTGTCGAAGCTAAGTCCCGCCGCCTATCGGCTCGCTGGACTGTTGAGGCTCAGACAGACGCTCAGAACCAGTACGGTGTGGACGTAGAAGAAGAGCTACTGGCTGCTGTTGCTCAGGACATCACGGTCGAAATCGACCAGGAAATTCTACGCAACCTGCGTGCTCTGCCACCTACACCAACCGTTGCAAATACTTTTGATCAGTCCGCAGTGTCTGGTCAAGCAACTTCGGTTGTTGACGAATTCGCCGCTCTGGCCGTTCTAATCGGTCGTGAGGCAAACCGTATCGCTGTTCGTACCCGTCGTGGTAAGGGTAACTGGGCGGTTATATCCCCAACCATCCTGACCGTAATCGAGTCTGCTCGTGCATCGGCTTTTGCCCGTACGACTGAGGGTTCGTTCGACGCACCTACCAACAACAAGTATGTTGGTACGCTCAACAACTCGATGCGTGTCTACGTTGACAACTACGCTGATGACGACACTCCGGTCCTAATCGGATATAAGGGATCTAGCGAAGTTGACGCTGCGACATTTTACACACCATACGTACCTTTGACGACGCACGGCGTGGTCACCGACCCGAACACGTTCGAACTGGTAACCAGCTTCTACACCAGATATGGCTACGTGGAGTTCGTAAACAGTGCGACGTCGCTCGGTAACAGTGCCGACTATCTTGGTTTGGTTGGAATTAACGCCGCTACCTTGAGCTTTTTGTAAGAATAACAACAACTTACGAAGCAGGAAGAAGGGCACCGTTGGTGCCCTTTTCTTTTTGACCTTTACAAACCCTAAATAACCGCATATATTGGCGGGATAGTATTGGAAGGGTTTAGGTCATGTCATCCAGAATTCGATGGACATCCGATTTAGTTTTAGATAAAGCTTGTGAAGTTCATGGTGATAGGTATGAGTATGACCTATCCGAATTCCGTAATCTTCAGTCAAAAATTCGTGTAACTTGTAAGATCCATGGCGATTTTTTCCCCACGGCGAAGAACCATGTGTTGAATACTTCGGGTTGCCCCGGATGCTTCAATGATAGACGTGGTACTACTTCCAAAGGTAAAAAGAGACCGGGTGTTGGTGGACGCAAACCTTGGGACAAAAAAAGATTCATTGAAGAGGCGCAAGCAGTGCATGGCGACCTCTACGACTACTCTTTGGTGGACTACAAGAACGCACATACCAAAATAGCTATTCGGTGCCCAAAACACGGTGTATGGGAACAACTACCACATTCCCATCTCAAAAGTGGATGCAAGTCTTGTGCGATAGAAATTCGCTCACTAGATACCGATACCTTTATTTCCAGGTCAAAAGAGGCACACAACGACCGATACGATTATTCGTTGGTGGATTACGTATCCCAAAACAGACCGGTGACCATTATTTGCCCACTTCACGGAAGCTTTGAGCAACTTGCTGGAGGCCATCTATATGGTGGGCACGGGTGCCCGAAGTGTGGTGGAACCAGACTTTTTACCACCGAAGAAGTCATAGAACATTTCAAGAAAATACACGGGGGGAAGTATGATTATTCGAAAACAAAATACGTTAGTGATGGTACGCCCGTTACCATAACGTGTAAAAACCACGGGTATTTTGAACAACTTCCAAAACTACACAAAAAAGGTCATGGCTGTCCTAAATGCATGGCTGATGCAAACAGAAACACACAAGAAGATGTGATAGCGAGATTCAAATTGGCACACGGTGACCGATATGACTACTCCAAGATGCAATATGTCTTGGCTGACAAGAAGGTCACGATAACGTGTAAAGAGCATGGAGATTTTGAGCAAATACCGAAGAATCATTGGATAGGACAAGGGTGTCCCATATGTTCATGCATCACTTCAAAAGGTGAAATCGAGGTATACGAATTCGTATCATCTTTGGTTGGTGAGGGCAATGTAATTCAACGAGACCGAAGTATTATAGCACCATACGAACTCGACATCGTAATTCCAGAGAAGAAGTTAGCTATAGAGTATTGTGGTCTGTATTGGCATTCAAGTGAGGGAGGAAAGGACCGCAACTATCATGTGCGGAAGCATGATAAGGCAGAAGATGCTGGATATCGATTGATTACCATATTTGAGGACGAGTGGAGGGACAAGCAAGAAATCGTTAAGAGCACGTTGTCGCACTTTCTAGGATGCACTCCGAAGGGTGTATTCGCCAGAAAAACAAGAATACATGATATTCCGTGGTCGATTGCTTCCGGGTTTTTGGAAAAGCACCATCTTCTTGGTGCTGGTCAGCCAGGAAACTACAGAATCGGGGCGTATCATGGTGATGAGTTAGTAGCGGTCATGGTGTTTGGTTATCCTTCCGACGAGCGTGGGATGGAGGATATCATCGAGATGAAGCGATTCGTCACGAATGGCAGGAACAACCCCGGTGTTGGTTCCAAGATGTTCAAGCATGCGGTTGACGAGAAGGTGTATACTAAAGTGATAGCCTTTGTTGATAGACGGTGGTTCACTGGTTCTTTCAAAGCGCTTTCTGGTTTTGTAGTAGATGGAAAGACGCAGCCGACGAAGTATTGGACTGATTTTTCCACTAGAGAACAGCGTAGATTCAAAACCAAAAAAAGCATGATAGAGAAGGATGGGGTTGACCCAAATATGACGAAGAAGCAAATGTTAAACAGCCTGGGATACTACCCCATTTATGATTGCGGCAAACTCAGATTGGTTTGGGAATCAACGTGAAGAATCACGTTGACCACATCATTCCATTGCATGGAGAGAGTGTGTGCGGGCTTCATATTGAAGGAAACTTGCAGCTTCTCACCAAGCAGGAAAATCTGAAGAAAGGAAATTCACTAATTGGATAAGAGTGTCCAATTCTAAGTAGAAGGGGAGCCTAGGGCTCCCCCTTTTATGTTCAAATGTTGATAAGTACATAACAAGTGTAAAATCTTGATTGTCATTATAGTTGTGTTACATTATCAATATGAACATGTCGGAAAAAGTATCAACAACAAAATTACAGAGATCATATGATAAAATCAGTAATGATCTGTTGCCAGATATTCATTTAGAATTTACACTGAAAGAGTATAAAGGAAAGCATAGGAATGGTAAGTGGATAAGTTATCCATTTGTTTGTAATGTTTGTAAAACTAAATTCAATCGAATACTTCAACGAAACATATTTTGTCCCGTATGTACAACATTCACCCGTCCTGGTAGACAACTGGGATGGAACAAATTTATTGAAGAGTTTACTGCTATTCATGGAAAAAAGTACAAATACCCCATCAAAAAGCCTGAAAATTTTAGAGGAAGCCGTCATATACTTGAAATAGAATGTCCTGATCACGGATTGTTTAAACAGAAAGTTTCTAGACATAAAAATGGTTCTGGATGTCCAAAATGTGCCAATGAAAAGCGACGGGTTGGTAATGAGGAATTCATTAAACGTTCCATAAAAAAACATGATGGAAAATACAGTTATCCGAATGTAGAATATACCAATCAATATGAAAAGGTAAAAATCGATTGCCCCAAACATGGTGAAGTTGAGCAATATGCTGGTCATCATATGTATACCGGTGTGGGTTGTCCAAAATGTGCCATAGGAAAACAAACATCTAAAGCAGAAAAAGAAGTTTGTGATTTTGTTAAGAGTTTTAATGTAGAAGTAGTAGAGAATGATAGAGATACCATAAATCCATATGAAATCGATATTCTTATACCAGCTATCAATTTAGGAATAGAATATTGTGGATTGCGCACTCATTCTTCTTTCTTTGGTAATAAAGATAAAAGGTATCACTTGAAAAAACACGAATTGTGCGAACAAAAAGGTATTAGATTAATAACAGTTTTCGAGGATGAATGGAGAGACAAGCAAGAAATCGTTAAGAGCACGTTAGCACATTTTTTAGGGTGTTCACCCAAAGGTGTGTATGCCAGAAACACAACTATTCTTGAGGTTTCGTGGGCTACAGCATCAGAATTTTTGAACAAGCATCATTTGCTTGGTGCTGGACAATCCGGCAATTACCGAATTGGAGCTTACCACGGAGATGAATTGATTTCGGTAATGGTGTTTGGTTACCCGTCAGATGAACGTGGTAGAAAAGATGTCGTGGAAATGAAGAGATTTGTGACTAATGGAAAGAACAACCCTGGTGTGGGATCCAAGATGTTTAAGCATGCAATACGTGAAAAAGGATATACATCGGTAGTAGCGTTTGTAGATCGACGTTGGTTTACTGGTTCTTTCAAATCCATATCCGGGTTTATAGTTGATGGTGCTACTGCTCCAGCGAAATTTTGGACTAACTTTGTAGACAGAAAACACCGCAGATTCAAGACAAAAAGGAGCATGTTAGATTCTGGTGAAGCAACAAATTCTTTGCTTACAAAGGAGCAAATGTTGAATGATATAGGATATTACTCTATATATGATTGTGGAAAATTACGATTGCAGTGGGATGTAAATAGAGACAACAGTATGGAGACTATCCGATGGTAATAGCAGATAGAAGCTTTCAGGACCGAGTAGCCAGAGGCAAAGCCCTGGAGAAGCAAATCTTCGATGCGGTTGCAAAGATGCTCGAAGGAACGGACTACGAGATCGTTTCTGCATCGCAGAGTGCGGACATGCACGACAAGATCGATGCATACATCAGGAACAAAACTAATAAGAAGCAGCTTACTGTTCAGATCAAGGGACGAGAGACCGGAAAAGATATCATTTTCGAGATCATGAAGGACATTGATAAAGGTATCGAGGGTCGGGACATGAAAGGCAAGGCTCAATTGTACATTGCCAAAACCCCCAGCGGGATCGTAGCTGCCTCTGTACCGATGATGAAGCAAGCGGTGCGTCAGCATTTCGAAAAGAACGGTTACGGGAACGGCAAATACATAGGCTTCGAGGTTCGTGTGACCAGCGGTCGTGGTGACGAGAAACAACGCAAACTGATGGGATTTTTTTCTCCCTCTCGATTTGGCTCCAAGATATCAGATGTATTCAAGTAAGTTCAAAACCTTGATTCTCCAGAGCAAGAGACATAAATATAGTGTGAGGTCGCCTTTTGGGGCCTTATACAATGTAACCTTGCTAACTAGGAGGATACTAAAATGAGTAACGAACTAACTCGTCTATTCGATGAACTCGAATCAACCTTTCATCATCCACGTGTCCTAGGTTTTGGACCGCTTTTCAGCGAACTTCGAAACTATGTGAATGCGCCGGATGTCAACTATCCAAAGTACAACATCATCAAGATCGATGAGGACAAGTACATGGTAGAAGTTGCTGCTACTGGATTTGATCCTGACCAAATCGATGTGGAAGTAAAGAACCGTAATTTGTCCATCTCTGGTCGTCTACTAACTGGCAACAACGAAGAGTACCTACATCGGGGGATTGCTCGTCGTGATTTCAGCCTGGAGATCCGTCTAGGTGACAACATGGAAGTGGGCGTTCCGAGCATGAGGAATGGCTTGCTGACTATTCCAGTGACCAGGGTCATTCCGGAATCAGAAAAGCCACGGAAGCTTAAAGTTATTAATATGAACGGAGCAGAAGACGTGATTCCCGGTTCTACGGAAACCCTGAAGGCTGTCAAGTCGGCCTGATAAGACGAGGGCGGCGGGAGGGAAGCCCTCCCGCCTTGCCCTAACGCTTAATCTCGCATGGCTTCCAGTTCTTCGTCCAATGCTCATCCGTCTGAACATGGTTAGGACGCACGTACTTGCACACTCGAAGAGCGAATTCGTCCGCAGGGAAGCTGTCAGCGACCCGCATGACGAACCCCTCACGGTCCTGCCCTCCAATACCGCTTTCATTAGAAAGCTCAGTCTCGAAGAAGTTCGTGATATCATATATGGAGTCGAAGACCCCACGATATATCACAGGGACCGTCTTGATGCCCCACTGCGCCCCGAAAGCCTCCAGGTCGTCCCAAGAGTAGAAGCGATCTGGGTCGGTATTCAGAGCCCGAATGGCGAAGATACGGTAGGTTTCTTCTTCAGCCACAGGGGCGTACTTGATTGAATGAACACCATAGATGTCCTCGCCATAGACCGCAATATCAAGCTGACAATTGAACTTCCAGGCGTGATGTTTCTTCACCATAGCAAACCACTTAGCCGTCGATGGGGCAGCCACCGAGCGAGCATACACTCCCCCATTGAAGAGGCAAGTATTTCCACCATCCACCTTCTCAGTGATTACAACTTCCCGTCCCACAAACTCTGCTGGAGTCTGGTGAAGAGAGTCGTCCCGATGGACCGTCTGTGAGGCGGGCCAATGTGGGGTGCTTGGATATTTGGGTGGTGTGTTCATTGCCTTGACTCGGTAAAGTCCATAGTGTATATTACTCAGGAAGATTTGTCAACCCAGAGATGTACGATGGACCTGTTCGAAAAAAAGCTGAATGAGGCACAGAGAACTGTGGGCTTAGTGTATGACACTCTTAAGGAGCCTGAGTCGGTTCCCTTGCTGTCTGATGCCTATGGCGTTTACAGTTCCCTGGCCCCTCACCTGAAAGCCTACGAGGAGCACTACGTGGGCCGTCAGGTTGCGTTTGTGGCTGCGGTTGGTTCTCTGAACTATAGGTGCGTGACCGAGGATTCCGATATCGACATGAAGGCAGTTTACCTGCCCTCATTCGAAGACCTGTATTTCGGTCGCAACCAGCGTTTTAGTCTTGTTACGGACAAGCTCGATTGCGAGCTTCATCCGATGCAGAACTACCGTAAGCATGCGCTGAAGGGCAACATCAACTTTTTCGAGCCTTTGTTCTCGTTGGCAACGTGCGTGAACCCCAAAGTCTATTCGGTGATGGACATGCTTCGCACCTTGGTCAAGATGAATGTCGGGGATACCGTACTTGCTACGTTTTTTACGGCTGAGCAGATGAATAAGCGTGCAATGTACGGTACTCCGGACGAACCGATAAACTGGAAGAGCGCATCGCACGCCTATCGGCTTCTAACGTTCATCATCGACCTTCTGGATGGTGAGGAAATGCCTCTTGCTGCGACTGGATTTGCTGCCGAAGTGGTGCTGAAGATCAAGCGTGGAGAAGTTGACTTTGAACTCTACAACAAGAGTTATGAAGAACTGCACGCCTGTGCCAAAAGAATGATGTTCAAGTCATTTGAGGACGGTAGCAATTTCAAATTTTCTGATGCAGTGTTGGATCATGATCACAAAGGTACGCCTGAGTGGAATGATCTGAACGATCAAGTGGATATCGACATCATGCGGCTCATCAAGAGTGAAATATACTAATGCCTGTTATCTTTCAGTCTCGTATCGAGGAAGCTGACCTTGATATGAATCCAAGCGTTCTCTACGTGTTTGGTGATAATAACCTGCGTAGAGGACGTGGAGGGTTGGCTATGGTCTGCCGTGGCAAATCCAATGCAGTGGGCGTGAGGACGAAGAGGACTCCTACCAAGGACCGATTTGCATTCCTGTCCGATGACCAACTTGAGAGAAATAAAGAATGGATTAATGAGGACATGGAACCGGTGATTCAGCACCTGTTCGCTGGGGGCATTGTGGTCTTCCCTGTGGCTCCCTTGGGTTCTGGATTAGCAGACCTAGCCCACAAGGCACCGAAGACCTTCCAATACATCAGAGAGCTTGTAGAGAGGCTTGCAGACCGTTACGGCTGAACGAAGGTGATGAAGACTACTCCTGCGCCTACGCTTGGGGCTCCACCCACGATGGCACGCATCTGACCCTCGCCTGGGGCGCTATTAGTCTGGATGTCTGCTAGGTTACCGGATAGGTCAGTCTTGTAGATGCCTTCCAATTGTGGGTTGATTTCCGATGTTTGCATGTAGACAAAACCAGCATTATCTTGAATAGAAATCGTTGCACCACCACTGTAAGAAGTGGTTATTACTACAGCAATCTCCTTGATGATACCGGTGTCCTGGATTGGAAACGAGATTGTTTGGTTGGCAGCAGTTCCAATGGCCGATTGGCGAAAGTCGAACGGCGGTGTTACAACGTCCGTGGAGGCAACCAAACGCCAACGATTAAGAGGAGCACCAAGGTCTACATTCGAGCTGTTGTTGACGTAGATCTGTTCGTTTCCAGAACCATCATTTAGGACAACCGCTATCTCTCCGTTTGCTGGAGTTCCGCCTGATACTGTTGGTAGATCACCGATTGTGCCAACAACGGCTGCGGAAGACGCAGCGTTGCTGGAGATGTTGACAATTCGGCCTTCATCGTTGACAGTTACCTTGGCTCGGTCATATGTTCCAGGAGTAACGCCTGTTGGCGAGAGGACAACTCGTTGCCAATGATTATTTTTTGGAGTATCAGCCATCTATTGCTTTCCTGAAACGCTTGTGGATACCAGTATTTACTGGTAGTACCTTACTCCGAGGGCTCAGTATTTTCGTATTTTGATGGCGTTGAAAAGTAGGCTTCCAAATATGCCTTCAATTCGTCACTCAAACCAAGGTCATTGTGATTAATGTAGATGGCATCCATACACTTGGCCGCAATTTCGTCAGCAGTGCACTTCTCGTAGAACCCAGCTTTCAACTTGGTAGACTCGGATAGATGTCCCCGGGTTGTTGGTGTAAGAAACATGTTGAAGTAAGCTGTTTGCCAGATAAGTTTGCCATCTCCGATGCCAAAGAAAACGAGACAGTCAAGAAGCTTGTCTTTGTTGACTAGTTTAGGGGTGTGTGTCTCATAGTTCCACCCTGATAACCCATGATCTAGCAGGCGATCTATCGTGTCCCAAATCATGAGTTGCCATGATGTGTTGGCGGTTTTCCTTTCGATCTGAGAATATTCAGCCATATTTTCTCGCACTAAGATTGTAGTTCGGAAATCCTTGGCAGTTCTGGGGGTTGCGAGGTAATGGTTATCGGCCATATACAAAAACGTTGGAGATACCTCGGGGCAAATTGCAGCCAAATACATCGAGTTGCAGAAATGTCTATTCCTAACCAAAAGATCATTACTGTCTTTCGACGGATTAGGGATGTAGTTATAGGTGTTTGGATCCAGAAAATCTGGCTTATCCCCAACAATCCATAGGTTGCGCATATCGATAAAGTTCTTTTCAACGGAACGAATGACATAGCGAAGGCTCTGCCAGTCTTCTTTGTCATTCACCCAAGGAATGACCACATCGACTTCTTCTTTCTGTGTTGTTGTAACATTACTCATAGGTCATATCCCAAAACTATGAGAGCATCAAACAAGCGAGTTTGATCCGGTTTTAGATAAATCGATGCTGAAGATCTTCATGTGTCCACCCAGACGTTTGTGAAGAAACATAGGGACGAAATGTTTTGGATCAAGTGATAGGTTCCACCACCATTTGAGTTCCATCGATAGTGAGATCGATTTCGATTCTCATTGTTATTATCCAGTGATCACGACACGGTATTCGCCTGCACCACCCGGGGCTATTGCCACGGTAATTGTCACGTTATTGGCATCATCGATTTCAATATCACCTGGGACAAACTGAGTGGCTGGAGAAGTTGTTAGGTCGTATACCTGAACGATAACATCCGTCGTTCCCAGGCTGTGAGTAAACTGTTCGGATGTTGATGTTGTAGCGTTGTCCTGAGCAAACTTACGAACCGTACCAACTGCCGAGGAACCAAAGCTCAAGTTACCACTGGTATCAGATACCAGTGGAGCATTAGTTACACTGGCAGGAGCCGCAGGAAGAATCAATGAATGGCTTGTTGGGACCGTAGCTGGGGCTTCAATACTAACAAATTGACCACCAGTATTGTCCTCAAGACGAATGGCACCAGCAGAACCAATAGCTGGTCCAATGACCCGAACCACACCGTTCATTCCAGTTCCTGCTAGAGAACCCGGACGAAGTTCGATATCACCACCATTAGAATTTGTTGCGCCACCGTCACCGGCAGTGATTACAACTACGCCGCCATTACCATCATTTGGACCACCATTACCAGCCGTGATGTTTACAGGTCCACCAATATCCGTAGAGGTAGAATTACCAGCGGTTAGGTTGATAGCACCACCAGGGGATGCACCGGCACCAGCGTTGATGTTAACATCACCGCCAGAACCAGAACCGTCTGCATTACCAGCGTTTAGATTAATATCTGCCCCATCGCCGGAAGTGGAACCACCATTACCAGCAGTAATAGTGATTCCTCCACCATCTCCAGTAGAACCCCCCGTTCCAGCGGTTAGTGTGATGATACCACCGGCATCTGCGAAATCAGAGTTACCGGCAGAGATCAGTACATCACCACCTTCACCATTATTTTCTCCACCGGGGTTTCCATCACCGGCTGCGATTGTGATGTCACCAGCATCGTTACCAGCGCCAACAGAATCGCCAGTAGTAATCGAGATGGCACCCGACGTACCATTTACTGCGTTTGGTGTACTGATGTTTACGCTACCACTATTATTACCAATTCCGCTAATGATACTAACTTCACCACCAGTTCCGTTGGCACTGGTACCACCTGCAACAGTTGCATTACCACCAACACCAATACCAACGCCTAGAGATGGGCCACCACTTAGACTTGCATTACCACCGGTACCACCACCAGGGGAAGTACCACCAGATACTTCCATGGTACCACCGGTATTACCACCAACAAAGTCACCACTACCAGCAATGAGTCTAAAAAGACCACCAACACCACCAGCACCACCAGTACCAGCAGTCAGTTCGATTGGGGCACCATTAGTTCCAGAATCCGCCGTGCCCATGCTTAGGTTGAAACCGGCAGAGGATAGAGTTAGGATATCTTGAACAGCGCCATATCCGGCAGGACTATCGCCAACATCGAAGCGGATGGTATCATCATCAGTACCTTCTTCTACTTGAATCCTCGTATCGAGGTCATCATCAACCAACAACGTATTGTTAATTGTCAGTTCGGTAGAAATACCAGCAGCAACTTCGGCCAGAGTGAATGCTTCGTTAGCTGAAGACGAAGCGTTGTACAACAGGAAGAGGTCACCTGTAGCAACATCTTCACCAGCCAATGCGTTTCCAACAATATCCAAACCAATTGTTGGGTTACCAGAAACACCATCACCGTCCGTGATAGATAGACCATCTTCGTTACCAGGACCACTTACTACAATCGAACGTGATGCGTAAGTGTCATCGGCTGTGCGTACTACAAATCCATTAGATGTAATGCCGTGTGGAACATCAAGATTTTCAAACAAGTTACCAAACGTGGCAGTTCGTAGATTACCAGCACTGACATCTTGATACGCAAAGAAATCATTTGTTTCCAGCGTATCATCGGCGGTAATGATGGTCGTTAAATCTAACTCAACACCAAGAACATCATTAATACCACCAATTGTTTGACCACTGATAGCAATACCACTATCGGCTACAGGTTTGATAGAACGAAAAAGAAGTTCTGCGACGGTCAACTTGGCATGACCAGATGTGGCTGCACTTATATCCTCTAGTGCAACAGTGATGGTACCCGGTGAAGGACTAACCGGAAATGTACCAAATGCTACAAGATCACCCAGTCCGTTAATGTCAAGCTGAATGTCATCGGCTACTAGCTGCACACCCTCACTTGCAGTTAATGTTTGCGTGCTAAGTCCGAGATCGGTGATTACGTCACCAAAGGTATACTTTTGGGCAAGCGTGGTTACACCATCCGCAGCGTCACTGACAATAATGAAATCGCCAGTAGCCAGAGTTGCACCACCAGTTACCAAATCAATTGGTGTGATACCGAAGGTTACCTGATCTGGTCCGTCACTACCAACGGTCGTGATACCACCCGAAGTTGCTCCGATGAGACTAACTGTTTCGCCCTGAGTTGAAGCAGTAGCAGAACCAGAATCACCAGCAACGGTAACATAAGTTGCGACAGCAGCTATTGCGTCATCGACAAACTTCTTATTAGGTATAACATCGTCATTAGTGACTAGATTCTCATAGGTACCCGGAGGGACAGATAGGGTTCCGTCCGCTTCAATAATGAAGCGTAACGTACCAGCCGTGGCGAAGTTAAGAATGTCACCACCGCCGTTGTACATACCAGTGTTTGTATCGCCCTCAAAAGAGTATGATGGGTCACCAGCAGCACCAAAATTCATTAAATGATGATCACCATAGAAGTTGGCAATCTTCAATCCCATAGAACCAATGTCGTGGGTTAGTGTTGTTGCTGGTAGAAATGCGCCAGGGGCCGGTGCGATAGACCAGTTGGCGGCACCACCGGAAACAAAATTGATAGTACCAGGGACACCTAATTGATGAATGCCAGTTAGGGTATCACCGGCAAATGTGAACGGAGGAGTACCAGGAGCGCCAGATACATCACCAATGAACTGAACGCCAGGAGCACCCATAACGATAGAACCAGACATAGTTCCACCAGCCAGAGGTAGAAATGCACCACCACCGCCAGAGAACTGAGTCCAGTTCATTGGATCAACGCCAACGTTAATCAGTCCATCCCAAACAACTACCCAACCAGTGCCTGCGTTCGCAGTACCTTCTTCAACGAAGGTAAAATTACCACCAGAAGCTTCGTTGGCTGGGGTTCCGTCCTGGTCTGTAGAACGGGTCCATGCCCCAGCGTTAGCAATGTAAATGCCGTTATCAGCAGCAGAGCCTTGGTTCTTGACCAGAATTCGATCACCATCTACGGTTAGGAAACCGTCAATGGACTGGTTACCAGATAGAGTGATAGCACTAGTGGTAGCTAGTCGGACAGACTCTTTTGGATCTAGACCAGCAGAAATGCTATCAACGTATGCCTTGGATGCGGCATCTGTTGAACCAACGGGAGTGGTTGGAAGACCAGTAACGGTAGCACCAGACATGGTGATGTTACCGGTTACGGTACCACCAGTCAATGCTAGGCGTAGAGCATCCTGGTCTTGTACATATTTGCGGTTAGGGATAACATCATCACCCGTAACCAAATTCTCATAGTTGGTGATACCAGCAACGCTGATTGCACCAGAGTTCAAAACTTGAACAGGAGAGAATTCTACATCAGTAGCGCCACTGTTTACACGTAGAACCTTATTTCCCTGACCGACGTATGTCCCTGGAGTATCGGTTTGTCCGATAAACGTGCCACCACTGCCACCAGATCCGAGAGATTGCCAAATTCCATCAAAGAATGCCTCAAATTGAACGGAATCAGTGTTAAGTCTGATGTGACCATCAACCGGAGAAGAGGGACGTTCTGCGGTGGTACCACGTGGTATGATAATGCCAGCATTACCAAAGAACCCGATTTGTTCAGGATCTGTTCCGAATACTTCAAAAAGCCAAAATTGCTGTTGGTTGTCCGCCATGGTAGGTTTCCATAATAAAGCGCTTGATATTATTTACCCGAAATGACAGGCTCCCGTAATGACAGGCTAATGCGCCTCAACATAACCCCAAAGAAAAGGGGGCTCAAAGCCCCCTTTTCTGACAAGGCAAGTGTCATATTACAGTTCGTAACCCAGCACAATGAGGTCCATGTCGAACGAGTCGAAGTTGGCACCAACCGAGACGCTAGCGGTAAGAACAGCGCCTGATGCCAGAGCCTGATAGTCTTTACCAGCAGAACCCGAAACGGCAGGGAACACGTTGTCACCCCAACCCAGCGGCATAACCTGCATATTAGTGTCGAAGCCATAAGACGGATTGAAGATTGTTGTGTTGTTGATGTTGTCAACGATCTGACCGTATGGAGGACTGAAACCGATGTTCATACGCATGGTGTTATCGCTACCGGTATAGCTACCACCACCAACTACGGCGTTGGACAGACGTACTAGGATAGCGGTAACAATTGCTGTACGTCCGGCAGGTACCGTGTACAAGGCCGTGTTAGCTACAGAAGAACCATCAACGGTTGCTCGACCAAGCTCCTTGATACCACCAAAGAGACCAGAGACCACAACATCGTTGTTGAAAGCAGTAGGACCACCAAGGGTCAACTGATTAGCAACACCGTCAGCGTCAACCTGAGCCACACCACCAGCAGCAAGAACAATACGGTCAGCACCGGTACGAGTTACACCCGTATCGTCGTCACCAACGAAGCTGTATTGCGGATTGGTTAAACCAAAACCGCTGTGGCGGATCAAAGGCTCAGCAGTTACAGCGGCAGTACCCAACGTTAGGGAAACTCCGTCATAACGAGCAACCTGTGCAGCATCAACGGTGAAAGCAAACCCAGGAGCAGTACGGAAGATACCGGTATCATTGCCTGGGTCGTTGGTGAAGCACAGTGAAGGCGAACCAACAGAACCATCAGCAAGACACAGAGGTCCGGTCATGTCTCCACCAGTCAACGATAGGAAACCAGTTCCAATTGCATCGATCTGAGCCTGGATATTCGAGGTAGCACCCTGAAGGAAGTTAAGCTCCGTAGTGGTAATAGAGGCACCCGTAATCTCAGAAATACCGATGGTGTCAGCAACATTACGCTTACTGTCAATCTGGGCCTGAATATTGGAGGTAATACCGTCCAGTCGAGAAATCTCGGCAGCAGTGATAGCACCGCCAGAGTATGCACCAGTACCAGCGAAGGCACCAGTCAACAGGTTCAGATCGTTAACCGAAGAGGTAAGACCTGGAAGCGGAGTAATTGTATTCAAAGCAGCCTGTACGTTCTCGGATAGACCGGAAAGGAAAGCGAACTCTGTAGCCGTTACACCAGTTGCTCCGAGGCCAACGATTGCGGCGATATCGCCAGAAACGATACCAGAACCAGCCAGAACATTCAATTCAGAAGCAGTTGTTAGCAATCCGTTCAAAACGTTGATTTCAGCAGCCGAAGCGGTAATGTTGCCTAGCTTCACAAAGTCAACAGCGGTTACGTCACCAGCAGTTCCTGCCAAAGAGTTCAAGTCACCAGCGGTGGCAACCAAACCAGTCAGAAAGTTGTTTAGTTGAGTCATCGTGACTGTTGGACTTACGTCAAACAGTGTATTGATGTCAGCGGCAGCAACAACCAGACCGGTGATATCAACGCCAGGACCAATGGCGAAGCCACCAGTAATAGCGTCAAGCTGGGTCTGAATGTTTCCAGTCAAACCGACAGATTGATTAAGTTCAGTGGCTGATGCATCAACATCTGCTAGCTTGCAGAGGTCAGCCATGGTTAGACCATATGCAGCCTTACCGGCAAGCAGGCTTACGTCAGCTTCTACAACACCGGCAGCAGTGATGGTCTCGTTGAAGCTGTCTAGACGATCAAGAACGTCAGTAACGGTCTCATTAAAGTTCAGAGCATAGGTCACGTCGTCGGAAGTGATCGATGGAACGACCGGAGCGGCGATATGTACATTCTGACCAACAACGGTCACGTTTAGCTGCGAAGTAACAACAGCAGTTGCCTGAGACAAAGTAGTACCAGAGCTACCAGCTAGCTTGGCTGCGTCGTTGCCGTCACCGAATACTGCAACCTGACCAGCAGTGAATGCAGTGGCAACAACCTGAACGCTCGTGGAAGAATCACGAATGTACAAAGTGAAACTACCATTCGAACCGGGCTGATGACCAGTTAGATCGATAGTGGCTAGCGTCTGAAAATCAGTAGCGCCAGGGGCTGGCTTGTTGCTTCCCTTAACCTCCAAAGTAGCAGTAACTGGACCGGAATTCGGACCTGGGTTCACCTGAATGATGCGAACACTCTGAGAACCTGGGAACGAAGTAATCGCACCAGTACCACCAGGAGCGGGAGCGGCATTGCCAGTCTGTGGAAGAAGAACCTTCGATGCCATAATTATTGTCTCCTAATGAATTAATTAAATTGACAGACTTGAATGTCTGCTTAATGTGCCAGTATTTAGTTAAGTACCTACTCAGCTATGCCGGTAATTGAGTGATGCAACTGAAGATTGGAAAGCCATGTAAAAAGTGTGGAGGAACACAGCGATACGTGTCCAATCGGAAATGCGTATCTTGTTCTCGTGTTCAACAAGCTGTATGGCGCAAGGAAAACCCAGACGAGCATTGCAATTACCAATTGAACTGGAAGCGAAACCGTGATATCAAAAGAGCCACGCCACGGTGGGCTAATGAAATAGAGATTGAACGCATTTATAAGGAGTGTGAGAGACTAAGTCGTGAAATGGGTATACCATTGCTGGTTGCTCACGAGATACCGTTACGAGGCCGGAACGTGTGTGGGCTACACGTAGCAGAAAATCTAAGAGTAGTGTCCAAGTCTTGGGCTAAGAGGAGAAGAGAGCAAATCTTACGTGGATGGAGATTTAGTTCCACTCGGTAGCAACAACCACGCTACCGACTACTGGATCGCCACCAGTAGCTGACACACGAACTCGGATACCATATGGATCTGGACGAGCAGTCAACGCTACAACAACTAACCCTGATGCAACCAGAACCGGACCACCGATGATTGTCCAATCTGCTGGGTTGGTTGTTGGAAATAACTTAGCACCACGAACCGGAAAGCTACCGATTGCATTAGAGTTGTTCGAACCACGAAATTCAAGAGTAGTATTTTCTTCAACAACAACTGAGGTTGCTGGATCTGAACCAAATACCTGGATGCGTAGCTGTGGAACAACGGTAGTAGTGAAATAGTTGCGACCCTCGTGTGGTCCCCAGAATTGGGCTAGCACATCGTCAACTGCTTTTCCTAACAGGCTGTGGGACATCTTGACTTTCTCCGTTGAACATGTAAGTATTTAGGTCATGAGCACAAGACAAGGAACCACAATAATGGTCTCCAACCATAACCTTATTCACTCCATCGGATAACTAATGACCGCTACACCGGAGTACAACGGGGTACCAGTAACCCCTTCGCAGAAGAAAGCTCTCGAACAGCTTCGGGAGAATATCCTATTGCATCACGGTGACGGCTACGAATTCAAACGTTTCGAGGTATATCCTTTCTCCAGCAACCGTTCCATTGAAGTATTGACCGAAGTGGGACTCATCAACGAAACCCCCATGCAGGCCATCACAAACCGTACAGTTCGACAGATTTTTATTGGAGAACGTGGCGGATGTGAGCTTTCCAACCCCGCCGACCCAGAAAAACGGGGGAAAATCAGGGGCTTACAAGAATGCGTTGAGGCCGAGGTCTCTTAAATTATTTCTTGACAGATAAAAATGGATAATATATATTAGCTATCCGTTGTTGAGATAGAGGCAAGAATATCATAGATTCGACCGGTGTCTCGGAGGCTTATGTGGCTTCGAGAGCGGAAGAGGATTTGATTGCCTGGGAGTGGAAACAGGACGCCTTTCTAACCCGGAGATACCAGCCGATGAACTGGATAATTCAAAATTGGGACATTATTCACCTATGGCTAGGTGTTGTCACTTTTGCCGTAGTGTGCTATCTTGCGTTCTTACGAGACGATTGACCTGGAGAAACCATGAGACCCACAGACCAAATTGATGACCCAACTTGGGACGATGTAACTGACCGGGATGCAATCATCCGGAGGTTGTCACACATCGTGCGTAGTCAGATGGAGTCGTGCGCCGGCAACAATTTCCTCATCGATCAAGCATTGGAGGATGCCCTGGTTGCCATCGGTGATCGAACAAGCGTGAAGGTTCGATGATTAAACAAGTTAAGTCCCCCAACGAGTTTGTTGTGAAGGTCGGAGGGCCGATAGCAGCGATCTTCTATGCTGCCATTGGCCTTCTTCTCTATCTCTTGTTTGGGGAGTACGAAGTGTTTTCCTGGGTAGATCCGTGGGTGTACGTGTACATCGGTCTGTGGCCGTTTTTGGTGTTCTGGTGGTTTATTCTGATTGCAATTTGCATCATCGGTCTAGTCCTTATAGGATCATTAATCTCGGATTGGTACAACAAACGCTTCAAGAAGGCTCGGAAACCGTTCCGGTGAACTTTGGCTGGCAGTTTGGACAACTCTTTTCATCCGGAGATATACCAGACCCGCAATTTGGACACTTCCATCCTATTCTATCTGGTCGAGGCCATACTGGGATGAAGGGGACAGGCGGTGCCTGTCCCCTTCTCCGAGTTGCTTTACAACCCAGCCATGCGCACTCTGGATCAGAACAATGGCAGATAGTCATCTTCTCCATCCTCTTGGTGGTTGGCAGCAAAGTCCCATCAGTTCAGGTGACATAGGAAAAGGGTTCGGACCCTTCTTCTTTCGTCCCTTCTTTTGGAAGTGCTTCACTGGTACTCCAATCTTCTTCAGGTTCTGCAACGTATCGTAGAAGAAGCTGAATACCACCTGTGGATTCGAAGACGCCTTACTGAAGCTAGTCGTAGTGGTTTCGAAGTCGGTGGCCTTTCCAAAACCAGTACCAAGGCTCTTGCCCTCATCTGGGTTTGGCATAGCATCAGAAGAATTCATTGTTGTAGTCACATTTGAACTGACCCCCATGGCATTCGTACTAAACGCAGCGCTGGATACAGATGAGCGGATCATACAATCGCTTGCATCATCAGTACCATCATCCCATCTATTTTTCGGAAGGAACGTAGACTTTCTCCAGATTCTTGGATTTACTGGGTATGCTTCCGTGAATACCATGAAACCGATAACACCTTGGTTCTCAGGGTTCTCACCCATGGCTTCCACGTACGTCTCATCCTTGCTCCGATCTGCGTTCTGTGGCTTGAACATGAACTTGGCAGCAGTGCTACCATCGACGGTCCAACCTGGGATGGTGATGCTTCCGTAAGCACCCACTACGTATCCTCTGGAATCCTTGCCGCATGGCTTGCCGTCGAGGACGTTTAATCCGTCCACTGAGGGAATAATTAGAACACGCCGGCTGGTCTTGTTGGTGAAGCGAAGTTTGTAGACAGAATTATTCCGACCTTCGATGTAGGTGCGCCCGTTGTGAGTCACTTCCGTGACTGGCTTGCCATTGACGAGCACGCAAGCCTCATACTCTCTAGTTGAGCTAAACATATCACATCTCCTTGTACTGCCGCAGGACTTCAAATGCCCGACCTACTTGCCGGGGCTTACTGCCTGTGGTCTTGGTTAATAAACGTGTAATCCTCTGTAGGGTAGGAGTCACACATTTATATATGGTTTACATGAAATCTATGTCAACTTATGCCTCCGTATAGAAATCTTCAAGGTAAATGGCTGAGGTAAGCCTGAGAAATGTATTTTAGTCCTGAAGGGTCAGTGTTTCCGCTGTTGGTAAATACTTGGAACAAACTGGAGAACTGGAATGGCTACCTTCGATCTAGTGCAACCATCAGACCACGAGGTCAATCGCCCAGAGACCAAAAGGAAGCTGGAGCGATTCTATTATGAGGTTAACACTCGTCTTGGTGGCCAGAGCATTGACGTTCACCTGGAAGACGAAGACTTTGACGTGTCCTGGCGTCGAGCGGTGGACACCTACAGAACCCATTCCGGTCGTTGCTATTATAAGTCCTACGCTGTGATTGACGTTCTCCCCCAGGTTCAGCAGTATATTTTTGATGAGAAAGTGGATTCTGTCACACGCCTTTGGAGAGCCCGTGGGCTGTTCGGAGGAAACGCCGGTGGCTCTGGTGCGTTCGAGTCGTTTGGAGCCGCCACGGCTAACACACTGCTTCGTGGAGGCATTGGACAGAATGGTGCCGCCTTTGATTTGGTGTCCTACGACCTGACTCTTCAGTACCAAGAGACCTTGGATCGTCTGTTTGTAAGAGAACTCCATTTTGTCTGGAGAAATGAAACGAATAGTATTTTTCTTACTCAGGTTCCAGACCAGGATGAGGTTATTATTGCCGATTGCAGCGTGCTCAAGTCATGGGAAGAGTTACTGAATGATCATTGGGCCTATCGCTGGCTTCAAGAGTATTCGATGGCCGAGTGCAAAGTCATTTTGGGTGAAAAATATCGTCTTTTTAGTACCTTACCCGGTGCGCAAGGTGGAACGGTTATGAAGGGAGAAGCATTAGTTAGTGAAGGTTGGGAACGTAAACAAGTGTTGGAAGATGACTTGTTATTATATTCTGATAGTGGGGAAATTCCTCAGCCTATTCGTGGTTGAACCATTCATATCGATTTTTTCCACAATCCCAAATTCTGGAATATCCTAATTCTTTCGATAACATTTTTTCTGTTTTCCCTTCAGTGGGGATGCATTCTCTGTTTTGCACACGTTCTTTTCTCATAAACGACTTGTGGTATCGCCTTTTATTTTTAACGTATGAGTAATCTATAGGTATCTGTTTTTGAAACTTAAATCCCATTCTCTCAAATACTTTTCCAGAAAACCATCTACAATCTGCAAAGGTCACTACGGTATTTGGATTATAATCCTTCACAAATGTTCTAAACATCTTTGATGCCAATCCTGGATATAACCCAGAGGTAGCAAATCTTAGAAGTTCCCATTCATGGGTAGATTGTCTAGTAGGTTTACCAAATGTCATGACTCCTATTAATTCGTTCTTATGATATGCGCCTAGATGAACAGATCCTCTAGATTTTCCGGCAATATGAAACGTTTCTAAAAATATATGACTATCTCTGGCTGATATTTTTGTGACATCTAAGTTTCTAGCACCGGTAATTGTCTTATTATTACCAGTTCTGTTTTGTAGTATTCTGAGAACACAATCCTTCTTTTCTAACCATTCATCTTCGAAAATAGTTATCAATACAATGTTTTGTTCTTTACACCGGTTATACTTTTCATAATGATATTCTTTACCTAAAATGTTTTCTGTATGCCAATACAATCCACAATATTCAATAGCAAGTTTTAGTTCGGGTATGAACACATCCAACTCTAATGGGGCGATAGCATTACGATCATTTAAGGATACTTCATAACCGTTCATCTTAAAGTATCCGGCTATTTCTAATTGTGGAGTAGATGTAGTAGTGGAGCACTTCGGACATCCCCTCCCACGTAAATGTTCCTTGGGTGCTTGCTCAAATTGTCCATGTTTATGACACACTATATTTGTTTTTACAAATGCTCCTTTATATATTGTTCGGTCATAATTGTACCTTCCTTCATGAATTAGGTTAGCATCACGAATAAAGGTGTTACTGGATTTTCTCTCATAATACCCGTTTGTACAAAACGGACATCCTCGTTTTTTGTTTAGATGAGCAATAGGGGTTTTTGAAAATTCTCCATGGATAGGACATATAATGACACCAGAGGTCTTGTTATTGTGATAGACGAATTGTGAGTAATCATAAGCTTCGCCATGTATCTTTAAACATTGTTCTAGAAAACGTTTCTTTCCTAATCTACGTTTTTCACTCCTATCTAACAAACCACAATCCGGACATCCCTGACCTTGTAAATGATTACCAGCCCGTTGTTCGAATGGACCATGCTCTTTACAAATGATGATAGAAGGGTTTTTGTCCCCATGATATTCGAATAGAGAATAGTCGTACCGATCTCCATGAATACCTATAGCTCTCGAAATAGCAGATGCCGTCGTGTGATTTCTACTCATACCGTACCTTTTTTAACCATTCCGATTTCTATACTTATATGAAGATACTCAGATATTGGTGTAGTTCAATAGTGTAGTAATTGAATACGTGCTAAATACTCAAATCCGTTTTAGTATGAATTATAGAAAGAGCAATGCCAAAATTCAGACCAAACAACCCATTCACTTGGTTCGCAAAGGACACACAAGGACCGTCTCATTTTGGTAACAAAACTAAGACGAGTAAGTTCCTGTCTGATCTAATGCGCCACCATATTGAGATGGGTGGCATTGATGTGAACGTATATCGTTTGGTTGGAACATTCGACCAGGACGAGGATAACTTTGGCGTAAAAGTTGACCCACATGGTGATGACACGGCAAATGAAGAGAACCTATTCGATGTGGATGACACTCGTGAAAACCCATACGGGCCTGAAAATCAGGGACAGGCTACGGACGTTGGTTCGTTCCTTGGTATTCAGGATACAATTCTTCTTGAAGAACGAGATCGTGAGTATGATTTTGATACTATCCCGACCCTTCGTGTGGTGTACACCGTAAGTCAGAATGAACTTGAGTATGCTCGATTTGGATTGGCTTTGGCTAATGACGTTATCACTCTTGAGATCCACACCGAGGAAATGGAAAGGCAATTAGACCGCCGACTATTTCCTGGTGATGTGATTGAAATGCCTCATCTGCGTGAAGTAGGCTTGGACGGACGAAGAGCAAACAAGTGGTATGAAGTTGCTTCTATTGTGTGGTCTCCTGCTGGATACGACCCGATGTATGCCCGTCATATTTCGGCTGTCACTTTGAAGCCGATGCGACATCAGCAAGAGTTCCTTGACTTGTTTGACCGTCAGGACGAATACGGAAGGAGCTTAGCAGACCAGATGTCCAACCGTGATACAAAAATGGCTGTAACAGAAGCCAATCAACAGCAAGCACGTGAATACGTTAACACCACGTGGTTTGATACCACCATTCTGTACTGGTGTCCAGATCACCCAAGTCGTAAGCCATACCGTTGGACGGGTGATGGAAAGCCGGATAACGGCGAGCCAGTAGCACAAGGGGTTAACTTTCCAAGTAGCCCTGCGGATGGTGAATGGTTCCTTCGTATTGATTTTGTTCCAAACCGACTTTTCAGATATGAAGCAGATCGTCGTCGTTGGAAGTTGATGGAGAAGGATAATAAGCGTGAATGGCAGCCATACAATTGGGTTGTCCAATTACGAGAGTTTATGTCTGATAGGTCCAACGAAGACCGTGAGCGACCATGGGAACTCAAAAGTATTCATGATGTGCTAACAGAAAGAGAAGATCGATCTAACCCATCGGGAGATGGTGATAGCAGTAGCAAGCGTGAACCATTCGAAAACCTTGATGACGCCAACGATGGGAGGCTTAAGGATTCATGAAGATTTGGGACTTGTACAGAGAAGGTCATGACAATAGTCATTATCTGCACCCGGACATTGAGCCACGGCATGAGTATCCATTGCCCGATGACTCAATTAAGTATAAAAGCATCAAGTCCAAACGTCGTGGTGGCAAGAAGAAACTTAGGGTTAAGGTCGATCCACATTCATCCGAGACAACTTCTTGAGAGGAACACTATTCTTTCCAAATTCGATTGTGTCTGATAGAGGCAATTGTTGATACTGATACCCCCAAAATCGTAGCCCATTGCTTATCGAATGTTGTTGGTTTAGTTGAAGAGTTCAACCATTCCTTTCGAATTTCCCTTGCTATATTCATTGAAATACGTGATACAGATGACTTCTCTCTGCTGTCAATAGCATTATCAGATCTTGTTCCACTAACAATGTGTTGTGGATTTATACACTTGGGATTGTGACAAGTGTGCCGAGCTATCCAATTTCCTGAATACTCCATTGAGTGATTTATGCTGTACAGTAGTCTACCCATTCGATAGCTTTTCCCTTTATGGAACACTACTGGATATTTTCGGGATGATGGATACAACATACACCCATCCTTTTCGGTGCAAACAGATAGAGCCCAGAGATATAAGTCGTCCCCCCAAATGCCAGCCGGTTTTTTGACGACGGAGGATTTTCTAGAGTTGATGGGATTTCTTTTAGTGTGGTCCTTACGATTATCTGAATGGGTGCCAATCATCAGATGTTCCGGGTTGTAACAAGCTGGATTGTCACAGATATGACGAATCACCATATCGTTTGGTATATTTCCAATCAGCATTGAATACGAAAGGCGGTGTACAAGGTGATATTTCCCTTGATATATGACTAAGCCATACCCACCAGAGTTAGTGTTTTTGGTCCAAATCCAGCACCCATTCTTTTCATACCTTTGGTTGCATAACCAATCTAAGAAAATTCGTTCAGACATGTTACGCCTACGGCGCTTGCCAACCGGGGTGAATTTAGTGTGGTCAGCATACTCTATAGAATCAAGATAAGCATCCCAAGAACCAAAGAGTTTTACAACGGTCTTATCTCCATGACGAAAACCATTGGCTCTGTTTATATCCCTTCTAGTCGGATACCTACCATTACCAGATTTGAAATTTCGACCCGAGGCAATCAGGGATAGTTTGGTTCTACGTCTGATATCTTTATCAACTCCCATCGCTTGGTATAATCTTTTCATGGAGTTAAAATATTTCTCAACTACATGTTGATTAACTCCATCTATGCAACTAAAATCTTTCTGGCGAGGAAGTCTGTTGGTCCTCTTATAGAAAGACATACACTGTTCAATAACCTGCTCTTTGGATAGCATTTTGTATCCTCGTTATGATTCCAATACGAATATATTTAGGATATTCATGTATCCCTAAATACTAATACTAAGCTAATGTTTAAGGGCTTTAAATGAATAATGCTGATAATAGCCGTCTTCAGGGATTGAGACGGAAACCTTTTTTTTTTACGACGCACAGATAAAGCGCATGATTGTTCAAATCATGGCGATGTTTGCTGGCTATCAGGTTCGTACTGGTGTTCAGCGTGATGGCAAGCATCACTTCTTGGATGTTCCAATCATGTACGGCAGCATGGACCGAACAGTCGGTTACATTCTTCAAGGTGGTAGTGAGAATACAGTCGCATACGTACCTATAATGTCGCTAATCATGACCGGTATGCGACAGAAAGCCGAATGGCGACAACAACCACAGCACATTGAGAAACTGCAATTTGTAGAGCGTGCTCGTGATCCAGAGGGCAAGCTTCTCATCAATCAGCCTGGAAGGCGAAAGACCGTAGAGCGCTATCAACCAGTGCCGTACGAGTTAAACTTCGAGCTATCCATTTGGGGTTCAAACCAGGACCAGGGTTTTCAGATTCTAGAGCAGATTGGTGTGGTCTTCAACCCTGAGATGGACATTGCTTTGTCTAATAGTATTGCTGACTGGACTTTCCTGACGACGTTGAACTTTGATTTGGATGTACGTTTTGAAGCGGCTGTTCCTTCTGGTGTAGACATTGATCCGCTGAACGTCATCACTTTGCCATTCACTACTACGTTGTGGCTATCGGCCCCAGCCAAGGTTTTGGAGACCAAGCATATCTTCAAGATTCAGGTTCCTATTTTGGATTTGAACAGTGGCGATCCCGAGGTTACAGATGTCATCGAGTTTGATGATCTGGATGAAATCTTTCGGTGTGTCATCAAGGCTGATGAGGATGATGTTCTACGATTTCAGACGTTTGGATAAAGGACATGACACTACTGGAATTATTCAACCGCACAGCAGCTTGGGAGTGGCTATCGGTTCATAACAATCCATTCCCTGGAATGTTCCAGTACGCTGCCGAATTTCATATTGGAGACATCCGATACGTTGTAGGTCTAGGCCGTCAGATTCCAATCATACCTGGGTTTGATACTCACATGATGGGTTTCGCTGCGGAAATTGATGGACAGTGGGAAGAATACGAAATCGGCAGTGGCAACGAGTTCCTAGTATTCTCCACAATCATGGACATCATCGGAGATTATCTGACGAAAAAGAAGCCGCAGATATTGTTATTGGGTGCAAAGCCACACCGAGAAAGAATCTACACTAGGTTACTGAGTCGCAGAAAGAACGACCTGGATAATGTAGGGTACGTGCCGTACGGAAGAATGGAGGACGATTTCCCAATGTATGGACGTGTAGTGCTACTTCTATTGGTCAGAAAAGACAAACTTGAGGATGTTAAGCAGATAGACCTGGAGTAAGACTCGTTAGAACAAAAGTGGTTTCACATCAACGGTGAAACAATCGGTTACTCCAGCCATTAGATTTTTTGGAGTATACCGGTAGGGTTGCAAATCTTTTCTATGAAGCAATACTTGTTCATAATGGAAAGCTTCTTTCAGTCTCATCGGCCTTTCTAACAAAACCTCGACGTTTTTCCAATAGCTTTTATGCCTCACGTAAGCGTCGTGCTGAGTAATTCCTATCTTGATGAAAGTTTCATCATCGAATTGGTATTCTACAATATAGAACACCCCAATGGATCTCGCTAACTCTTCATCACGGTCGAACAATTCATACGTATAGCCACCTGGGTGATTCAGATATTTGCAAATACTGCAACCTTTCTTTTGAAGGTGGAGGTAGGCCAATGGAGTGAATTCGCCGTGAAGGAGACAAATTATGGTTACACGTTTATGTGAACCCTTATAGTCAGCTTTAGAATAATCAAAACGATTACCGTGAATCTGACGAGCTTTCTTTATGAAAGTTTCAGTAGTCATTCGACGGCTGTCATCTTGACATTTCTTACAGCCGTTTCCTTGTGCGTGTGAAGACGCCCGTTGTTGAAAATCCCCATGAATTGGACATGTGATCGTCACGTTGTCTCGTGAAGAGACAAACACTGTCTTCTCATAGGTGTACTTTCCATCATGAAGATTCCGGGATTCCTTAATAAAAATCTCTGTAGTTACTTTTCGTCCCATAGATATATATGTACACCAGGAACAAAGTTCTTATATGAGGTTCGAGTCCTCAAAAGTCAGCGTCTTGATAAATATGAATAGCACGAAATCTCCTATTGAGAGGAATACAGAAAATGACTTCACCATCAGTTACGGTTAGCGTTACAGACGCCAGTATCTACGCCGAACCTAACCCGCAAACGATTCCGCTATTCATAATCGCCACGAGGTCGAACAAGATTTCTTCGGACGGAGCAGCTACAGCACCGGGAACGGTTGAGTCTGGCAAGCTACGTTTGGTTACATCGCAGCGTGAATTGTTGCTAAACTACGGCAACCCGGTGTTTGTTGAGAGCGCTGGTGAACCAGTTCCAGGAGACGAGACCAACGAATACGCTCTGTTGGCCGCTCACAGCTTCCTGGGTCGTGGTAGCCGTGCATTTATACTACGTGTTAATCTTCCGCTGGAACAATTGGTTCCATCTGAGGTTGAGCCAGTTCTTCCGCCACCTGACAACACCTATTGGATTGATTCCGATGAGGTTGTTGGTGGTATCTTTGTTCGCAGCGGTGGTGTATTCAATCCAATCACTGACACCAATGATTTCTTGGTGTTCACCACTCCACCAACCGGTGCAGATGGTTCTAACGGAGATTGGGGATTTGACTACTCCAATTCTGATGGTAAGATCGTTTACAAGTTTGCTGGTTCTTGGAAGGAGGCTACGGACGCCAACCTAGCAACTGACTTTGGCGCAGGAACGAACCTGCACGTATCTCCCACTACTCCTACCGGTGGTAGCGTTGCCGATGGTGACTACTGGTGGAAGACAACTTCTTCTGCTGGTGGTGTAAACCTGAAACTACGTCGCTTTCGTGCAGCGGATGGCGTGTTTGTTAGCCAGACGATCATCCGTGACACCATGATGCCTGTTCCAAATGAGAACACCATCTGGGAAGACATCTCGAATGTAAACACTACTGGTGCACGCCCACTGTTTGTCGGAACGGGCACCACGTTCATTCCTCTACCAGTATTCATTCAGTCTGAGGCTCCTGTTTCTGAACCAGACACTGGAACATACTGGTTCGATGACACGTTCACTGACTTCGCTTTGTATTTGGAAGGAACCGATGTTGGCTTTGGTAACCAGTGGGTACCAATCGAGACCACCACGGTATCAAACCCAACCAATCGTCAGAAGGTCATTTCTGCATCTGCTCCAGTATTTCCTGCTGAGGGCGCAATCTGGGTTGATCTGTCAACCCCAGAGGCACGTGACAACTACCCACAGATCATGCGTCGTACTGGTGGTGCCTGGGTTAACATTCGTGATGCAGTCCTGTTCCAGCCTGATGATCCGGTAGCTTCTGCCGTATTGAACGGTACGTACTGGTGCAACACTGGCGAGTCTCGCACTCGCAACACTGTCAAGGTCTTTAACCCAGACTTTGATGCTGTAACAGTTGTAGAGCAGGCAGGTAGCTTTGTGGTTGTTCCTCAAACTGGGAACTTCTGGGAGCCAGCCGCAGGGGATAAGTTCGGTCGTTTGGCACAGCGTGACGTTGTGGTAGAGGCACTACAAGCTCAGTTCGTTGCAAACCAGGAGATTCGTGCCGAGGTTAATTTCTTCCAGCTTATCGCATGCCCAGGATACCCTGAACTATACGATGAGATGATTGCTTTGAACGCTGACAACAACGAAACTGCATTCGTGGTTGCTGATACGCCGAAGTTCATGATTCCGAATGGTATTCCAGAGGGTCGTGAGATTACGGCAGCCGAGTGGATTACCAACGCCAACAATGTTGTGGCGACTGGTGAGCGTGGCTTTGCTTCTGGACCATCGGCATTTGCCGGTTTCTGGTACCCATGGGCATTGGCTACCAACCTTGACGGAGAGGATGTTGTACAGCCACCATCTCATATTGCATTACGTACAATCGCATTCTCTGACTCGGTAGCTGCACCTTGGTTCCCACCAGCCGGCTTCCGCCGTGGTCGTGTTGACAATGCTTCTTCGGTTGGTCACATTAACAACGATGGTGAATACACTCCGCTGGTTCTAACCAAATCTCAGCGTGATGTACTATATGATAACCGCATCAACCCAATCGCATTCATGCCAACTCGTGGTCTGGTTGTGTTTGGTCAGAAGACGAACCAGGGATTCGCATCCGCACTTGACCGCATCAACGTGGCACGACTCATCGCCAAGATGAAGTACGACCTACAGCGTCTGTTGGAGCCGTTCCTGTTCGAAATCAATGATGCGGTGACTCGTCGTTCGGCTCAGATTGTAACCGAGCGTTACCTTGCTGGTCTGAAGTCCCTACGTGCTTTGTTTGACTTCGCCGTGCGAGTCGATGAAAGCAATAATCCACCGGAAGTTATCGACCGCAACGAGTTATTTGTTGACGTAGCTATCAAGCCAGCACGTGCAATCGAATTCATCTTTGTACCTATTACGGTACTTGGAACTGGCGACGACTTTCCGTTCTAACTAGAACTTATAAGTGATGAGATATCCTTGATATCTCATCACTTAGTGCCTAATTTCTGTAGATATTGCTATAAATACAGGAAACTCTATTATGGATAGGGGAGATTTCATTAGGCAACATCAGACGTGGCACAGCGGTGAATGTGGCAAGTATGATTATGCTACTACGGTATACCATGATTCGAAGACCAAATTGTCGATACGTTGCAAGATCCATGATATTGAGTATTGGAAGAAGCCTCATGATCATTTTCGCCAGGATTGTCCAGAGTGTTCCAGGAAACGGAAGGGTGAGAGAATAAGTGCAGCCAAAACCGGTAAACCTGGACACAATAGGGGTATTCCGTGTAGTGAGGAACAGAAAGAAAAACTTCGTAGTAAGGCTAAATTGCGTTATGCCGATTCTACAAATCATCCAATGTGGGGACGCCACCACACCGAAAAGACTAAAAAGCTAATAGCTGATGCATCTTCGAAAGCCAGAGGCACCGAAATGGCCACGGAAAGGACTAAGCAAGGGTTGGAAACCCGGCGACAGCGTGGTGATGATCTTGCTTTTTTCAGAGGTAAACAGCACAGCAACAGATCTAAGGAGTTGATTAGCAGAAGAAGTAAAACGTCATGGACTCTGAAAAGAATCGAACATCAAAAAGAGTATAAGAAATATGCGACACTGGCTAATTTAGATGTTTTACGTTTCATTGATGATTGGCGACTTGAAGTATGTTGTAAGACTTGTGGTTACCATTTCGTACGCACTAGGCAATGTTTTACAGAATCAAAATTCCGTGCCGATATGTGTCCACAATGTCATCCCAGGATTATCAAACATAGTAAAGCAGAAATAGAAATCATAGATCATATACGTTCTATTGGCGTTACTGCATATCTTGGAGATCGACGGGTTATTTTCCCACTCGAACTAGATATAGTAGTGCCTGATTATAAATTGGCTATTGAATATTGCGGATTGTATTGGCACGGAGAAGGACAGGGTAAGGGGCGTGACTATCACCTTACTAAGATGCGATTGTGCGAAGAGAAAGGATATCGCTTAATTACAATCTTTGAAGATGAATGGTATGAACGAAAATATGTGGTAATGAATAGAATTGCTGTTCTATTAAATAAATGCCAGAATCGTTCATACGCTCGAAAGTTGAATATTCAAGAAATTTCAACTACTGATGCCAAATCGTTTTGTGAAACTCACCACTTGCAGGGATACACCAAATCATCGATAAAGTTGGGACTTTTTGATGAACACGTTTTGAAAAGTGTTATGACGTTTTCTCATCCATCTATAGCCAAAGGAGGACGTAATCAAACGTATTGGGAAATGGCTAGATATTGCACTGATGGTTCGTTGGTAGTTGGTGGTGCAAGCCGTTTATTGCATAAATTCATTACTGACCAAAACCCTCAAACTATAGTATCGTTCGCAGATAGGAGATGGTCCAATGGTCACTTATACGAAACACTAGGTTTCGAATTGGTTGGTGCAACACCACCCAATTACTGGTATGTAAGTGGTGCGACAAGAATTCATCGATTTACATTTCGAAAGGGAATCGTACCGGGTGATGATCATAGACTAACCGAATGGGAGAATAGGCAGGCTCAGGGACTCGACCGTATATGGGATTGTGGTAATCTGAAGTTCGTCAGAAACTTATAAATACCAATATGTATGAAGCTGAAGTCAACGACATACTCCGATTAGCTGGACTACCTTTGCTTGAGGCAGAGGAAGTACGCTTGGACGAAGCACCGCCATCTCCTAAGCGTCTCATGCCTATGTTCCAGGGCATTCTCGAAATAGCTCCGCAACTCAAGAATCAAGTAGCCAAGGAAATTGAATGGGCCAGGGAAGCATTAGAACGTGAAGATCGTGTTATTTGGTATCTACGCTATCTTCAGATTTCATTACTAGAGCAGCTATCTAAGTCGGACTCGACGTTTGGTCAGATGGTAGAGAAGAAGATTAAACAGGTTGCTGCTAAGTCTGGAACTACCGTTGGAAACATCAAGAGTTCACTGTCCATGTTTATGGATGGAAATGTTAAGCGATTTCTTGTTCACTTCTTGAGCATGCCCATTTCTGGTATTCAGCAGTATACATTCGCTTGGCAGACCCCATCCGAAGTCTACGACACTTTCAATCAGCTTGAATCCGATTGGCGTGAAGACCAAGAACGAACAGTTCCGCATGATGATGCTGCTGATTTAATCATTGATTTTGGTGATGGCTATGCTTGGTATGACTTGAATAAATCGTATTGCCCGGCAGAAGCTAAAGCCATGGGACACTGCGGAAACTCCCCACGAAAGCATTCCACTGATACAATTCTAAGTCTACGTAGAAAGCAACAAGTTGGAGATGATGTAACCCTAACTCCGGTGTTGACGTTCATCTTGGACGATAACGGAATGCTTGGTGAAATGAAGGGTCGAGGAAACGATAAGCCAGCAAAACGATATCACAAGTACATTATCCCCTTGCTTCAACACGAAGCAGTAGTGGGAATCAAGGGTGGCGGCTACATGTCCGAGAACAACTTCAATATTTCAGACCTTGATGATGAAGTTAAGGATGAATTGATCGCTGAGAAACCAGGACTAGAGGGTCCAACCGCTGTAGTAGAAAAACTGATGAACATGGGTGACTATGACCGTGGTATTGCCGCCATCGAAGATTTAGTGCGAGAACATGGCTTGTTATATCAAACATTCGACGTAGAGCGTGATAATAGCAACTGGAAATGGTGGAATGTTTGGGTGGACGAATGGGAAGATTTCCACGACGTTGCCAGAGAATTTGACGACAAACCGGTTGAGAGTCTGTATAGTGCTCTGGACGATATTAATGATATGACTTTTGGCGAAGAAAGTTTCGAGAAACAAATTACCCCGGAGATAGTATTAGAGATCTTGGAGAAGTTACCGCCGGAACAGCAGGAAGCCGTCATTCGTGGAACCGACCAGGACTACAGCGGAAGCATTGATCGATATGATGCATTGCAGAATGCCGCTTCAATTATCATGCGTGAAGGCAACTCGAATCGCTTTTACCATTACCTGTTTAACTCAATTCATGACGCCATCGAGGACACTACGGATCTTACTGAAAAGACTGTTAAGGAGCTTCGTAAAAAAGTGATAGAGAGAATTGAAGAATATGCTAATGTTGGATATCCAATGCGCCCACATAGTTTTTATACTGGTCCAAAAGAAGATAACAACTGGCAAGGTGAGTGGGGCACCGTCATTAAACTTGACGGAATCTTAGATATAATTGCTGCTGGTATTGAAGGTGATCACGATAATTCCGATGAGTACTACTTTGAGTATCTTGAATGGAACGCTGATGGTTTTAGAATGGACTATGATTATCTGTCTGAAAATAGAAGTCACTCGGATCTTACTGAATTGGACCAGAAAGACCCTCTTGCTGAACAGATTGAAGAGGGCATCCATGATATCGAACTAGAAAACATGATAGATACTGTTGCATACCACTTCGCACAGTGGATTACGATGCGAGAATCTAAGAAAAATGACGTTACAAAAGTTCTTGAAGAAAGTTTTGACATTGACTTTGAGGAGATTCTTCGAAGAGCCGGTATTGGGGCTTGAAAATGCTACCGAGGGCAGTATATACTCTATGGAGGAAACGATCATGGCTAAGCCCGGAATGCATCAGATAGCAAAAGGCGATCCAAAGAATCGCAACGAACTTCCAATCAGCCTCAAGGAGCTAGTCGATACGATGGCTGGTATCAAGCCAGTCCATTCGATTCCGCATAATAGGGGCATTGGGAAGAAGTGCTTCATCCAGGCTGAATCCAAATCCAAGCATTTCGTCATCGAATTCTTTAGTGAGTTAGTGGTCAGCGACAAGCCTTCTGACCCGTCGATGGGTTATGCTGCGAATGACGTGAGTCAGTATCGTGGTGTGATGATGACCAGCTACGAGCCACAGGCAGACCACGACGGCTATCATCACAATTACGGTGAGATCATTCCATATGATGAGTTCGTAGAACGCTACGTTCATTCTAGCGAGTTACGAGTTCGACTTGACCGAATCATGGAGATGATGGAGGACAGTGTTCAGGTGAACGATAACTTTCTAGAGTCAGCTAATAACTTCTGGGAGAATCGTGATCCAGGAACAAAATCCATATCATTCAATGTGTTGCACTGATGCTAGTATTACTTCGTCACGGTGAATCGGTCGCCAATACAGAGAACCGTAAATCGGGACAATTGAATACGCCCCTTTCTAAGCTTGGGAAGGAGCAGAGTCTTGATGTCCGTGAAACGTACCGTGGATATAAGTGGGACGCTATATTTTCATCTGACCTTGAGCGCTGCCAGGATACGCTCAGAATCGTTCTAGGGGATGAGTATCCACCAGAGTCCTGGGTGCTCGTGGAAGAGCTTAGGGAGCGTTCTGGAGGCGTTTTGGAGGGCATGAAGTACTCTGAAATGCGTAAGATACTCCCACCCAAGAAATACAAGCTATGGCAACGGGATTACTTTGAAGCACCGCCCATGGGTGAATCCATGAAAGACGTTGAGGAGCGTGCGGTTCCGTATGCAAAGGAGTACATATTTCCATTGGTGAACGAAGGAAAGAATGTGATGGTTTGCACCCACTATGTGGTGATGCAGGTTTTAATTGGTTACATCAAGGGGACAAGCGAGGAAAACATTCCTTCGTTGAAGATTGAACATGCAATGCCATATGTTACCTATGGCAAAGTTCGTACTTAATACTGCTTTTCAAATACCAGATTTCCGCAATCCCAAATCCTGTCATATCCTTGCAGTTTTCTGTTTTCCCATTCTGTCAGTTTGGGATCATCAGTCGGGATATTACCCTTTCGTAACGCAAATCTATGGATACGAAACTGTTTATCGATATACCAATAATTAGGTGCTGAAGTTCTGACTAGTGACATGCCCATCTTGTGATACAGATTACCGGTAGACCAACGCAAATCGCAATATGAAATAACCTTGTTGGGTCGTAAGTTAGTTGCGAAATGATTAAGTAGTTTGGATGCGCCACCAACAACTATAATGGAAGACGCAAAACGGTTGATTTCATATATACCTTCACTATTTCCTCTGGAACCTTTGGAAATGTTAGGCTTAGAGAAAGTCATGACCGATACCAATTCACCGCCGTGATATAACCCATACCGGTATTTGCATCCTGAATATCCTTGTAGATGATGGATATCAAGAAATTGCTTGGCAACTTCCTTGGTAATTTCTCTGATTTGACATTTCCTAGCATAAATCTTGTTATTGGTATTAGTCAGAATATGATTAAGTCTCCGTTTCACGATCTCGGTTTTGTTGATCCATTCATCTTCGAAAATAGTGATCAAGCGAACTCCTGCTTCTCCACAAAGCTTCAGCTTGTTTATATGGTAATTTCTGGTCTTTTTACCAAAGGTTTCAGAATGCCATCTCAATCCACAATATTCTATGGCTGTGAATAATTCTGGAACATAGATATCCAGTTCATAAGGAGGAATTATTTCACGATGATTTTCAAAACAGGTTAGTCCTAATGATCTTATCTGATTAGCTATGTCTATTTGTGGTTGTGATATTTTATTGGCACAAGCAGGGCATCCCGAACCTCTAAGATGATTTGTTGCCAACTGATGGAATACCCCATGCTTGTTACATTGTATGGTTGTTTTTGAAGAACCATTGAAGTCATCATGGGGGATATATTGATATGTATTACCATGGACATCGTTAGCTTTGGATACGAAATCCGAATGAGAATTTGTCTGTATAAACTTCAATCTCACATGATGACATTTGGGACAGCCGTTTCCATTCAAATGATGATACGGAAATTGCCTAAAATTTCCATGAATTTTACACCTAATAATAACCTTTTTATTACTATTCTCATACTTTACTTTGGAGTAATCATAGCCATCATGTAATTTTCTAGCCCGGTTGACAAATTCCTCCGTAGTTAATTTTCTATTCCCGGTACACGATGAACATTGTTTTCCGTCTAAATGATGCCGTGCCCGTTGCTCAAAATCTCCGTGCAATGGACAGGTTATGGTAATAAGAGCATGCGCCCCACGATAAATAGATTTGTCATAAGAATATTTGTCACCATGCATGGCAATAGCTTCTTCGATGAATTGTTCAGTAGTTTTCTTCTTCATGCTAATGTTCAATTCGTGATAAATAAGACAATAACATTCGAGGGAAGGTATATGAGCGTAAATTCGTTAGCAAATTTTGGAGTCCCGGGCCTGAATGGAGACCGTTCCGCAGTACTTCAACCAATTCTATCCAATCGATTTCGAGTGCTGTTTTTCGATTTCGGAACTCCAGGTGAAGTTGCACCATATGATTTGACTCGTCAGATTCGACGTATTGGTCGTCCTAACTTAGCCTTTGAAACACAAACTCTATACTCCTATGTATCCACGGTATATATTTCTACTCGTGGTGAATGGCAAGAATTGACAATCACTTTCATTGATGACATCACGAATTCCGTTGGCCGACGTGTTCAGGAACAGGTCGCCAAGCAACAGAATTTCTTCGATCAGACGATGAGCCGTGCTGGTGAGAACTACAAGTTCGAGATGGACCTGGACGTTCTTGCTGGTGGTCAATCCGCTGGTGGTTCCGCATCCGACCCGAACATCATTCAGAAGTGGTGCTTCGCCGGTTGCCAGATTATAAACATGGATCTCGGTGAGCTTACCTATGAGGACGCCACCGCAATGGAAATTAGCCTGACCCTACGTTACGACAACGTGATTGGGTTCGACCAGGATGGATTCCGTATGGGTGTGTTCAGCCATCAGGAGGAGATCAATTCTCAGTCTGGTGTGGCTTCTACTGGTGTTGGTGCACAGGGTTCAATTTCAACCACTGGAGCATCCAGCACCGTTCTAACCGCAAGTGGATTCATTTCGAACAGTAACTTCTCGGCTGGTGGATCGGTATCGGTCGGACTGTAACGGTTCGTACAGACCAAAACGAAAAGGGGCTTATGCCCCTTTTCTTATCTGCCTCTCAAATACCCTTGTCGCCTCTGTTCACGTTCTCTCAAGAGAACTTTACGCTGCCGGTTCTTTGCCTCGTTCTTCTTATTCTTTCGAGTCTCAGACGGTTTCTCATAGAATCGTCTCTTGGTGATTTCATTAATCAAGCCATCATCGAATAGCTTCTTTTTCAGAATCTTCAGAGCCTTTTCTACGTTGTCGTTTTTTACATCTACTCTCATATTGTCCTCAATCCTCAGTGGGGGTGAAAGTAAATACTATTTACAAAGGGCTCAGATATGGCAGTAAACAACAGAAATTTTGGAGTTGGTGGCAACGAGCAAGGCTGGCCTATAGCTAATTACGCCCAAAGCGAGCGCAACTTCCAGAACCAAGATGGGCCGATGAGCATTCCTCGGTTCAAGTTTACCTATCTAGTGGAATTCAAGGTGAACGAACAAGTGTTTGAAAACCCTGTTAGTAACCTGAAAGAGTTTCTGTGCAACGGAAAAATCTATACCCAACTGAAGCGCATCGATCATCCCAAGCCTGAAGTCAAGTATGAGACTTTAAGATCATACAACAAGTGGATCAAGATTCCGACTATCATCGAGTTCCAAGGCGGAAGTATGACATTCGATGATGACTCTACCTCCGTAACTCAGGCATTGTGGAAGGAATACATGAACTTTTATAGTCACCTTGCCACGGTAGGTGAGAACATTGGTGCCAACACTGCGTCTAATCTTAGTTCGTCCAGCGCTTCTGGTGATTATCAATTCACCGAGAGGCTAACTGGAGAAGAGATGCGTTCTAGTATGAGTCGTCGTCCATCTCTCGGCATGAAACTCAAGCCCAATGATATGCGCCACTTCTTCGAGTCGATTGTCATTTATGATTTGGGAACTGAGCCTGATGCTATTAATGTATACTGGTTTCATAACCCGGTGATCACTGTTTGGGATCACGAGAATCTAGACGAAGAGGATCGAACCGGCAAAGTTGAGGTCACTGCCAACTTTGAGTACGAAAGTTATTATTGGACCTTTGGTCAGAATCGTGGTCGTCTACGTGACTACATCAGTACCATACTTGGATTCTTTCCTATGGATGGTGCTGAAGTTACACGAAAGAATGGTATTGGGCGTCAAATCATCGCTAGAAATCAAAACCAAGCGACCACTACATTGGATTCATTGGCAAGTGTATTTGCTGCCAATCCTAGCCTGGGGGATTTGGTTAGCAACATTCCTGATGAAATCAAGCAAGCACAGACCGTGAATGATTCGGTTAGATTTCCAACAGATGAAGAAAAAGAAGAACAAGCTCTTGAGGATTCAGGTGTGCAAACATTTGGCTTGGGTGAAGCAATTCAACTAGAACCTATTTTGATATCTGCTCCTGAGCCTACTGTTCCGTCCACAATAGCTGGTAAGGAAGCAGAATTGCGTAGGGTGGAAGCAGAGCAGGAACGTTTGATTGCTGCTGGACCGATAGACCCGACCACGCCGGAAGGTAGTGTTATACTCAGGAAACAGGCTAAGCTACAAGAGAAGAAAGAACAATTGACAGAATCTCTTGCTGGTCAGAGATCTCAACAACGTAGAAATGATACTGGCAATGCTTCTACCCAAAGTGCATTGGCAAACACACAAAGTAAGCTTGGTGGAGTTCCAACGATGCCTTCTGGGGTAATCCCAAATCCTAGAAATGCTGCATTGGCACAACAGAACATGACTAACCTCGAACGTGCGAATGCAAATATTGCACAAGCTAACCAGATGATTGGTGCTAACTTGGATCAACAGGCAGCTATCCTGGCAGAGAATGGACAGAACGTGAATGATCCCAGAGTTCAAGAGCTACAGGGAGAACAGCAAGCACTTGAGGCTGCATTGAATTCCTTTATTCGACAGAGAAATGATGTATTGAATGATGTTGATGAGGGTGAATCTTAATGGCTAGGAGACGACCATCAAAGGGTCTGTTTACACCACAATTTCCATCAAAGTACACCGGGGAATACCCGATTGTCTATCGTAGCACGTGGGAACTAGAGTTCATGCGGTACTGTGATAATCACCCGGATGTAATGGAGTGGGCATCCGAACCTATAAAGATCCCATACTCAAATCCGTTGAATGGTAAGCAATCTATCTACATTCCGGACTTCTTGGTTACATACAAAAAGAGGGGTGGAACCCCCAGCACTAAGCTAATCGAGATCAAGCCTCTTCACGAGGCATCGGAGGCACATGCTCGCAACACTAAAGATGCGGTAATCAGAGCGAGAAACGAAGCCAAATGGGGTGCTGCAACGCAGTGGGCCGGAAGACGTGGAGTTGATTTCCTCGTCCTTACCGAAGCAGAATTGTATGCAAATCACGCCAACCGAAAAGGACGAAAGAATCCTATCAAAGCTGTCGGAAAAGAACAAATTAAGGCTCCGAATCCGACGAAACCACAGAAGGTTCGGAAGCAGACGGCGAATAACTTAGGAACAGCATCGAGAACCACCCGTGCTAGTCAGAAATCAAGGGTAAGTAGTAGCAAGAGCCCGAGGGCCGGAAAGGTACCGAAGGCGTCAAGATCCAGAAAGATATGACACATCGCCTGAATAAGAACATTGCAGAAGCTCTGGATATGGAAATTCCAGAGGAGGGTCTAATCGAAGATAGAGCCCCGCTTGTGACCGTGGAACCACATGAAATAATTAGTGTGGATAATCCAGATTTGCCTGACCTGAGCGACATCGAATACCGTTTAGTTGAGGGCGAAAAGCAGCTTGATGATTTTATTGGCAAGAGCATGGGTATGTTCCAGGAACTATACGAAGAACTACCCGAGGTCCAGCCAGACAAGCGCAATCGACACATGGAAGTCACGTCTATGATTATGGGTACCACCCTCGATGCCATCAAGCATAAAACCGACCTTCAGTTGAAAAAGAAAAAGCAACGCATGGAAGAGAAGTCGTTCAATGGTGGGTCTGGAAGACCACAAACGATCAACGCCAATTTCTTCGGTTCTAGAGAAGACATTATGAAGATGTTAAATGATGCAAAAAGGGCAGAAGCCCAAAATGGAGAACCTGAGTAAATATTAGAACCGACGAAGGATTTTCACTATGAGCAAGAAGTTTCAAGCATATCTCGCTGAACAGGATGAAGAGTTCACTTACAACATTAAGTCGAGCCGTCATATCCACAACGACGAGACATTCTACAACCTACAGCTAGGTCTGTTAGGTTATGATTTGCGCTCTCTTGAGAGAATTTCCTACAACCCACTTGCTGCCTATGAGCCTATGTTCCCACCAAGCCACGATGAGCCCGGTATCGATACCGTGTTTCACGTGAAGGCTGTACTAGGAACGGAAGTTCCAAATGAAGTATTACGCCAGAAGATTGCCTACTTCACCGATATTCATTGGGAGTGGATCGCAGTTTACCGTGAGGGAGAGAAGTGGGAAGGCAATGATCCACTAAACATGGCTGATGAAGAGGGTGGAGAGTATAAGAATCTTACACATACGGCTAAGGACTGGAATGGTACCCCAGATGATGGTGACATCGATCCAGACGCTCAGAAGTACGTAGGGACGGCCAGACTGGCTGATTTCATGAAGGAGCTAGAGACCGACCGCAAGACACGTGAAGCGGAAATCAATGATAGAAATGTGACTCCTAAACTATACGAATCTTTTGTTACTACTCACCTGTGCATGCATGACATGCTTGGTCACACCCCTCGCAAGGGATACTATCTACTGGAACGTTACAAAGTAGATCCCAGCGTGGTCCACGTGTCGGGTCCGTTCAAGAACAAGCCAATGACCCATGAGTTCGTTTCTGATCTGTTGAAGCGTGGTCGTGGAACATTCAAGGTTCTTGATGAAAACAAGGTTAAGCTGGAAGGACACGACCGGGATTTTCGCTACACCAAGACGCTTCGTGAGCAAAACCTGAAGAACTACGAGGTCATGGTTAAAGACCAGGATACTGGTAGGTCTTATACTGCTTTAATCAAGGCGTTTACTGAGACTGATGCACGAGCTAAGGCTGTACGCCGAGTAGCACAAAAAGAAAAACTGGACGCTAGTAGACTGATTGCGATTGAACCCGAGGCAGTATAATGCCACGTTTGGCCGAAGACGAAGGCGGCAAGATCAAGCCGTCTGGCTATCAACAAGAGTATACCACTAAGCAAATCGAAGAGCTTCTTCGATGTGCCAATGATGCTGTATATTTTATCCGTGAGTATGTATACATCCAGCATCCAACTCGTGGTGCTGTGAAGTTTAACTTGTTTGATTACCAGGAAAGTCTAGTCGATTGCTACAATAGCAATCGACTTGTAATCGCTCTGCTGTCTCGTCAGTGTGGTAAAACCGCAACCGCTGCTGCTTACCTTTTGTGGTATGCCATTTTCAAGGACGATCAGCATATCTTGATTGCTTCCAAGGATCACGATGGTGCCAAGGACATCATGAGTCGTCTGTGGTATGCTTACGAAGAACTACCATGGTGGTTAAAACCAGGATGCAAGGTCAATCAAGTTCACACTAAAGAATTTGACAACAACTCCAAACTACTTGCTACTGCGACCACAGCAACGTCCGGTCGAGGTAAGTCCAACTCACTAATCTACCTGGACGAGTTTGCATTCGTTCGTCCTGGTATCGCAAACGAGTTTTGGACAGCCATTTACCCGACTATTGCATGCGTGTCTGGTGATACACTAGTTTTTACTCAAAGGGGATTTGAAAGAATAGGGAATCTACACTCTGGATGGAAAACCGGAGACTATAAGGAACGAAATGACCTTATGATCTATGGAAAAGAAGGAATGGAAAAGGTTTCTCATGGATACGTAAGTCCGTTTTCTGCTACTAAAAAGATTACAACTTCCAAAGGCAGATTTTTGGAGGCTACTTTAGATCACCCCCTATATGTTCCAAGAAGCTATAGCGGGGAAATGGTTAAGGCAAAAAACTTAACCACTAATGATTACCTAAGAGTTGATGTGGGGTTAAACCTATTCGGTAATATTACATTGACACCGGATGATGCCTACATGTTAGGAGGATACACCGCCGAAGGGTGGGTATCCGGTAACAACGGAAAAAAATCTACGGTATGGATCTCAAATACCGATTCTGAATTTAGAAATGTATTCCTGAAAAGAAAAAAAGAATCATTCAGGGTATCTAATTCAGAGCCCACAAAATTATATTGTACCAGTTCTAAATTAGTATTTCAACTTTCTGAGTGGGGAGTTGATTTACATGCCAAGTGTTACGATAAAAGAGTACCAGATGCAATTCTTCAAGGTACTAGAGAAACAATTATAAATTACCTATCAGGACTATTTGATGGTGACGGGTGTGCTTGTAATAAAGGGGTGATTTTAACATCAACTAGCCTTGAGTTATTGAGAGATGTACAATTATTGTTAACAAATCTTGGTTTCCTCCCGGATATTATTCCTAATAAAGAACAGAAATCAAGGGTAATAGCTGACAACCGAGCTATAACCGAATGCTTCCGTCCTTCTTGGAATCTGTACATACCGCTGAGTCAAACTCAAATGTTTCTTGATATTATTGGATTTAGAATCAACAAAAAAACGACGGCAGCCAACAGGGTATGTTTTATACGGAATCAGGATGATTCTAAATTGTTTACGATTCCTGTTCGGCATATACGCTCAACCTTAGTGGATCTTTTAACAGAATCAGGTAAATCCAAAAACTGGTGGAGAACACACGGTCGAAGATTTGACAAATGTTTGGATAATCATCCGAACAGACATGTTACCGTCAATTGGCTTCGTGGTGTTGAATCTATTGTACGTCATAAATTGTCTCACCTACTAGAGAAATTTGAGGTATTCTTTCAGGAGTATTGTAGGAATTCTACTTGGGAACGCATAGCTTACATTGAAGATGGTTCATGCATCACATATGATTTTACCGTCCCTGGTACTCATACCTTTGCACAGAATGGAATGATTGGTTCTAATACTGGTGGTAAATGTATTATCACATCAACCCCGAACACAGACGAAGACAAATTCGCCTCCATTTGGTTCAACTCTACTAGGCATCCAAGCTCAGATGTTTGGAGAGATGTGTTTGCTGAAAGGCAGATGTTGGACGTTCCTGATGAAAATACTGAAGAATACGATATCGAGTATGAAACTGAAGACGCTCGTATGCTGTATAGCAGCAAGGAAGAAGATCTGGACATCGGTGACGATGACACTCTGGAAGGCTTTATTGGTTTCCATGCCCACTGGTCTAGGATCCCGGATGGTCGTGGAGGATTTCGTGATGAAAAATTCAAGCGTCAGGTTCTTTCTTCGGGTTTGACCGAGGAGGAATGGCTACGTGAGTATGAGTGTGCATTCGTTTCCGGAGACTCCACCTTGATTTCGGCTGCCAAGATGGCCACATTTCGTCAGACTGTTCGTAAGCCTCAATTCATCGATAAATGGGGAATGCGTTGGTACGAGGAGATTCTTCCGAACCAAATCTATGGTGTGGTTCTTGATCCCTCAGAAGGTGTGGCTGCGGACGATGCGTGTATTCAGGTGTGGGAGATTCCACAGATGACACAGGTAGCAGAGTGGAACAACAACTACGTGGATCAGGTTGAGCAGACCAAAATGCTTCGTCGTACCTTGAAGCGCATCTTCATGATTCAGATGAATGATCCTGCACACGAAGGTGGATGCCAAACTTATTACTCTGTAGAGAGGAATGGACTTGGTATCGGTATCTTGAATGCCATCGAGTACGAAGACGAGATGACTTTCCCAGGTTTCCTCATTGACTCGACCATGACTTCTATTAACGTTCTTGGTGGAGGTATGGATACCAAGGTGACAAACAGGTGGCGTGGCCTTTTGACCAGTGTATCCAGTAAAAAGCGTTATGCTGTGGAGTTTAAGAACCTCGTGGAGAGAAATCTGTTTGTGGTTCGCTCCAAGCATTTAGCCTCGCAGCTAAAGACATTTGTCAAAAGCGGACAGTCGTATGCAGCAAAGGAAGGAGCCAAGGACGATATCGTGATGTCCTGTATTCTCATGTGTCACCTTGTAGATGAAATTAGGTACCATGAACCAGACCTGGATGACCTGATTCGCCCTGACATAGATGATTATGATCCCGACGACTTTGATCATCCGGATAATATCGCTTTACCGCCTACTGTATCGATATCTTGACTTTAGGTTTTGATGTACTCATATTCTGGAAAACATCGAACAGAGAGGGTGTTATGTCAGATAAGACGACCCGGACCCACGAAGAAATGGTTCAAGAAGTTGCTGCCCACTTCGGTGGCGGCAAAGAAGTCGTTGAACGTGCTCTTCCAACTCCAGCACGTGTAGACGCTACTAATAACTCGCCTCATGTGTCGATTCGAGTAAAGAAGCTTGGGCACTACGGTGATCTCCCCAATCTGAAGGCTGCCACGATTGGTAGTGCTGGTGTTGACCTTTATGCAGCAGTCTATGAGCCTGTTTGTCTAAATAATATGGGTGCGAGAGAGATTATCCCTACGGGTGTCTCGATTGCACTTCCAGTAGGCTACGAAGCTCAAATTCGACCTCGGTCGGGACTAGCAGCAAATCATGGTCTTACGGTTCTGAATACGCCAGGAACCATTGACTCTGATTATCGTGGTGAGATCAAGATCATCTTGATCAATCTGTCTACCAAGAAGTTCTTCGTTGAACGTGGTATGCGGATTGCTCAAATGATTGTCAAGCCGGTGCTGTTGCCAACTCTAGAATACGTTGATGAGTTGGATGATACAGAGCGGGGAGAAGGTCACTTCGGATCTACTGGCTTATAGAACTTATAGAACTTAATAAACCTTTGCAGAACCCAAAGGAACTGCACAGAACTTAGGAGAACTCTATCATGAGTAATATGCTTGACGCAATGAAAAAGCGTGTTAAGGAACGCCAACCATCCTTTGAGAAGGACAACTCTGTCTTTCCTTTTTGGAATTTGAACTTCGGCGCAGCCGCCACTGTACGATTCCTTCCCTACAACGATCAGTTTACCGGAGCATTCTGGGCTGAGCGTATTCTTCTTCCAATGAGCTTCACCAGTCCGGAGGATAGCACGAAGGTCTGGAAGTTCATGGCTCCATGCCGTGAGATGTATGATCGTGGCGAGAAGTGCCCTGTGCTTGCGCCAGTTCGTGCTCTTTATGGCGAGGAGAAGGAGCTACGAAACACTGGTCAAACCGCTGACGCCGACAGGCTAAAACGAATCGCCGGTTTCCATTGGAAAAAGCCAACCTTTTACTACCAGGGCTTCGTTATCAAGGCAGGTATGTCCGAGAACGAAATCCCTGAGAACCCAATCCGTGTCTTCCCGGTCAACAAGATGCTTCACAAGAAGATCTTCGACTCGATTTTTGAGAATGAGGAAGATCCGTTCGAGAAGCTTCCTACTGGTGAGTTCACCGTGGAAGACGTGGTTGCGCTTCTGGATGGTGATAACACCATTAATCTCGACAAGTTCGAAGGACATAACTTCATCATCAAGAAGATGCAGCGTGGTGAGTACGCTGACTGGACTGCTGGTTCGCAGTGGCAGAGCAAGATGACCTCGCTTGACGAAGAACAGATTGCGGCCATTGCAAAATACGGTCTTCACGATCTGACCAAGAGGCTGCCTGATCGTCCATCAGACGAGCAGTACGATATTCTGGCCGAGATGATGAAGGTTTCCATTGACCGAATGCTGCATGGCGAGAATGGTGTGTGGCAGAAGGAGTGGGAGGAAGCTGGCTTTAAGCCAATCAAGCCACGTAGTTCGTCATCCTCTGATGACAGCAGCGGCGATGACGGAGATAGCAAGTCTGTTACTTCGACTGCACAAAAGGCCAAGGCAGATAATAACGCCAAGAAAGCTGGCGGCGCAAGCGACGCACTTTCTAAGCTTCGTGCACAACGTGGTAAGACCAAGGACGCTGACGATGAGACAGTGGAGGCATCTACCGATGATATCGGTGTTGAGGGGTCCACAACGGACGACGCATCACCAGTGTCTAATGTGCAGGCTCTTGCTGATAAGATCCGCAGTCGAGTAAACAAGTCTGCTTAATGGGGAGGAACAGAAGGGGGTGGCTTTGCCACCCCCTTACTGTCTATCAAAGGAAATCACTATGGCAAAGAAAAAGTCCTTTGGTGCTGGCCTAAGAAGCGTGCTCATGTCAAGTAAGTCCGAAACCGTATCGGTTGGATTTGACACGAGTGAGTTGTGGGCCGACACCGGAAACTACGCTTTAAACAGAATGATGAGCGGACGCTTTAATGGCGGGTTACTTTTTGGACGTAACTACGTCTATTTTGGTAGTTCTGGGTCCGGTAAGTCTCTTCAGGCTGCATACGTGTCCGCTCACGCCCAGCGTGATCATGGCGCACACGTAGTCTGGTTCGATGTCGAGCGGGCCAACACAGGACAGGAAGGTACCAAGTTCTTCCAGCGTGCTGGCATCGATACCTCCGATGAAAATTTCAGTTATGCTAACGCTGCTACACTTGAAGATATTAACGACCTGATTTCTAAGACTGTGAAGTTTATGCGTGATGCACAGAAGGCTGGTGATGAAATTCAACCAATCGTGTTTGTTATTGATTCGTGGTCCATGGCTCTAACATTGTCGCAGTGGGATGCTGCACAGTCTGGTGTTATGAAGGGAGATCAGGGACAAAAGGCAAAACAAACGGGTGATTTGATCACCAAGATCAATCATCTTGTTGGTGGTCTTCCTATTCTGGTAATTGGCATCGCTCACATTTATGATAACCAGGAAAAGCATCCGGCGACTGGTCGTCCAATCGGTCACAAGTACAAGACTACAGGTGGACACAAACTGATTTTTGCTGCTTCTGGTGTTCTCATGCTGGACAAGAAGGAACTCTACTCTGATGATGTAGAAGACGAGGCTGTCTCCGAGCATTACGAGAAGATCAAGGAAAAACAGCTTGCTGACCAGAAGAAGAAAAAGAGAATTGCGGGTATCATTTCTCAGGCCGAAAACTTGAAATCCCGTGTATCCAAGCCGTTCGAGAAGGTGGCTATTCAGATCCCATACCTCGGTGGCATGGATCGCTACTCAGGACTGTACGACCTTCTGATGTCCGAGGGTGTTGTGTACACACCATCGCAAGGATGGCGTGCGTTCACGGATAAGGATGGTACTGAAGTGAAATTTCGTGAAAAGGAGTTTAGACAGCACGCAGAGCAAGCGATGTCTGTAGCTGATGAGGATATCTCCGGAGCCGCAGATTACGTTCATACCATGGAGGAGCCAAACGATGGCGAAGAAGGCGAAGTTTAAGTCACGAGTATTCTTCGAGCAGATCAGGGACAGTCTCAATGACATTTCTGATGATGAGAACATGAAGGAGTTCTCTGAAGTTATTCTGGCAGCAGCCGAGTATTGGGGTGACGCCGTAGAAGATGCTGAGCAGCATTGTATTCTAGAGGACAAGGAACTAAACACTCTGATCATGGAGACCCCAGGTTTGGCGTTTTTCTACCGCACCTTATACACGGATGCTCAACAAGTTCGTATCTGGTTAGACACCGTGTACGAAGGTCACACCGCTGATCGATACAAATGGTATATCACCGATCCTGATGCCAAGGCAGAGTATGGAAAGGTGAGCACCACGGATGCCAAGCAGTTCACCACAGCAGAAGAGAATTCCAGGCTTCTAGCGGACCTCATTAGATGCGTAGCCAACAAGCAGCATCAGCTTGAGAATGTAGTTCTATCGCTGGACCAAAGAGGAATGTCGTTGAGTCAAATCAAAGACCTTCGTGTGGCAGGCATTGAGGAAACATGGATCAAGAGAGCGTAACACCGGGGGATATGGTCTCTAAAGATGGAGACCAGTGGGTATACAATGGTGCATACTGGCAACCTCTCAGGGGGCGCAGTATGCACCATTCGTTGCAGACTTTTAGTGGAAGGTTTATGTGGCCTCTTCAACCACATGAGGACGAAATCTTTGTAGAAGATATTGCTCATGGGATTGCCTGTGAGTATAGATATGGAAATCAATCCCCGTATCCATATTCAGTAGCATGGCACAGTGTTGCATTGAGTTACGTTGTTCCAGATCATTTGAAGAAGTTTGCTCTGCTACATGATGCCCCAGAAGGTTACATTAAGGATATACCTCGAACTATTCGTAGCCAAGAACCATTCAAATCAGAATACGAAAAGATTGACCATCGGCTGCTAGAGGTCATATGTTCTAGATTTGGGATCGAAGTACAGATGCAAAAGCTAAGGGTTTACGATATTCAAATGAGTCATTCTGAGATGATAGTGTGGGCAGAAGAGAATCCTGTTTTCTTGGCGAAAATGAGAGCTTTGAATATAGATTTGACTCCAGCGTACAACGAAGAATGGCTTGATTGGGTTCGTCGCTGTCCCAGACATGATCATTGGAAGAAGACCGAAGTGGTGTGGTTACAACGATACGAAGAACTATTTGATGCCAACAGCAAAACTAATCATTGAAGATGAAGTCAACGTCAGGGTAAAAGGACTTGACCCCGAGGCTATGAGTAAAGCACAGGAGGCACTGACCTTCTGGGTTCCTGGCTACATTCACATGCCTGCTTACAAACTTGGTAGGTGGGACGGTAAGATTCGTCTGTTCAAGGCCAGTGGGGCTACCTATCTCAATTTGGTTGACCGCATCGTTGATCCTCTTAGTCAGCTTGGGTACGACATCGAGATCCAAGAGGATAAGAGGCAGACTTATGATGATCTAGTCGAGAAGATTGAATTTATCAATGAGTTGGTTGTTTCTGAGTACGAGAAGGATGGCAAGCCTATTATCCTCTGGGAGCATCAAGTCAATGCTGTCAATAAGGGTATTGAAAATGGCGGTGGCGTCTTGGAACTAGCCACGGGTAGCGGAAAGACTATCATCTGTGGTGTGTTGTCAAAAATTTATTCCGAGGTTGGTAATGTTGTTGTCATCGTCCCAAATATTGATCTTGTTGTTCAGACCCAATACACCTTCAAGCAAATAGGTATTGATGCTGGTATGTGGTATGGTGAAATCAAGGATCGAAAGACTGTCACCATTGCCACTTGGCAATCTCTAGATCATTTCCCGGAGTTGTTCTCCGGAGTGATGACAGTCATTGTAGACGAAGTTCACCAAGCGAAGGCAAAGGTACTGAACGAGATGTTGTCCGGTCCAGCAGCCAATGTACCGTTTAGATTTGGCTGCACTGGAACCTTACCCAAGGAAGACTTGGCACGTAGCCAAATCTTGGCCGTCCTTGGAGAGACCATCTTCACTCTTCGCTCATGGGAATTGCAGCACAAAAACATTCTAGCTAAAGCTCAAATATATCAGATGAGATTGAAGGACTCAAAGAATAAGTCCTATTTGGTGTCATGTGATCATCACGAAACATGGTCCGATGAATTGAATTGGATATTCACCGACAAAGATCGTGTTCTTTACATGGCCGAGACCATCCGTGAAGTAGCGAATAACATGGGTAACACGTTGGTTCTTGTTCAATACAGGAAACACGGCAAGATTCTAGCTGAGGCACTTCCGGAAGCCACATCTCTTGACGGAAGAGACAAAAATCGTACCGAGGTTTACGATAAATTTAATCAGGGCGATAACAACGTATTGATCTGCACGTTCGGTATTGCATCTACTGGTATTGACATTCCACGTATCTTCAATCTAATTATTATAGAGCCCGGTAAGAAGTTTGAGAAGGTTATGCAAACGCTCGGTCGTGGTCTTAGAAGAACCGATGACAAAACGCATCTCACCGTGTTTGATATCTGTGGTGATTCCGGCCTCTCCAAGAAGCACGCAGCAACAAGACGTAGCTTATACAAAGAAGCGAAACAAAAATTCGAAATCATTGAAGTGGAGTACAAGAATGTTAGTTCTGACAGTTGAAAACGGAATAATCAATACCGATAATATGTCGGTTGGTGATGAAGTACATCATTCGGTGCTGAGCTTCAAGAATTTGAAAGAGCCAGATTTCTTCTTTGAGATGATTCAGTTCCTCGAAGAATTTTCATCTGCTTCTGTCACATTACGAATTGGAAACCATGAGATTGTGATGCCGTTGCATTGGTCAGTCTTGTGTACCGACATGGAATACCTGCAATCTATTCCGCTGTCGGATGTGGGGGGAAAACAGTTCCCTGTGTTCTGTCTGAACCCACTTGACGGATATGCTCCAGAATTCCTACCTTTGAGAACAGGGACCATCTTTCCTCAGTCCACTTGGACGGCTCCACAGCTTGGCGACAAGGATTTGCTTGTGGTTCCCTTGGGGGAGGGAGATCGCCCAGGAGACAACAACAAGGGGCCTCTGTGTGCCATGTTCTCGGCTAGCAAGTTCGAAGTGTACAGGCCAATCGGTGATATCTGGTGAGTGGGAAGTTGGATCTATTTGCGGTGTTATCCTACATGGATGACAACAACCTTGGCATCTACGAAGCTCTTCGGGAAGACCCTGATATGCTGAAGGAACTAAGAAAGAACGTAATCTGGATGCTTCCACAGTGGATGACCGGATCGGATAATCCTGCGGATCATGCTGAATTGGTCGAGAACTTTAATCAGATAGGGAACATGGGGTGGTTTGATTTGTATGACCACCCGGAGTTGCAAGTGAAGTTGCTAGCATGTTGTGGTCTTGGTAAAAAGACTAGACATAGGTTCTTCAAACCGACAAAGGCTAGACAGGTATCCAAAATGTTGGATTTACTGAGCAATAAGTACGTGGACATAAACGAGAGTGAAACCGTTCTGTGGTGCAAAACAAACAGTAAGGCTGCCATGGGTCGTCTAGCTGAATCCTTTGGATATCAACCAAAAGATGTCAGGGATCTAGAGAAATCCTTTGACTCACTGAGGAAACAAGCATAATGGGACTCCTAGAGCGAAAGTATCGATGCACATTCTGTAACCGTGACTTCAAGAGGAAAACATGGTTCGAGAAGCACATGTGTGATAAGAAACAGCGCTTCATCGATAGCAACAACATCACTGTAATCCGAGCCCATCGCTTATTCAACCACTGGCAGCGTAGAACCGGTCTGCTTCGCAGTGGCAAGATGAAGAACATGGAGGATTTCTGCAAGTCCCCGTTCTACAGTGCCTTCGTCAAACTTGCTGATTTTTCTTCACAGGAATATGTGGTATCCAGCTACAAATATGTGGATTGGCTGGTGGATCATAATATCCCCGAGAAGGACTGGTATCGTGAAGATCGTTTGGAACAATTCCGAGAGTACGTTCGTAAGACTGAAGATCCAGAGTCGCAAGTAGAAACTACGATCAAGAACATCGCTGTGTGGTGTGAAGATCACAGAATAGAACAGGTTGAGTTTTTCTCCAGCATTACTCCTGGACAGGCTTTGAACATGGTTCGTGAAAATCGGTTGTCCCCATGGGTTCTTCTAGGCTATGAACGATGTTTGGATGAGTTGGTTGCTCGATTCAGTGGCGAGCTTGAGTTTGCTCTGGACGATCACATCAACCTGTCATATTGGATTGACAAGGTTCGTGACGAGAAGGAAACTAGTAACCTAGTACAGAAGATATGTCAGGAGCATTTCAACGGTGATACCGACAGCGACCGAACTGCCTGACGTAGACCTGGATGTCAGTGATCGGAATAAAGCAATCTCGTTCCTGTCAAACTTTGTCCGGGCATCTCAAGAAAACAATGGAAGGTTGCTGCCACACAACACTGGCATCTACTTCCAGAAGCTTCCTATTGATCCAATAACGGGTCTGTCGGCGTTCGAATACAAGATCGCAGAAGAGCTGGGCTACTTCAAGGTAGACCTGATCCCAAATCATGTGTACGATCTGGTCGAGTCCAACGAAGAAATTGACGAGCTTCTTGATAAGCCTGTGAATTGGTCTTGGTTTACTGACGAACGCTTTTTCTACAATGAAGACAATCGGTATCAGCTAACTCATCTTGCCAAACACCTTGGCATCTGCCAACAGTACCCTCCGCAGTCTGTGGAAGACGTTGCAATACTTCTTGCTGTAATCAGACCACGAAAGCGATACCTTATTGGTAAACCAAGAGAGGAAATCAGGAAAATAATTTGGACGAAAATAGACGAGGAAAATCCAGACAATGATCCAAAGCGGTACTTCTTCAAGAAGTCTCATGCAATGGCATTCGCTCTTCTAGTTATTCTGCACGCACAGTTGATTGCACGAAACTTGGATTAAGCGTCGTTGCCCTGGTCACGAGTATAGAAGATTTTGACACCAATCAGTCGTGCATCAGCAGCTAGGTTCGTTCCAGTTGCAGTGTTACGAGTGATCTTAAAGTACACAAGCTCATTATTGGTTGGTGTTCCAGCAACCGGAGTTGCGTCTGAAATAGCTGATACATACAGGTCATTAGCAGTTCCTTGTGCTGCATCAATGACCTCAGCAAATGAACCATACGCTACAGCGATTGGATCTCCATCCGCTACTGCTACTGCCTGAAGTCTCCACGCCACGTTATCAGTAGTTGCAGATACCGAAGTCCAGTATGCTTGCCAAAAGATGCTTCCTTTGTCCCATCCGTTTGGAATAGCAATGCTAAACTGAGCACTTTCATCAGATGACTGATCAAAGTCGAGGACTTCAAGTTCTGGTTGTCCAGCTATCAACTCAACTTGAGTTAGAGTAGCGCATCCTGCGGTTGTAGTTGGAGTCATATCCTTGGCCGGAACCCAGATGTTTATGAGTCCCGTGTGAGCACGATTATCCACATACAGCTTGTTTGGAATGTCATTGTTAGCAAGAACCAAGGATTCGTATCCAAGTGTGTTAACCGACAACGTACCATCGGACTCAATACTGACCTTCTGAGTGCCGCCGGTAGAGATAACTACCCCACCTAATGACAAGAACAATCCAGTGTCGGTTGCTGAAGAGAATGACATTGCTGGACTTACAGCGGACCCATCACCACCACGCCAGAACACGGTTCCATCGATAGCAATGTTATCAATGGCGAACGACGAGAACGAGTTGGATGAAAAACCGATTGTTCCTGAAGACAACAGAAAGAAGCCAGTATCCGGATCGGAGTTGAATGATAGCGCTGGTAAGCCTGATGTACCATCACCACCACGCCAGAACACGGTTCCATCGATTGCAGTTCCATCCAAAGCGAAGGAGCTTGATCCGTTGGACGAATACTCGACCACTCCGGAAGAGGACCAGAAGAATCCAGTATCCGGATCGGAGTTGAATGATATTGCTGGAGTCTCTACTACACCATCGCCTCCTCTCCACAGAAGAGTTCCTGATGCAGTGGTTGCATCCAATAGAAGGGTTTGTGAACCACCGGATGAAAAACCAATTTGTCCAGCGATACCGGTTCCAAATACACCTGTTGTGAGATCACCAGTAAAGCTGTAATCAGGAACAGCAGCGGTTCCGTTTGGTCCGACAACCTGATTGCCAATTCCGAGTTCTAGACCGCTTGGAGAAAACGTGGCTACAGTTGTTCCATTAGAAGAGATGGCAATCTCACCAGTAGCAGCAGGGTAAAACAGACCAGTATTCAAGTCACTGGTGAAGGTGATAGATGGGTTTGCTGCGGTACCATTAGAGAGAAGAGCTTGTGCTGATGATGCGAACGTCAAGTCGCCAGTCATCGTATCTCCAGCTATGGCAAGGAAGTTGTCAACAACAAACTTCCGATTCGGAATGTCATTGTCGGACAGCACCAGAGTCTCGTATGATACAGTCGTTGCGGAAAGAGTACCATCAGCTTCTACTGCAAATCTTTGAGTTCCGGCTGTGGAAATACCAATCTCGTCAACAGCGCTTCGATAGAATCCTGTGTTGGGATCACCATTAAAAGTAAATGAAGGGTCGGTAGCGGTAGCTGTGGAGTCACCAAAAATATGTGTTCCTGGGTTCATGGTGATGTCGCCTACAAACGATCCACCACCAACACCAACTTGCACCCATGTGCCGCTCTGTAAGAGCCAGATGGCTTCAGCGCCAGACAAGGTGCAGATGTATAGATCACCATCACGAAAACCATCAGTTACAGGCGTGGGTGGGGTAACTGTTGGGTTAGGGGTTCCAGTGTAGATTGTTGGTCCTACTAGACCGATACGAAATCTATTTTGGTTAGTGCCTAGCAGTGTTTGAAAAACTGACATCCGACTGTCTCATAATGGGTTTAGATACCCAAGTATTTAGGCTGTGGAGGCAACAGGACGATTGATGATTTCGATTTTCTTTTTCTTGATGCGCTTGAGATATTGTTCTTGTATGGAGAAAGAGGGGCCAATGACTTGGCAGATGGATTTTTTGGGATAGCCTGTCAAGGCGGGATGATAGCAATCAAAATCATCCCCGATAAACGAATCCACTGGCACGGACTGATTACTACCCCACCACCACTCATCGCCATATTCGAGGAATTGCTTGCGTTTTATTTTACCCCGAATCTTTTCAAAGTCATATAACATGACCATCTTCATGTTTTCGTTCTGGATGATGCCTACCTTGACTTCACCGCTTTCCATAATTAGGAAAGTAAGAAACTCATGTTTCGCACGAGTTTCTTCAATATTCATTCGGGTTTCTTCATCAATCATTGCAATTCGATTCCTAGTACGATTACCTCTACTACCAGTGACGAGAACGAACCGCCACCCGCTGTATCTACCTGAAGTTTGACTTCGGAGCCAGCGTTTGGTGTTTCAGCACCGTTCTTAGGTGCCACATGTACCGCTTGGTCTCCAGCACCAGCGGTTCCACCCCAATCCAATACTGTGTTATCGACCACGATGTTGTTGTAGTTTGGACCGCTTGTTCCAACAGAGATTTCTGGATTGGTTGGAGTAGGACCAGGAACATAGGAAGTTGTACGAAAGATGATTTGAGTAATGATATTCATGGTCGCTACTGGAACAGTGAATAATGAGGTCGTTCCTGTCACCATAAGGTCAACACCGGGCACACGAGCCAGAACCTTAACGAATGCTGCGTTATCCAAGAAATTCTTGGTAACAAGATCGCTTGGATCAGTAGGATCGTCAGCACCGGTTACTTTTCTACCATGAACATCAATCTCGTTAGCACCGGACGATGGAGCAATAGTCAATGCTGGGGAAGAAGCAAGCGACAACTGAATATTGATGCCATCCCATAGCATACCAGTCGAAGGACTAGAGTCAAAAGCATATCCTGGAGCAGCAGAATTACCATCATCAGCAAGAACCTGAGTGTTGCTATCCATGGTGATGTCACCAACCATGGTTCCACCAGCAAGCTGTAGGAACGGACCAGATCCGCCAAGGTTCAAAGATGTGATCTCGGTGTCAACGTAATTCTTGGTTGCTGCATCCTGAGCAACAGAAGGGTTTCCAAGGTTGATGATACGATTGGTTGCTAGGTTCAAGTTACCGGTAGCAGCCGTGGTGCCGTCAGCACGCAGGTAGTTTGAGTCTGCGTGAGCCAGTGTAACTGCATCTTGATTAGCAGTTGGGTTAGCAACGTTCTCCAGCTTGAATCCGCCAATGTTAGCATTAGCCAACATTGCGCTAGATCCATCCAAGCGGAAATATAGAGAATTAGCCTGACCAAGAATTACAGCCTCATCGTTTGCAGTAGCAGCGGCAAGGTTAGTGATTAGATTTCCACCTACATCAATGTCACCAGTCATTGCGCTGGAGCCATCTAGATTCAAGAAGTTACTATCAACGTAGTCCTTGGTAGCAGCATCTTGCGGATTCGTTGGGTTTGCAAGGTTGACGATCTTGAACCCACCGGCATCAAGGTCACCACCAAGAGGACCAGCCGGTCCCGTGGTGCTGATGTAGGTAGCATCCGCAAATGCTCTTGTTACAGCATCCTGTGGGTTCACAGGATCCAGAAGATTGGTAATTGCAAATCCACCCAAATCAATAGCGCCAGTCATCGTTCCGCCAGAAAGCTGTAAGAACGGACCAGTTCCGCCCAGGTTCAATGCGACGATTTCAGTATCAACATAGTTCTTCGTGGCAGCATCTTGTGCAGCAGCAGGATCGATTACGTTGTTGATAAGGTTCGTGCCCATGTCCAGAGCACCAGTCATCGTTCCGCCAGAAAGCTGTAAGAACGGACCGGTTCCGCCCAAGTTCAATGCGACAATTTCAGTATCGACGTAATCCTTGGTAGCTGCGTCCTGTGGGTTGGTCGGGTTGGTGACATTCTTGATTGGCTTTGGGGTGACAAGATCGAGGCATGTATTGTCAACACGTAGGTCCACAACACCACCAAGAATGACTTCTAGAACATCATCCAAAGCAGAACCAATAGTGGAGTCTCCATCGGCATCCAAAATGATTAGATTTCCTTCCATGTCAATGGTGCCAGCCATGACACCACCGGCTAGTGGTAGGAATGGGCCACTGGTAGCAGCAGCAATGGCATCGTCCACGTACTTCTTGTTAGGAACGTCATCATCTGCTACAACAAGAGCTTCGTAACCACCCGTCTGCACACGAAGCAAACCACTTGGTAGCATATGAAGTACATCAGAACCGGCTGTTGCGAATCCGATAGTGTTAGCGGCAGGCCACCAGATACCAGTATCCGAGTCACCGTTGAATGCTAGACCTGGAAGCAGAGTAGTACCAAAGTCAATAAGTAGTTGAGTTGCGGAATCAAAGAGCAAGTCACCGGTCAATGTCCCGCCGGTAAGCATGAGCTTGCCATCAAGCTGAGTCTGGATATTAGCAGTAACACCAGATAGAAAATTCAGTTCGGCTCCAGTTGCAGCAACGTTGAGTGCACCAATCGTACCGAGAACATCATCTAGCTTTGCATCGAGTGCTGCCTGAAGTCCAGTAATGTCACCGATAGCAAGGGTTCCAAATCCTCCGTTGATGTTTGGAGCGACAACGCTTGTTACGATGTCTGTTGGTCCCGCATATACTGGAATACCGGATATAATGGATACTGTCATTGTTTTTGTTACCTCATGCTGCGGCAGTTCTTCAGCCTACCGCCAGTATAATTTCCGGTTTTGCAAACCAACCTGATACGTGCTACCTCAATATCTGTTTCAACAAAGAAGGTACCACCCTCGGCATCAACATCGATGGTGAGCAAATCTACCCAAATGCTTTCAGCATTTGTACTGGAAGGAAAATCGTTGGAGCCCTGCAAATTCAGGATTGCAGTCAGCGGATCAAGAGGATCGCACTCGAAGACAAACGTCTGGATGCTGTCCCTGTCCAGTCCACGTGGAGAGTAATCAGTAGCTTGATTTATTTGCTCCCCGTTAATGCCCCCCAGATCTGGATAAGCACGTGCTACCATTGTTATTTTCCTCGGTCGAAGTCTCGGTTTAGTTATTTACCAGCTTATCTCAGGTTGGTGGACTTGATTAGTTCAGCTACTGGAATGCCCGAATCAAAATCTAACTGAACAGTTCCATAGCGCTTACGATTACGATTAACTTCCGCAGGAAACACTGCACCATTTTCGTTAATCATAAATAACCCCCAACGTACTGCGCCGGTCTGTTCCTCTGCCAAGCGGAGGGTGTCTTCCGCTGTGAGCAAACAGATAATTCTACCGACGTGTGGCTGGTCTACTATCAGTTCTTTCGAGAAGATAATCTTCTGCTGCCCCGGAATCTGCTCCAAATCCTCTTGAGTCTCCATTACCCAGAATACAATCTTGACCTTCCCCTTGTCTGTGAAAGGTAAGAGGTTGATTGGAACTCCATCCTGATTGCCAAATACAAACTCGATTGGTTCATCTATTCCAGGAATTAATTTCAGGATTCCATCACCCGAACGATTCTGCCGTCCTGGCAGGCTCAGATTGACCCGAGGGATGTTGTATTCTACGTTGTAGATAACTCTGTTGCTCATTTGGTACAGTATCCTTGACAGTCACCAGTATTTATGTTACCATTGCACATAGCCTATAGGACCAAATCATGGATATAGACGAGACATTACTATTTGATGAAGACGAGCTTGCGATGCTCAGTCGGGACTTTGTGAACGATCCAGATTACAGCCGTGCTGCACGTCACGTTTTATTCGTCTATGGAACCATGAAACAGGGTCATATCAACCACAACCGTCTTCATCAAGATGGTCGAACCAAGTTCCTTGGTCACGCAAAAACTGAAACTCCAGAATATGACCTGGGAATTTGGCACAAGAAGGATGACACCCGAGTTCCTGTTGCCCAAGACGGAGATCACTATCTCTGCGGAGAACTGTACGAAATCACCGGTCCAATGCTACAGATGGTAGATCTCTGCGAGGGGCACCCAACAACATACAAAAGGATACGCATTCTAGTCGGTGGGGACAAGGCGTGGATGTATTTCTTCACCGGATGGACAATTACACCAAGAGCCCCTGAGATCACGGAATACGCTGTGAAACAGGCTCGTGGTAAATGGATCAACAAAATGGAGTATCGAGCATGGAAGAATCCAATCAAATGCAAAATATGCACCAACTAGCTTGGCTGCGAAAGCTAAAGGAAAGCCCCGAATACGCCCAGAATGGACATCTGGTTTTCGTGTATGGCACCCTGAAGCGTGGGTTCTACAACTCTCCTATTCTGGAAGAATCAGAACTCCTGACGGTAACCAGAACCAAAGACAGCAAGTACGAAATGGTGTCAATAATGAACCTCTTTCCTGCTGTCATTCCTGGTGAGTTTCGTATCTCTGGTGAAGTCTACAGGATCTCGGGCATGGCTCTGTGGCAGTTGGACATGATCGAGGACCATGGCGATTTATATGAACGCAGAAAAGTCAATGTCGAAGGGTTGAAAGAGCCGGTATGGATGTATTTCCTCCTCGATATGAACATCTGCCCCCCGTCCCACATGTCCCCGCTAGTGTTCACCAATTCGGAAGAATGGACCCAGACATGGATCTCGCTCGATGAGGAATATCTTTCTTGATGAATTTGACATGTAAATGAATGTCAAGCCGTATTGGGCACGAGGAAAAGCCTTCTGCGGTGTTTGAGGCACACCTTTCTAAGTAGGAGTCCGATAAGCCACTATTCCTCACTTGTTGGTGTAAATATAATTGCCAACCAACCTTGAAACGAGGAAACTTACAATGGCTTACGATTACGATACAGATATTCTTACTGGTCTATGGACTGGTGCTGAAGATGGTGCAGAACCATACGCATCTTTCCTAGCAGCAAACCCAACATTAACAGACGACGTGGCAGAGAATAGAATTCTTTCGACCATTGAAGCAGTTCGCTCCCACATGGAGTTGCTGGCAGACCGTGACGAGGCTCGCCTTTTCCACTTCTGCCTGAGCACCATGCTTGAGGGTTTTGGCTCCGGTGGTTTTGTCTATGGAAGCACTTCCCGCAACGAGCAGGTAATTGTAGAAGGAAACAAGCCTAACGCAGTCTTTACAGCAACCGATGATATCGAGTTTGCTGAGCTTGACGGTGTAAGCGGTGGTGCTTCTATCTCTATAGTTGCTGCTGGTGGTACCACAGTCGATGACGTAGTTACTGCTATCAACGGTGACGGTGCTCTAACTGCTGCTGGAATCTTCGCAGAGGTCACTCCAGACCGTCGTCTGCGCATCTACCAGGAGCCTGTTGCTCCTGCGACCGCTGCTGCTGGCTTTGTTATCACGCAGGCCGCCGGCGGTGCTAACGACCTTATCATTGCCAACGCTGGTATTTCCATTCAGGCTCCGGGCAATCCAAACGGATTGACTAAAGGTGGTCTGAACGGTGGTGTCTTCTTGGCTAAGGTAACCCAGGTTGCCAACAGGGCACGTGACCGTGCTCTACAGGTATTCGCAGGACAGATCAGAGAAAGCGATCTAACATAATTCATTGGCGAATGAAACGACAATGGGGTATGACAACGACGTTGACGTTCTGATCGCTTTGTGGACTTGGTTGTAACAGCCATGACCAGCGTTGAACTTACTGATGCTGTAATTATTCTTGGGTAAAGATCCAGCATACCAAAGAAAGTTGCCAACCAAGGACGTGACCTAGCAATTAACCACGTCACCAAACCCCGAACTGGTTCTCTAAACTCGCTTGAAAATGAGGTTCCATCCTGGTAAAATATCAGGATGGATACCTCTGTCTACAACTTTCGTTCTACCGGTCGAATCGTTTACGACCCAAAGCGTGGTGGCATGAAACGCCGCACAAAGTGGTGGTGCGTTTTGAACGTGGATCGTGAAATCACCCGCTACTATCGTTGGTGGGTTTCCCGTCGTTTTTGGGGCATGACTGCCATGAAGGACGACTGGCTGTGTCAGCCTTCTTGGGATGCCCATGTATCCATCATTCGTGGTGAAACTCCACGTCGTGAGTTCCGCTCTTTGTGGGGTAAGTATCAGGGAGAAGAGGTTGAGTTCTGGTATTCTCACAATGCTTGTCTTGCCGGTGACCGTGGCACTCGGTACGCTGAAGATGGAGACTTCTGGTTCGTGGATGTCTACTGTCCAAGGATTGATGAAATTCGTGACGAACTTGGCCTCAAGACTTTCTACAAGTACCACCTGACCGTGGGACGGACATACGATGGGAGATGACCATGGACGACGAGATGAAGAAATTCTTCGAGAGATGTAAAAGCGAGGCACCGATAGATCACAACTTCGAGTATGATACCGAGTCCAATGCTGACGGGGAATATGCTCTGGTTCGTGAGATCAGTGAGGATGATGATAATATGTACGTCCAAATCCTGGTTAGTGGAGACCTCGACGGAGTGTCCTGGATGTATGATCGAGCTTGCGAGTTCTTCCCAGAATTCAAAGGCGGAATCATGAAGACGGACGACTACTATCGTTTTGGGGAGAAAGTTGATTTCCATTGATACTCGTCATACATTTTATAAATGACGGATATCCTCGCTGAAATCAAGCTGGTAATCCCCGGCAACCGACGAGTATCGCCCTCGGGTTGGATTAACCTTTGTTGTCCAGCCTGTGGCGACCGTCGCTATCGTGGGGGTTTCAAATTCACTCCTACGGGTGGCTTCCGTTATTACTGCTTTAACGGTGGTTGCGACTTCAACCTACGTCCAACCGGTTGGGAGCCAGAGGAAGGTTTTGGTGGTCGCCCTCGTAAGCTCTTTGAAATGTTGGGTGGTGACGTTCGTAAGATCCCGCTGAAGGAAATAATGAAGTGGAACAACAAGAGGTACACTTCAAGCGGAGAGGTTGAATTCGTAGAAAAGGAAGCTGAGGTATCTTGGCAATTTCCATCAGCCAGATTGCCAAAAGGCAGTGTGCCACTTCTTGATGTGGCTCATATAGACCCTGCTGCAAACAAGGTTATGCAGTATGCAGCCAAGGAAAGAAGGTTGGGCTATTTGGTAAAGGAGCTGCCATTGATGTGGTCTCCTGAGCAACCATATTACATGCTGATCCCGTACATCCACTACAATGACAAGATCGTTGGTTACCTTGGCCGACACATCTTCAGGAAAAGCGGACCCAAACGTTTCATTCAGAAAGCCCCCAAAGATTACGTATTCAATCAGCATCTCATATCCAGTTATGACGCTCGATATCTGTTTGTGGTAGAGTCCCCACTGGATGCGTTGATACTGGGCTGTGTAGCAGTTCGTAATGACCGCATGACTGAGAAACAGGTAAACCTCTTGAAAGTCAGCGGAAAAGAGATAGTTTTAATACCAGACCGCAAAGAAGGAGAATGGGACGGTTTCTTTCAAATTGCTAAGGAAAACAACTGGTTCGTTTCTGTTCCTCGGTGGCCTGGACACGAAAGATGGGAGCGTGCCTCGGATATAGCT